ATTTACTTCATCTGTGTCAAACTCTTGACCAAATGCATTAAATTTATCTTTGCCTGCACGTTCAGCTTCTGCATCTTGTTGTTTGATATAATCGCCACGGTCAACTTCATTTACTTCGTCTGTGTTAAAGATTTGACCAAATGCATTGAACTTGTCTTTGCCAGATTTTTCTGCAGCAGTATCTTGTTGTTTGATATATTCGCCACGACTGACTTCGCTTAGTCCGGCCAATTTGGCCAGTTCATCCAGTTCAGACGCTAGTGAATCTTCTTCGTAATAGTTACGACCTTGGCCTTTTAACAATGCTGATTTGCCAGGAATTTGATTTGCTGGCAAGTTACCTGGAATGCCCATTGGTGGCTTAGGAGTATCTTTAACGTGTGCAAACGGATCAGGTTTACCAAATTGGTCCATTTTGCTGGGAACCTGTACAGCTTCGTCAGCAACCATTTTACCGTGGTAACCTTTGATTTCCATGCAGTCACGTAGGAGTTCACTGCAATGACCTGTTTCTTTAAACAGTTTCATGTCGTTGCTGAGTTCAGCCAACATTTCGTCAACTGTCTGATGTTTTTCTTTTAACAAGTTAGCAAAGTTTACACCTTCAGTAAGTCTACGTGCTAGATTGTCCATGCTTTCTGCAACTGATTTTTTAGAATCTTTCTTTGCAGCTGTTTTTTCAGCACCAGACTTAACACGTCCAAATGGATCATGACCCATTTTGTTTTTGCTGGAGAATGGCAAGTTATCCTTGCTACTTTTCTCTCCGGTGCTGTGTTTGCTTGGACGACCGCGACCACGCTTCTCACCTGTTTCTTTTTTCTTGGCATGCTTGCGTGGACGACCACGCTTGCCTTTGTTTTCATCTTCCTCGCTGTCATCAAGATCATCACTTGGATAACCAGGGAAATCAGTTTTACGATGAGTAGTTACACCATCTTTGCGTGTGGTTTCACCTTCTTTAATGCCACGACGTGGTTCTTCATCACTGTGAACTGGACATTCTTTTTGTCCTAATTCTTTGCAACAGCATTCTTCAGTGGCTTCGTTGTACTGATCATGTTTGTCACGAATTGTATCCAATTCTTTTTCACTGGCGCCATCGCGACCGGCTTTGGCCAATGCCAACATGCCTTTTTTGCCATACTTCTCATAGCCTTTGGCTGCACGGCTCATGTCTTCACTCATTGTGTGTTCGCAGGAGCCTTCGGTCATGCCACATTCATTGCATGTGCCTTCTCCAACGTGCTGTGGTAAACCTTTGTGCTTAGTAGCGGCAAAATCTGTGGCATCTTTTTTGCCCATGCTTTTAGCAACCTTGGCTACAGCTGGACTTGCGGCCTTAGAACCTTTTTGTGCAGCATGTACCATGCCCATAAATTTTTGTTGAGCTTGACTAACTGCCTTTTCTTCAATTTTGCTTTTGGCAAATTGTTCAGCTAGGCGTTGTTGTACTGAATCAACTCCGGTAAGGATACTACCTTGTGCTTCAACACTTTCGCGGATTTCTTTTACAAGAGCAAAACGCTTTTCTTCTGGTGTTGGCTTGAGTGCTTCTAGTTTGCCTAGAATACTGTAGATGTTATCGTGTGAATGATTGTTGCTCATGTTTACTTTCCTTTTGCCTTGTATACTTTGTTTTGGTTTGTGCCAACTGGGCTGGTAGTACCAACACTTTCTGTTGACATCACGCCAGTGGCTTTTTCAGTAGCGGCAAAATCAAATTTGCGACTTTCTAATTCTTTGATCAAACTACCAATGCGAAGTTGTCCGGCCATTTCTTGACCGCCTTCGTCGGCTTTTAATTCTTCCTCGTCCAGCAAAGCACCTTCGTGATCTTTGCCACGTGCTTCTGCTTCGTCTGTGTTGACTGCGTCACCTAAAGTACGCACATCAATCCAGGCTGGATTCAATTGAGCACGTTCTTTGATTGTTTGGCGGATTGCAGGAACTGTAACAGGGTATGCAACTTTGATATCAAATGTCCAGCACTCACATGGACCCCACTGTGGGAATTCACGATGTTCCTGAATTGGTAGGCTCTTAACAGCACTGACACTTTCTAACTGATAAGTTTCTAGTGCGGCTTTAATGCGGTCCATTACTTCCCCTTTGGGGTTAACGGTAGCTAGTTTGATACGAAACTCGTATGGCTTGTTTAGTTCAGCAATGTAAGTTTGGAATGGTTTCATCATTATAATCCTATATTCAGTATTTATACTTTTTTGTTTAATATTTGTTTTAGCAATTCGTTGCGATCCAGCACAACTCCTTGCCCATCTATGGCTTCTTCCACAGGGTCTTTGGTGTCTTTTTTGATCTGGTGATCCAATTTGGCTTTGGCCAACTGTAACTGTACCATTTTGAGTTTTTTATCTAGCTTGGCAGTTTTGGCTGTGATAGCGTGTCCCAACAACATACCGGCTGTTTGCAATATAACACCCGAAAAGCGTGGTTCTACATTCATGCCCAGGTCTATTAGATCTTCAGCTTTGCTCTGTGCCAATTGTGCCAGTTCATCAAGCTCTGAGTCGCCAGTGTCTAAATTGTGTACTGTAGGTAGTGCAGCATCAATCTTATCTATAGCAAGATTAACTTCAGTGATTATATCTCTATTTTCTTCTATTACCTGCTCTGCTTCTTCAGCAGTGGCATCTGTGGAAGGTAGGTTAAATAGTTCTTCTAATTTTTTAGTCATAGCAATATTTATTTGCTACGACCTTGGTGGAAAATCATATCTTCCGTAACAACTCTAAAGGTCATGCCGTGGGCTCGGCACCAGGCACGAGCTGCTTCCCATTTTGCCATGTTCAATATGGCACTGGCTTGGTCACGTATGTTTTTGGCACCTTCTAATGTGGTTTCTTTTTTGGGTTTGACTTCAACCAGTTCAGCCCGTTGAGCACCATTGGCATCTTGGTAAGTGATCAAAAAGTCTGGAACATAAATGGTGTTTTTACCTGTCAGCGGATTACGGTAATTGATATGTACCGCTTCGCTGGCCCAGTTGATTATGCTGGGATTGTTGTCACAGAATTGCATAAAAACAAATTCCCAACTGGATCTATATGTAGGCGTTTTGTTGCCCACATACTTGTCAGGATTTTGTATTTGAAATTTACCCTGCGAATATTTGCTCATATCAATACTGTGCGAGAGACCAAGGGATTCGTATTATTTGTTCGTTTGACACCAATGGTGCTAGTAGGTGCTCTATTGGCGTTTAAGAATGCCGCAAGATAGTTGTTGAGTTCACCAGCTGGCAATTTTTGAAACACGCTCAACACCAACATTGGATCTAGTTCTTGTGCCTGTGATGTATATAGCACCACAGCAGCTAAATTTTTAGCCGCAGTTTTATTTTGTGTATATTTTTCAAAGAACGCCACAATGGCATCATCAGCTGGACCTGATGCAAATTCTTTAGAATAAAAATTATTAAAATATTTTCTAGCGTCATTGACAGCAATTGACGTGTTTGGTGGCGCTAAATTAGTTGCGGTGGAGATTTGATTATTCATAATTAAAAGAGATCGCTATATCCTGGATCAGCAAATGCTCCAACAACAGAAACATACGCTTCACTAAAGGCAGTTGAAACATCGCCAACTAAATCTGCAACTTGATCTTTGATAAATCCACTGGCTGTGTTGATCAATGGCTGTGTCAGTTCAGTCACATAAGAACCAACCTGTTGCATGGCATAGGTGGCTGCCATGTTGGTAACTGTGGCCAAAGCCGCTTGAGGATTTTGTATAGCTGATGCAATTAGGTTGATAGTGGCTCCGCCATTTTGACCCAGTCCGGCAGCCAAGCCACCAATAAGTCCATTGGCTGCAGAGCTAACGACTCCACCCACAATGTTGGATGCCTGTGCTTGAATCTGTTGCTGTACTTGTGCGGCACTGGTTATACCTTGTGTTAGACTGCCAAGACTTGGTACACTGAATCCGCCAGCATTGACTCCACCCACACCAGCCGACAATGATGTACCAGTACCAAACAATCTTCCAAACACACTGGGCTGTGCAGATGTTGTGCCGGCTCCAAAGTTTATGGGTGCAGTTGCATCGGTGTATAGGGGACTAATACCTGCTAGGTCGGTGATTTGGTCAGGTGCACGATTGTATCCACCTTGTCCATTATCTACTAGGTCTGTACCATCTCTTGGAGCAATGGGACTTGGGGTATTATCATAATGCAGGTCAACAAATCCACCAGCATTGTTAGCAGTGGTATAGCCTGTTAGATATTTTACTGTTTCGTACTGTATGGTCATTTCGTGACTCAACAATGTAGTTTCGCCATTTGCATGGTCGCCGTGTTTGAATGCAGTGATGGTAGGATTGACCAGCTGATATTCACTAAAATTCTTTTGATACAAACTGTAAATTCTTATGGCCTGAATATATTGATATGCTTGTTGACCGTTTAGATTGGTTCCAACACTAGGACGCCTTGGACTATAACCCCAATCAAAACTGGGACGGCTGGCATACTTGTGTGGAGTATTATAAGTGGCATCGGCATAGTCGGGGTCACGGAAAAAGAAACTGTAATAGTCGTACCAAAAGTTTCTCACGTTGTCGCTTTGATCATCGTGAAATGATATTTGTACAGGATCATATTTGATACTGTTTTGCACAATGTTTTTGCGATTGTAAGCATTGTGTGTTTTGGTATCAATAGTAAACTTTGGTAGGGTAGCACTCTTAACCAACATGCCTAATTCTCTTGCTGGGGCATTGCCTTTGCCGGTACCTCTGTACTGCAGGCTTTGATCTGAAATGTTTGTTATTAGGGGATTGAAGTCAAATTCTACATAAAACAAAAATCCATACTTGGGACTTAGTCGGAAATTATCATCAGTAAAAATTCTAGCCGCATGGCGGTAATCTCTAATAACAGTTTCACGGGCAGGAGTAAGAAATTTGTTAATGCTCATACTAATATTTATCCAATAAAAAACCCGAGGTTTTTAAGCTCGGGTTTGGTGATAAAATTTATCAATTAGTTAACGCTGTCACCTCTTGGGAATACCACTGTGGTTCCAACACCGCCGCCAATTGTTTGTACAGCATTGTCAAAGCGGATGTTGACTGCAATTTGTACAGGATCGTTACTGTTGTAAGCCATGTCGCCGTAGTCAACTGAACTTAAGAAACAACCTTCTAGGTCCCATTGCTCAAGAATCACCGGAGTTGTTTGACCATTGCCACCGTCTAGGATGTCAAATTCCATACGGAACTTGTAGTCAACGCCACTTGGTGCAGAGCTTTGTTCCATAAAGTCAAACTGCTTCTGAATCTGCTCACCAATAAGTTTACTAACTTGACCAGTTGCGTCATCACGGAAGTTGATTGTGGTTTCTTGCCACTCTGGCTTGCCTTGCAAATATACTTTGGAGTTATAAACATCAATAGTAACAGGTGCAAATGTTACGTTTGGACGCTTGATATCTACCACTTGCTTGGTTAGTTCTGTGGTTGGGTTGGTTACACCAAGATTATAAAAGCTCGCACGGAAGCGATACTTTAACTTGGGCATCAAAAGACCTTGGCTACTTGCACTTTGGTCATTTGATAATGGAACTGTAAATTTGCTTAAACTTGCTACGGCCATGTTATTCTCCTATACTCTTATTTATCTATATTCTTAAGTTGACGATGTGCCTAGGCTTGCTAACGCACCTGGGTTATACAACGCGATAGGAATGTAAATAAATTCAACATCACGTGCTGGTTCAATTGCCACGTCTACGTACAACTGATTATTGGCAATAGTGCTAGAAGTGTTATTGCTACTATCGCACACTACCAAGAAGTCGTAAACACCACGCTTGCTTAGAATGTCATTCAATGCACTTTCAATTTGTGTTGCAATTGACTTACGTGTAACCTGATCGTTTGGTTCAAACAAATAACCATTTGATATAGATTTGAATACAGTTCTTAGATAATTTTCTAAGCGTACTACATTCACACGATTACGTGCTGTACTGGTACCCGACTTGGTCTCTTGACCCCACACCACAATACCAACTCCTGGTAACTGTGTAATTGGATTGATGTTCAATGTATATAAACTGTCACGTAGACCTTGTCCAATTGAGTTGTGTACCCATGCGCCTGTGTTGGCGTTAACGTAACCAACATCTTGAATGTTGCTTACTAGACCACGGTTTGCTCCAGCTGGAGCAAACCAAGGATAGCTAACGTTGTCGCTGTACAAGAATGTACGCAATACTGAATAACTTGCTGGAACTGCAACAGTATTGCCAGTTAGGTCAGTTGTTAAACCACTTGGATAGTAAACAGCTAGATATGGGCTTGCTGTTGCTAGTCCGTTGCCTGTAGTATTGCTGTTCCAGCTACTGATTGCGGTGCTTGTGGGAGCCAGTGTCATTGGTGTGTCGCCAATAACAAAACCTGTGTCGCCACGATCTGAGTTCAATGTTACTAGGTTGTCAATCAACTCTGGATAACCAGGAGCTACCAACAAGTTGAATTGATACAGGTCTTCGCGAACTTCTAAGTTGCTGTCAATGGCACTGGACATGGCAGCAACAACAATAGCTCGTTGTGCAGCTGTACCAGCTTTCATTGATCCGTCTGTGTTTAATCCACTTGCACTAATCCATGCACCAGATTCTGATGGTAAACTGGTTGGCAAGCCAATACTGTTGGCACCAACATTTGGGAAACTTACATCGTTGTAGTAGTTTGATCTGTATTGTTTGACATTGTAGCCTGAACGACGTGTGTTAAACAATAGTGCACCACGTGGATACAAACGATAATCTGGAGCATCTAGGTCAAGATAATTACTGGTCAACAAACTGGTGATTGCAGGCAATGCATCAACAATTGGATCACTAGTGCCGTTGGTATCCCAACGTGCATCAGCAAACACAATACCATTGCTGGTTGTTTGATCTGTGGTGTCAATTGCAGTCCAGGTTGTACCTGTGTAACGATAAATCTTAGGATAATTTGCTAGATCGCTTGAGTCCAACCACAAATCACCAGCTACCAATGCACTAGCATCGCTTTGTGTGAGTGGTTCTGTGGCAGAAACAATAACACCTGCTGGATCTGTGTTGCCTAGGTTGTAACCACGACTGTCACTGCTTACGTTTTTGTAGCCTTTCCAACCATTGTTATTGATCATAACATCAACATCAGCAGCACTACTGTAATACCAGTATGTGCCATCTGCAGGTGCAGCATATGGTGCAGAATCAGTTATGTAGAAGTCGGTATTGCTCAATAAGGGCAACAAGCAACCAATCAATATTGTTCCGGTTACTTTATTTTGAGTATATCCAGATCCCGAAGTAGGCTGACCAACGGCATTTGTTGCAAAGCCTGCATCTACCAGCGGTGTACCAGACACGTCTAACAGCAATAATTGACCGCCAGTTTGATGTGTAATACTGATTGTGCCGTTGCTTTCAACAGCAGCTGTCACATAAGGAATGTTGGCAGCCAAAATATCAGTTACAAACGAAGCAGCAGTGGTGCCCGACAGGGTAATTGTTGTGGGGGCACCAACTTCTTCGATGCCCGGTGTTGTATAATCAATAGAGAAACTTTCACCTGCTGTAAATGCACTAGGTGTTCCGGTGAAGGCAACAGTTGTACTTGTGCCGCCAGCAGTTTCTGCAGCTGTATGCTCTCTGTGACTATAAAATCTTAGTGCATTACTTGTGGTGTCGGTTGGTTGATAAGTTACAACAACTTGTCCTACAGGAATATTTACACCGCCGCCAATTGGGTCAAGACCATAAATTGCATTGTTGGTATTGAGATACGCTGGTACATTTTGTGCCTGGAAGGTGCCTGTGGCCGAACTGTATTTTTTCAATACAATGTTTAGGCCGGCGCCAGTTGATCCCAGTTTCCACCAAACACTACCAGTTGGACGTGGTTCAGAATCTGTAGTAAACCAACCGCCGCTAGGTTGTTCAGCGTAGTTTCCGTAAAACAGGAATGGTGCATAGTAGGTACCCGGAGTAATTCCCAGTACTGTGCTGACATTCATTGTACCACTGGCCACTGTAACTCTGCCGCTAGTAGCAGCACTTGTGCAGAACAACAACACTTTGTTGCCAACTGCAGCCGCTTTAACACCTGTAATAGCCGCTGTATTAATGTCAACGGATAAAGAGCTAGCAGTTGTGCCTGTTGCTGTAATAGTAGTTGCATTAATTACTAATGTGGTTCCAATAGTAATTGTTGGATTAGCAATGGTGCCAGTAACAACCGGAGTAGCCAATTGCCAAGCAGTAGATCCCACTTGTACCCAAGCATTAGAACCTGGACCGCCATTGCCTGTTGCAACCGAATCGGTTCCAGTTTTTTTCCATAGTCTCAGTGAAGAAGGGTTTGTAGCATCTGTATCCACTGCCACAATAGCATAACTGCCAATTGTGCCAATTGACTGTTTGGGTTTTGGTACAACGTAACCAAAACCACTGTCGTTTTCAACTTGAGTAGCGTCTGTAACTACCAAAGGATCAACATGGTCAAAATCACTGTCGGTACGATTTAAACTGTAAATGCCCCACTCTGTATTAACTGTATCTAACCAATATGTTCCATCAGCGGGTGTGTTGTTTGGACGAACACTGGTACCAACCAATTGATCTAGGTCGATATCGGCACGGATAGCATACAATTGATTGCCTAGGCCCAAGGCACTATAAGCTGTCATCAATCCATATTCGTTTAGTTCGCCAGCATGTACTGGTGTACCTGCAGAACTTAGTCGAAATGTAGGTGTGCCCATTGCTGTTACTAGGTCACGTTGACTAGTAAAGCTCTGTAATTTACCTGCATTGGCTGCAGATGTACCTGATGCTATTGCACCGTTGTAAGTCTTATCTTGTGCTGTAGCCAATACCACTAGTGGTACTGATCCAACTGCGTTAGATACGTATTGACTCTGATCGTTAATGGAAATTTGAATTCCTGGGGAAACTAGTGCCATGGTTATAATCCTTTATATATCATGTTAAAGTTATTTATTAAGAAGTGGCATTTTTTGGGCACAATGGTGCCCTTAATTAAGGTTTATTAATGCGTTTGCGGTTAAATACAGTATGATCAGACCATTATGCCCCACATGTAATGCCAGGCCAGTGGCTGTTAATTGCCACCGTGGTGAGCACACCTACTATCGCCGACAATGCGACGCTTGTTTACGTATAGGGAAAAAATTAAAGCCAAAGCCGCCGGCCTGGGCTCAGAGTGGCTATAAGAAAAAAGAACGTTGTGAACTATGCAACTTCAAAGCCAAACATATAAAACAGTTGTTTGTTTATCATGTTGATGGCAATTTAAAAAACACCAATGCATTTAATCTAAAAACTGTTTGTGCCAATTGTACCATTGAATTGGCCGTTAGTCGGATGCCTTGGCGGCAGGCTCCATTAATACCAGATTTTTAATGTTTGTGTACAACTCGTCAATAGTACCATTGTTATCAATTTCATAGTCAAATCGAGTACCCACCCAAGCAGTTTCGCTGACATGTACACCCTGTGCCTGTAAGTATGCCATGGCAGAATGCACTTGATCATTGGCTGCCACTGCTGCATCGTACCAATATGGTAGTATACCACGCTTGACCCAGACAATTTTGCCGCCAGCGTTACGAATGCTTGTGATTTCGTTAGGGAAACGCACATCGCTGATAACAGTATTATCGCTACGGCGACTTAGACGTGCTTCCAATGCAGCAATCCAAATATCGTCATGAAATGCTCGACGGCAAACTTCAGTGCCCCAATACTGTAATACCCAACGTGGGGTTAAATTAGGCATATTTAACCGCTTTGCCCACCAAGCATCTACTTGTTCTCTCCAGGCACGGGCTTCTGGTGTACGACCTTCCAGTAACTCTCGGTCCCACCCAAACACAGCCGCTACAGCGTCTTTGAGTGTGCCAGCAAAGCTGTCTCTACGATATCCGTGAAACCCAACCAAATAGTCAGCAATAGTATCTTTGCCTGACCCAATAAAACCGCATACGCCAATGATCATAAAAAATGCTCCGTGTTATAGGAGCATTGTAACATGTTTCATCCTAGTGTGTCAAGTTAGCCGGTTACCCAAGTCAAGGGCTGACTTCCATCCACGTAGGTTTTTAACTCTTCTTCTAATTTTTCCATTTCGGCCAAGGCTTCTTGTTTGAGAGCATCACCATTTAGACTTGCTCCGCCTTGTGGTCCTGCAATTTGGCTAAATTTACTACGTGCTTCTCCTAAAATACGCTTGCAGAAACTGTAGGCGTACTCTTGGATCCAGGGAAAAGCATAGGTATCATTGAGAATCATTTGATCCGGCTTGGTATTGTACATCCAAAGCAGTACCGATTCTTGTTCTTCCATTGGGGGATTGTTGCCTTGAGTTGGCATTTTACGCACCAGGGTTAATTTTTTAGTTGTAGGGTTAAATGTGTAATTTATAAAACCACCAAACATGGTCATGGCCAACTTTTGATAGCTGGCAAACATTTCGTAGTTGACTAGTCCACCAACACGCCCAGCAACCAGCATGTATGTGTTTAGGTACCCAGACGCAAATGGCTCAAACTGACTGGCACTTGTACCAGTAACGCTACCGATGCCGCGGCGATAAACGGCACGGATTGTTTGAATTTCTTTGGGTAGAATATACTCTTGCGTTTCGGGCATGAGTTGTAAAAAGCAATAGCTTTCTTCTACACTATTTTGTGCTTTTTGACGATACTTGATCAAGGCCTGTGTGATGCCCATTTCATAGTGTTCTTTTTCCAACTCAACGTCAACAATGCCGTCACCTAGACGCATACGAACATAGTCTGTGATTGCGGCTCGTAAGCTATTGGTGGTACTGCCGTATTCCCAGTTAGGGTCTGTAATGCCGCTTTGACTTACAGTAGCACTTCCTGGAAAGGCAATGTGTGCGCCGGATTGAGTACCCGTGTTGGCAACAAACAGGCTGGCTGTATCTATGTTGTTTTTGGCATCGTAGCCTGTTTCGGCTGTTAGGTTACCTGCAAATGGTGTGGCCATTGATTACTCCGTTATACAGTATTTATTACTGTACACGAAGTAGTATGGTTTCTAGATTGATACGTCCGTTGAGTTTGGTTTCTGTGGCTTTGATATTGTCTAAGAACTTACGCAACTCTACCTTGGTGGCTTTGGCAAACTCTTTGAGCTTTTCGTCGGGTTTACGGAGTGTTTTTGATGTAGAACGGTGCTCATCGTAGCCAATAATGCCGGTTCCTTTGACATTCAGAGGCCCTTTTAATGTGTCAGCTATATACTTGCCCAGCTTGCGAGTTTTGGTGTTGTAAACCCATAGCTCTTGTGCACCAATGATGTCAGCTGGATTGACACTGATCAGTCGCATTACTTTATCTTCCTTGGCATACTTGAGCTTGCTGACTACTTTTTCCTTGCTTACTGATTTAGGAGCACGAACTTTCTTGGTGGCTTTTTTAACTCCACGATATTGAATGATATCGTTTAGGATTTGATCAATAAAAGCAAAGATACGTTTATAGTCTGCTGTCTTATAGTGACTGTAACCTTCAGTTAGTTGCTCATCTTCTTTGCTGAATGCCAGCTTCAATTCATCAAATCTAGCTTGATATACTGCTTCGTACTTGCTTAACTGAGACTGAGGGACATTGTTAGCCACAAGATAGCTGTAAGGACTAAAGTCGTATTTAGGATTTGTAACAAATTCATCGTAGTGTCCTTCTAGTTCGCCAATGGTGTCGGCTGTTTTTTCGTTTAGTCTGTCCTGGATAGTAGGAACATAGGCTCGGGATTTTTCTTCTACTGCAACTTCAACAACTTCTTCTGCACTTTTACTGTTGATGCTTTCAAGGATGTTGGCATCAATGAACTCAATGTGTCGTTCCTGTAAGGGCATACCTTGCCGATGTGCCATGATAAGTCCGCATGTGGTCATGCTTACTGTACGATCACCAGCACGTTCAAATGCTCGGATTTCGTTGGCATCAAAGTCCTTGACTGCCTTCATCCAGGCCACCACGTGCTTTTTTAAATCCTTTTGAGTGTAGAAGTAATTGTAATAGGTCAAGCTCTTACGCATAAAGTGATCAAACTCTTCAAACGACATGGACTTGGCACGTTCAGTATCCCATTTGGGCTCTTCGCCTATGTACTTTTCATCCAGTAACAAACTGTTGCGTGGTGCTACTTTTCTAGTTTTACTTGCTTTACCGTTAATTTTAATATTTGCCATAGTGAATCCTTAGTTTAATAGTGTAGCCAGAACAATATACTGTTCCAATGTTACCAATGTTTCTAATAATTTATCATTAAGTTCTTTGTATTGTACAGTATTTTTTCCTACTTTGCGACAATTAATTTCTTCTTTACTTATTTCACGCTGTATGTCGTGGCAATTCTTCCAGATCTTTTTCAAATCCGCGGCCTGATATCCAGGCAACTTGACTATGGTAAAAAATGCCTGATCCAAACGATACTTAATATCCGGGTCCATAACAACATTATACATTAAAAGGATTTATGGGTCAACCCGCGATAAATACTACAATTAACAGGATTCACTATGGCACGTTTAAGCCTTTGGCAAGATGGTAAACACTCAAATGATTACAAGTTTATGGATAGACGCATATCCGAAATGTTTACCATTGGTGGTACCGGAATCCTGGTCAACAAATATTTGGGTGTAAATACTCAGGGCACCAACAAAGCCACCAGTGCCGCACAAGTATCTGTAAGTTTCAATTTAAGTTTTTCTAACACCACAGGAATCAATGTTGATGATTTTGCGTTTGGTCCTGGTATTCCTAGTGGAGCACAGGTAGCCAGCAAAACTGCAACCACTGTAACACTAAACAAGTTGACCACATCTGTTGTGGCCAGTGGAACAACTATTGGATTTGGTCCAGATGCTACCAAACCCAGTTATGCCAACCAGAGTGAACAAAACATACAAGACCTGCTATGGTTAGAAAATCGTGATCGCAAGTATGATCGTGATGTTTACAAAATGCGTGGTATTTACCAACGTGCTGATCAAGACTTTGATCTAAGTCAATTTGGCCTGTTCTTACAAACTGGCACTATCTTCATGGTGTTTCATCTGCGTGACATGGTTGATCAAATTGGTCGTAAGTTAATTGCCGGCGATGTGTTAGAGTTACAGCATTTAAAAGATTACGACGCCTTAGATGGCGATTTGCCTGCGGCATTAAAACGCTACTATGTGGTAGGAGACGCCAGTTTTGCTGCCGAAGGTTTTACACCAACTTGGTGGCCGCACCTGTGGAGAGTTAAACTTAATCCGCTGGTAGACAGTCAAGAGTACAAAGATATATTGAATAATATTGCAGCCAGCGATACCACCGCCACACCAGTGGGACAAATTCTAAGTACCTACAACAAGTTCTTGGATATTAATTCTAGCATCATTACTCAGGCAGAAATTGACGTGCCCAAAAGTGGTTACGACACCAGCCCAATTTATACTTTGCCCACTACTGCACGTGAGAATGATCCAATCGGTGCTCCTATCACTGCTGACAATGCCAGTATCAACTCTGGTAACACCAGTCCCACTGCGGACTCTGGTGTGTCAAGTCCGTTACGCAAGGTATCTGGTTACTTGACTGGTGATGGTGTTGCTCCAAACGGCCTGTCTACTGGTGCTGGAGTTGCGTTTCCTGCCAATCCAACCGAGGGAGAATATTTCTTGCGTTTGGATTACTTGCCAAATCGTTTGTTCCGCTATAGCGGACGTCATTGGGCTCGAGTAGAAGATAGTGTGAGAACTGCACTAACTCCGGGAACAGATAATAAGACACAACGTGGTAGTTATGTAAATAATACTAACACCTACACAGACGCTGACGGCGTGACGCACAACGAACGTCAACCACTGAGTCGTGTACTAACACCGAAAGCAGATAATTAATGCCAGTTCAATTTGCCTATGATGGCCAGATTCGTAGATTTGTTATGCAGTTTGTACGCATGGTATCAAACTTTCAAGTAGAGTTTGGAAAAAATGCCAACGGTGATCGTACCTTACAAACTGTACCTGTATACTATGGAGACATCAGTCGCCAGGCAGCAATGATCTTGCGTGGCAACAGTGAAAACACACTTAATGCTGTACCAGCTATGGCCTGTTATATTAGTGGGTTAACTTATGATCAGACAAGATTACAAAATCCTTACTACGAAGGTGTGGTTAGAATTAGAGAACGTACCTACAACGATATAGACCAGGAATACGAACAAAGTCAAGATGGCATTTACACAGTAGAACGACTAATGCCAGCACCATATAAACTAACTATGAAGTTGGACATATGGACCAGTAACACAGAACAAAAGCATCAGATGATTGAACAAATGATGCCCCTGTTCAACCCTGGACTAGAAATACAAAGCACAGACAACTATGTAGACTGGTCTAGTCTAAGCGTTGTGTTATTGACCGACGTACAGTACTCTAGTAGGACTGTGCCGCAAGCCGGCGATGAAAGCATTGATGTAGCCACACTCACATTTGAAATGCCCATCTGGCTCAGTTTGCCTGCCAAAGTCAAGAAGATGGGTGTTGTTGCACAAATTATTGCCAGCATATACGACGCACAAGGCGATTTAAGTCCCGAAGTAGTGTTTGCAACACAGGGTCTAATGAGTCAACAGAGATTTACTCCAATGAATTATGAATTGGTCTATGTGGGTAATACATTGACCTTGTACAAAAACAATGCTACCGAAGCAGAAGACGGTGTAGTATATGGTACCAAGGTGCGTTGGGCAAACATAGTTAACCTGTACGGCAAGCTGACCAATGGTATCAGTGAAGTGCGTTTGACATTTGCTTACCCAGACGGGCCGCATGAAATTGCTGGTACTGTTGCATTTAGTCCCACAGATGAAACACAGTTGTTGTTTACTCCGTTTGAAGCCACATTACCGGCCAATACCTTGGATGCAGTTGATGCCATCATTGACCCACGCAATGTCGCTGTAGGCAACAACATATTGAGTCCTGCTGCAGGTACTAGATACTTGATATTGAATTCAATTGGTGACATTGGCACAGAAAGCCCGGTAGCATGGGCCGGTGCACCGGGTACTAATTTGGTTGCTCGAGCCAACGACATCATTGAATGGAATGGCTCATATTGGACCGTGGCATTTGACAGTAGAGAACCTGCCGTACAATACGTATCTAATCTAACTACTACCGTGCAATATCGTTGGACTGGATCAGAATGGGTCAAGAGTTATGAGGGCTTGTACGGATCCGGAGAATGGAGTTTGGTACTGTAATGTCTGCACACACCGAGGGCGTTGGTGCTTTAATTTACGCTCGATCCTCTAATCGTTATTTGTTTTTGTTAAGAAACAAAAGTCGACATGCTGGCTCATGGGGTATTGTGGGCGGAAAAATTGAAACAGGTGAAACTGTTATACACGGACTGGTTAGAGAAATTCAAGAAGAAATTGGTGTTGACTATTCTGCTCGTAAATTTATTCCCTTAGAAACTTTTACCGCAGACAATCGAAGATTTGTTTACTATACATTTGTGGTTAGTGTGGAAGAAGAGTTTGTACCACGTTTGAATGACGAGCATCGTGGCTATTGTTGGGTTGAATTAAATGATCACCCAATGCCGTTGCATCCGGGCTTATGGCGCAGTTTCAATTTTGATATTGTTAAGAAAAAAATTAAAACTTTAGAATCAATACTAAAATAAATTAACCAATATCTGCTTCAAGTACAAAATCACGGAAACTGATCTGTCTAAAATTTAATTTATTAATAAGAGCGTCCGAACAATCTGCAGCAGCTGACAGCATTATACGTACAAATTCTACATCAGAATAAACATCCATAACAGTTGATAGTGTTTTTACGTAAAAAGTATCTTCGTTTGCATTGGTGTAACCATCATAGCCCATTAAATAAACTTTTTTGTGTCCATCAAAGCAGGCCAAATATGCAGCTAGAGCTCCAGCATCATAGGTTGGATTTTGTGGAGTTAAATAAAACTTACCTGGGTACTGTACAATGTATTGAGCATTGGTGTACACAATATGATCGTCGCAATAACCAGACTCTGCAATAATTTTAACTTTTTCTGCGTCAACTGCAACTAAAAAGTCTGGAGTAAACTCTTGATAGATCAAATTACAAGCATAGCTTTGTAACTTGTCTCTGGCCAATATGCCGCCTCTGTGATTGGCGATGTGTGTCAAATCAAAATCTTGACGGCTAGGACCGTTGCCGATGGCAATGGCTTGTGTTGTTGTAAACGAATTGAACACGCTGTTGGCAATATATTCTGTGCTGGGTTGCCATTCGTTGTTGCCAAGCACTAGTTCGGTAACAATACTTTCACCGGCGTAGTTACTACGATGAAGTTTTTTTATAATTTGCATTAGTGTTTTCCAACTACTACCTCAATGGTAACAACTTCATCACTGGTAATTGTTTCTAGAGCTTTTCCTATAACACACCCTGGAACAAACTTTGTGTTATCAATGCGTTGTGCAACACCTGGGTAATTGCTGGTTACTAGAACATCTCCAAGATTTACAGGGCCTTTTACTGTACATGGTACGCGACCAGTCAGTGCAATAATGGCGCCATCGGTGTGAGCATTCATTAGATATGCAGGTTTGGTTGATATTACGCCAGCCACTGCCGAATCATGATCTTTGGTACTGATTGTGACTTCTTTGGATCCGCCAAACACAACAACTGTGCCTTCTGAGTAATCTCCATCGGAAGCATATTTTTCTGCCAAGTCTGCATATCTTGCCTGACTTGAAACACCAAAAAACGTATTATACCAAAAAGTTGTAGAACCTAGGTTACTGGTTAAATTAGCTGTGGGAATAAGATTGCCACTGATTGATGTGTTACCGCCAAGAGTTTTATTTGTCAATGTTTGAACAGTTGTGGTTGTAGCCAATACGTTTCCGCCAGGTGTGCTGCCATTATGTACATGGATGGTACCTTGATCTTCGTTGATTGTAATTTCTCCGGCAGCGCCGGTATATATGGAGTTTTGCCCCTGCGATCCGCGTCTAAATTGTACTTGTGTTGGCATTTCTAAATTTCCTTGTATTTGTTATTTATCTATATCTTATAGCGTGCCTAGATCAAACGATACTATACTACCAACTGGATCCATTAAACTGTAGTTTTGAAATGATGTAATTGTTACACCAAATGCATCAACGTTTGCAACTAAACTAGCTTCTGTTCCGTTTAGTGTCATTAAATTTACGTTTGCACTCATTGGGCACACACTGGTAGTTGAGCGTGGATATTTTAAATTTGCGCCAGTTAAAATTGATACATTGCTGGAGCTAGCCCATAAAACTTCAGTGCTGGTACCTGAATCTCCGGCATACACACGGATTACATTATCACCAGCACCAGCACTTGTTTCTGCTTGGATAAACGCTTTTTTATCAACTGATGTTACTCCACCCAAACTGGACCAAGCGTTACCCGCTCCGTAACCCTCAAAACTGCTAAGTTGCGTGTTGTATCGTACATGTCCCAGTTGTGGACTGATACTGTTGAGAGCGCCGCCGGGCCGTTGAGCAGTATTTCCTCTTGGTAATGGTACAAATTGTATATCAGTGTTTAGTGTGGTGATACCATTTAATACACCTGCACTATTACCGCCCAATGCCACTATGGTGTTACCAAATCTTACATCGGCTGTGGCCCAACTTGGTGCATATCCAGCACCCTCAGACTTTAAGAATGTACCTGTAGCGCCTGCTGTAATAAAAGTTGTCACGTTGGTATCTTGCTGAATCATCAACTGACCAGCTGATCCACCTGTGATGTTTGTGGCACTGGTAGCTACTGTGGCTGTACCAACAGTCAATGCCGATCCTGCTACCCAAGTTGGAGATCCAGTACCACCCGAAATAAGGAACTGTCCTGCAGTACCTGCTAAACTTAGACCCAATCCAGTTGCAGTACTATAGGGCACAGCTCCAGCGGCGGCAGTTAATACGCTACCAGTTCCGCCATAGGCCAGGGCAACAGCATTACCTTGCCAGAATGAACCACTACTAAAAGTCTTGTTTAATACAGTTTGTGTTGCACCTGTAGTCAATACTGTTGCGCCACCACCTGCTGTAGTACCATCGTGTAGTCGTAGAGTTTTGGCTTCAGTATCGTAGGTAATTTCTCCGGCAGCACCAGTAAAAGCGTTGTTTTGTGTTGTAGTTCCTCGTCTAAACTGTACTTGTGATGCCATGATATTCCTTTGTTTCTATATTTATACTTTGTTATGCTTGTGCTTCTGACCAAAACAAGTTGATGTTACATGTTGCATTTGATCCAGAAAGATTTTTTACAACTACTGCTAACACGTCTGGACCATCTGGAAAATTACTGTATCCACCAATGGCAGAGTTTGTTAATTCTTTAAGTTGGCTTAGGTCAATTTCAGAAAAACCGTTAGGTTGTCCCAAGGTACTAAAGTTTTGTTCTCCCGGTGTAGCAGCTGTGCTAGTACTGGTACTGATTTGTGCAAAACTTGGTTGGCTTCCTAGGGCAGAACTGTTGACCGCTGTCCAGGTCAGTGAGCTGGCATCAATGTTACCTGGATTTAAAATGCCGTAGACTTGAACAGATTGATCAGACTGTACCTGTAGTTTTTGTAGCAATAGTTGTGAACGATTGATAAGATCTCTGTCGCCAAATGCTCCTGCAATAGAGTTACTTACACTAGGTGCTAAACGTAAGAAAAATGCCGTTTCACTTTGACCAGCAGAAACAGTATTATTTAAAGATGTATAGTTAAAGTAGTAACCACGATCACTATCAAAGTTACCGTCCATGATATAACTTGATCCCCAGTGGTTAACAATTGGAGCACAAGTACAGCTAATCAGCGTAACCGCTGTGTAACCGTTACCAATGGCGTGACTTGCTGCCGCTCCTCCACCAAATGTTTTGGTTGATCCGCCCACAAACATATTAAAACTGGCACCTCGAGTCAATCCAGTTAGGGTATTACCTGCTTTACCTGTATAGGAAATAATTTCATTGTCTACCATTACTACTCCGCCAGTGGCCGGAAAGCGTCCAGCATCATATAGTGTCATTGATGTTACACTAGAATTCATTGCTGTGTACAATCTGTCTCTTGCTGATTCATTGATGGCTTGATAGCGTACTGTTGAGTTACCGGTACGCATATAGGCTTCATCATTGATATTGTTTTGTTTCATACGATGTGCAAGAATCATGTTGCCATCAGGACCACGTAGCATAAAATCAATAAAGCCGGCACCATACCAACTGAAACTGATGCCCAACATCTGCATTTTATTCAAGTTAATATCATAACCACTGATACCGTTGCCATCTAGGGTATCAAAGTTAAATTGGCTTTGTGGTACACGGTTATCAATGACTGCAGCTATCTTGACACTACTTGCATTGTTGACTCCACGATATTCAGGATTGATAGTCATGGTATTGTCGTCAGTAATATTACCAACCATGTAGGTCATACCACGAATTACAATTCGGTCGCCTACTTTTAATTGTTGTGTAAATCGACAACTGGTACCAGTCACTGATTGGCTACCGGCAGTGACACTAATAAAACCAGACAACTGATATGTGGCACTACGCTTGACCACAGCTAATTCAATACCATCAAATTCCCAAAACAATCCGTTTTGATCATCAAATGCACCAACACGAGTACTGGCTCCGTGCCAGTTTTTCACTGTGACACGCGGAAGATTGGTAATTACAGCTGAGGTGCTGCCCAAGGTTTGTGTGGCTGTTAAGGTAAACACACTTTCACTGTTGACTCCAACCACACCATAAGTGCCATTATAGCCTGAGGTAACCACTCCAGAAATTTCAATTGTGGCTCCAGCTTGTAATCCGTGATCAGTTTCTGTGGTCACTGTGATAGTGCTTCCAGCTGCGGTTCCTGTTGCACTGATTTGGTCTAGGTTGATAACCGGATTAAACAACACACCCGATGTCCATAGGATACCTTTACCCGATTGATAACGCATGTATTTTTTAGTTTGACGTGACACACTTGCACCGTGGCTGGGCAAGAATGCACCTACGTTAATACCACCGTCAAATGGTCTGTGTTGTATGAACGCATCACTTCGTGTAAATGTTGTTGCGGTAATACCGGCATTGGCCACTGCTCCGCCCACGCGGGCAGTAAATGTAAATGTTGTGGCGTGTGGGACTGTTTCAACAAAAAAGTTACCGCCCATTAGGTTATGAAATGTGCCTGTACTTGTGACCACGTTGACAATTGGCGCACCCGGAACCATGCCATGTGCTGCTGACGTGGTTGCAGTGATTTTGCTTGGACTATTGCCGTCACTGACATATCCAGTAATAGGTATGGATGATCCAGCATAAAAACCGCCTCGACGTCCATATGTGCTGCCTGTGAATATAGACACTCCGTTTGTGCCAACAATGCCTTTGGCAAAATATGTGAACGAGGTGCTGGTTGGAACTGTGGATACCACAAAAGCGCCTTCGGCACGTGCAGCATTGGTGACGTTACCAAGTCCAAACATGATCACAGGTTGTGCAACACTTAGTCCATGCTCAGCACTGGTTGTTACAGTGATCACACTGGGGTTTCCACCATCGGTGATGATATTGGTAATAAACAAATCCAGTCCGGGTCTTTCGTAAATACCCGGAATATTGCGAACATCGGTGTAGTTTTGCCACTTGGTCGGTTGCAAGCCATATTCAAAGTCTGCATCAATTAAACTTTGTGGCTGAGCAATACGCATACGCTCAATGGCATCAACACCAAACGCATAAGGACGTATAACGTTACCTTGCTGTTTTGGAGCATCTGAATAGATGGCAATGGCATCTGAACTCAACATGGCCGATGTGTCGGCACTGAATGTTACTGTGCTTACTCCATTTTGTTCTGAATAGAATGTGGTATTGTCGTCGGGATCATAACTGATAGTGCCGTTCTTGGTAGGGTCTCCAATGGCGTAGATGTTGGTTTGTTGCGTTTTGTTAGCAATAATCAACAGTTGAGTCAGATCGACTTTGCCGGGAAACTTTAGTGTTCCTGCTCCTGGTGTGTTGGGACTAAAAATATACTTTTCTATCAGTTGGCGTGCCATTTTTTTCCTTAAAATCCAAAAATAATTGAGTAACCTAAATAATCAGACTTGATTGATTGGTCTATGTTATTTAACGAAATAATACCAGTGAAACTTAAAACACCCAAGTCATAAATGGTAGTTGCTACGTCTGTGACCAGGCCTTCATCTTCTGTAATGGTCAATACCAGATCTGTAACTGACCCCAAATCACTTTGACTTGATGCAAACACCGCAGACGCCACTACCGCATTTGAGTCAGCATTGACCCAGTTGGTTCCGTCATAGGTCAGAACCTGTTGTACATATGGATCACTTAGGTTAACGTCGCTTAGGCTTGCTAGGCTTCCGGTATCTCTTGAAACCCATTGTACGCCTGTTCCGGTGCTGGCCAACAGTTGTCCGTTTATGCCAGCATTGCCGGTGTAATCTCGCAGTCTGGCATTTACTATCAAATTGCCAGTGGCAGTTATGTTGGCAAATGATGGAGTTGCTGTGGTATGTAGATTTTGGTTAAGATTTACTGTTTGATTTGGTGCATATATGGTTATGCCACTGCTGTGTGCTTGGATGTTGGCTTGCCCAAGCACCATGGTATTGCCACTTAGATATAGGTCCTTCCAACGCTGTGTTGGACTGCCCAGGTCATATGTTACGTTGGCGCTGGGCGATACATGCCCGGTAACTGTTACGTTGCCACCAACATTCAAATTGCCACTGATTCCTGCGCCGCCTGCTACTACTAATGCTCCAGTTGTTGTACCGGCACTAGCAGTACCGCTTGCAGCCACAACGTTACCGGCACTGGTTAATACACCAGTAAATGATGGATTAGCAATTGGAGCACGTAATGCCAATTGAGCATTACCATAAGTCTGATATGCACCAATATTGGCATTTACACTAGACAGTATACCAATGCCGTTGGCACTATAAACAAAATTGTTAGAAAATATATAATCAACATTGAGAATATTACCAGACGTGCCTGAGGTGGTGATATTGCCTGCGGTAATATTGGCAGTGGTAACAATATTACCACCAACTGTTAGTGTATTTCCAGTGGGATTAAAAGTTAGGCCAGCACTATTGACCAACACATTGGCAGAGCCTAGATAAGCAAGGCCGTTGACGGTGCCTCCGCTGACAGCGGAATTGATTCTGGTGATTGTGTTTGCTGAAGTTTTATACCAGAGTACTCCGTCGGTGTAGTTGATTGTGACTTCACCGTACTCTAATGTTGTCGGGACCTTGCCGGCCACCGAACTGCGTTTTAATAAAACTGTGTTTGGCATCTATTAACCTAAAAAGGCCCGTTATATATGTTGGTAAAAACCAACGGTTAGAGGATAAAAATCCCCTAGCTCAAATTTTAATAAGTACCACCATCAATGGTAGCACTGGTACTCAATGCATCAGTAATTCCATAACCGGTCAATGTGGTTGGTATTGCTGTCAACGAAGCAAACGGTAAACTGATAGCTGTGTTGGCCAACGTGACCACACGACCATATGCATCTGTTGTTATAATTGCATGGTGTGTTACTGATCCAACTGTGGTTGCACCCGGTCCAACGGCTGTTAGATTGATAGCTGTACCGCTGATGGTTAGGTTACCGGCTCCTGCGGATGTACTGACCACACGAACACTATTGTCAAATACGCCGCGACCATACACAGTACTGTTAATGGCTGTGTTACCACCAACTGTCAATACTGTGGCAGCTGTGTTGCTCAGAGTCAAACTACCAAATTGTACGTTACCTAAAGTTCCTGTGATGTTACTGCTGACTTCTGTTGCGTTGGCAAAGTATACCAAAGTTTCGATGGCATTATCCCATCCTAAAAACGCATGTTTGTCTGCACCTTTGTAGTAGTGGAAGCGTAAACCAATGTCTCTACCATCATCTGATATCAATGGTGCACCATTGGCAAATGTATGCAGGCCAATGATTGAGTCAGTGACTGTCAAGTTATTGGAACCAATGGTTACTGTGTTACCTTGTATGGTCAAGTTTCCGCCAACAGTGACATCGCCTGATGTAACCAAACTAGACAATGTACCTACGCTTGTGATATTGGGTTGTGCAGCTGTGCTTAGTGTACCTGTTAAAGTTGCGCCTGTATTACCAATGGTAGCTGCACGTACTGTGGTGGAATCAATGGTTGTAATATATCCATTGGTTGTGCTAATACTAGCACCAGTAAAGGTTGTGTTTAAGTTACCAAATGCCGCAGCATATACGCTGTTGAATGTGCCTGAGGTAGCATATAAAGCGCCGGTGCCGGGATTATAAGAAAGTGTAGCAGCTGAAAAACTTGCAGTATTACCTGAAGTTTTATCTGACAGCATGGGATAAAATATGGCATTAGTGGTTGATGCCGTGACACTTTCGTATAGACTTACGTTGGCTGTTAGAACTGTTCCGTTGCCTGATATAGTGATGGTACTGCCAGCCACGCTGGTAGCAATACCGTTTAGTCCATTGACAGTTAATGTGCCACCACCGGCCACACTTCCAGAACCAGTGGAACCTGCCAAACTGATTGTGGTGCTGACTGCATTAGTTGTTAGGCTGGTAACACGTCCTTTGGCATCAACCACAATAGTGGGAATACTAGTGGCGCTACCATAGTTGCCGGCAGTCACGCCAGTGGAAGATAAAGTTACTGCCAAATTACTATAGTTGCCGCCTGCTGCAGGATTTGTACTTGTGCCTGTGGCATCACCGCTGAGTGTGATTTTGTCGTTTTGTGTTAGGTCTACGATTGCACTACCAGTGGTAGTGTATAAACGTCCGTCTGTGCTGTTTATGCTTAACTCGCCCAGTGACAAGTTTGCCGTGACGGGAACCCTTCCTGCGGTGCTAGCTCTTTTTAATAATATTGTATTTGGCATCTTCTAATCCTGTTTTTAAAAACTACCGCCATCCATCACTTCTGACCCGTTGATTATCTTTACCCACGCGGTCCAATCACTTGCACTATACTTGCTACGAGTCCAAAAAACATTGGGCCCAGTAGAATTATCGTACGGTCTATAATTCTGTGTTATACTCACATTTCCTGTGTTTATAACTTCTAGTTGTCCAGTAAAATTCAGCGTGTTTAGCGGTGTATTGCTAGTTCCTGTCCAGCTATCTCTATTTATCAAATATACGCCCATAACAGTCAGCGTGTTCCAGTCGTTCATGTCGTTGCCACGATCTTGGAATATGTTTGTGGCTGAAATGTTGCCACCAACGTTGAGATTGCCCGAAATGCCGGCGCCGCCTACTACTACCAAAGCACCTGTTGTGGTACTGGTTGATTGTGTGCTGGAATTGGCTATTAAATTGCCGCCTACTATTTCTGTACCCAAGACTAACTCTGTTTGTGTTTGTACTACAGAGTTGGTAAAAGTTACGGTTCCTGCTACTTCAAGATTTCCGCCAACATATAAATTTCCAGTTATGCCAGCGCCACCAGTTACCTGTAAAGCACCAGTTGTGGCACTGGTACTTGCAACTCCGGACCCGGCCGACAAATTACCAAATTGGCTGGATGCCTGTCCTGCTGTTGTGCCTGTGACACTAAAACTGGCTCCAGCAGGGTTAGTAAATATTAATGTATTGGCGTTGGGACTGGAAATTGTTGCACCACCAAGATAGATGGTTGTACCGCTTAGATATAAATCTTTCCAACGTTGTGTTGAACTGCCCAGGTCGTGGGTGACGTTTGCTCCGGGTAGTACCGATCCTGTAGTGATGTTTGCATAGGCAGTTACTGCAATATTTGAGTTTGTTACTCCAGTATTGCTGGTAAATGCTGTTACAAAAGTATTGCCTGACTCATTCCAGTACAAGGCCACGTTACTAACTAACCCGTTGGCACGATTCATCAAGAAACCAACGTCTACGTTGGCTGATGTTGATCCACCATTGAGTACCGTTATTGGATCCGTCAACGACGTGATCTCTGTTGTGAATTGTCCTATTTTTGGTCTAGTTAATGCCATCTATCAAAATCCGTGTATTATTGTATATTTATCGGAAAAAACAAAAGGGCCCTAAGGCCCTTTGTTTGTTGGGTGTTTTGCAAACTATTAGTTGCGACCAACCACTATTTCTATAACTGCTTTGGTAGCACTTGGGAAATCGCACAGGGCTTTGCCAATGACCTGCCCAATTAGTGGATTGTCACAGGATTTGGCATAACCAAATCCGGCACTGACCATTAAATCTCCCTTACAAACTGGACCAATTACATTACAGGGAACACGTCCTTGTAAAGCTACAGGAACCACGTTTGTACCGGTTAAGCCGCCATTCATCAAGTGTGCTGGGTTTGTACTTACTACACCGGCCACTGCTCGTGTTTCTACATCGGCTTGAGTAACTTCTGCGGCTCCACCAAACATGACCACAGTACCTGCAGGGTATGCTTTGTCTGCTTGATAGTTTTCTGCCAAGTCAGCGTATTTGGCCTGTGTTGACACACCGTAGAATGTACTCCACCAACTGCTTACGCTACCCAAGTTGTATGTCAAGTTGGCTGTAGGGACAATACTTCCTGTGATGGTCATTTCGCCGCCAATGTAGGCTTTGCCGCCAATACCAACACCACCAGCTACAATTAATGCGCCAGTTGTAGTACTTGAGCTTACTGTGCTGTTGGCCAACATCAATTGACCAGCATATACGTTACCTGCAGACGAAGTAGAGAATCCTACTGTGGTACCTGGTTTGCTAGTTACGCCATCAAAGAAACGGAATGACTTTGTTACACTATCTCTAACAACACCAGCATACTTGGTTGTACCACCAACATATTGTCCAACAATACCAATGTCTTGGCTGTCGCCGTTGTTGGCATTGGCCAAGAAGCTGATTGGATTTTCAATAACCAGTGTGCTCGTACTTGTTGTTGATCCGGTACCACCAATTGTGATGTTACCTTGCAAGTTAAAATTACCACCCACATACAAGTTGCCTTGCAGTCCAACACCACCGTTGACCCGTAGAGCACCTGTTGTAGTGCTTGTGGCTGTGGTAGCAATGTTAACCACAACACCTGCAGGTACGCCTGCTCGATCTTGTCCAATAATGCGAACACGTTCGTTGCCAGCCACAAATCCATCTGTGGCAAAAATAATATCGTTGGTTACACCGTATTCGCTGGTGGCAATGACCAAAGCTCCGTCACCTGTGGTGCCAGCCGGGGCACTCATAAACAAGTAACCGTCGTCAGCACCGGTGATACCAAATTCTTCAGCAGCAAAAGTTTCTGACGTGATACCCATGTCTATCCAACCAGAATCGTTGTCACCGTTGGAAGCGTAAGCAATAACATCTGTTGAAGCACTGGCTCCTGAGTTGATGTTTTTGACAGCCACTTGCACAAAGTCATCAGCATTGCCGGTCAACACAGTTGACGCATTGGTTAGTCCTGAATTGGGTTGATATATTACTCTACCACTGGGTTGAGATTCGGGAGTTGTTCCTGATGTGCCACGTGTGATACCAGTAAACTGTGTTGACGTTTTGCTGGTGTAGTACATGAGTTCTGCGCCAGCATACAAGGCGCCGTGTACCAAGAATCCTGCGGTACTGTTTACACTGAGTGTGGTTGCTGTGGTGTTGGCTGTGGTACTTATTGTGGCTGTGGCGTTGGCATCGGTAATCAGCGCCTTGGCACCTGCGCCTTGGTAAATTGCACCACCCGCTGAAATCAGGTTACCTGCAACCAGCAATCCGTCGTCTAACACAAAACGACCTTGTTCTGTACCGTCAACAAATCCACCTGCAGCAAACACAATGTCACTGTAGGATCCAGAGGCAGTGGCCAATACCAAGTTACCACCTGTAGGATTGGCGTTGGCGTAGGTTGGAGCACTTAAGAAGATATATCCGTCACCAGGTTTGGTAATACCAAACGCTGCATCGCTAAACAAACTGTTGGCAATACCCATATCAATGTAGCCACCAGCATCGTTGCCAGTGTCGGCATAGGCAATAAAGTCACTACTTGCACTGGCAGCATTACTTCCGTTGCGTATGGCTGTTTGCACAAATCCATTAACACTCTTGGTAGCTACACTTAACACGTTGGTCAAATTGCCGCTGGTTTTAAATGCGTCAGCTGTGTTGTCTGGACTAAAACTCAGTTCGCCACGCAAGCTGGTCAATGTGCCAGTCATCACGTGTTCTGTGGCACCATCAATGTTGAATGTGATATTGCTTCCGAATCCGGTATCATTGATTGATAAAGACGAATCGTTTTTGCTAATAGTGCTGACAGCCAAGCCACCCGAGATGTTGACTGTGCCTGATGTGCTGATGCTACCTGTTGCAGCATCAATTGTGAGTGGTCCTACTGTGAGACCATTTTGTACTACGAAATTTCCTAGTGCCATTTTATATTTTCCCCGGTTCCATATTCCCCGATAAGGTTATTGATTAGAGCAGACCATCTGCCCTAATCGTTTGTTAAATCAATAAATAATCTTTCTTAATTCTTAACACGTCGTTTGATGTGCTTGGTATAAAGTTCAAGAACACATTACCACTGCTGATGTTTGCATCAAACACACCCAAGTTACCATTGGTCTGTATCACACCGTGTGTGACTGCTGTAGCTGTAGTACCATTATGTACCACTGTGACTGTTTGAACCTGATAGTCGGTGCCGCTTGTAACCTGCACTTGATATATTGCCGAACGATACACACTGGTTAAGAATCTATCAACACCAGTGACCACGTTGGCAGTACTGGCTACCACATTGGCGCCGGCTGTAACTTGTGCTCCGGCCGGATTCCAAAATGTTGTTGTGGACAATGTGTTTGTACCGGTGCCAAGGTATATACCATCATTGTCAACAGATATTTGCATAAATCCATTGGTGCTGGCAATCTGTGTCACTGTTGCAGTTGTGGTTAATCTGCGTACATCGATCACATCTCCAGACGTTGGTGCTTCTGTAAATGTCAGTGTTGTGCCTGATACCGAGTAAGATGTGGTTGGTATTTGTAACACACCGTTAATAGATACTATGGTACCAGCTGTGGTACTGGTTCCGGCCAGTGTAAATGCCAACGAAACACCATCACCGTTGAATATTTCACTGGTAATAACTGTAAACTGTGTGGTCAATGCTACCCAGGATGAAGCACCGTAGTATTCTAAACCGTTGTTAGTTAAGTTGTAACGGAACATACCAGTAACATCTGTGCCGCCTGCACTACTTGGACGTTGAGCACTGGTACCAACCGGTAACAAGATAGAATCTGTTGTGTAAATTTGTAATTTGGCGCCAGTGGCCACGTTGGCTTGTACGGCGCTGTTACCAATAATTACTGCATCGTATGTGGCACTTGGGCGGGCCCAAATCAATGTTTCATCATTTTTGCCTTTGACTTTAAAGTCGCTACCAGCTGTTTTTGAACTGTTGATTGTAACAGCATTGCCTAAAAATGTATTGGCCGCTACTCCCAGGCCACCTGTGGTTCTAATGGCTCCTGTGAATGCATCGGTACTGTTGGTAACGTTGGCTGAAAAGAATTCACCAGCTTTGATGGTGCCGTAAACACTACCAGTAAACACGTTGCCATTGCCTTCAGTTCCAGCACCATACCATTCTAAAAACTTGGTATCATTGGCACGACCCAAGAAAGCGTGACTATCTACACCATCATAGTAGTGGAACTTGATACCAATGTCTTTGCCATCGTTTACTGTCCATGGCGCCAAGTTAGCCACAGTATGTAAGTTGATAACCGAGTCAATAACTGCCAAATCTGATGTGCCAAGTGTAGTACTTGCACCTAATACTGTTAAGTTGCCTGTGATTACCGTACTGCCGGTTACATTAAAACTGCCACCCACGTTCAAGTTGCCAGTTATACCTGTTCCGCCTTTGACTACCAATGCACCAGTGTTGACATCGGTACTTTGAACACCGCTGTACATTACCACATTGGATGCAAAACGACTTGTGCCGTTTACGTTTACGTTGCCGCCAAATCCTGATGCGCCTACCACAACAAATGCACCCGACTGATAATCAAGGCTGGTTGTGGTGTCACGAATTACCAAGGTGTTTGCACCCACATTACCAATAAACAAGTTAGCAAAACCAGTTCTGTTGATGGCGCCAGCAGTGGTACCAGTTTCTGTGGTCATTACACCTTCAAATGCTGCACTGGCTTCTTTCCATACCCATGCTGCGTTTACTGCACCCCATGGTGCCAAACTGCTTAGGTTACGATTGATCAGCATACCAATGTCGTAACTTGGTGAGCTGGTGTAATTGTTGTTGAACACAACAACTGGATCGTTGATGTAGGTGTTGATCGAATTTAACTGTGCAAAGCTGTTGGCCACAGTCAAGTTACCAAGAATGGTAACGTTGGAATTCAGTGTCAAGTTAGCATTAAACTTGCTACCAACCAAGGTTCCATCTTTGAGTTTTTGGAACTCGATGGTATTGTCTGTGACTTGATTATTTTTAATTCTTGTTAAAATCGTCATGGCTCCGGTCCTTAATTATGGGCATTATTGTTATTTATCGCAGCCGTGAGAAAATGGTCCTTGCGGGTTTGTTTTTGCGGAGGACTGGGTGACGAAAGTTCTTAGATGTAATTAGACTGCAAAATAAGTCTTTTGTATTCTAAGTTGGTTGGATGACGTTGTACTATTGGCTATTAAATTGACATTGCCTGAGTCAACGTTTGCAGTAAGTGTAATAGTATTGCTGCCAGTATTTAAAACACCAAACATATTTATGAAAACATTGCCATTTTGTTGTAATAGCATAACTTCTGCAAAGGTGCTGTCCACCGGATTGGTACTTGAAATGACATATTTAGCACTACGGTAGAGACTTGTTTCAAAGCGATCAATCACTCTTGACACATTGTTGACTGCAACGTTTGGTGATGAAATAATAGTAGAATCAAAATTGACTGTCACTGCAGCGCCCAAGAAACGTATGTCAATTGAGTCTGTTGCTTGCGGGGCTTCAGCAAATGTGATTTGATCGCCAATTACTGTGTATGCAGTTTCAGGTTGTTGTAGTGTACCGTTGATGTTGACTAACAAACCACTGCTTGGACTTGATCGATCAAGGGTAAAGGTGGTTGTTGTCCCGTCACCTGTAAATATTGGCTGACTTTCAATGGTGTTGGTAACCGAAATCCATCCAACACCATCAAAATATTCTAGTGTTGTTGATTCGGTATTGTAACGCAAATATCCCGATGCAGCACTAACAGGACGATCGTCGTTGCTGCCGACTGGGACTTTAATGGCACTTGACCCAGAATAGAAATTAATAACATTGGCGCTGACTATGCTACTATTTGCAATTCTAATGTCGGCAATATTTGCTGTAGTTGCATCCAGTGTGGTAAATGCACCTGTGCTTGGTGTTGCATTGCCAATTGGAGTACTGTTGATAGACGCAAATGTTGATCGCCCGGCAACAACATTGCCACCAACATATAGTGCACCGTTGATACTGGCGCCACCTAAGACTTGTAGTGCGCCGGTGTTGGCACCTGTGGCCGGAGTGGTGTTGGCAAGAATTAATTCACCAGTTTTTATTGTGCCGTAGGCACTACCACTGAATGTGTTGCCAGAAATTTCTGTTCCACGAGCATACCATTCTAGATAACCGGTATTATTGGCACGGACCAGTGCAGCATGACTGTCTACATTATCATAGTAGTGCATTTTGATACCAATGTCTTTGCCGTCGTTCACGGTCCAGGGAGCTAGATTGGCTTGTGTGTGTAAATTTAAAATGCTATCTGTAATGGTTAAATCGCTGTAACCATAGAATGTGGTGTTGCCAATAATGTTTAAATTTGATGTGATAGTAACATTACCGCTACTACTATTGATAAAATTACCAGCTATGGTGATATTTCCCATGGTGATACCGCTGGGGAAATTGCTAATACCTTTGGCTCCCACATAGCGAGCTCCGGTAATGTATATTTTTTTACCTGTTACAGCAGTTGGTACGTTGGTGTCGGGAAAATTTAAAATACCACTTTGATAGTCAAAGAACCAAGTGTCGTTGTTGCCGGATCCATCGCTGAACAACTGTGTACCATAAGTCTGTGGTGCTGCATTGCCGGCCGGTGCAGCATAAACTTGAACCTGATATGTTGCACCAAACTCTGAGCCAATCCAGTCAACTTGATTTGTAAACCAGGTTCTATTGGTTCCACTAACTGAAGTGTCTAACACGCACTCAATGGTGCTTGACAACGAGTCTTGATACAATACCAATACACTAGAATTACTAGCAGGTCTAATGTTGGGAATATTAACCGATTGTTGCCAGATTGTGTCACCACGTGTGAGTAAGGGACTGGCATTGGCCTCGTTGGAGGGGCTTTTGAAGGCACTGGTATCTGTCTTGGCCACACCAGCACCAATCTTTTTATAGAGAAAGTCGACTTTTTGTGCGTCTGTGATAGCCATTAGTTAGTTGCCGCTTCTATAGTTAATGCTGTCAAAGTTTGACCTGAATTTAATCTTACTCTGACATAAATTTCGTTTGTTGCTGTGCTACTGGAACTTACTGTACCAAAGGTTGCAGTCACACTCTTGTTGGTTTGAGCACTATTAAATATTGCCAGGGCACCCAACGCACAGCCGTTACTGCCGTTACCACCGGTGCCGGCTCCAGGTTGTCCAGCTCCAGCATAGGCTGTTCCCATATTGAGCCAGCCGTTTAAGGTTGAGCTGGTGTCTATTGCACTACCAGGAAGTGCTACCCATAGGCCAGCAAGGGTACCTGTGTATTTGATATCAAATTTACTCACAGCAGTACGTGTAAACTTAAATGTGTAGTATTGAGCGCCATGCCGTCCTGTACTGAGATTTGGCCCTACCGGCAAAAATCCCGAAGCATAATTGGTTATGTCATGTTTTAGTGTGGCAGCTACCACTGTGGCACAATTGGCTGTGAGGGTGCCAGTGGTGCTGTTAAATGCAGAGGCACCAGCGGTGTATGTGGGTGTATCTGTCGTGCCTGGGTTTACAATACGCACAGGATTACCAGATCCAGAACCCACACTGGCTGCAATAAACATGCTGGTTTCTTCAATTTGAGTTGCTGTGCCGGTTTTGTAAAGTACCGTGGCGCCCGGAGGGAAATTTTGTGTGCCAGTATTGTAGCTGTTGCTTATGCTGACCGTGGGTCCAAGGGCACTGGATCCAAATCCTGAAATAACATTAGATGTTGTTGTGACCGACAAGGTACCACTGGCCACATACAAGTTGGCCGCCAGTGGTGTAGTTACTCCGGCACTGGCGTAGGTGGTTGTTACAGGTGCTGTTAATGCTCCGCCGGCAGTTCCAGTGGCCATGTTGTCTGACGTTGGATACATGTCACCACTCAATCGATTTACACTATACGATAATGTAAATCCTGCTGAGCTATTTAAATGCGGAATGGTACTGGAATAGGTGACTGTGTTAGAACTTAACGCAATACTAGTGGCACTAAAAGTTGGTGTTCCCGGATTGCTATTATCAAAATACCACCAACGTACATTAGTTGGTACTCCTTGGCTGTGTGTCAAATAAACTTCGTTCCAACCAGGACTTACATTTGATCCTGTGGCATAGGCATTGAAGCTTTCCCAAAACCCGCCTGCATCGCCTGTGATAGCAGCATAATCTTGATCGTTACCTATGACCAACTGTCCGTGAGTGCCGTTTTGTGCACCAAGTGCCATGGCCCGACTGCCCATTAACACACTATTTCTAAAAACACTTACTGTGCCAGAGTCTCCTGGCCCTACAGTGGTCACGTTGCTGGTTGTATATGATGCCGCACGTCTTACGTTGGCTACTGTTGTGCCGGCTGCCACTGTTCTTAAGTTGCCGGTTAGATCAATCTGTGTGAGATTGGCCATGCGGTATGTGCTTAAACTGCTGATTGTAATGGTGCTGGCGCCAGGGAATGTGGGCGGTGCAGGTGGTACCAGTTTGCCCAATACAAAATTTAATTGTGCTATACCATCAGTGACTGATGTTGATGTTGTTAAGGTTACTGCGTTACTGGTCAGTGCCCCAGAACTGTTTGCACCAAGCTCAATGGTATTACCAGTAAAAGTTGTATTACCAGAAATTTCATCCAAAGTGCCAAAGCGTAGATTGCCAGCGCCATCAGTTAAAATTACATTGTATGCTGCGCCGCCTGTGACCACAAGACTTGAAATTGATCCAAACCCAATTCGACCAGTGTTGCTGGTAATTGTGTTGCCAAGAATGGTAAGGTTAGCTAGGCGAACGTTGGCCGGAACATCTAGACCGTACTGCGGTGTGTCTGTGCCAACACCAAGTCTACGATTGGTAACATCAAGATATGCTAAATTTCCATCAAAGGACAAATTGACACCCTGGCGTTCCAGGTTGTCTTTGAGCATTACTCCTGATATTTTACCTATTGCCATTTACGGGCTCCTAGGTAGCATCAGTGCTGTTGAGATTGTATATTACCAATACTGTTTGTCCTGCGTCTCCAACTGCACTTGGTTCAAGATACAATTGATCTGATGCCACGCCTGAACTAAAATGATAGTGTTCCACAGGTCTTTGTTGTACTCCACTGATGAACACCAATATACTAGCTTCTTCCCCAGTGATATAATCACGTGGCGCATTGGCCATGGTAAATTGATTTACAATGCCGCCATCAATTGTGGTAAATGTATCTGTGGTAATTGGTACTTGACCAATTTTGGCCACTGAGTTCCAGGCGCTGTTGTAATAAAATTCAATTTTGCTAGTGGTCTGATTGAATCTAATTTGACCGTCAACTGGACTATCCGGGCCAATGCTGTTGCTGCCAATCGGCAATTGAACAGCATAACTTCCGCCTTCCAGCTGAGTATTTTTAAGATAACGTCCCATGTTAGATACCTAACGTGCTGACAGTAGCAACTATGGCATTACCTGTATTGGCAACGGCCTGTAACATATCGCCTGTGCTTAATATAATTTTTTCTAATTCAAGAATATATGTGTCTCCGGCAGTGACAGTTTTGTTGCTGTATACTGTTGTGTTTGGTCCTGCAGTACTACCAGCTGGTACTAAATGCAACGTAAACGTTGTTGCTGATGCTGATCTGTTGCAAAAATATGTAACTGATACAACGTTTCCGTCTGTACCTGAAGATACATAAATGTTACCTACTGTTGTTCCTAGTGCTGTGCTTTGTATGGCCATTTTTGTTATCCTACAATATGATTGAATAGACTAATGCTCTACTCTTTGTGATTAATTCTTTTCTGTTATTTGCTACACCAATGTTGTTGGTGTACACGCCCGATCCACCCATGGCTGCTGTGTTTGCACGAATCTCTACGTTGGCAATTGTGTCAAATAATGTCTTGCTAGTTATTTCCAAATTGCCACTGATTCTTGGTGCTGGATCCTGAAAGACGTTTCCAATTGCCGAGATTGATCCGCTGGTAATGTTGGCATAAGTTATGCCATCGTTGGTCAACTGCCAACTATCAATGTTTTCGTTGTATCTGATACCAACGTCAGCCAACGATCCACGATCAACTTCAATGCCTGAAAATACTGATGTTACACCGGCACCAATTTCGCCTTTGTTTAGAAGGATAGTGTTGTCAGTGATTTCTGTATCAGTTTTGGTAACTACGCTGGTGTTTCCACCAACCACCATATTTCCTTGCACAAACAAAGTATGTGTGCTTAATGTTACGTTGGCACCGTATGTATCTTTGTTGGTTATTTGGTAATCACCTATGATGCGTTTGGTCAGACTCATTCTAGTATCCTGTTTATAGTGTATTTATGAGCGGTAAAACTTTGTCAAGTTCAAAAAAATAGCAGCCGAAGCTGCTATTCTTATCAATCAAATTTGATTAATGTGTAACTACGTTGGCAAATGTGCTTGTAGCCACTTGAGTCTGATGTCTGTAACGCATTTTGTTATTGGACTGATCATACACATGTTTTGTAGTGATACGACTAGCATAAAAAGCTGTGTTACTTGTGGTGTAACCAGTAATTGTGCATGTGCTTGCTCCACTGGCTGGTGCGGCGTTTGCTGCATCTGCTCCGGCGGCCAATGTGCATACTGTAACACTGGCGTTGCTGTGTGTTGCGCCGTTTACTGCGCCTACTGCGTTAGCGACCAAAAATTGATCTGCACCTTTTTGTCTAACAATGTAAGCATTGGCATGCAATACGCCAGCTGCTGTACGAAATTGAACCTTGATAGTTTTAACACCTGTAGTAGTTACCCACTGTGGGATGCCACCAACACCACCAAAGTAATTTGAAGTTCCTACTGTACTACCAGTGATTCGTTGATCTGATAATGTACCATCTGCTTGCTTGTGAGCAATTTTTAATCCTCTTGCCATTTTGTTTCTCCTATTTTAGCGTTCTAGGCTACTCAAGGTAGGCTTACCTGAGAGTTTCATACGAACAAAGTATTTATCTAATTTGGGTATAAACATATTCGGCCCATAACTGGTGTCCTGCAGGATTGGGATGGCAAGTACTGCCTTTGAGATTGTACGGACTGTCTCCAAGGAATCTCCAGCGTGTGCCCACACGGTCCATGATATCTAAAAACTCAGACTTGCGTTCAGGATTTTGTACAATATATTTTTTTGTTAAAGGGTCAATGCTCATCTGGCCTATAAAAGGCACAGGCTGTTGATAATTGTCAAAATTAAAATTATCTTGTATTACATCGCACCAAGTTTTTTTCAATAGCAAAGGACCGGAAACACCGGGCCAAAAATCTGTAAATGCTCGACCAACGTGTGCCGATACCGCAGGTACGTTTTTAAAATAGGTTTCTAAGTTAAGTAACAGGTATTGTTCCACTTGCCGCAAGAACTGTTCAATGGTGTTGCTAGCTTTCCACATTTGTTGATATGGTTCTTCAACCCGTATTCGACGAGTATACTCTGCTTCGCGGAGGTCTTCAGTTAGTGTTACCACTATATAGATTTTTTTATAATTAGCTTGTTGAATAAATGGTTGCAAATCTTGTAGTTTTTCCAACATCCAATAGTTACTACAGCCCGGCCTGGCTAGATTAACCCAATCAGCATCTAGTAGACGGCTAAGATGTCTGCCTGCTATCTGTTCCTGTCTACAAGGATCGTTACTGGCTTTGTCCCAATCTATTGTGCCTAAATGATCGCCCCAGGTCCACGAATCTCCAACCATGATCAACAAAGTATCTTGTCCTTGGATATCTTCTTCGTACCACTGCCGATAACTGTACACGTTGTCCTGACTCCAGTCTGTGTGCCTGTGATCAATACTTTCTTCAAAACTGAGTGTGTGGTAAAATTTAAACATTGTAAAGTGTTAATATCCTGGTATCATACTTGATAGTGTTAATGCATTCTTGATTGTGTACAAATATTTCTTGATTGTGTTTGTATAACTGTGGCAAATCTTTTGTCATTAATCGTTGAAATTCTTCAGTTAATGCAGTAAATCGCTGTTGTGGATTGGTTATGTTATCAAAACCATAGTCTACACAGTCCGGCATCTTAAACCCCATTTCAACCAGTCTACTGATAGTACCGGGGTTACTAAATGGTAAAATGATATGCCCTTTGATCAACGGCTCAAATGTTTTTTCTGTAATGTGTATAAGGTCGTTGCGTAAAAAATTGCTTTCACAGTAGATGCTGACATAGCTGTCTAAATAAAATGCATTGGGCACAGGCTGAAATGCTCCTATTATGTCACAACCTTCTACAGTAATTCCACGACTACGGTTACTTACATATCCGTCATCAAAGTCTTTGACAAATTCATACAAATTGGTTCTATAGCTGAACTCACGCCCGGTCATACTTAAAAACTTTTTTGCTTTGGGTTGATCAAAATTCAATTTGGGTATTTGATATGCTGCTGGGCCACTGTAATGATGCAGGTATAGGTTATCGTACGGAACTGTTTCTGTATAATAACTGCGATATCGGTTCCACATGAAATCCCAAGGCACAATGTGTACATTGGCTAATTTTAATTTGAGACTTTGATTTGCTGTAAGGTAAACACGATGAGGATGATCAAAGTTACTAACAAACTCACAAAACTTGGTGTGTTCGTAATCGCCAGTGTTGACCAAATCATAAAAAACGACTGTTCGACTTGATTTGGCACGAGTGGTATATGTAGCTAACCATTCTGCGTCATGTGTGTTGTAGTGGTCAACTAGTGGCCAAAATAAAACCTGCGGATCAAACGTGTTAGCGTCGAGTCCGAGCAATTCAAGATGATATGGTAAGTCGTCGCCTTCAATCCCGAGGATATTTTTGATCATAAAATTCTAATAGAAGTTCAGCAATACGCCGGTGGCCTGCAATGTTGGGATGAAACAGCTTGCCCGTAAAATATTCATTTTCTCTTATGTCCGGTAAGTCATATTCTTTGCCGGTTAATGCTCGAGTAATAGTTGTTGGGTAAATTAGATCTTTACGCAACATGTGTCCGTAATTGTCAGTTACCAGTTGATCAAAGTAGCTAAAGAACACGCAATCTATTTCATTGTAAAAACAAAATTGTTGAAATTGAAAAACTGTTTGCACTCCTAAAAATTCATTGTACAGCCCTGACTCCACATACCGATATGTTTGCTGTGCGTAGTCTTGCATGTGCATCACACAGTCTGGCGCTCTACCTGTAAAGTGTATGTTGCTGGTACTGTACGGTGCTTCCGACGTTATGTTTATAAACTCGTTGTCTCGATTGTTGTAACTCAAATACCTAGATGGTGCTGTGAGTCCAATCATGAAAATTAATTTATATTCTTCAAAGTTAGGACGCTGTTTTATAAAATCAAATAGTTGTACTGTGGTGTGTCCAATGCTGCTGGCTGGTACGCCCATGTTTACATATTCTATACCAAGCTGGTCAGCTACGTGCTTGACCCAGGGATCTTCTCTAGGAATATCTAGTTCACTGCCAAATGTCCACGAGTCGCCAAAGGCCACCAATAACTGTTTCTTCATTATTATATTTACATGATAAAAACACAGCCAACAAAAAAGGCTCCGAAGAGCCTTTTTGTTCCTTCCCATCCCTGGGGTGGATATTCCTTTTTACTGGAACGATAGGTTTGATACAGAGATCTCACCAACGTAGTCACCAGCATTACCTAGCGAAGACGCTGTGTTTGTTAACTCTACATAACCATAACGTGTCATAAATGATACGACTGGTTCGAATGTAGATGGATCTAGTACAACACCAGAACTCATCAATGGGATATATGGGCAATAGAACGCAGCTGCATCAGCTTCGCTTGAACCCTTATAACCAACCAATACAGCCTGACTGTCGTTTGCATAACCGTCAACATATACCTTCATTGCACCGTTCAATGTACCAACAAACTTGGTGTTTGTAGGAGCTTCGAATGTACCTTCTGTTGTACGAGCAAAAGCACTTGTTGTAGCACTTTGTAGTACTGTCAAAGCAGCTGGACTTACAACTGCCCAGTTACCAGCACCACGACGTGTACGCTGAGCGATCTTGTTAGCAACACGGTTGACTAGAACTGCCAAAGCGGCATGCTCATCACCAACAAATGTGGCTGTACCAGAAACAGCAGATTGGTCATATGCTTCATCAGTAGCGGCAAGAGCACGTAGGGAACCAAGAATCTCTTGATCGATCTCTACAGTGATTTCTTGTGCTAGGGCAGCCATAATTTCTGCCTCAACATCCAAACCGTGCATAGACTGTGCGTCTTGTGCGGCTTCGAATGTCCAACGAGCACTTAACTTACGTGTTTTAGCTTCTACAACTTGTTTCAAAATCTGAACGTTAATACGGTTACCAGCAACACCTTCTAGTGTACTAGTTGTATTAGCCATACCAGTAGAGTTACTACCAGAGTAAGCTGTTGCAATTTTGAATGGGCTCAATGCTTCGTCACCAGCTGTTGTGCTTGTTGCGTATGCAGATGAATCTGTAACGCTGTCAGCATAACGTACACGTAGTGTATGGATCTGAGCAACTGGACCTGTCATTGGCTGTACACCAACGATTTCGTTGGCGATAACTGTTGGCATTACACGACGGATAACTGGTAGAATTACACGGTTAAGTGTAGCTACGTTACCTGCTTGTGTAGAGCCAGCTGTTGCGTTTTCAGCCAACATTTTGCGTGTATTCTCAAGGATTACACCCATTGTAGTTCTTTTAGAACCATTTAGACCTTCTAACAGGGCTTCTTTTGTTTCGCCCCAACGGCCTTCTAATAATGCTTGTGTCATAATATTCCTCTTTCCTTTTAGGGTTTAATTAAGCCCTGCTAAACGTTTCATTTCAAACACATTGGACATTACGTCTTTTGCTTCTGAAGTTTCAACGGCAGTTTTAGCAGTTTTATCACCAGTTACCACTTGACGACTTTCTGTTAGTACAGCAGCTTTTGGGGCTACTTCTTTAACAGAAGAGTTGTTTAGTACAGCTGGTAGATACTTTTCATATGCGGACTGTAGCTTATCAGTCTGCACACTCTCGAGTAGGTCACGCATGATTGCTGACTTCTCTTTGTTCAAAGGCTTCAACATTTCTGCAAGACGTTCTTTGCGTTCTGTTGATTCTTTGATAATACGAATTTCTGTTTCTTTTGATTCAACCAAAGCTTTCTTATCTTCAATTGCTGATACTGCTTCAGACAATTTCTGAGTTACCATGTCCACTGTGGATTGTAACTCACGGATTTGTTTGTTCTCATTTAAGTGAGTAACAGCAAATTCGCTTGCGAATGCTTCATATAGACGACGACCAAACATGTTCTCGCGAGCAACTTGGATGTCTTCTTTTAGTTGAGTCAGTTCTGACTCTAACGAACTGGTTACGGCCTCTTTAACAGCCTCAGCAGATTGTTTTACGAACTTGGCTTGTAGTTCAGCTAACTTAGCTTTACCTTCAGCAACTAGACGAACCTTAGTTTCCACTACGGCACGCTTGTCTGCTTCAAATTCTTTGATTTCTTCTGCCAATGCACGGATTGTAAACTGTTCAAGTTTGCTGATAGCATTCTCGTAAGTTTTACGATCTGCACGTAGTTCTTTGATTTCTTCAGCTAGTTTACTAACTAAGAAATTGTCAAACTTACTTGCACTTTCAACCATTTGCTTTTTGAATGCAACACGGTCTTCGGCTAATTGTTGTTTTTCGTCTGCAAACTCTTGTAGTTCAGCAGTGAGAGACTCTGTTACCATTTTGTCTAGAGCTTCAACCATTACTGCTTTGTCATGTTGATAACGTTGAGCAAATTCCTCGCGTAATTCTGCACGAACTTGTTCTTTGGCTTCAGTGATGCGTGATTCCCAAGCTTCAGCAATAGCTGTCTTAGTCTCTTCATTAATGATTCCGTTATCCAACAATGGTTTGATAGCATCTAACATTGGATATTTCTCCTATAGTTTTAAATCTTTGATCAAGGCTGCAATGCCTTCTTTCAGGTACTTCTGTACTTTTTGATCTTGAGCGGCTTCACGTGCCGTTTCAAATACCTTGGCGCCACCACGCATATTCATCAAGCCTTCATAGATGGCTTTTGGATAAGCATGAGGAGCACTAGGTTGTGCTACGATGTCTACGGTAATGATTTCAAAATCACTAACGTGTCCACTTCCTTCATTGACATTGCCAGATCCACGTGACGAAACACCTAGCTTGACACCAGAGGTTATCATGGCTTCTACTAGTTGTCCCATTGGGGTTGGCAATACCTTTAATTTACCACGTCCTGTTGGACCATCCATCCACATCTTTTCAATCATGTGGCTTACGCGGTCTAGGTTAATCTTTAAATCATCTGGATGATCTACTTCACCCAAGACTGAGTAACCTTCATTGATTTGTTTGTTGATGGTATTAACAGCTTTTTCTATTTCATGGACAGGGTATACTCGTTCATTGGCGTTTTTTACTCCGCCTTCGATGAATATACCCTCCATTTTTAGAGATTTCTTACCATTCTCGTCAACGGACTCAACAATCAAGCCCGCCCGATCAAATGTAAGATTCTCTTTTAGGTACAAAGCCATTTGTAGTTCCTAATTATTTACGAACTGGGCTCTTGTCGTTTGTAGGTACGCTACCATCGGTAGTTTGACCTTCGCCTGACTTGGCTGCTTCTTTAGTTTTAAACGAGTTACCAGCTTTTCCACCTGGAACATTGATGTTACCAGATTTGATTTCTTGTGGCTTGTCTGAACTTGGAGCACTTGTGCCGTCTGGGTTGCTTTCGCCGCCCTTGGTCTTAACTGCTGTACCACCAAAGTCGGCACCGGGACCAGTTACAGACTTGGTGTTTACACTTGTCTTTTTACCAGATCCAGCGACTGCATCGCCTTCGGCTGCATCGCCAGCACCACCGTAGATATCACCAATACGGTCTACATACTCACGCATTAGTTCAGAAGTAGATAGCTTACGGGAATTGTTACGTGATTCCTTGGCTTCTTCTTTTTTATCTTCTTTGTTGTCTTCTTCGTCGTCGTCGCAATTTTCTTCATCGGACTCTTCGGCTTCCATCATGCCCATTTCAGCCATTTTTGGCTCTTCGGCACCCATGTCGTCCATTGCTGGCATTTCTGCCGACATTTCGTCTGATCCAGTGTCGCCCATGATTTCGTCAAACTTGGCTAATAGCTCGTCCAACTTGGCATCAATGTTCATGATTTTGTCGTCTTCGGCTTCTTCGTCGTGTCCTGCGTCATCAGCTGGAAAATCACCACTTACTTCACTATCATCTTCACCGTCTTGGTCAAGGTCAAATTCTTGTTCGCCTTCTTCATCGGCTTCGCCCACTGCTTCCTCGTCAGCTAGTTGATTTGTTAGTTCTTCAACTTGCTCACCAGCAACAGGTCCGCCCATGTTTTCTTCGACTTGCTCTTCGTCCATAATGGACTCATAGATGTCACGGCTTTTTTCTACTACGATTGTGTGAAACAAATCACGTGCTTTTTGATCTTCATCGTTAATGATGTATTCAATTAATTTTTCAAACTTGTTCATAAGAACTCCTTATATTAAATGGCTTGTATATTATTTACAAATATACGCAGTTTTTGGGGTTAAATGGGTAGTTTTTGAAGGATATTGACGGAATAATTATATTCCGAGTGCGCCGCCACCAGGTTCTGCAGGTGGTTGGTACTGTTTTGCCACTGCTTCTAGCTTTTTCTCATGCTCGAGTTTACGTACATCATGAGCTTGTCTTAGCTGGTTTAGGTGTGATAGAGTCAAGCGAGTTTTGCGGCTGTCCGACATTTTAAGCGTACTTTGGTCCGCTTTTTCATCGTGATAACCATGGGGTGCTGGATCAAATAGTTCGCTAATAATCATAATACTATTTAACCTTTTATCTGTTAAAGTGCTGGCTGTGCGCCAGCTTGACTAGGTGCGCCTGGGGTGGCGGCGCCTAAATCGGGACCACCGGGTGCGGCACCTGGTGCTACTTCAGGCCCTAGGCCTTCTAGATCGTTTTGTAGACCGCCCGGGCTGATGCCCACACTACGTAGACCTGGAGCTTCTGGCTGTGCCAATTCGGCGTCACCACGTTCTTCTGCCCATGCTGTTTCGTTTTCGCTGATCTCTTGTTCAGTCATGCCCAAGTAACGCTTCATCAACCAACGCTTGCTGAGATACGGATACTGTTCTAGCTGTGTAAATGTGCCAATACGTGCAGCATCAATGTCAGCTTGACGATATTGAGCAAAGTTCTGTGGTTCATTGAAGCTTAAATCAAACAAGCTACCGTCAATGTTAAAGCCACGCCAACGCATAAACAGTTTGAATTCACTGTCCAGCTTGTCAGCAATCATGCTTTGTAAACGTTGGCAATACTGATTGAAACGCCATTCTTGTATCAGTGCTGTGCCCACACGTCCGTCTGTGTAGGCTGCTGTACCGTCTTCGGCTGTGGTGGGCAAATAACTGCTGGGAATACGCAGGCCACGGAACAGCTTGTTGGTAAAGAATCGTAAGTCTGTGATTTCGCCCAGGTTTTGACCACCCGGTAGCACGTCTACACTACTTCCACGACCGTCTGCTGTGGTTGGGAAGAAGTAGTCTTCGTTGGTGCTTAGTGGATTGTATGTGGCATCCATCATGTTGGCGCCGCCACCACTTTGTGTGGGAATACGACGCTGATGTATTTCGTTTTTGATACGTTCCACAAAGGCCATGGCCATGTGTGTGGGCATGTTACCCACGTCAATCTTGAAGATTCTGCGTTCTGGAGCACGTTGCACACGATAGATAATGATTGAATCTTCAAGCAGTTCTTTCTGCTTAAACACTTTAAAAATGTTTTCTAATACTGAGTTACCAAATGGCCAGTATACGTCCAAGCCTTCAGTTAGGCTGATATGCACCACATGTTCAGCGTTGAGAGCAGCTTCGTTTTGAGCATGACTGAAGCGTGAGCCACCACCAAATGGGCTTTGTGGTTGTGTGTAACTGCCGGATGGACCACCCACTTGCGGATGATTCATATAAGTGTCTGTGGTGGCCACTGCTGTCACAGTTAGATTTTGGAAGTTGGGGTTTAGATCTTTAATCAAGTATTGCTCGGGCTTTTTGCCTTCGCCTTCGTTCACAATAACCTTGGTAACTTTTGACATTTCTGTCCAGTACAGCTTGAAGTTTTCTGGATCACGTATAAACACTTGATCGCCGTACTTAAATGTGTTGCGAACAATTTTAAAAACACGCTTGTTCAGTTCGTTTAAGCTGACCCACTGCTGTAGTTGTTCTTTGATGATTTTTACTTCGTTGTCCGACGGAGTTTCTTTGTACTTGATAGTGAATGCTGTGTGGTTTTCTTGATTCTTTTGAGTACAAAACTCAGCTAGAATGTCCAGTGCGGCATTGACTTCTGAGTCCATGTCCATTTGCTCATACTGATTGTAGCGTTCAACACGGTTAGGTTGTCCGGTATAAACTTCTGGTAACTGACTTTGATAGTTGCGGAAACCTGGATCTGGAGCACGTCCAGCACCCAAAGGGCTTACATTGCTTGGTAAGTTACTAGTCTTAAAATATTTTTTCCAACCGGCCATATATGTTCTCTCGTATGCTATATTTATAGCTGGTTACGCTGTAGCGTTGAAGATTTTTTCCGAAGTGTCTCTGTGGTCTTTCATAACCGAAATCATTTGATCCAATCGTTCGATCATTTCGTCCATTCCAGGTAAACGTCCGTTTTTGAGTGGTGCAATTACTTCGCTGGCGCCGCCTTCGGCTACTTTTACGTTGACACCGCCTGTGGTGGCTGGAACAACTGCACCTTGTGCAGCTGCCACTTCAGCGTGTAAGTGTGGACCCCAGTCTTTTGCTTTCTCAGGATTGGCCGGTTTTATGCTTTCATCTAATACTCGGCTAAATCCACCCATGCTTCTTAATTTGGCCACTACCTCAGGATATTGTTTTAAATCATTTAGTACTAGATCAAATGCACGACCACTGCCGTGAGCAGGACTATCGTCTATGCCGCGATCTTTAAAACCGCTAAAATGTTTGTAATTTCCACCCAGCATGGTATGAACCTGTTGGGCCAACTCCATAATTGTTGCGTTGCCTTGTTGCTCTTCTCTGTCAAATCCAGGTTTAATTTTGAGGCCATTGGCCGACACGGTGCCTCTACTAGGCGAAGTTGGCGCCTGAGAGATAGGATTCCCCCTAAAGTCCTTTTTTAACTCCGAGCCGGGCGTCCCGGGGGCCGGAGCCTGCGGTGCCATTACTGGTTTTCCGTTTGCTCCAGGGGTAGTTGGCGGAGTATTAATGTTAATTCCTGCATCTCGTAATTGTTTGTCTATACCTTTGATAATTTCTGGTATAAATGCAGCAAACTTTGTAATGGCGCCAGTTAGTTTGTCCTGTATCTGTATCCGCAAATCCTGCATTTCTTTAGCGGCTTTGGCTGTTGCAACACTGAGATCATCGGTATTCGTTTTTTGATCTTTGGCTGTTTCTGTGGCTGTCTTGGTACCATCAATTTGAGTCTTTTTAAACAGTTCATTGAATGCCGTTAGTACCGCTGTTTCTTCAGCATTTTTACCTATCAGTGCAGTTGATATACCCAGGGCTTTGTTAAAATCTTTATTGCTTTCAAATGCTGTTTTTCCTAATTCAATTTGATTTGACTGGAACCTTTTAGTGGCTTCAGCACCCGACAATGTGCTGTCATTTGCGTTTATGAGAGATCGTCTGAACAGTTCTAGTGCTTCTCTGTTGTTGTAAATTGCTGCGGCTGCTGCTGGATCAGTAATGGCTGCGCCATTGGTTAAAAAGAATTGTTGGAAAGGTTTCTTTAAACTTTCCGGCAAACTCATTATTGTGTTTTCAAATCTTGTTCTAGCTTCTGTGTCGCCGGCAAGTTCCATTTCTCGTATTTTTTGATCTACTGCCAATTGGGTGCTAGCGTCTCTGGCTCGTGCCTGTGCTTTTTTAGCGTCTTCGCCGGTGAAGGCTGTGATTATCCTAAGGTTGGTTAGGTATGCGTCAGTTTCCTTGGCCAGGTTAGCATAGTCTGTGCGTTGTCCACGACCCGATGCTGCTTGCAACGCCATGTACTGTGCTGTACCATCGGCTATGTCTTCAATGCTATAGCCCAGTTTAATCAATCCAGTTTGGTATACTCCCATTTGCTTGTTGATCTGAGCAAAGCGTTGTGCACCGCCACCAACAGTACCGCCAAACATGGCAAATGTGGCAGCGTTTTCTGCTGTGACCTTAGCAAACTGTTCTTGGGTAAGCCCTGCTTCAGTTGCAGATCTACGCATTTCGCCCATGCCTTGACTGAACAAGGCGCCTGCTGCACTAGCGGCAGCAAAATTCTTGGTTGTATTTTCTAGCTCTCTAACAGCAACATTGATACCAAACTTGGCTAAGTCTGAGAATTTTTCACTAAGGAATGTGGCTACAGTAGCAATACCCTGTAAGGCTAGCCCAGCAGCAATACCTTTGGGACCAAGGAACATGAGACCGGCGCCAGCCACATTGGCTGCACCAGCAAATCCTTTTACTGTTTGATTGGTAGCATCAATGCCAGCAACAGCAATATCTCCGGCTGTTTGGAACGCACTGGCATTGCTTTGGTAGCTGTTAATAACGCTCTTGGTAATACTGACACCAGCTGATGCTAGACCGCCGGCTAGTGCCATGGCGCCGTCTACTATCAATCTATTGTACTGTGCCGATTTTGCTTGACGCTCTTTGCTTTCGAGCTGTCTAGTCAATGCCGCTTTTTGTTCTACGTCAGTAGTGTTTTCAATGGACTCACGCAGGCTTTCCAACGCTGGACCAATGTCTACTAGACGCTTTTTACCTGTGTCTAATTCTTTGTTTAATTTCTTGAGTTTGTCTTCGGCACTTTTGTTACGATCAATTAAGTCGTCAAGCACGTCCGTGAGCTGTTTAGCACTTTTGATTGAACTGTCGCGAGCTTCGGTTTCTCGACGTATTGATTCTTCGTTATTATCTGCCATGGTTTTTTACCGGTAAATATGTGTACATTCAATTATATTTATGGGATAAAAATCATGGATCAAAAACCAGCAAACCCGCTGTCCAAACACTTTAGACAGCCAGCAATTTATATGAAGTTACCTAGTGAGGGGAGATTTTGGCCCCAAGGCACTATAGAATTACCCGCATCCGGGGAAATTCCTGTGTATCCAATGACAGCTCGCGACGAAATTACCATTCGTACTCCGGACGCATTGTTAAACGGTCAGGGCGTAATTGACGTCATACACAGTTGTTGCCCCAACATCAAAGATGCATGGAAAATGCCCAGCGTGGACTCTGACGCACTATTGCTAAACATTAGAATTGCCAGCTACGGCAACGAAATGGAGTTTAATACTGTTTGCCCACATTGCCGAGAAGAAAGCGATTTTGGTTTGAACTTGGGTACACTAACTGCGGGTTTAGCATGCCCAGACTACAATAGCCTGCTTGATGTTGACAATTTAAAAATCAAAATCAAACCACAGACCTATTACGAAGTAAATCATGCCAATCAAATCAGCTTTACTGAGCAACAGATCCTACGCACAGTCAACGATGACAACATTTCAGATGATGAGAAAAAAGCCACCACAGATGCGTACCTGGCCAAACTGATTGATTTGAACATACAGATCTGTGCCAACAGCACAGAAAGTATTACCACAGAAGAAGGTGTTGTGGTAACCGACCCAGCTTTTATCAAAGAGTTTTATGATGAAGCTGATTTTAAAGTCATGCGTAAGATACAGGACCGACTCAAAGAACTAGGTGCACAAGCTGAACTCAAACCCATAGACTTTAAATGTGCCAGTTGTGAGAAGGAGTACAAGGTTCCACTAACGTTTGATTACGCTAATTTTTTCGCCTAAGGCTTTTGACTTTAAACAACGAGCAAGTGGTCCAATATTTAGAAACTTTGGACAAAGAGACAAAAGCCGTAAAGAAAGAAGCTCTTAGATTTTGCTGGTACTTGCGTGGCGGTTTAACCTATGAGGAAGCTATTATGCTGAGCCAACTAGAACGTCAGCTTATAGGTGAGATAATTAAAGATAATATGGAAACTACTAAAGAATCGGGATTACCATTCTTCTAACACATTTAAGATTAGCTACGCTAATCTATTGATTTCGCTTTGCTCATCAATGTTTTTCTTCTTTGTTGTTTTTACGTATTATCCAGATTAATTGGTCACAATTCACCGTATGCACGGTGAACATGATTGAGCATTATCCGAGTAGCACAGTCATTTATTATAAAGAGATTGTAGTTTCCTACGCAGAGGCGGTTGACCGGTACCCCTTACTCTAGCTTCACATATCAACGGAACCCTAGTGACCCGATAATAAATCCAAGTCCTATAAGCTGGGGTTGGCTTTTTCACAGAGCCCCGACCATTTTTTGCCTTAAGTTAGCATTTGCCTTGCACACCCGAGCACATCTATAATGGGTATCTCACCATTACGCAACGGGAGTCGAGCTACCTCGACCAAACAGAGTGCGATTCCATAATAAGAGTATAACTTTGTGTTTATTGCAGAATGACTTTGAGTCAGGTATGCTAAATCTTGTTGATAATATGTGAGCCATGTACACGGACCTGTATGTGTCCGTTATAATAATCTGTAGTTTCTAAAACTCTGCGAGCAAATTGTTCTCTCGCCTCAATGTAACTGCATTCAGATTTACTTTTACAGTAGTATAGTATTTCTCTACTGAAATTGTCAACACCCAATGCAATCACATCTTTTGTTAATTCAGGACTGGAGCCATAGTATGTCTGCCAATCTGAATCAATTTTACCACGAATCTTCTTGCGTTTCTTTTTACCATTTTTCAACTTGACCATTCGGTAAGTGGTCTTGCTAAATTTTGCTAATTTTTTGCCAATATACTTCCTACCGGTCAGTTTGTTTGTTATTAGGTAAACAAAACCAACACAGTCTTCGGGTAGAGTTTCTACTAGTGATTGTTCGTAAAGCCATGTCATGCATAGTAGTTATCTCTTTGTTACCAATTTGTAGCATAGTCTTGATTTACCACTGCTTTTGCACACTTGGTTTGACACTCTTGCCAGCGAAATTGTTTAAACTCTGATTCCCAAAATGGATCTGCTACTACTTCTGCCAATGTGCGTTGCTTTAAATCAAACTGATTGGCCAACTCCTGCCATTCTGTGTTGTGGCTGTATCTATTGGCCACCCAACAGCACGGAAACAATCTACCCTGTGCATCTATATATAAACCTTTGTTTCCTATTTCACACAAGGGCACAATCTCTGTGTTGTCCTTGACTTGATTGTACAAATCAACATTAATCTTGTGTTCAGTGTACGTGATTTTTTGTGTAAGAGCAATGACTTCTCGTTCAAATCGTTTTGTCTTGCTAACATATTTGTTGCTGGGCTCTAATACATCGTTGATTCCGTATCCAGGATATATACTGCCAAACTTGGTACTCTTAGTAATCTGGAACACGTCCATACCTAATTGCTGAGCCATTGACTGCATACGATCAAGGTGATCTTCGTTGAACTTGAATGCAATGGCAGCCCAAACCAATCTACATGCCGAAGTACGACGTAGGCCCACAATACCTTTGATGATACTATCAAAGTCGCTATTGACACGATACAAGTTATTGCTGGCATTGTCCCAGCCATCTATACTAAAGTGTACAGTATCTGTATCGTCTAGCACACTACCTAGCTCACTCCACCACGTTTCTCGTTTGTGCGATCCATTGGTAATAACGACAATTTCTACAGGTTTAACGCTTTTAATATACTCTATTACAGGAACAAGATCGTGTGCATATACGGGATCGCCGTCGTCACCGCAGAATGTAATCTTTTCTACATTGGATAAAATAAATTCTGGTGTAAAGTTACGTTTAAAAAACTCTAAATCTAATTCTGTGTTAACTAACCCTGCAGGTACTTCTTGTCTAGCACAGCGAGGACAACGCAAGGTACACTTTGAGCTTATTTCAATGTGAAAGTGCCAAGTGGCTAACATAATTCTACCTCACGTTGCCATTGGTTAGTAAAACTGTTATTGACACCAGAACAGGTAGCACGACAAGTAGGATGTGGATTGCTTGCCCATGTTGCTTGTGCTTGTTCTAAGGTAACAAAATCTGTTTGTGTACTACCTAACCAACAGCATGGACTTGCTCGTCCCTGTGCATCTATATAAACGCTTTGATCTTTTATTGCGATACATTGAATATCGCCAGACTCTTGCACAGGATTTTGCCAGCCCACAGGAAACTCTAATCCGTTAATATATGGTCGCTTGCTGATCTTGGCACGAAACCATTTAAAGCCCATGTCACGTGCCAGTTGTTCGCAAGCATCAACTTGATGTTCGTTGTGCTTATACACCAGCATATCCCAGTGAGCACTTCCGCCTGCATCAATGAACGCTTGAGTATTAAACATAACACTATTCCAATTTACATTTTTTCTGTATATATGATTGGTATCTTCTAAGCCGTCTATGCTAAAAACAACGTAGTCCTGTGGACGATTAAATCTTTGTCCAATTTGATTCCACCACCACTGCCCACGAATACCACCGTTGGTATTCATACCCAATGTAATAGCAGGATTAATTTTTCTAAAGTAATCATAAATCTCTAATGTATGTAATCCAGCAGCAGGATCACCGTAGTTGCCGCACATGAACATTTTATCTAGATTGGCAATATCGTTATCTGACAAGTGTTGTTGCACTTGTTCTACAGTTAAATGATGCTTTGTTGCTTTATTAAATTCAGTGTCAGTTTCGCGAGCACATAACGGACAAGCGGCCTGACATACATCAGTGGATTCAATGTGTACAACTTTATACAATATCTACATCCGTATTGTAACTGGTATAGCCATTTTCTTTGACCACGTGTAGTGTATTATTGACACGACCTGCCAATTCATCCTTGTGCGACACCAACCAAATACTTTTGTTGGCTTCGCGACTCATCTTTTTCAGGATAGCCAGGCTGTTTTCAACACCCGAACTATCCATACCGCTGTCTACTAACTCGTCAATGAACAACAAGTTAATGGGTTGATACAAACTTTCCCAAACATCGCGGAAGCTCCAGCTCAAGGATAAAATCAAGCGATTGCGTTCTCCGCGACTTAGATTGTCAAAGTCCAAATCTCTACCCAACTCTGTAATGGCTACAGTCAAATCGTTGTTGAACTTGACTGTGTGTGGTAAGCCGATACGGTCCAGGTATTGTCCCAAGCGGGCATTTAAATAACTTAAATTCTGATCGATAATACGTTTACGAATAAATGAATCTTTGTTGGTCAGCAGTTTGAGCAAGAACTCTTGATGTTCTCTAAGGTTGTTTAGTTCGTTAATCACATCAAAACTGACTTCTTCTACACCTTGTGTTTGCATTTCTGCTATTTGTTCGGCATACGGGTCTTGTTCAACTGACTTGGTTTCCAGTTGCCGAATCAAGTTATCAACCGTGGCTTGATGATGAATAGCATCCGACTCTCGATCGTAAAATGTTTCAGGGCGTGGTCCTAGCTTGCCCAACCCATCGTGAGCTGACTGTAATTCACCCAGAGTGGCAGTAAAGGCATCCGCTGCTTCCTTTGCTCCAGCCAAGTCTCTCTGCTTGAGTCCCAGTACTGATTGGTGCTTCTCGTCATGGAAATCCTGTCCACAGGTATGGCACGTATGATTTTCCAACGAAACAAGTTCTGCTGATATCTTGCCAATCGTTTTTTCCTCACGGGAAAGGTCCAGTTTTGTGCGACCAATCGCCGACGATAGTTCATTGATATCCTTTCTGGTTTGATCCCATGTCTTGAACGTTTGGTGTGCCTGAATCTCGGCCTGGATATCAATTTTCTGAAGCTCTTCGATTCCTGTCTGTAATTTCTGTATATCTTCTGCATGTTTGTCTGCCCACAATTTTTGTCTGCGTTTCAGCGACTCAATCTGTTCTTCAATACGTTTATTAGCATCGCCTACAGCTTTGATACGAAACTCTTCTTGTGTGATAGCATCTTTGGTTGCTTTGCCAGCTTCCTTTAGCTTGTCTGCTTTTTCACTCAGCAATGTAATACCAAGTAACTGCTCAATGATGGTACGCTGATCATTGGCTTTGAGTGCCAGGAATGGTTCTGTGTAAGTGTTTAGTGCCACAATATGCTTGAACATGTCGTGACTCATGCCCAGCATACGTTCTATTTCTTGTTGCGTTTCTCGGCTGTCGCCTTGTGCATCGTCGGTAATTTCTTGTTCGCTGTCGCCAACAAAAAATTTCATAGTGTTGGGTTTACGTCCACGTTCTATTCGGTAGCTGACGCCTTCCTTTTCAAAATCAATGGTGACCATCATGTTCTTGGCATTGGTCTTGTTGATTAGATTGTCTTTTTTGATGTTTGTTAATGCGTTGCCGTATAGAGCATAGCTCAAGGCATTGATAATAGTGGTCTTGCCTGTGCCATTTCTAGCACCAGAATCATCGCCACCCAAGTCTAAGTTTTCACCTAGCACAAGAGTCAAGTCTTGTCGATCAAAGTTAACTGCCTGTGTGGTGTTACCCACACTCATAAAGTTTTTAACAGTGAGGTCTTTTATTTTAAACATAGTTAGGTATTGTAACACATAAGTGTGATAGAATCAATTTCTTTTGGATTATATTTTTTGTGAATGTAATCCAAGTCGTTTTTAATAGAAGCCACATTGGATATTACAACAATAAAAAAATGTGGAATGTCCTTGTGCTGTATGTATTTTTGCAAGGTGATTAAAATATCATATGGTTCGTCGCTGTACGATTTCTTAAGTGTAGCAGGCGCAACAAACACTATACGTTCATTGTCATCAAATTGGTCTTTGTGACACATTTTAATTTTTGTGTACAAGTGTCCTTCTGGCAATTGATCATATTCTTGCAAATCAACAAAGTCGACAATTTGATATTGAGCATGTAATTGTTGCTTGATACTGTCCAGTGTCATAAGTTTCTGTAAATATCCAACAACAAGTTTTTATTAAACTGTTCACTGTCAATGTTGCTTAATTGTCCGTATACAATTTGATCCACTGACTCGAATGCTATGTTACCTTGTATTTCATATTCAGTCAAGTCTGTGACTTTGGCAGGGATAAGTGTAATCTCACGTAGCTTATACGTGTCAATAAAAGTTTCTTTGATAAAGGTAGCTTCTTCGTAGCTGATATCAATGTCCAAGTTAACTCTAACGTGCATATTGGGTTTGAGCATGACCTCAGTGTGTTTGAGCACATCACTCAGTTGGAACACACGATACATGGGCTGATCGGGCCAGGCATGATATACCGGAGGTTTATCCCATTCTAACACCATCATGCCACGGTCGTCGTCGCCAGCATCGGCATAGTTGTGTGGGAAACAGTTGCCCAAATAGGTGATGTTGCCTTTGGTTTGTCGTTTGTGGAAGTGCCCACTGAACACATGTTCAAATCCTTTTAAGTCGTTTTTGGGATCAACTTCACCATGATCAGGCATGGCCACCATGGCATTCATCAGGTAGCCGGGCAACTCAAAATGCCCAAACATGTACTTGCCTTTTAGTTTCTTTAAGCGTTTAAAATCGTCGCCCACTAGCCACGGAGCAATAGTAACATCGCCATGAGTAGTCCAGTCGTTACAAATGTGTATTCTATTAAGGTGCTTTGCCCATTCCACACTCTGTACATCTCGCTTGTCGCGATAATACAAATCGTGATTTCCAGGAATAAAGAAAGTTTGTTCGAAGTTTTCATTCAAGTGCTCCAGGGCACGTAGACTATAGCCCAATGTGAGAATATTGATTGATGCACGATTGTTGTGCCAGTCACCCAAGAACATGCAAGTTTCGCAACCTTCTTCCTTGGCTTTGGCAGTGGCCCATTTAACAAAGTTCAAACAGTCCTCATTGTGTAAGGTACTGTTTGATTTTAACCCAAAGTGTATGTCTGTAAAGACAGCGGCTCGTTTGAATAGATTAGTCATAACACTTAGTATAGACTAATTAATGGAAAAGATCAAACGTTAATTTGTTCAATCATCGTAACCGCCATCGCTACCACCACTTGTTGCAGAAATTTTCATTCCCTGGCGTGTGTAACTAGGAGTCAAGTTGTTCATTTCTAAAATATCATCGCGTAAGTTTTGATTACGTTTTTCAATATTAAGCACTCTGGTAAATGAATTGGTAATGGCGGCTGTGTAGTAAGCAAATGGATTTTGACTTTTTGCTTCGTCAAATTGAAGTCCAATTTGACTTAATTGTAGTAATGCTTGACTACGCATTTCGTCATTGTATGTGTAGCCACGCCAGTTTGAGCGTGTGGCATAGCGTTCACACAGTTTGATAAACATGTGAGCCAACTTGGGAGTCATTTTGCCGTGTTCGCGATTGAATGCGCCTTTTTCTAAATCGCCCTTCCAGTGGCTTTTGCCCACGCACACAGGCTCGCCAGCTTCGTCAACCTTGTAGTGTTGAAACGGTGGGAAATTACATTTGACATATTTGGTGTTGCCAATCAAGTCCAAATCATCATCGTCGTACTCACTGCGTGGCACAGCACCTTCTTCCTCTTCCAGAGCCTTGACAGCAGCCTTACGTGACTTTACATCATCCACAGGAATATGATCCCAGGTCATGATACGAAAAACCACATCGGTATCTTTGACGTCTTTGAGTTTGACTTCAAATTCATCTAATTTGCGTTTGGTACCGTCCGCCATGGCCGCTTCCAGGGCTAATTTGGCCAATCTAACGCATCGCTCTTTGCGAGCCAACATTATGTTCTTTTTGTTTATTTTGCCCACGTCCGGAAGTATTAAATCGTAAGCATGATATTCTGGATCTGTAAATGTGCAATAGGTTGTTTTGCTTTTGTGAATCTCTTTTAGAATGTCTTTGTTGTTAAGATAATTATGGCGCACCTGTATTTCCTTTAAAGTTAGCACATACTAACATATTTACTGGTCCAGGTCAACCTAATTTTGAAAAATACCAAAAACATTATCTACGCCGTTATTGATATCTATAAATACTGTATAACCAGGAATCATAATGCCAGTTTTATCCAACGCACAATTACAAGGAAGCCCTGCTAACGGCTCGCAGTCGATTGGCGCCCAATTGGGACAAAGCATCAACAACGGATTGTTGGGTGCCGTGGGGCTAGCACCCAATGGCATGAGCGGCCGACAAAATGTAGCTGACATGTTTAGATACAGTAGCAGAACAACAGGACCAGCTCCTAGATTTGTTTACCCGGCATTTCCCAGCGCCAGTGCTGATTGGCGTGTGCGTGTGAGTCTAGCACCAAACAGCAAGTATTTTTATAATGATCCGCAAGGCAATGCTCTATTGAGTCCGCTAATAGAATCCGGCGGCGGTTCTGACAACAGCATTGGTTCGGCAATTGGGCAGTTAACCGGCCTGGGCGGAACAAAAAGAGTGGGTGTGGTGTTTCCCTATACTCCAACAATAACTGTACAACATACTGCCAGCTACACTCCACAGAAATTGACACACAGCAACTATGCTCAGTATTTTTATGACAACAGTGAAGTTAGTGCAATAACACTCACAACAGATTTTACTGTGCAAAACATCAACGAAGGCCAATACTTGTTGGCTGCTATCTATTTCTTTAGAAGCTGTACCAAAATGTTCTTTGGTGCAGGGCCCAATGCAGGCAATCCTCCGCCAATTGTTTATTTGAACGGGTATGGACAATACTACTTGCCAAACGTGCCTTGTGTGGTAACTAGCTTTAGTCATACCATGCCAGCAGATGTAGACTATGTGGACATTCCTGAACCCAGTGTCACTCGCGGCGGCATGGGCCTGAATCCTAGACTAAACAGCACTCGCTTGCCTACTACCAGTCAGATGACATTGATGCTACAGCCAGTGTACAGTCGTTATGCACAAAGTCAAGGATTCAGCCTAGAAGACTTTGCTCGTGGTGCGTTGATCAATCCGGTCAGAGGCAACAATCCTGCCACAGCATTTGGTGCCACACAGCCAACAAAGCATGTCAACAACACCGTTAAAAATGGTGGCTTCCTATAATGGCAACCTATTCACGCACTAGTCCATATGCTGGAACACAAACTTGGGGCAAGTTCCTAGACGTGTGGCCAGGTAAGACTATTTCTGCTAACATGACAGATGCGGTATATCAAATTGACCAAATATACAATCTGCGACCAGACCTATTGGCCAACGACATGTATCAAGACAGCAGTCTATGGTGGGTATTTGCTATACGCAATCCTGACGTATTAAAAGATCCTTTACTGAATTTTACAACAGGCACAATTATTTACGTTCCTACCAAAACAGTTATTCAACAGCAAATACTAGGCATTTAACAATGGCTATCAAACGTCAAGCAGAAACTGCTGCAATCGTCAATCCTTTACATCGATTCGCATCTTACACCTACTCCTGGAGTCTATGGTGGTTAGATCCCAAAGATTATAATGAGCTCATGAATTCATTGGGACCAGAAGAAGCACTGAACTGGAAACCTTCTAAGAAAAGTTTTGTTGTGGCCCAAGATGGCGGCCGCTATCCCAATGATAGACAGCCCGGAACCATTGGATTAAATTATCACATACAAAATGTGCAGTTTGATACTGTGGTGGCACCAAACAAAACCAGTAGAAGCAGTAACACAGTTCGTGGTTCACTGACTATATTAGAACCATATGGTGTGACTTTGATCGATTCATTGGTTGCAGCATCCTTTGACGGAACAACATTCAATAACTATTGCGAAAATCCATACATGTTGCAATTGGAATTTTTTGGTTACGACGACAATGGTGAGCAAATCCCCAAAGGTCGTTCGGACATTACCACTTATAACAAGCGTTTTCCTATCAGAATATTGACCATGAAGCTTGAGGTTACCACACGCGGTACAGAATACAAGATAGATTTTGTGCCCAGTGGCGGTATGGCACACCAATCAACCACATATAGTGTCACACCCGAACAGTTTAATATTACTGCCGGCACCGTCGAGGAATTTTTCAACGGACCGGCCGGTCTGGCAAAACAGTGGCAAGAATTTTGTAACTTAAAAGTAAGGCAAAAACAAGCAATTCTAGCCGACGGAATCTTTTTTAAAATCGACCCCAAGATTGCCGAATCTAAAATAGTTAATGAAACCAAAGTATCGCTAGCCAAGGCCAACCCCAAAGTCAAGCAAATAGATTTAAAAAATTCAACATTTGATATTCCTCGCGGAACTCCGATACTGGATATCATTACCAAGGTAATGGCCCATAGCGATTTTTTAATACGAGAACAGTTGGGCTTAGAAGCCACTCTTAACGAAAATCCCGACCTTCTTGACCCAACAAAGGTGTTTAATGCTTTTAAAACTACAACAAAATTAGAATATGGTGGTGTGGATTTTGCGGGACAACGCCATGGTCCCGCCATTGATATAATCACCAATCTGTACCCTAAACTTGTAACTTATAATATACATCAGTATGCCATATGGAACGCCAAACATCCGGCAGCAACGCAGCTGGCCAACAGCTATCCCTACACAACCAAATACTACAATTACATTTATACTGGCTTGAATACAGATATCATTGACCTTAAAATAAATTTTGACAGCACCTATTACACCGCAATTTTGGCATTTACTAGTGCCAAGGCTGCCGAAGATTCAACCAGAGATACTGACGTAGCTGTTGCAAATAATACTGCTGTGGGAGACAATGCAAGAGTCGCACTAAATCCAACAATTTTTACAAAAATGTTTCCGCAATTGGCGTCAATATCAACAGTTACTCCGTTACAGTATAGATTTGTTGTGGACGATGTTAATGTAACCTCAACAATGAATGTCAAAGACCGTCCGGCAGCACAGGTTTCGGCCGACGTGTTAAAAAGCATATATACTGCACAAAGTCAGGAAATGTTATCATTGCAATTGACCATTGTGGGTGACCCCACTTTGATCAAACAAGACGATTGGTTATATGTGCCTGACCCCAGAGACAACACTGATTTTTCACAGTGGGACATATCAAGTGCAGATTATACTCAAAAGTACGGACATATTCCCATGGATCGCGGTCAAGTGGCCGTGCGTGTAATTATAAATTCTCCTGTTGACATGGATCTTGACTACGAAGATGGAAATCAAGGCCTGGCTTATCCCCAACCTAAATATAGCCAAAGCCTGTTTAGTGGCCAATATATAATAGTGTCGATTACTAATAAATTTGCCAGCGGAAAATTTGAACAGGTATTAAATTTGGCTAGAATTCATAACGACGAAATTCCAACTGCATTTGAACTGGCAAGAAACGGCGATGGTAGAAACCCTGTTGAATTGGGCTCAAGGATTGACAAAGAGTTATCACAGACCAATCCAAGTCAGCCTGCCGGTGATGGTGGCAACAACACTCCCTTGCCACCGGGCATGACCGCAGAAGAACGTGATGCGGCAGTGGCCAATGCATACGCACAGCCGTTGACGGTGCAAGTAAACGCCAACAGCACAGATGACCCAAGAGAATAAAGGAATCAAGTAAACAATGGCAACAGAACAGGTTAGAAAGTCCGGCGCAGACCCTACTGCGGTAGCTGATCCCAAATCTACAGCTTTAAATTCGGGCCCATACGAAGCAGTGGTAGTGGCTCATGCTGCTGGTACTAGATTAGGCCAATTGCGTGTCAAAGTAGTTACAACATCAACCAGGGATCTTCCTGCCGACGAAGGTAATACTGTGGTGGCCAATTACTGTAGTCCATTCTTTGGAACAACTTTTGGAACTGATCAACAATCTGATCTGATTCCCGAAGGAGCATTTACCAGCGGACAAAGCTACGGCATGTGGATGGTACCCCCAGACATTGGCAACAAAGTGTTGGTAATGTGTACTCCTGCCGGAGACTGGTACTGGATTGGTTGTATCTACGATAGTAGTAGTCATCACATGGTTCCGGCTATTGGTCGTAACATTGGCGGCAAAGATCGCACCAAGGCACCGGGATCTTTGCCTGCATCAGGATCTAGCAATTTTCCAGTGGTAGAGTACAGTACCAAATATGAGCCCACAGCATTTGATGCCGATGGTTTAGAAAATACACCACGCTACACACACGAATTTCAAGCCGCCAGATTGATCATGCAGGGCTTGGATAGGGATCTCATACGAGGTGCTATCAGTTCCAGTAGCATGCGTGAAAGTCCCAGCAACGTATATGGCATCAGCACACCCGGACGCAAAGTAAGCAAAGGCGATCAAGTGGCCGGCCAACCAGAAAAAGTATTGGCCAGACAAGGTGGACACACGTTTGTCATGGACGACGGTGATGCAGCTGGAAAAGATCAGCTGATGAGATTGCGTACCACTGGTGGGCATCAGATCTTAATGAACGACTCAGAAAACGTTTTATACATTGCCAGCGCCAGTGGACAACACTGGTTAGAATTCAGTAAAAACGGACAGATAAATGTGTATGGCGCTGCCGGCTTTAACCTACGCACACAAGGCGTATTGAATTTGCACAGCGATGTCCTACTCAACATGAGTGCTCCAAATATTAAAATGACTGCTATGGGCAATGATAAAGTGCCCCTGGGATCAATTAGCATAGCTACTTCAGGCAACTTCAGTGCCAGTGCTGTGGGCATGGCCAGTTTAAAATGCAACGGTGCATTGACCTTGAGTGCAGTGGGTAAAGCCAGTTTGACTGCCGGCGGTTGGTTAAGCATGAGTAGTTTGATAAAAACCAGTGTGACTGGTGGCATGCTGATGTTAAATTCAGGCAAACCTGGCATACCAATGCCAGTTACGCCGCCCACTGTTACCCCAAAGCCAGATACCAAGTTACAAGGTGGCGTATGGAACACTGGCGGGGTAATCATGACAGCCTGCACAGTGGCACCAGCACACGAGCCCTGGACAGATGCTAACGGACAAAGGCCCAAGAAATAATGGACGCAGGAATAGCTCAAGCCACTCGCACACTACCGCCTGACCCGTTGCCAGTCAGTTGGTTGGGTCGTCCTGACATGACAGCATCGTGTCCGGACTGGGCAGTTATAGCACAGCTATCTAACACACAGCAAAGAAATTTGTTGGCACAAATAGCTTATGTTTCCAGTGCTTGGTCCTATACAAAAATTGGTGCTAACAACGAGCTAGGTAGATATCAATTTGATACCAATCTCTTAGAGACTTACGGATTACTAACAGCTGGATCAAACGTCAGCTATGGTACGGATTGTGTAAATTATCAACATTGCTGGCGAGCTATTTTTAGCACTTACGCTGATTACTTGACAGAAGTTGCCAACATAAATGATTTTTTAAATAATACGTCGGCGCAAGAACTTTTGGCCTACCAACGCCTGGTAGATTTGTACAGTGAGTGTGTCAAAGTTGCCGCAATAAAAATCAACGACACCGCAGATGTAGTAGCAGGTATGCTGTACGTGGCCTGGGTGTTAGGAGCAGGTACAGCCGCCACCTTGAACAATACCACAGGCACAGGTGCCTATGCCTGGCGTTACTTTAGTGTTGGCGCAGGCGCTAGTTATTATACTGCTGGCCGATATGCCATAACAATTTTAAGCAAATAAATACTATTATGACAATATATCGCGGATTCAGCACCAGACTCAATGCCAAAAAGTATAGACTCACCGACTTTGAATTGGCCAAACAAGACATGATCAATCACTTTGAAATACGCAAAGGTGAAAAACTCATGAACCCTGAGTTTGGCAGCATAATCTGGGACATGTTGTTTGAACCCTTAACAGAAGATACCAAACAAATTATCACCACTGATATCACAAGAATTGTAAGTTATGACCCTAGACTTGCTGTACAACAAGTGGCAGTAACCGAGCAGGACAATGGGTTTTTAATAGCAATTGATTTGGCCTATATTCCCACAGATCAAACACAAACCATTGCGTTAAACTTTGATCGAGCCAACAATAGATTAATCACTAATTAACAGACCATATTATTCTTTCCGATAAATACTTGATACGGATAAAATAACATGGCACAAACCACACGTCAAACCAACCTCTTAGTACAGCAAGACTGGACCAAGATCTATCAAACGTTTACCAACGCTGACTTCACCAGCTATGATTTTGAGACTCTGCGTAACAGCATGATCACCTATCTCAAAACATATTACCCCGAAACATTCAATGATTTCCTAGAAAGCTCAGAATATCTGGCCTTGATTGACATGATTGCGTTTTTGGGACAGAGCCTGGCGTTCCGTGCAGACCTAAATGCTCGTGAAAATTTCATTGACACAGCACAGCGTCGAGACAGCATTTTAAAGCTGGCACGTATGCTCAGTTACAATCCGCAACGCAACACAGGTGCTAGCGGACTGCTCAAATTTGAAAGTGTTCGTACCACAGAATCCTTAACCGACAGCTCAGGCATTAATTTAAGCAATGCTACCATACACTGGAATGATCTTACCAACGAAAACTGGCTAGAACAGTTTACCACTATTATCAATTCTGCCTTGGTCAGCAGCCAAGCAGTGGGCAAGCCTGGCAACAGTCAATTGATCAACAACATCAAAACAGACGAATACACAATTAGCCTAAACACAAATACTTTACCGGTGGCCCCGTTTACCACAACCATACAAGGCAGTAGTGTAACGTTTGAAGCAGTAAGTGCCACTAGCATGGGACAAAGTTATCTTTACGAACGTGATCCAACCAGTGCCGGCGCATTTAACATTTTGTATCGCAATGACAACAACGGCAATGGCAGTAACAATACTGGATTCTTTTTGTATTTTAAACAAGGAAAATTAAATTCTACTGAATTTAACATTACCAATGCTATCCCCAACAACTTTGTTACAGTGGCCACTAACAATATCAACAACACAGACCAGTGGTTATACAGCCTGGACGTGAATAGAAATGTCAGCGAGAAATGGACCAAAGTTCCGGCCTTGAGCGGCATCAATGTTATCTATAATCAATTGACAGAAAAAAATCTTTATCAAGTAAACACTCGCACCAACGATCAAGTTGATGTGGTGTTTGGAGATGGTAGTTTCAGCAACATACCACAAGGTCGTTTCCGTTTTTATTATCGTACCAGCAATGGCATTACCTACAGTATCACCCCCGATGACATGGCCAGTGTAAGCGTGGCCTTTAGCTACATCAGCAAACAAAACAGAGTTGAAACACTGACTGTTACAGCCAGCTTGAATTATACTGTGACCAATGCCAATGCAGCACCAAGTTTGAGCAGTATCAAAGCTTCAGCTCCACAACAGTACTACACACAAAATCGTATGATCACTGCGGAAGACTACAACATCTTTCCACAGACCAACTATGGTAGTATTCAAAAGATCAAAGCAGTTAATCGTACCAGCTCAGGTGTGAGTTTATATCTAGACGCACTGGACCCAACCGGCAGTTTCTCCAGCACAAATATTTTTGGCGATGATGGTACAATATCAGCCAACAACAAAATTGGATCAACACAGTTTGATTTCTTAACCGACAACGACATTTATTCAGCTGTGTACGATGTAATTATACCAACAATTAACAGTACAGAAGTTAGAAACTACTACTACGGTAATACGTCAGTATTCCCAAGACTCAGCGGCAACACCAACACAGTCTCGGGCGGCAATATCAAGTTCAATCAGAATACAGTAAGCACAGGAACCAGTACAGGATTTTTGGCCAACTTGGCCAGCAACGTTACATTACAGGTAGGCGCCAATGTCAGCCATTATTTAAAGTATGTTGATACAGGTGCTGTGTTGCAATTCAGTGCACCAACCGGATACAGATTCAACAGTGAACATCAGCTACAGTTGGGTAATACGCTGATCAATGCTGGCGACACATTGAATTTTTACGCTGTGGTCACAGATATTGTAGCTGACTCAGACTTGACTATGCCCAACAGAATCACTTTAGGCACAGTGGTCCCAACCGGTGCAATTTTAAGTAATGTGAGTCTAACTGGAGCAGAAGCTATTGTACCGGCCTACAAAAACGATCTAAGCACCAGTTTAATTAGCAACATAATTACACAGATCAAGGCCCTGCTGAATTTTGGTTTAAAATACAACACAACAGTCAGAGTACAGTACGAAGACGGCTCATTTGGACCATATGGTGTATGGGAAAATATTGCACCAGCTGATATTGGATTGAGCACAGACTGGATACTGAAATTTACTTACAACCAAGGCATATACACAATTAACTATAGAAATCTTGAATATGCTTTTGCTAGTGCCGGCAATACCAAGTTTTATTTTGATCCTGCGGTGCGTGTGTACAACTCCGTCATTGGCACCAATGTCAAAGACATTATTAAAATTTTAAAAATTAATACCAAACCCAATGCCTCCGCAACATTAGACAATGACATAGTGTGGCAAATTTATAATACTATCACCGCAACCGATGGGTATGTGGACAAAACCAAAGTGTTAGTTCGTGTACCAACTACACAAGCTGAAAATATTCCCGACAATCCAGACCTGTATCTTCAAGTTGCTGCTGGATCGACGGACAGGGATAGTTTGTATTTCCAGTATCGTCATAATGTTCCTGGGCGTAGCCGCATTAATCCAACCCCGGTAAACATTGTTGACGTTTACGTGCTGACCTCAACTTATGCCACAGATTACGCAAACTATCTCAAAGACCTAACCGGCGCAATCACAGAACCAGAATTGCCAACCAGCACCAGTTTAGAAACAGCATACAGCGACTTGGATAATTATAAAGCAGTAAGTGATACATTAATTTACAATCCAGCAAAATTTAAACCTTTGTTTGGCGCCAAGGCTGATGTTAGTCTACGTGCTCGATTCCAAGTAGTAAAAAATCCAGTTGCCAACGTAACAGACAATGAAATTAAAAGTCAAGTTATTACCGCAGTAAACAAATACTTTGACGTGAGTAATTGGGATTTTGGTGAAACATTTTATTTTAGTGAATTGGCCGCATACTTGCACAGCACACTGACACCTAATATATCAAGCGTGTTGATTGTACCAGCCAGTAATAATTTGGTATTTGGTAATTATTTTCAAATCAATGCCGAACCCTGGGAAATTATTACCAGTGCCGCCACAGTTAATGATGTTGAAATAATTTCAGCCATTACAGCCGCTCAATTGAATTTGGGCAATACATTAGTCGGAACATATTAATGGCAATAGTCAACACAATTAATTTTTTACCAAGGATATTCCGTACACCAACCAATCAACGATTCCTTGGTGCTACTCTGGACCATTTAGCGTCCGACGCAATTAATACACCCATCAATGGATATATAGGTCGAACATTTGCTCCTACCTACAAACCAGGCAACAACTATGTTCCTGAATCAACCGATCTGCGAAAAAATTATCAATTGGAACCCAGTGCTGTAGTAACTGACAGCAACGGCGAAATAACGTTCAACACCGGTTACATTGACCTATTACAAAACATAAAAAATTATGGCGGCCTAACAGATAATCAGCAACGTCTATTTGGCAGCGAAATGTACAACTGGGATGGACATTTTGATTACGATAAATTTGTAAACTATTACAATTATTATTGGTTGCCCAACGGACCAGATTCTGTATTGATTTATGGAAATCAAGCGCCTTACGCTGCCAATTACACAGTGACACGAAACGGTGCTGTTGGCGGATACACATTTACCGGCAAGGGATATCAACCTAATACCCAATTGACTCTGGTTCGCGGAGGTGTGTACACATTTAATATCGACCAACCAGGACACGATTTTTGGATACAGCGTAGCCCCGGTGCCAATGGCATTGATCCCAATATTCCCACAGTAAGCACTCGAGACGTGTATGGTGTTACCAATAATGGTGCCAGTACCGGCACAGTGACCTTCCGTGTGCCCTTGTATAATGCACAAGATTTTTATATCTTGATGCCAATCAAATCCACCGTTGATGCTGCTGTTACACTCAAGTATACTGACATACAAAATCGTTTGTTAAGTGATTTCCTAGACGAGTACCCTGATGGTATTGATGGAATTAACAACCAGTTACAAAATAAAACTTTAATATTCATTGGCAACGATGAGGACAATGTATACTGGACCACGCCCGCAGTTGACCCAGCATACACCAGTTTGGATGTGGCCAGTATTCGTCCCGGGGATATAATTAACGATGTCACTCGCGTTAAAACTTGGAAAATTAATTTAGTTGCTGTTGATAGCGTTGCTACAGATTTTATTATACAACTGTCTCCGGAAAATGCAATTTCACCAAGAGAAAAAGTTTTTATAAGCTCAGGTAAAACCTATGCTTCACAAAAGTTTTGGCTCAATGATAATTTAGCATATAACGTAGAGCCGGCAATTACCGCAAACACAGATCGTTTATATTATCAAGACAGTAGCAACCCGGGGTTTGTTGGCGAAATACGTATAATAAACAACACAACAGATACCATCGAAGTTGACACAGAAATCATTGGTCAAATTGGATATACCAGTCCCAATGGTGTGGTGTTTACCAATGGATTAAAAATTCAATTTGACAGTTTGGTCTCTCCGGCATCATATTACAAATTTGAATATGTCAATTATTCTACTTGGCTAACAGCACTCAATGAGATGGGTGCCACTGTGACTGGTAACAGTGGCGGTGCTGTGGCTTATCGAAACGAAGAACTAGTTGGCGAATGGAACGGAACCACGGGTTACAGAGTTAGAGAATGGTATGTGGAAGGTGTTGGCACAGCAATCAACTTGGTACCGGTTGGGCAAACAACAGTACCCGAGGCCTACGGATACCTATTAGATACTAGCCCGGACTACATCACAATCAATCGCGGCAGTCGAGACAGAAATCCTTGGGCACGTAGCAATCGTTGGTTTCATAAAGATGTGATTGCGGCCACTGCTGAGTACAATAATGCCACTGAAAATTATGGACTCAATTTGCCTGGTCGCAGACCTATCATTGAGTTTGACCCAGATTTACAACTGTTTAACTTTGGTCAACAAGCAAAGAATAGTGTGGATCTAGTGACCTTTGCAGAAACAGATGCATTTGGTATAACTATACCCGCAACTCGAGTTCAAGGGCAAACGACTGCTGTGGTATCTGGTATTACTTTGGCCCCCGGCCACAGAGTTGTATTTGCCAATGACTATGATCTTAATGTTAAAAATAAAATATGGGAAGTAACTGTAATTGAAGGCCTAGCCGGACAAAATTATATCAACTTGATTTCCACAGACGACAATCCAGTACTTGCTGGGGAAAACGTTTTGGTCACCGAAGGCAGCAACGCAGGAAAAACTTACTACTTTGATGGTACAGATTGGTTTGAAAGTCAGGCCAAGTCTGGTATCAATCAAACTCCCTTGTTTGATCTTGTTGATGCAGCTGGATATAGTTTTAGCGATACAACTGTTTATCCAGGGTCAACCTTTGCTGGCAACAAGATTTTCAACTACAACGTTGGCACCGGTAACAATGATACAATTTTAGGATTTCCTCTAAGTTATCAAAACTTTAACAATATTGGCGACATCGTATTTAAAAATTACTATCATACAGATTCCTTTACTTACACATCAGATATCAACACTGGAGCAACACAAAGTATCAGTTGTAGCACAGGCTATTTGATCAAAAACAATGATCTATCTACACAGACAAAAATAAATTCTTGGGTAACTGGCGCTGAAGACAGTAGTCAATATCAGCTGTTTACCAAATTCTTTGATGGACGAGTCATTGACATCAACGGAGTTAACAGAGCATTTGTTCAAGTTGACGTTTTGCCCGCAACAACCGATACTATACCACATCTTAAAGTTTATAAAAACAATATATTGCTGGCAGAAAATGTTGATTATGAATTGACCACATATGGCATGTATAATATTGTAGTCTTTTTATCTGACCCAGCAGTAGGCGACAAACTTGACGTTGCAATTTTTAGCGACACAGCAAGTAAAATAGCACATTACGAAGTTCCAAAAAATCTAATTCAAAATCCTCTCAATGAAAATTTTTCAACCATTGCCTTGGGACAAATTAGAACTCACTACAATAAACTTTTAGAAAACACGGCTGTTAGTGGTAGACCTCTGCAGGACACGTACCTAAAACAGCAAAACGGAACATTAAATCAACACTCTGCCCCATTGGTCTATGCAATGACATTTTTAAACGACCCAATGCTTAATTTTGTCAATGGCATTGATTTGGCCAAAAAAGAATACAGTAGATTTAAAAATAAATTTATAAGTTTGTGCTCAACCCTGTCAGACCTAAACTACAACGACCCTATCACGGGTGTAGACACAATTTTACGAAATATCAACTCAGTTAAAAATTCCAGTTTTCCTTGGTACTATTCAGACATGGTTCCACAGGGCGGAAACTACACAACAATAACTTACACCGTATTGAATGTTAGACAAACCAATTATGAAATTGGTACCATTTTTAATCCTGCTGAATTAAGTAATCGTGCTGTGTTAATCTGGCATAATGGTGTGCAACTGACCTTGGGCAAGGACTATGAATTTAGTCCCACAGTACCAGCAGTAACTTTTTCAATCCCGTTTGAGATTGACGATACGATTGTCATTAGAGATTACTTTGACACCGACGGAAACTTTATTCCCGAAACTCCAAGCAAACTAGGTTTGTATCCCAAATCAGAACCTTTGATTTATCAAGATACAACATATCAGACTCCTGTAGATGTTATTAGAGGACACGACGGATCAGTGATGCCAGCATTTGGTGACTTCCGCGATGATTATATATTAGAACTTGAAAAGCGTATCTACAACAATATCAAAGCAGATTATACTAAAAATATTATCAATTTATATGATATTGTTCCCGGACGCTTTAGAACAACCGAATACTCGCGGGATGAGTTTATACAAATTCTATCACGAAATTTTTTACAATGGTCGGGCACAAACAATGTAGACTACACTACCAATAGTTGGTATGATGCCAACAACAGTTGGACCTGGAACTATGAAAAATTTACAGATACAGTAGATGACAAGCCGTTACAAGGCAACTGGAGAGCAATTTATAATTATTGGTATGATACCGATCAACCCAATAGAGCGCCATGGGAAATGTTGGGCTTTGGATTTGAACCTGCCTGGTGGAAAACTCGTTACGGTTCAGCACCGTACACTCGAGGTAATTTCACACTTTGGGAAGATTTAGAAGCCGGCTATGTCTGGAACAATGGCAATGCCTATACTGATGCTCGTTTTGTTCGCCCTGGACTAACTCAGGTTATTCCGGTAGACAGCGCCGGAAATTTGTTGCCACCAACTGATATCAACATAGTTAAACAGTATAATTTAACCGCCGCCGGCAACAACTACGTGATTGGTCAAGAAGGACCTGTAGAAACAGCATGGATACGTAGCAGTGACTACCCATTTGCTGTACAAATGGCTATTGCTATGGCCAAACCTGCTAGTTACTTTGGAACACAATACGATACATCAAGATTCTATGTTAGCGACATTACTGGACAATTTAGTAGTGCTACCAATGAAAAAATTAACCCGGCTGATTTAAAAATCAATGGTGACACACGCACTGGCGTAGTACACCGCACCAGCGGATACATTAATTGGATTGCTGATGTGATTAAAAACGTTGGTATAGATCCAGTTGAAAAAATTTCTAGTTATTTAGAAAATTTAAGTGTTAAGCTAAATTACAAAGTTGGCGGATTCACTGACAAAAATATTTTAACAGTTACAGCTGAACAAACTACTCCGGGAGCCAAACGTTCTGGAGTTATTATTCCTGACAGCAACTATGATGTATATTTAAATAAATCAATACCTGTGGCCGTAGTTGCCTATAGTGCAGTAATAGTACAACGTACCAACACTGGATATAGTGTGGTTGGATACAACACCAGTGATCCATTCTTTACAATTTTGCCCAGCGTTGCCAATGGCAATGCAGAAACTGTCACAGTGGGAGATGTTAGTGCTAAACTGTATCAAGACACCACAAGTCGCACAATTTTGGTACCATATGGCACCACCTATCGTAACATACAACAATTGAGTGATTTCTTGATCAGTTATGAACGATATCTTGAAAGCATTGGATTTGTATTTGATCAATTTGACCGAGATTTGCAAGAAGTAAAAAACTTTAGAACCAGCGTTAAAGAATTTTTATACTGGAGTCAACAAGGTTGGGAAGTAGGCACCGTACTGGTATTAAATCCAGCAACAAATCGATTGATATTGAAAACATCTGGTACCGTGGTAGATGAAATAACCAATACACTAAATTCAGGCCGCATATTGGATCAAAATTTCTTGCCTATCAAGAGTGGAAATTTTAATATTGTAAGAACTGAAAATTTTGCATCTGGCAATCAATTTGGTATAACCACACTCAACGGAACAGGTATATGTTTTGCCAGTTTAAATTTAGTTCAGTTTGAGCATGTGTTAGTATTTGACAATGAAAGTGACTTTGGCGACATTATCTATGTGCCATCACAAGGAATAAGACAGTATCGATTAAATTTATCGGGGGCCAAAACTGGACGCTGGACTGGCGCACTCAGTGCCAGCGGATACATGTACAACACCACAAATGTTGTTAATTGGACTGCTGACACAGATTATCAAGTGGGAGATATTGTTACTTTTAACAATAACTATTATACCGCACTTGATTCTATACCAGCAACTACAAAATTCAATGTAGCAGATTGGGCACAAATTCAAGAATCTGATTTAAAAACTGGACTACTGCCAAGTCTGGGGCTATTAGCACAACAATCTGAAAACATTTACAACGTTGACCAGCCGCCGGCCAATGAAACATTACAACTGTTCAGTGCAGGCCTAATTGGATTCCGACCAAGAGATTATCTAACCGACCTGGGACTTACTACTGCAACACAAACAAAATTCTATCAGGGTCTTATCAAAGAAAAAGGCACACTAAATTCTATCACTGCCTTGACCAAAGGCAACTTTGACAACGTAACAGGTAATATAGCAATTTTTGAAGAGTGGGGATTCAAGGTTGGTGAGTATGGAGACCTAGATGGTAATCAGTTTAAAGAATTTGTATTAGACCAATCTGTTTTCAACACCAATCCTGTGGCATTCACGCTGGGTAACACGTACTCTGCTGGCAACATAATTGTTAATTTACAGGCCAATGCCAATTTGACCATATCAAATGTTTACAATTCTAGCAATTTGTCTAACACCAGTACTGCAATATACAGCAACAGAGATAAAGATTTTTACGTCAATGATTTGCCTACCGCAGGATATGTACACGTTGATGATGCAGATTTAACAATCTTTAATATCAACGACTACAATCAAAATCCTGACGTGGGCGTTGGTAGCAAAATTTGGACAGCCAAAGACACAGGTAATCAATGGAATGTGTATCGTGTTACAGAAACTGACATTTCTGCCACAACACTGACTTATGTGTTGGATGATTATGCACAGTTATTGTTTACAGATCGACATCCATTTCAAGTTGGAGATCTTTTGATACTAAAAGGATTTCAAGTTGCATACTTTGATAATTCTATCTTAGAAAATTTCAGTACCAATTATGACAACATCTATAAAGTAGTTGATGTTGTCAACGACTTAACAGTTACAGTACAACTAAAAGACACAGCAGCATTGTCTAACTTGATTGCAACCAGCCCGGTTGTTAGTGAAGCGGCAGTATATAAATTGATATCATCTAAAGTATCAACTGTGACAGCGATTGACGGTCTTTTGCCAATGCATGGATGGATTAACAACGACAGAATTTGGGTTGACACAGCTACCGCAGATGCAGGCTGGGGAGTTTACACTTTCAACCAAGCCTGGCCTAACACAACCTCAGGCAACCTTGTTGCCAATACAGTAACGGCCAATGATCAATTTGGTAGTCAATTGACCATTAGTACCACAGGCAAATATTTTTATTCCAGTAATCCAGGACAAAAACAAGTACAGGTGTTTGCCAACATAGGCGGCACGTATAGTGCCAATGTCACAGTCTCAAATGCTGAAGCAAAATTTGGAAGCGTACTAGAATCTCAAGGCAACTTGTTGGCTGTTGCTGCCGCAGGTAATGTTCGTGTATACCGACACAATGACAACACTACTGCCAACACAATAGCTATTCCTTGGGTATCAAACGCTTTTCCAACTCTGGGCACAGCCTGGACTGCCAATACTATAATTGCTATCAACACACAGATTAGCAATGGTTCAAATACCTATGTAACAACAGGTAATGTGTATGGTCCTACGTTTGCTAACATTATAGCCAACACTCGTGCCGTTAATTTTATTCCTGTTAATTCTATAATTTCTTATCTGAGTAATGTCTACATCACAACCGGTAACGTGTGTCCGGCCAACGTATTTTTAGAAACCACAGCAGAAAAATTTGCTGCAATAACGTCTAATGTTCGTCAAATTGACGTGACCGCAGGCAACATTACATTGTTACAAACTATTACTACTGGCAACATGTCAGGTAATATCTCTAGCGTGTCAATGAGTGCGGACATGAAACAAATATACATTGGTGGCAACAATCGTGTTGAAGCCTACACTACAACCAATGGTAATTGGGCCAATGTCAAATATACCTGGGCCACCGCTGTAACAGGAACTGGTGCTTTTGGTAATGTTATCAAAACTGTTGGTAACGGAACTCTCGTATTAATTGCAGCACCTGATGCTACAAACACTTATACTTACAACGGCAATGTTTATTATTACACAGCCAATTTGACAACCAATGCCTTGTCGTTGACACAAACATTAACCAGCGAATATAAAAATCAAGGCGCCCAATTTGGATATCAAATTGGTGTAGACAGCACAGCCGCCAACGTGTTCATTGGTGCTCCTGCTTCATTGGGCACAGATAATTTTTATGGCATAGTTGAACATTGGACATACACCGGAAACAATTATGTTCGTGCTGGGAATATATCTCGCCCAAGAGACCAATCGGGTTCATTTGGTACCACAGTCAGCGTTAGTCCAGATGCAAAATTTGTTGCAGTAGGAAGCCGTGGTAGTGCCAGCGAAGAAACAACTGTTTTTGACGATTCTGTCACAGTGATTGACAACAATTCTACTAAATTTATTGATTCTATTGTGGCCAGTGGTAGTGTTTACGTATTTGAGCCCTTGATGAATTTGTCTAATTCCGCTGATGTTGTATATTCGTTTACTCAAGAATTAGAAACTGGTAGATATGCACAATTAGAAACTGGCGATAATTTTGGCTCTGCTATTGTTGCTGCCCCGGGACTATTATTGGCCAGTGCACCGGAATCTGATTCTGCATCGGGCATAGTATATACATTTAATAACTTAACAAATACTCCTTCTTGGGCATTGACACGAAGCCAACAACCTCAAGTTGACATTGACAGTATCAACAGATCTTTTATATACAACAAGTTAAATAATAATTTAATTACACCATTGGATATAGTTGATCCTGCCAAAGGTAAAATTTTAAGTAGCGTTGCTGGTGACATCAATTATCGATTAGACCACGACCCTGCCACGTACAATGCTGGAACACAAAACATATACAAAGATTACCATTGGGGTCCAGCACAAGTTGGCCACATATGGTGGAATCTTGATAACCTACGATATACAAATTATGAACAAGATTCATTGATTTATAGATTAAACCACTGGGGCAATCGTTTTCCTGAAAGTAAAATAGAAATTTACGAGTGGGTAGAAAGTTCTGTATTGCCTAGCGAATTTGTTGCCAGCGGAGAATCCGGCATACCTTTATACTCAGACAACTCAGCTTACAGTACATACGGATATGTAGATCAGTCTGGTGCTGTGCGGGTCAAATACTATTTTTGGGTAGCTTTTAGAGACCAAGCCAACACTCGTGCTGGTAAACAAAACAGCATTGTTGCCATTACTTCGGCAATTGAAAATCCACAAAATCAAAATATACCATATGCCACAGTTCTACGCAACGATACAATAGCTTTATACAATGTTAAAAATCTATTGGTGGGAAAAAATAGCGTTTTACATCTAGGCGGCCAAAGCACCAATGCCGGACTAATACACAGCGAATATGCACTAGTACAAGAAAATAGTGCCAGTAGTCAATTGCCTGCCAACATTGTAAATAAATTAATTGACAGTCTTTGTGAAGAAGACATAGAAGGAAATCCTGTCCCTGATCCAGGCCTGCCAGCAAGTCAACGTTATGGTATTAACATACGTCCTAGACAGACCATGTTCATTGACATCAATACCGCATTAAAAAACTTAATTACACAGGTAAATCAAAAGTTATACTACTATCCAGTTACTCAACGCAAAGTATTAACCTTACTTAATAGCGAACAAGCTGTACCAAGCTCACGCACCGGACAATACGATTTAGCAATTGATACCAAATCTGAATTATCTTACATTACCACCGATAATCTGGCTGTTGGATATAAAGTTTTAGTACTCAGTGATCCAACTTATCTTACCAAGTGGGCAATATACAATTGGACAGGCACAGCTTGGGCAGTACCATCAGATGGAACACGCCCATTGGGCAATGGAGTCTTTGGCAACTGGGTACAATCATATAAAACCAGTCTCTACTGGAATTACATTGATTGGTATTCGGTTGATTTTGACCCAACTACAACTGTTGATGTTACTGTTACAGATAATTTAGAATTTGGAAAATTAACACTACAAGCAGATACTTATATCAAAGTTCTCAATGCTGGCAATGATGAATTTGCTATCTATTACATTGATAATAATTTAAATCGCGTTACCGTGGGCCTAGGATCCGGTACTGTTCAGATACCCACAATTGAAACACATATACCTGGAAAAGAATTTCGACAAATTTTATTAAGTCTTAAAAATGAAATTTTCATTGACGACTTGGCTATAGAGTTTAATGAATTATTTTTTAATTTGATTAAGTATGCCTTGGTGGAACAAAAAAATCTTGATTGGGTATTTAAGACCAGCTTTATTAGTGCCACACAATACATTCGTAAACTTGAACAGTTTGCTAGTTATATCACCGATAATCAAGACTTCTATCAAAGTTACATCAACGAAGTTAAACCATACCGCACAATTTTGCGTGAGTTCAACATTAACTATCAGCGAGATGACGAATTTGGTGGCGACATAACCGACTTTGATCTAGCACCATATTGGGATAGTAACATCAATGTTTATCGTAGTCCCAGTGGAGAACTAGGTTACGACACAGGGTTATTAAACAATCGTGTTTATTACGATTGGAAAAATAATTACTCCTATGGTGTGGTTGATGTTGTGGTTGGAGCAGGTGGCTCCGGGTATGTAACAGCGCCACAAATTATTATATCAGGCGGTGGAGGCACTGGTGCCAACGCTGTGGCACAAATAAATGGTTTTGGTCAAGTTGCCAATGTCACTGTTATCAGTGCCGGAACAGGATATACCAGTAGCCCTGCAGTTATTATCAACGGCACTGGTACAGGTGCTGTGGCCACTGCCGTATTACGCAATGTGTTTGACGGCAATGACACTGGACACAACGTGGTTCGTAGTATCAAAACCAATATTAAATTTGATCGTGTCACTTACGATTGGAAAAAATTTAGTCCTGCAATAGAAGATTGGAGTAATTCTTACTCAACCACCACAGGATTAACCAATGCCAATGCAGCAGTTATGTGGAACGAAGTTGTTGCCGGTCAGGTAATAGCTGCAAATACTGTTATAAATCTTGACAATGAGATATATCAGCTGTCAATATTTCCGCATACTGTCAGTGCCAATGTTGATTTCCCACTTGCTAATGTATTGTCAATTGATGCTGGAGCACTCCCAACCGCCAATGATCGTATTGTGGCCTACAACGGAAACGTTGATCTCAGTGCCAGTGCTGAGGGAATTGATTATCCTGGTGTCATAGTCGATGGCAACACATACTTTGCATATGATACTGTTCCTGCGTGGACAGCAAATACCAATATTGCTACAGACACACAAATTTCACACAGCGGAAATATTTACATTGTTACAGGAAATGTGTATGCAACCTATTTTGCCAACATTGTTGCCAATGTCACACAAGTCAGTGGAGAAAAAATTGACGCTATAATCCAAAGTAGATTTGCTGACAATTTAGGTGTAGACTCTGGCAACATTTATGTAGATGGCGGCGAGTATGTTGATAGATTCAGCAGCCATGCTCCAGAAGAGCTGGTGCCCGGACACATGTTTGACAGTTTAAATCTAAAAGTATTCTCAAATACAGCACCAGCAACCAATGATTATGCATTTAGATTGTTTGATAACATGAGTGAAGAGCATACTTTCTATCGAATCAGTGATGAATACACAACTACACTGGCTAGAGATTTGTTAATTACCGACGATAAGATATTTGTAACTGATGGTACACGATTACCAAACCCAAATAGAGATGCAGGTATTCCAGGCGTTATTTTCGTCAATGGCGAAAAAATCAGCTACTACAGAAACTACGCTCAAGAAACAATAACAGCATGGACAGCCAACGCTGTTATTCCAACAGATACTGTAACATCATTCAATGGAAATATCTACCTAACCCTGGGCAACGTGTACGCACCAAATACTCCTTGGACTGCAAACACAACCTTTGGTGCCAATAGTTATGTGTACTTCAGCGGTAACAGTTATCGAGTCACTGGCAATGTTAATGCACCATATTTTGCTAATATTTCAGCCAACACAGCATTGATATACAACAATGAAAATTCAGGATTTGCCACAATAAATTCTAATGTTGCACTGATTGCCAATACAGCCAATGTATTGGGACAGATACGTCGTGCTACAGATGGAACAGCACCTAACAGTCTAAATACTACACCTTGGTCCACTAATGTAACACTATCTACCGGAACATATATCACATACAATGGCAACACTTATGTGACCACTGGTAATGTTTACGGATTTGATATATCGTGGAGATCTAATGTTGTGTTGGCACCAAACACCTATTTCTTTTATGGATCCAATGTGTATCAGGTTTCTAGTAATGTTGGTGCCAACGTGTATGGTAGCAGTTTTGCCAACGTTAGTGCAAATGCAAATGTAAAATACACCGGACGCATAGACTCAGGATATGCAAGTATAGAATCCAATGTTCGGTTGTTGTACACAGGCACAAATAATGTACGACATCTTGCCAATACCAGAGTGGTAGACTCAAGCGAACAACAAACTATACCAGATATTGTGATTAGCAATACCAGCGTAGTTGCAAACACAGCAATTAATACAACATCTAACGTTGCACTGAGACTGCGATTAAACGGCAATATTACTGCAAACATTGGCGATTATATTTTGACAAATATTGCTAATTTACGCTTGTTAGAAACAGTAACAACTGCATCAAACATAGCAGTATTGCCACACACAGGAAACATTTTTACGGGCAATGCCAACACAATTTCTATTGTCAGCAGAATTACAGGAAATGCAACAACAACTGCAACCACAGTAATGTATGCCAATGTACTAGGACAAGTAAGTAGTGTTGGTAATGTGACCATATTGGCCAATACGTATGTAACACAAAGTAGTATTTGGTACGGAAATGTTACAAATGCGTTCTACGGAAATACCCTTGCCAACAGTACTACAGCACAAGCTTCGTTCTTGATGGCATCACCAGGATACACACCATGATAAATACTGATAACAAACAAAATTTAGAGGAAACAGCAGTGGAAAATACACAAAAACAGCCAGACGATACATCCGGCATTTATGTCCGTGGGCATATCAAAATACATGATCCAGAATCTGGTGAAGTTTACATCGACAAGTCCAACGCTATTCACTACGAAAACTTTAGCCGTGCATTGGCCAGTAGTGTTGCCAACAAAGGACAGAATTTTATCTATGAAATGGTCTTGGGCAACGGCGGAACAAGTGTTGACACCACTGGTATTATCACATATCTTCCCACAAACACTCTAGGACAAAGCTCAAATCTGTACAATCCCACATTTAGTAAAATTGTAGACAATACCGCGGTTGCCAATCTAGATCCAGTCAATAACAAAATGACTGTGGCACATATTCCCGGCACAATTTACACAGATATTCTAGTTACTTGTTTGTTGGACTACGGCGAGCCTAGTGGACAAGCCCTGTTTGACAACAGTCAAAACTTAAACAGTGAATATGTGTTTGATGAATTGGGCTTGCGTGGTCGTAGCACAGACGGTACTACAGGTTTAACCTCAACTGGTCTGTTGCTAACACACGTGGTATTCCACCCTGTGCAAAAATCACTAAATCGATTAATTCAAATAGACTATACTGTGCGTATTCAAACTCTAACTAACCTTAGCTCGATAGGATAATGCCATGAGTTATATTGTTAACAAAACAGATGGGTCGGTCCTGACCACACTATTGGATGGTACCACCAATACTGAAACTGGATTAACTTTAATTGGTCGCAACTATACCAGCTACGGCGAAATTCAAAATGAAAATTTTATCAGATTGTTGGAAAATTTTGCCAGCACTTTGCCTCCAGGACAAAGTGTAGGATTTGCCCCAATTGCTGGACAGCTCTGGTGGGATACCACAAACCAACGACTTCGTGTTTACAATGGATCGGAGTTTGTTAATGTTAGCGAAAGAACTGTTGGAGCAACAGCGCCTTCAGTATTTAAAACAGGTGACCAATGGTGGGACACCGCAGACCAACAGTTAAAACTTTATAACGGATCTGCCTGGACTGTAATAAATCCTCCATATTCTGCTACACAAGGTAAAACTGGATCTTTGGTTGAAACAGTAACAGATACCAGTTTGAGTTCTCATACTGTGGTTAACACTTACACCAATAACAATTTGATTGCGGTAGCCAGTTACGATCCCGCATTCCAGACTGGTGCATACAGTCAGTTTAGTTTTATTCGTCCTGGTATTACCCTAGCCTCCAATGTGATGTTGCATGGTAATGTGATGAACAGTTTACAACTGGGTGGCAGTTGGGCCAACGCTTTTCCACGCACCACTGCAAGAACAGACTTTTTATCAGACCTTGGTGTTGTGGGCAATTTAGTAATTGCCAATGCCAATGTTTTCTACAGTAGCAATGCATTTGTAGTAACCAATTCCGTACTTGGCGGCAACGTTGACATTTATGTCAATACCACTCTAGGTAATACTCGTGCATTCAGAATCAACGGCACCACCGGCATGATTACAGTGGCCGCTAACCCAACCAATAACTTGGGTATTGCAACCAAAACATACACTGATGATATTCAATTGGCACTAAACACCAGTTTAGTGGCCAACATAGCCAACGTCAATGCCAATGTTGCTCAATTACGCAGTGATACATTTACGGCATTGACTACCAATGTCAGTGTATTAACATCTGCCACCAATCAATTACGCACAGATACCAATGCCAATGTTGCGGCTCTAGACACAGCATTTAAAGCCAACGTGGCAACAATAGATTCTAACCTGGCCAACAAGACCACACGTATTGCAAGTCTTGAGGGCGACATAGTTCTTAAGTCTACCATTGACAGTCCTGCATTTACAGGAAATGCAACTGCTCCTACACCCGCAGCCAATGACAATAGTACACGTATTGCAACCACGGCCTATGTTGATGCAGCCGATTTGATTGGCACTAACTATACCAATACAGTAGTTACAGCATTGGCTACAACAACAGCGTCAAACTTGGCCGTTGGATTATCTGGTAAAGCAAATAGTGTTAGCCCGGCATTTTCTGGAAACGCAACATCAGACACTCCCTTATCAACAGATAACAGTACAAAAATTGCAACTACAGCATTTGTTCGTGGTGCAATCACTGGTAATTTAACTCGTTGGCAAGGTAGTCGTTATACTGTGAGCACTAGTGGTCCCACCGGCGGAGACGATGGAGATTTTTGGTTCCAGATTGGCTAAACTATGGCAAGAGGAATCTTTCAAAAAATCAATGGTATATGGAAACGAGTAATTGCCCCGTCGTATAAAGATGGTGGCGCTTGGAAATCCGTACAAAAGGGTTTTGTTAAACGAGACGGAGTCTGGCAACAGTTCTATCCCAGCGACGTTGTTGCTACTATTTTGGTAGTAGGTGGCGGAGGTGGTGGTGGAGTTGGTTATGGATACGAAGGTGGTGGTGGTGGTGGCGCTGGCGGCGTGGTACTCAAAGAAAATCAAACTTTATCTGTATTATCTGGCAACAACTACACAATCAAAGTTGGCACCGGTGGTGGTGCAAATGAATCGGGTACATTTTCGCTGTTTGGCACCGGTGGAATTACTTTAACCAATACAGTATCTCCAGCGGTGTATGCAGGTACATATCCAGTTTACAATGGATTTTTAAATACCTATGGTGTATGGACTCATCCGGGAATGAGCGGAGCTGCCCCTAGTACAGTCTCAGCCACCTACACCACACAACTACAGATAGGTCAAGACTATACTTTACGAGTCAGTGCCGACAATGCTATAGATGTCAGCATTGATGGCAACGCAGTTGGGTCAAATGGCGACTGGGGATCCTACAATGATTATCGAGTGACCTTGTCGGCAGGTACACATACCATAGTTTGCACATCAACAAACTACGGTGGTCCAGCCATGTTTGCAGCTGCACTTTACAATCCACAAGGCACAGTGGTTTGGGACACTAGAGCACCAATCAATTACCCTACTGTCATTGTAGAAGGCGGTATCACTGCACTAGGTGGTGGTAATGGTGGTTGGGGTACTCCTGAACAAACAGCCGGATCAGGCGGCAGTGGCGGCGGCGGCTGTGGATACGTTTATACCAAAGGTGGTGGCGCAGGATATCCAGGACAGGGATACGAAGGCGGCACAGGCATATGGCAAGGTGAAGGCCAAGCTGGCGGCGGTGGTGGTGGCGGATTTGCTGGAGCAGGACAACAAAGTAACGGAAATGCAGGCGGTGCAGGTGGACCCGGCATTACTTTATTAGGATTTAGTGTAGGTGGCGGAGGTGGTGGCGGTTACGGAAATCAAGGACCTGACGGCAGTGGCCCAGGCGGCCCAGGCGGACCGGGTGGTGGGGGCAACGGAAATGGCGGTGCCGCACAGGCCAATACTGGAGGTGGTGGGGGCGGCGGTTTGCACGGGGGTCAAACATCAGGCGGACGTGGTGGTGATGGCATTGTAGTAGTACAATACCTTGGCGCTGCGGCATTTACTGGCGGTGCAATTACTTATAACAGCGGAATAACCACACATGTTTTTACTTCTAGCGGATCGCTAACAGCATTAGGATGATATTAGCGATAAATAAGTTAATATAATGAAGAAATTACAATATGCCATATCAAATTAACAAAACAGACGGAACGGTATTAACCACAATTGCCGACGGAACTAGGGATACCACTACTAGTTTAAGTCTAGCTGGCCCAAATTTTGTTGGATATGGAGAATACTTGAATGAAAATCTAGTGGGTTTACTAGAAAATTTTGCCAGCAACACAGCCCCAAGTTCGGTCAATTTGCAGGGACAGTTATGGTACGATAAGAATGCACAGATTCTAAAAGTTTTCACACCACAAGGTTATGTGGCAGTTTCGGGTGTCACTAACTCAGGAAGTCAACCATCATTAGGTAAAAATGGTGACATCTGGTTTAATCAATCTACTGAGCAAATGTATGTGTACGATACTAGCGGAACTGCTGGTTTTAAAATTGTAGGCCCGGCCTATACCAAACAACAAGGCGTCAGCGGTGCAGTCCCAATCACTGTAGAAGACGGCAGTATCAGTGGCACATATCATAATATTTTAAAACTACAGTATGGCAACGTGACCTATGCCACTATGAGTACAGATGCTGCATTCTTGCCAACTCCGGCTATTCCGGGTTTTAGTTTTGTTAATCCTGGTATCACATTTAGTAGTAATGTAAATAATCCCACCGTCAATGCCAATGTTATAACCAGTTCTGGTGCAGGCGGTTTGGTTATGGTAGATATTGTCAATCGACAACTGCAAGGCACAGTACACGGAAACGTAGTGGCCACAACATTGAGTGGCACATTAACCGGCAACGTAGTCGGCAACCTGACTGGTAACGTAGTGGCTACAACATTGACAGGCAACCTGACTGGTAATCTTTCTGCAACAGTTACACACTCTACAAACTTTAGTAGTAGTAACGTTGCCATATATGGTGGATACATACAAAATTTAGCCAACGTATCAGCCGCAGTTGGCACCATAGCAACATTGTCCAGTACAACAGGTCAAGCAACCAACTTTAGCTCAAGCAATGTTTTAGTCGTTGGCGGTACAGTCACAGGACTGCTTAACTTTTCAACCTTGGTGGGTCAAAGCACAAACTTTAGTAGTGGTAATATACGTGTCACTGGTGGTAGTGCAACTGGATTAACTAATTTTTCAACTGCATATGGTCAAAGCACAAACTTTAGCTCAAGCAATATTTTGGTCTCTGGCGGTAGTGCAACTGGATTAACTAATTTTTCAGCCACAACAGCACAAGCAACCAACTTTAGTTCAGATAATATCCTAGTTACGGGCGGAAGTGCCACGGGACTGACTGCATACAGTGGCAATATTGGCCAAGCAACTAATTTTAGTAGTGCAAATATTTTGGTTTCTGGCGGCAATGTGTCGGGCGTAACAGGTATTAATAACACATTTACATCGGCCAACTTGATTACCTCAGTAGCCACAACAAAAACTGCCAATGATAATACTACAGCCGTAGCAACTACAGCATTTGTACATGCTGTTTTGCCCACAGGTATAATTGTAATGTGGAACAGCACAGCAGCCAGTATACCTGCAGGTTGGCAACTGTGTAACGGTTCAAATGGAACTCCAGACCTACGTGGACAGTTTGTTGTTGGCGCCGGCGGATCATACACGCCAGGCGACACAGGTGGCGCCTCTTCAGTAACACTCAGCGCCAATACCATGCCAATACATACACATGAATTGACTGGCTCATTAACCACAGGCTCAGCTGGATCGCACACACATACCACTTCTGTAACTGACCCCGGGCATTTTCACACCCTTCCTTACGTTGCAGGTTTATCTGCATCACAAGGAGGAACTGGCGTTAATAAAATTGGTGGTACTGAAGCTACGACTACAGTATTTACTGGAATTAGCGTTACTATTGCATCAGTTATAGATCACACACATTCATTGACTTTGAGTGGAAATACTCAAAGTGCAGGCGGCGCAAGCGGAAGTACACAACCGCACGAAAATCGTCCGCCTTATTACGCTCTATGTTACATACAAAAAATGTACTAAATATTAAGATAATCAAAGCGAAAAAACATGGCATACACAATTAATTTAACCAATGGCACAGAAATAATCGCAGGCGGTCTTTCTGACGGCGCTGTAGATACCAGTGCTACCAGTTTAACTCTGATTGGTAAAAACTATGCTGGTTACGGCGAAATACTAAACGAAAATCTAGTACACCTACTAGAAAATTTTGCCAGCCCAAATTCGGGTGCTACATCAGGCCCACCCAATCCCTTAGCCGGACAGCTTTGGTGGGACACAACCAACAATATTTTACGTGTGTATTCTGGTACAAGCTGGAAAATTTCAACAGGTGCCACCAGTGCTCCATTTAGTAGCCCGCCCGGAGATCTAAGTGCTCTAGGTGGGGACCTATGGTTTGACAGCACCAATCAACAGTTAAAAATATACTCTGGATCTAACTGGGTCACAGTGGGTCCAGCAGCAACACCAATTACAGGCGACACTGGTGCTTTCCCAAGTGTGATGACAGATACCCTGGGCGGTAGTCACATTGTCACACAGATTAGAATTGCTGGTGTTCCTTATATGATCGTCAGCAAAGACACTTTCCCTAGTGCGTTAGCTGGATTTAGCACAGTCAAAGCCGGTATTAATTTTAGTACCATTGCCAGTCCAACCATGGTATTAAGTACCCAAGATATCAATGCTACGGCCAGTACCTTGGTTCAACGCGACTCATCTGCAGGTATCACCGGTAGTGGAATTACAGGTACAATATTGACTGGTACCAACTTTATCACTTCGCCAACTGTTATTGCAACAACTTCATTCAATGGAAATATTGCCGGTAACGTCACAGCTGATCTAGTAGAAGCAACCACTATTCGTGCTGCCGGTATCAGTGCGTCAAGTGGATACACAGGCACACTATTAACTGCCAGTCAGCCTAACGTAACTGGACTTGGTACACTTACTGCACTCAATGTCAATGGCAACGTGGCCATAACTGCTGCAAGTGCCATACTCAATGGCAGTCCTATTGCCAGAATTGGCGATCCTGCCAACTTCAGTTCTATTAACAGCACACCAATTGGTAATGCTGTACCTAGCACAGGAGCATTTACCACATTAACAGCATCGGCTCTGACCACAACAGCGGCACTGACGTCCAATGGCACCATTATTGCCAGTACTGTACAAGCAGGTACTATTGGCAATACTGGAGCACTTTTAACAGGCACATTGACTACAGCTAGCCAACCCAACGTTACCACAGCATCTGCTTTGGTCAGCGTGGCTAATATTACTACTGGTACCTGGAGTGCCACCACAGTACAACCACAATACGGTGGTACAGGTGTTAACAATGGTGTAAGAACAATTACTTTAGGTGGTAGCCTAACAACCACAGCGGCCTGGACACTGAATCAAAACGTTGAAATTAATTCTAGTCCAACACTACGTGGCACAAACTTCAATAGCATTCCAAATGGTGCTTTGATCAACAGCGGTATTGTTATCAACGGAATTAGTGTAGCTCTAGGTGGTACTTATAGTCAAACTTTGGTATCAAGTGTTACAGGAACAGCCAACCAAATTACTACCAGTGCAGCATCAGGAAATATTACCTTGAGTGCTCCACAAAACTTACACACTGGCTCTAACTTCCAAGTTAACAGTTTAGGAGTTGGTACAGCAGCATCAGGAACTGCCGGTGAAATTCGTGCTACCAACAACGTTATCGCTTACTTCTCAGACGACAGATTAAAAACACGTCTGAGTCGAATTGAAGACGCTCTGTCCAAGGTATGCAGTTTAGAGGGTTTTTACTATAACCCCAATGAAACTGCACAAGCACTAGGATACACAGTTCAACGTGAAATGGGTGTCAGTGCCCAAAGCACACAACGAGTAGCCCCCGAAATTGTCAAGCGAGCTCCAATCGACGACCAGTACTTGACTGTACAGTACGAGCGTTTTGCTCCGTTGTTCATTGAAGCTATCAAACAGTTACGTGATGAAATTAATGTTTTAAGAGTAAATGCAGGTCTTCCCAGAATTGGTTAAATTTTAACTAAAACATTACAAAAAGATAAGTAATATAAACAGGAAATAAATTATGAGTTATGCACAAGGCGATAAAATTGATGCTTCAGATTATAATAATCTAATAGGTACCAGTCCCGGTAGCACCACCAACCGTATCAATACTGTATGGGCTGTCGGTTCTGGAAGTGCTGGATATGGGCAGACTGCTATAAGTCAAGTTGCTGCTACCAACACAATCACAGCCACACAATGGGCCACTTTGATCAACAATCTAAACAGCGCCAGAGCACATCAAACCGGATCTGTATCAGAAATTCTCCCAGTGGTATCCGGTAATAAAGTTGATTTTTTGAGCAATCTAACCACAATAATTGCTGCTGCATACACCTCAAGATTATCATTTGCCTCAAATTTGGCAGTGGCCACAGCAGTGGGCGGCAGTTTAAGCACGGCCTGGAACGTGACCGTATCTCCACCCGGCTCAAATCCACCCGCTGGTGGATCCAGTGTGACCAGTGTGACCAGAGCATTTGGTACCAGATGCACCTTTGCCAGTGCTGACCAAGCTCGTTATTTCTTCAATGCTGGCGGACGTCTAAAATTAAATCTAAGTGGAACACAAAATTCCAGTACCACTAGTCGTACCAATTCAATTATTAGTTTATTAGGATTTGCAGGCGGCGTAGCCACATTTGGTGCCAATACCAACGGTGGTCGGACCGGATCGTCTGGTACAGTGGTCACCAACAGTACCGCTCCTGGATATTGGACCAGTACATTCGATTCCAATAATACCATTATTGATATTACCGGTACCACAGCCAACTATACATCAAATAAGATTTATGTTTATGTAAACCCCAATGGCAGCCAAGGCAGCAACAACGGTAACGGTATCAACGTGGATTTTTGGACTGTTATACAAACATTTTCCGGTGGCGACAATGGCACTTTTAGTTTTGACGACTCATTTGGTGTCAACGTGATCAGAACAGTTGATGTCAGCTTCCCGTCAACCACAAATCTAAGCAATACCTGGGGTGCGGTAACTATTAGTTCGATTTAATTTTCTAGTTAACCCAGTTGACAACCAGGCATAGTTAGTGTAAACTATACTATGCCTTTATTCTATCTATTTTAACTATGTCAGATATCAATCAACTTGTTGAGCAAGTGCGTCTTGCCACCGATTATCAAATCAACAAACAAATCCTACGTGAAAAGATTCTAACAGACCTACACGTTGCCTATAACGGTGGCTTGTTTTTTGTTACCACAGAGTTGATTGGCTTTTTAACCACATGGCCCAACAACACAGTTTATCTTGAAGATACATATCACAATCCCATTGAAGTTGATCGAATTGAATTGTTGACTTTGTGTAGAGAACACTATCAAAAAGTAATGAACCGCTGGCATCAAGAACATGCAGAACTCAAACAGATCAGAAAAATCTAGAGGTATTGTTGCGTTTGCTATCAACACAGCAACCACAGACTATACGGCTATTGCTGAGCAAACTGTTGCATTGGCTGCTCGGGTATTAGATTTACCTTATACCATCATCACTGAAGATCACAGGGCTGATAAAAACTGGCATAACTACAGACATGATGTGGATCTTGGTCAACCAGTTGAATGGAAAAATTTTGGTCGCAATCTCTGTTATGAGTTAAGCCCATATGACGAAACCTTGGTTATTGATGTGGACTATGTGGTACAAGATGCCGGCTTGTTAAAAATATTTGATTTGCCCTGGGATTACCTGTTGCAACGATCGGCCAGAAGTTTAAATGATGAATATGTACCTGGTGTTATGGGTGCTCACAGTTTACCTTATGTGTGGGCCACGGTTTTTGCATTTAGAAAAACCAGTCGTGCCAAGGTATTTTTTGACTTGGTGCAACGAATTGAAGCCAACTATCACTACTACAGAGAATTGTTTAATGCGGAAAGTAGAAGTTACAGAAACGATTATGCATTTGCCATGGCCGACATAATACTAAATGGGTTTGCTGTTTCTGATGTCAGTATACCAGGACCCATGCTGAACATACTACAACCAATTGAATCAATTGTATTGCAAGGCAATCGAGTAATTATCAAAGATCAGAAAACTGCTTATGTGGTTCCACGAATGAACATGCACGTAATGAGCAAACAATATTTACAAAGCAATAATTTTAAAGAGTTTATTAACAATGTCACAGCATAAAGAACAACAAGGTTTTGTAACTTTTGCACAAAACACACAGGATATAGATTATCTTGAATTGGCCTATATACAAGCATTGAATATCAAAGCAACTCAAACACAAAACAAATATGCAGTCATTGTTGATACTGCTACTCAGGAGAAAGTAAATGAACGTCATCGTCGTGTTTTTGATTATGTTATTGATCTTCCCGTGGATCATAATGACTCTGCCAGTACTAGAAAGTTTGCGAACGAATGGCAAGTGTTTCGACTTACACCATTTAAAGAAACTATTAAACTAGAGTCTGACTTACTGTTTACACGATCAATTGATCATTGGTGGACAGCATTTAGATTAAAGAACGTTTGTCTAAGCCACGGATGCAAAAATTATTTAGGTATCAACAGTACTGTACGCTGGTATAGAGAACTGTTTGATGCAAACCGTTTGCCAGACGTGTATAACGGCTTGATGTATTTTAGATTTAGTCAAGAAGCCAAACAGTTCTTTGATGCTGCACAGTATATACAACAGAATTGGGAGTATGTACGTGCAGGTCTTAAACATTGTGTTGAGACTGAACCCAGCACAGATGTGATGTACGCCCTGGCTGCTGTTATGGTTGGTCAAGAAACTTGTACAATGCCCAGCATGGATTTCTTAAACTTTGTACATCTAAAGCCAGCAATCAATGGTATAGAAGAAACTACACCAGTAACTGACCAATTGGTTACAGAGTTCGATTCGGGTATGATTCGTATCAACAACGTAAACCAACTACAACCGTTACACTATTTTGAAAAAGATTTTGTCACAGCCGAAATGAAAGAATGGTATGAATCCAGAATTGCTTGAAGCACTACAATTGGTTGAAGAATACAATCGTCAACGTCCCGTACTGATCACAGAGCCCAGGATATACTATGACGAAGAAGGCAACGTTACCATGTACTGTGAAACTGCTCATCCGCCTGACACCAATTACATTGTGATAGACAATCCCGATGTATTTTTTAAAACCAACACCAGCAGATTACGTGTAATCAACGGCGAACTAAAAATCATCGACACAAAGATAACACGAACGCATCTTGCAAAAAGCAACACCGGTCAACCAGTGGTTCGAGGTCTGGCTGCACTGGCATTGGCGCCCAATGAACAATATCAAGATATAGAATATTATGACAGAAAAACAATTAATTGACGTTGCAGATCTAGACTGCATATACCTAACTTATGATGAACCTAATAAAGAAACTAATTGGATTAAAATACAAAACATGGTGCCCTGGGCCAAGCGAGTGGACGGGGTTAAAGGATCGGATGCCGCACATAAAGCGGCTGCTGATAACAGCGATACCGATCGGTTTATTATCATTGATGGGGACAATGTTCCTGATCCCGCTTTTTTCAACCTCCAACTTCAACTGGATAGTGGTAGTAATGACTGTGTGTTTCGTTGGAAAGCTCGTAACATTATCAATGGTCTTTTATACGGCAACGGGGGAATGAGTTGTTGGACCAAGGACTTTATCTATTCAATGCGTACACACGAAGCCTCAGATGGGTCTGCAGAAAATGATGTAGAGTTTTGTTTTTATCCTGACTATTGGTCAATGAATGATTGCTACTCAACTACCTATCCCAATGCAACACCTTATCAGGCATGGCGAGCCGGATTCCGCGAGGGTGTGAAGATGGCACTGGACCGTGGAGCAAAGATTTCCTTGCAGGAATTTGAAAGTCGTGTCAATACTCGCAACTATGATAATTTGTGCATTTGGCAAAGCGTAGGAGCAGATGTTGAAAATGGTTTTTGGGCCATTTACGGAGCACGACTTGGCACATACATGATGATGTTGGAAGGATGGGATCATCGACAAGTACAGGATTTTGATATCCTAGCAATGTTGTGGAAAAGTTTTGAACAAGATGGTCCGGACCAATGCCGGGGTGTAGGAGAAGCCCTACGCACACGTCTTGGTTTACCTATTGTGGACATGGATCCTGAGGAAAGTAAATTTTTTAAGCATCACTATAAGAGCCAATTTAAAAATCAAGGACCAATGGTTAGAGAATGAATATACTAATTAATGGAAGTTCAGTCTCCCGCGGAGAAGGGTCCTGGCCTTACCTGTTACAGGAAAAAATACCAAATTGTAACATTGTAAATTTATCAATGGCGTGTGCTGGCAACACATATATACATGAAGCTACTGTGGCTGAAATCAGTCAGCGACCATACAACCTTGTATTGATTATGTGGTCTTATGCAGAAAGATTTGACTTCAGAGTTAGAAATATTCACCAATTTAGCGACATTAAAACTACATCATACTATGAAAGTCAGCAAAATGACTGGCCCAGTAAAAAAATATTTCCAATCAATGATCAAGACTACGTACAAAAAAATTGGGTGTTTGGGGGAGGTCATTTAAATCGCAAAAAAGATGATAGCCTAGGTCGCGTGGTACATGAGTACTATAAAGTAACTGGCCTTAAAGACCATATTTTTTCTACTATTGTAAAAATAATATCTTTACAAAACACATTAAAAGCAACAAATATTCCTTATGTTTTTATACCGTACCGGCCTTTATCACGCATAAAAGAATGTGACAGTTTATATAATATGATTGATGATAAAAACTTTTTTACTGATGTATGTTTGCATGGTGTTGCTAAAAAACTCAATGCATTTGATGATACGTTACATCCAATGCCAATTGCACACCAACAATATGCAGACCAGTTGCACGATCATTTGATAAAAAATAACTATATATGAAACTTGAAAACGAAGTTATTCTCAACATAAATGATACCACAATCTGGAACTATGATGAATTGGTACAATTCCTGATAGATTGGCAAGGAAAATCAATTCATGTTGCCATACCTGAAGGTGCATGTTTAGAAAATTTGGGAGTGTATCGATTATTGGATTTTTTTTCTTTTAAATCAGTTGAAATATGTACAAACAATATAGTAGAGTCAAATAATAACTATAAAATAGTTGTACATAGAGATGCGTTTCAGTATTTTGTAGTGCCAGAAACAATAGACTATAGTCAGTATCACGCATGGTCAGGTGCAAAACAATTTGGTGTTTTTTACAATCGTCCAACTTGGCCCCGAGTGGGATTGGCCAGTTATTTGCATACCAAATATTACAACAAAACATTGTTAAATTTTAGATTCGATCCGCACAATAAAGATCAGCGACCAATGTTTGAATTAGAAAAACTATTTGAAGTAGATCCAGAATCGTTACAATTTTTTATGAATTGTTATAAAGATTTTCCTGTACAGTTGGAAACTGTGGATGGGTGTACAATTGGCGATACTGTAGTTAATCACACTGATCAGCTCTGTGAATTTTATACTGATTTTTTAATTGATGTGGTAGTAGAAACTTTTGTTGCGGGACGTTCATTTTATCCTACAGAAAAAACTGTAAGACCTATGCTGATGAAAAAACCGTTTATTGTAATGGGTCCAAAATGTTTTTTAATACACTTGCGGCAAATGGGATTTCGTACATTTAATGAATTTTGGGACGAAAGCTATGATGGACACAACACAGAACATCGATACAAAAAAATACTGACATTGATCGATTCATTGGCCAACAAGTCACACGCAGAATTACAAGATATGTACAATCACATGCAATCCGTACTTGATCACAACTACGAGTTGCTATTAAGTAAAAAATTTACTACTCAAATAACCTATGTTGAATAAAGAATATCACGTTGGCATCAATGACAATAAGTTTTGGCGTAAAGACTTGTTGGTTATGCACCTGTACGATTGCTTAAACAACAAACACTCTGCAAAATTAACAGTTGTCCCAGAAGGATCAAGTTTGGAAGGATGCGGATTGTACAGATATCTAGATGCGTTTTGCAAACACACCGGATACAATAAACAGAACATTAGTATACGTACAGGCAACATGATCGAGCAACACCCTGAGTACACAATCGTAAAAGATGCTGGTGCCTGGTTCGAACTTCCAGTTATACAAAAGTGGCTGACAAATAACTCAGTAGATACTGGACAACACCCCAATTTACATTTTGGACATTTTATTGGAAAAAGCAACTGGAATAGATTGTGGATAGCATCAGCATTGCATAAAAACTTTAGAGACAAAACATTCCAAACATATAATACTGGCATTGGCACACACTATTTGGTAAAAAATGATGGCCTTTGTGATTTTGTAGGATTAGAAGATTTAGTTAAAATGGAATGTGATCAAATTGACGTGGCTGTGGAATTTTTAAAAACCTGTCCTCAATTTATTCCTGAAGAAATAGAAGCAATCAAAAACATGTCTACATATATCAAACAGGATGATTGTTATCCTATACAATTGCCAGCAAATCTTAATATATTACAATACTATAATAATATATTTGTTGACATTGTGCATGAAACATTTGTGCGTGATGAGGTTTGTTTTGCCACAGAAAAAACTTGGCGTCCTATCCTGGCACGTCGGCCATTTATTACCATGGGTGGTAGAAATCATTTGGCTAACCTGCGTCGCTTAGGATTTCAAACATTCAATGAATTTTGGGACGAAGGTTATGATGAATATGGTATGCAGTGGCGTGTACGAGAAATATTAAAATTAATCAACACCATTGGTCTATGGAGTCCAGAAAAACTAATTACAACACTAAACAATATGCAATCCGTACTTGATCATAACTATAATGTATTCATGGCACTAACACATCAACAAATACAGAACACATTCAATGACTAAACATCACTTACCTTTTGTAGAAATGATGGTTACACAATTTTGTAACCTGAGTTGTGTTGGGTGCAGTAATTATGCTGACTTAAAACACACAGGTTATGTTCCTTGGGCAGACGGCCGTCAAGAAATAGAATCGTGGTTGCCCAGAATGGCAATTGAAGACTTCGGTATCATGGGAGGTGAGCCCTTGATCAACCCTGAACTCAAACTGTGGATACGTGGCCTACGTGAGTTATTACCCACAAGCCCTATACGCTTTAGTACCAATGGAGAGCTATTGGACCGGCACTTGGATGTTGTAGAAACAGCACACGAAGTGGGCAACTTTGTTTTTAAAATTACTGTGCATCAACACAGCGAACGTGTTGAAAACGTAATAGCTAAAATATTCTCAATGTACAAGTGGGAACCTGTGTACGAGTTTGGTATATACCGATACAAGACTACAAATGGTTTGCGTTTTCAAGTCAATCGTCCACTGACATTTATCAAGTACTACCGGAACGACTATCCTAACATGATGCCGTTTGACTCAAACCCGGCAGACAGTTTCAATATCTGTATGCAACAGAAATGTCCGTTGATGTTCAATGGTCGCATGTACAAGTGCAGTACCTTGGGCGGCCTAGAACAAACACTGGATCGTTTTGGCAACGTAGATCCTGCATGGGATCCATACAAAGGCAAGTACATTACTCCGGACAGCCCAGATTCTGATATAGCGGCATTCCTAAACAATTATGGTCGACCACATCAGGTATGTACCATGTGTCCAACTGCCCAGGATGACGAAAGTGTGATTTTACATTATAATAACGTACTAACAAAATGACAAGATTCTTTGCTTTCGGTTGCTCGTTCACCAGATCAAAACATCCTACCTGGGCTGACATAGTGGCACGACAGTACACTCATTATCAAAATTGGGGGCAACCCGGCGCCGGCAATAGTTTTATCTTTTACAGCCTAATGGAATGTCACAAGCGTAACAAGATAACCCAAGATGATGTAGTAATGATCATGTGGAGCAGTATTGGCCGTGAGGATCGTTATGTTGGGGGCGAGTGGCTAACTCCCGGAAGCATATACAATCAAACCGACTACGATGAGAATTTTGTTAAGAAATTTACCGATCCAACCGGATACTTGTTGCGTGACACAGCACACCTGGCTGGCGCCAAAGCTGTATTAGATGCAATAGGTTGCCAGTACTATTTCTTTAGTATTGTGCCATTTAATGTGCCTGACGATAATGTGTTTAAAATTTTTAGCATAGACAATAAGATAAGTAATTTATACAGAGAAGAACTGGCCACAGTTGCTCCTAGTGTTTATGAAGTAATTTTTAATTGCGACTGGTACAGCCGAAAAGGCTATTTGGACAACGCAAAATTAAAAGAAGAATATGAAATAAAACGTGGGGATAGTTGGCCCACGTGGAAACAATTCACCAATCAAGATTTTACCAATTTGGATGCAGAAATTCACCGTGAAATAAACGAAACACATCTGTTTAGCAATAGATTTTTACATCGTTACGACACGCATCCAATACCAACCGAATATTTAGAATATCTAAACAAAGTTGCACTAGACATTCAAATAGATCCAGCAACACAAGAGTGGACTGAGCAAGCCACAGCATTGATATTACAAGGACAAGATTTAACAAAGTTTTGGCACCCTAGTAAAATACCCACAAGGTTTTAATATGATTAATAAAATAAATTTAGATTACGATTTTTCCACTATACTGGCAGCTGACTACAACCAGCACGAAGGTAGTTGCATGACTCATCAGAAAAAAGAACTTGATGATATCTATCAAAAGTACGGCGGCTACCCAAACACATTCAATTATGACAATACCAAAATACATCAGCTTTGGTGGGATCGTACACAAGTAGACTACGAAGAATTTGGCCGCCAGCTGAACATGGAAGTCATTATGGTCAGTAGTATTTTACAAGAACCTGGTTGCATGATTCCGTTACATAGAGATACATTTTTTCAAATTAATAAAAATTATCCTGACAGAAAAGAAATCAAAGTTCGATCCAATATCTATTTGGAAGATTGGAAACTGGGACATTTTATACAGTACGACAATGAAGTCAGTACACACTGGCGTGCCGGTGAAGGATTGCAATGGGACAGTTCTGTAGAACATCTTAGTGCCAATGCTGGATTACAAAATAAATTTACATTACAGATTTCTGGATTTTTGATTGAATAAATTTACTGTAATAACTGCTGACACGTTTATTTGGAACCAAGTTGAGCTAGTTGATTTCTTAGTTAAAAATCAAGGTGGCACAATAAGCATAGACACAAGAACCGAAGGTGCCAGCTGTTCAGCAACGGGTTTGTATGATCTATTAGACAAATTCAATTTTAAATATGTTGAAATACACAGCGGAAATTGTATTGAACAACATGACAAGTATTTTATTAGAGTCCAATCATTGCTACAGTGGGCACAGGTTAAAAAACCAGTAGACAGCAAATATCATGTATGGAACGGTAATAAGATATTTTTAGCATATTACGGAAGACCAATTTGGCACCGCCTTGGCATTGCTGGGCATTTGTTGGCACAGTATCCCGCAGAATCGTACGTGAATTTACGTGGCGATTACCGCAACGAAGATTCACGCAAACTATTTGAATTAACAGAACTGTTTACCAATGCGCCAGAACAAATTAAAACGTTCGCAACGATTGCTGATAGTTTGCCATTGATGCTAGAAACGCAAGATGGATATACTCCAGGACAACAAGATACTTCGGGATTTACAGATCAGTTGTTGGAATTTTACCCAGACATACTGATCGACGTGGTAGCAGAAAGTTACACCTCTGGCAATACTTTTTGCCCCACAGAAAAAACATTTAGGCCCATGTTGATGAAAAAGCCATTTATAATTATGGGCCCAAAAAATCATTTAATTTATTTACGTCAGCTGGGATTTCGTACATTCCACGATTTCTGGGATGAAGATTACGATGGATACGATCCAGTTACTCGTTTTCACCACATTATCAAGTTGACAGATACGTTGGCAACCAAATCTAAAAACGAGCTCAACACTATGTACCACACAATGCAAAGCATACTAGATCACAACTATAACTTGTTAATACATCGCAATTATTCTAAAAAAATTACTCTAGTTGAGGATTAATTAATGTCAAAAAGCAATTTTATGTCCTCTGCAGAAAAGATGAAGGAACTATTGGGTCCTGGGCTGTGCCTAGCCAAATGGAAACAAGTCAGCTTGCATTTGGCTACAGGTATGACCAACAGTTGTTATCATCCGCCCCTGCATGAAATTGACCCTACAGCATTAAAAGACAATCCTGGTGCACTACACAACACAGCACACAAAAAAGATCAACGTGTGATCATGCTTAAAAATGAACGCCCACAGGAGTGCGGTTATTGCTGGACACAAGAGGACATGGGCAATCTCAGTGACCGTCATTACCGCTCAGGAGAACCCTGGGCCGCCAACGACTATAACGCAATCAAGTCCAGCACAGGTACAGAAGATTGGATACCCAGTTATGTTGAAGTAAATTTCAATCATGTATGTAATCTCAAGTGTAGCTATTGCAGTCCGCAGTTCTCTAGCACCTGGATGCAAGAAACTGACTACTACGGTGCATACCCTACCAGCACACCGCATAACGATCCCAAGCACTTCACTGGTCGCCGCAGGCCTATCCCAGCCAGTTACGACAATCCTTACGTGGATGCGTTCTGGGAATGGTGGCCTGAGCTGTATCCTCATTTGAAACATTTCCGCATGACCGGTGGTGAGCCCCTAATGGATAAGAATACCTACAAAGTATTTGATTATGTGTTGGCACTACCCAATCCAGAACTACACTTGGATGTGACCAGCAACTTCAGTGTAGAAGACCGATTGTTTCACAAGTACTTGGGCTATGTCAAGCAATTATGTTCAACCCAGATTGAACACTTTATGCAGTATGTGAGTTTAGATTCGGGTAAACCCAGACATGCAGAGTACATTAGACATGGTTTAAATTTTTCTCGCATGGCTGATAATGTAAGTCGTTTCTTAACAGACATTCCGTATCGTAACAGTTTGACATTTATTATTACCATGAACAATCTAAGTGTGTTGGGCTTACAACGACAACTAGAGTGGATACTCGACCTACGTCGAGTGCATAGTAAAACCTACCAGCGTGTTTGGTTTGATACTCCGCTGTTGCGTACACCTACCTGGCAAAGTTTACAAATATTACCCGAAGTCTACATTGGTGTGCTAGAACGTGTGGCAGATTGGATGGAACTCAATTTGGAAACCGCAGATGACCCATTCCATGGATTCAAAGACTACGAAGTACAGCGTATGCGTAGAGATATAGATTGGATGAAAGCAGGTCGCAATCTAGACCCAGAATATGTTAAACTGCAACGTGCAGACTTTTATCGTTTTTTTTAACGAACACGACAAACGACGCAAAACTGACTTTTTAAAAACTTTTCCAGAAATGACAGAATTTTGGAACGAATGTAAATACCATGCCCAGAATTAATAACGAAACTGATTTAGAGTATAAACGCAGAGTAATTGACATCAAGTCAGAAAGCTTCTGCGGAGCCAAATGGTACAATGCTACTATTTGGCTAGGATCGGGGCAAACTACCAGTTGTCATCATCCATTGCCACACCAAGTAAGTGTAGAGGATGTTGCACGTAATCCAAAAGCGTTGCATAATACGCAAAAGAAAAAAATGGAACGCGAACAAATGCAAAAAGGTGAACGTCCCACTGGTTGTGAATACTGCTGGAAAATAGAAGACATTGGCCGAGACAACATCAGTGATCGTGTTTACAAAACAGTTATATACGATGACAAGGATTTATCACATGCCTTTAGAACACCCGCCAGCGAAGATATTGATCTCCAAACCCTGGAAATTGCGTTTGACAGAACCTGCCAATTTGCCTGTAGCTACTGTAACCCAGCGTTCAGTAGTACTTGGGTCCGAGACATCAAGACCAATGGTGCTTATAACGGTCTTGTCAGCGATGGCCGCAATCACTTTACTCATGCCCATGATGCTAGTCAGCTTTACAAGTTTGGAGAAACAAATCCGTACGTTGAAGCTTTTCATGCATGGTGGGAATCAGATCTACACAGGACACTAAAAGAATTACGCATCACTGGCGGTGAGCCGTTGATGAGTGCGGAAACCTGGAAGTTAATTGATTGGTTTAAAACCAATAAAGGTAAAAGCTCTACACGTCTTGCCATCAACAGTAACCTAGGCACTGACGTGGATATTGATCGATTGCTTGTTGCAATTGATGGAGTAGAAATTGATTTATATACCAGCAACGAATCAATAGGATTGCAAGCTGAATACATTCGAGATGGCCTTGTGTTTGATGACTGGACTAATAATGTTGAACGTCTACTAGACTCGGGCAAGTTCCGCGGCCTGCATGTCATGTGTACCATTAATGCATTGTGCTTGGATACGTTAGACAGCTTCCTTGAGATGGTATATAACTGGAAACTCAAGCACGGTAAAGATTCAATTAATTTTTCACTAAACATATTACGCTTTCCAAGTTTTCAAAGTCCGTTGGTACTACCAGACACAATTCGAACACAATACAGAACAAAATTAAGTGAATTTTATAAAACGCACAAAGACTTTGGTGTGTTCCATGCGTTTGAAATTGACCAATTAAAACGCCTGATTGATTATCTTGATGTGGTTATAACTCCGCATGTGGGTGCTGCAGAACAAAGTATACTACAACAGGACTTCAAACAATTTTTTACACAATACGATCAACGTCGCAGTAAGAACTTTGTAGAGACGTTCTCCAATTTGGCAGAGTGGTACAATGAAATCTAAATTTAAACATTTAGTAGTTTCGGGGTGTAGTTTTACGCATCACACAGGACGTATACCCGGACATTCGAGCTGGGCAAATTTGTTAGCTGACTGGACCGGCATGCAGATACATAATCTTGCCATATCCGGAGTAGGTAACGATCACATTAGCAAAAGCATCATGCTTTACCTAGAAAAGAACAAATTACCAACAGAAGATACCTTGGTAATTGCAATGTGGTCCGGTATCAACAGAATTGACTGGATCACTGATGCTAAAAATTCAAATTTTTCAACAGAGTATTCATTCAATTACCAATACGATGATTACAATGAACTTGTAGTAGGCGGGGCCTGGTGGAATGCAAAAAACCCAACACCGTTGATAAAAACATTGGTGGACTATTCAAAATATCAGTCTATCCACAGTTTAACATTGCACAGTTGGTTGGCAATGCAAAATTTATCTAACTATCTAAAGATTAACCAATACACATATTGTTATACATCATTTTTGAATTATAAAAAACACAGTTTTCCATCGCCGCATTTTGCTGACTTCGGTGCCGAACTTGCTAAATTAAATTTGTCCTTAGACAAAGAACCGTGGTTGCCGTTACATGACGACGACTACTACGGCGACTGGGCTAGAAAACGCAAATATTTAGAAGATGATCATTTCCATCCTAAGTTTCCAGAAGCAACAGAAGGATGGTTACGAGAAATACTAATACCACAACTAACAAACAAAGATATACTATATGAGTGAAAATACAACAAAAGACTTTTACAACAAGGGTTACGACTACATGGCACGTAAACCTTATTTTATTGAACCTGACAAACTCAGTGAAACACAACAAGATTTATTAATGAAAAGCGAAACATTTTGTATGTTGCCTTGGATGCACTTACATGCTTTTCCGGATGGCCGTGCTTATCCTTGTTGTGTAGCAGACTATTGGCATCCAGTTGGAGACCTGCGTAAAAACACCATGGAACAAGTGTGGAATCAAGAACCATATCGTAACCTGCGTAAGAACATGGTTACAGAAATCAAGAGTAAAGAGTGTAATAAATGTTACGAACAAGAACGCAACGGATTTTTTAGTATGCGTAACGATGCCAATCGTAACTATGGACATCATATAGATGAAATCGAAAGGACACAAGATGATGGCACAAATCCTGAATTCAAAATACGTTATTGGGACGTTCGTTTTAGCAACCTTTGTAACTTCCGTTGTCGCAGCTGTGGGCCTATTTTCAGCAGTAACTGGTTTAACGATCATGTCAAGTTGTATAATCGTGTTCCTGATGTGCTTGGCCGTGATATGGCTCGTGTAGAGTACACCACCGGAGACGAAGACGGTATGCTAGCACAGATGGAGCCACACATACCTCATCTTGAACAGGTGTACTTTGCTGGTGGCGAACCCCTAATTATGAAAGAACATTATTACTTGCTGGAGAAGTTGATTGAAGCCGGTAAAACAGATGTGCGTATTCAGTACAACACCAATTTCAGCGAGTTGGCTTACAAAGATAAACATGTGTTTGATTATTGGAAACACTTTAAGAATGTTAGTGTTGGCGCCAGCCTAGATGCATCGGGAGTCAGAGCCGAGCTGATGCGTAAAGGAACAGATTGGGCACAAGCCGTGGATAACCGTCAACGCATGCAGGCAGAAGTGCCGCATGTGGACTTTTATATCAGTGCCACTATCAGTTCAATGAATGTGTTGCACGTTTTGGATTTCCATCGAGAGTGGACTGAGTTGGGGCTGATTAAAGCCAAAGACTTTAATGTAAATATTTGCCAAAGCCCGGAATGGTATCGCATAGATATCTTTCCAGAACAGTTTAAACGTGATGTTATTGTGCCTGCATACGAACAACATATCGAGTGGTTGCAGTCACAAGACAATCTTAAACGTGCAACCAATGGATTCCGTAGCACATTGAATTTATTAAAAGGTGCAGATCAAAGTCACCTGTGGCCACGCTTTGTTGAGGAGTGTGCTAAACTAGATACAGTACGCAATGAAGATTTTTGGGAAACATTCCCGGAACTAGCCAATTTAAAAGATTATGAACCTACCTAAGACAATTTGTATGTTGCCCTGGATTAGTATCGAAGCCAGCCCGATGGGAACTACACGACCTTGTTGTATGGCACACGAAGAAATTACAGATGAGTTGGGCAACAAGTATGACTTAAATGAAACCAATTTGGAAGTGGCATATCACAGTGAATACATGCAAAACTTACGCAGACAATTTAGACGCGGTGAAAAGCCTGCAACCTGTAGTCGCTGTTGGGAAGAAGAGTCGGCGGGACGTGACAGCAAACGTATACACAGTCAAGTTCGTTTGAAAGAGTTATATCAGCAAGTGGATTGGGATAACGATGATCCAGATCAGCTATGGTTTGTTGATCTAAAGCTAGGAAACATTTGTAATCTTAAATGTCGTATATGCGGATCGTGGAGTTCGAGCAAGTGGGCCGAAGAAGAACTTGCTTATATGCCAGGCATTAATAAAAAAGAACACATTGCCTACACTTGGTTACGGCAAGGTGCATGGCCACGCAAGACTGAAACATTCTGGGATAACATGCGTGAGTTGTTGCCCAACATTCGGTACTTTGAATTCACTGGTGGCGAGCCCTGGATGATACAAGAACACTTTGATTTATTACAGTACGCAGTAGATCAAGGATACAGTAAAAATATTGATATACACTACAACACCAATGCTACACAACAACCTGGTACCCCACAAATTTTAATGTGGAAAGAGTTTGGCCGAGTTGACATTGCCTTTAGTATTGACAACGTAGGCTCACGTTTTGAATATGAACGTTACGGAGCCAATTGGGAATTAGCAAATAAAATTATTGATGATGTGCATTTTACGCAGGCTGTTGACACTCCTAATATTACCACACAGTTATGCTTTACCATAAACATACAAAACGTTTACTACTTAGATGAACTACTGGATTGGGCAGATACAAAAAGATTTGGTGACATCTATTTTAATATGATGCATAGCCCGGATCACATGAGCATACAAATGATGACTCCGGCAGCACAGGAATTGGTACTAAACAAACTAAAAACAACATTTTGGAAAAATAACAAATATCAACAAGAAATTGATAGTGTAATTAAATTTATTAAAAATGGCACCGGCAGTGACGGTAAGGAGTTCTTGTTTAAAATGCAACGCACAGACGAACATCGCAAACAAAACTTTATGGATACACATGAAGAAATAGCACGGGCAATGGGATATGTGGGTTAAGGCCAACCATACTACATACAACGGAAATTTAAATAATTACCCTTATCCACTGGATAAAGAGTTTGGAGAATTGCTTGTTTTTTTAAAACAAATATCAACTGATAAACGTATCTATCTAATAGACCGCCTTGGGTGGAATCCTAAGTATCCACCGATAGACTATGATATCTATATTCTGTGTGCATTTGGGGAAAGTTTCAATACTGACATGCTACAGAGATTGGAAAACGATCCGGCATTTGCAGACAAGCAGATAGTTTTATTAACTTCACAATTTTATCAAGGCCCTGAGTTTAAGCGTACAAAAATATTTTATATAGAACATCTACACACAATTATTCCTTTTTTACAAAAACCAGAGTATACAAAACTTCACACAAGAAAATTTACACATGGTTCTCTGTCTAATAGAAACGCTATGCATAAAGCATTGGCGACTGCAAAGTTACTACATAAATTTGACAATAAATTACAATATACATTTTGCAATACTCCGTCGGCTGAATATAATCAAACAACATTTACATTGTATTGCCAACAGTTGATATCTGAATTTGGATTAAACATCACAGACAAAGAAATTGAATTATTAAATCACATACATTTAAATCCTATCAAAGCCCCCGGACATACGTGGACGCTCGATAATCGTGTACTTAAAGATTCTAAGTTATTGTGGACATGTGAATCAATGTTTGTTTCTTGCCATGATCAACCTGTTGCCTATTTGACAGAAAAAATAATGAAATCAATTGTAACTGGTTGTTGCTTTGTGCTTGTATCACAAGAACGCAGTATAGAAAGATTAAAATTATTAGGCTTTGAATCTTTTGAATCTGAATTTAAATTGGATTATGATAAAGACGTTGACAGTATTAGATATAAAAAAATATTTGAATTTATTGATAACTTTGATCAAGACGATTTGTTAGACTCGCCTGCAATACAAGAATTAGTTGACTATAATCATAATCATTTCTATCATACATTTTACAATCATGTTACAAAAACCAATGTTGATAAAATACAACAAGCAATTGAGTATATAAATGCAATTTAAACCAGCAACCTTGTGCATGGCACCTTGGACACACACATATTTGAGTCCACAAACAGAAAGACGCATGTGTTGCGCCAGCCGCGAGCCAGCACAAAACTTTGAGCAGTATATTGATACCAAAAGTGGCACAGGCCAGTATATTCCCGTTACATTAGATCAACATTGGAACAGCGATCATATGCGTAGTGTGCGTCGTCGTATGATGGCTGGGGAAACACTACCCGAGTGCGAAGTGTGCAACGACAAACTATTAAACACAGACGTTTACCGTAGTTATTTTAACCAGCTGTTTGGGCATAAGTATTTACAAGCCATAGAGCATACTGATGCAACAGGCTACACGACAATGAAGCCAGTTTCGTGGGATTACAGATTTAGTAACCTTTGTAATTTTAAGTGCCGCATGTGCGGTGACATGTTGAGTAGTGCTTGGGAGAGTGAGCAACGACAACACGCAATGATCGACTTGACAAATCCTAAAAACAACTGGATGCGTCCCGAAGTCAAGATACAAATAGAAAAGTTTCAAGACACCCAGGTAGAGCAAGAGTTTGCCACTGCTGTTGAGGAGCACCGAGTGGAAGAGGTGTATTGGGTGGGAGGAGAGCCGCTTATGTACGAGCAACACTGGCGTTACATGAAGCGTATTATCGAACTTGGAGATGGAAAAAATGTTTACGCTAGATACAACACAAATCTTAGTAGGATCAATTATAGAGGTATTAATCTGTTTAGGGATATTTTATCTGGGCTACGTGACTGGCAAATCTGTGCAAGCATCGACGGCACGGGCAGAATTGGAGAGTATATTCGATCAGGTCTTGATTTTGATCAGTGGCTTGAGAACATCCGCGAAGGACTTGCATACAACCGTAGCCGCCGCCAGATCCGTTTGGACTTCACTCTTACTACACCAGGACTCTTTGAAGTACAAGCGATACAAACGCTTGCCCAAGAACTCGGAGTAGATGTTTTAGCAAAAGTGGTGTTCTCGTTTAGCCCAGACATCATTATGAGCCCGTTGGCACTACCCAAAGATGTACTGCATCCTTGGATAGACGAAATTGTGAATGGCACTCCTGGGGAACGCCCTCTTACCGGCCCGTTACGGGATATACTGATTCAACTCAAAACAAGACCCACTTTTGCTGAACAATGGCCTGACACTTACCAAGCAGGCCTGCGTAAAGGCAAGGCCAGAACATTAGAGATTGAAAGAATTCGAAAAGACCAGTATACTTTTAGAGACATAATGTCCTTGAGACCTGCGGCACTGGAATGGTATGACTCAATCAATTAAAGTAATCCTACGTAATCCCTTAAACTACAACAATCAAGTTGATTACACAATCACGGCTGCAGATAATCAATTGGCAAAGGATTGGATATCTGCATTAAAGCTAGAATTACAAAGTGGTCGCTTGCTAGAAAAGAATTTTTGTTTTATGGGCTTCCCTCGCACAGCCCGCACATTGGAATATCTTTGCGACGAACTTAATCAAGCAGTTGATATAATCAACAGTAGTAGTTGCGAATATATTATACCCGAAACATTTACGCCAGACTCTGTACGTGGATTTGATTACGCAGATAATGGTGTTAATCATGCAGTAATGAATCAATTACACAATCACTTTGAACGCTTGCAAGGAACTGTCTGGGGACTAAGTGATTATTATCGACGTGCCAACTACGAAACAAAGTATGCTATACGACAATTAAACAATATCTGTCACGAGATGGAAAACTTAATTCTAAGTCAACGCAAAGAATCAACAGCACCTTATTGGGTACGCCCAAGCCAGATTACCACATTCCTACAGGCACAGCGGTATGATCTCAAAGGAGAACATCGCACAGGGTTTGCCATCAACGGATATGATCGTGTGCTAGGCGGAGTGTATATGCATTGGACACAGATAGGCAAAACATTGTTTGAAGTATTCCGTGATGAACATGCACCAGAGCTTACGGAAACAGTATGCGAATCTATTACAGAATTAAAATACTATTCGGGTGAGTTCGACGTAGAGTGGGGCAACGATGTAACTTTGCTAGGCGATAGTAATCCATGGCATACCAAGGAACAAATAGAGTTTCGTAAATGGTTAATAGCCAACAACCGTGACCCTGCAGACCCTCAATTGAGTCTAGGATACTTGCCCATTGGACAAGTGGAGTTAACAAAGAGTTTTGGAACAGCTGACTATCAACACATATGGGATATACTTAGTAGTCATTTGGACATATACCAAATAGAAGTAGATGGAGTACGAGCAACATTTGATTACTGCTGGTCTGATGCCACTTATAAACAACAGCAAATAGATATGATGAAGCCTGGATATGATTATAGCAGCCGGAGATAGTTTTGTTTACGGCAGTGAACTACAAAGTCCTGCCAACACATTTACAGCACTACTAGGTGCCAACGAGTGTGTGGCCTGGCCTGGCTTTGGCAACGATGCTATTGCACGTACCACTATAGAACGTTGTGAACAAGGCGGAGTTACCGGAGTCCTAGTGTCATGGACATTTCCTGGCAGATATGAATTTAGGTTTGCATATGATACCCGGCAAAAGAAATCGCCTTGGTATGCCATTAATGCATGGACTATTCAAACCAACTTGGATAGCATTCGAGAAGAGTTTGTTACAGAAGATGCGGATATATTAGAAGCACAAAAGCAGACCATTAAACGTGCTCAACAAACAGGTGTGGCAGACTTTGCTGAGTCATTTTATCGTCATGTGGGCGGATCAGAGTACTGGGAAATATACAGCAGTCTTAAAGAAATAACGTACTTACAAAACTATTTGACGTTAAAACAAATACCATTCTTGTTTACCTGTGCAGACAACAGTATATTCAATAACCATACAATCAATACGGCAGACACAGTAATTGCAAGTTTGTTAAAACAGATAGATCATAGCCGTTGGTTTTGGTTCCCGGCCGGAACAGGAAGTAACCAAACCAAAACACCAAGAGGTTTTTATCAGTGGGCAGTAGAGAATAAATACCCTATAGGAACTACACATCCACTGGAACAAGCACACAAAGACGCATCCGTTTTGATGCAAGGAAAATTCAATGAACTGGTTACGAAACATTTACAATCGCATTAAGCTAGAGTTACGCTATCGCAAGAAGTTAAAAGAACTGCGTAAAAGAGATCCATTTATCTATAAATGATTTACTGTATCGGAGATAGCTTTACTTACGGCGAAGAATTAACTGACCGTGACACGGCCTGGCCCACATTACTAGGTAAAAAATTAAAACAACCTGTAACCAATTGGGGTAAACCAGCAACTGGAAACTACCGCATAGTTAAGCGTACAATGGATGCTGTATTTGATGGCGCTTCATTGATTGTTGTTGGGTGGTCAGATCCAGCTAGACAAGAGTTTGCCGATGATATCAGTATTACTGATTTGTGGGCAGGTAGGGATTATCGCAGAATGCAAACTTGCTCAGATCATCGACGTGATCTAATCAAGTACATGACAGCATACGATGTGCCTGGATATTATTATGCCAAATGGATAAGACAAATTGTTTTAACACAAACGTTTTGTCGTGCAAATGCCGTTCCTTGCGTGATGTTTAGTGCGTGTAATGCTGAGAGTTGGAATATTGATTTTATAAAAAAACAAAATCAACATGAACACTTAGTTCAACGCATAGATATAAACTCATACATTGGTTGGCCATATTCAGGATCAACTGAATGGACATTTGGTACACCGCACGGACCTGGCGGACATCCACTGGAACAAGGACACACGATCATAGCAGAAAAAATTTATGAACATATTAGCAGTTGGGTGTAGTTTCACAGAGGGTGCAGAATTACCAAATCCTGCAGAATCTGCTTGGCCTAACTTGATTGGAAAACTAAACAATCGCTCAGTAAAAAATTTAGGCATGGGTGGTGCATCCAATGATCGTACGTTTAGATTGGTTGTAGAAGAAACTGTTCAACACAAATTTGATCTAGTTATTGTACAGTGGACTGAGCCTAGTCGAATGGAAATATGGAATGACCGACGACGTAGCACAATGGATGTAAATGTGGGAAAGTTACACTCTCAGATGTTTGGGCTAACTTGGCTAGAAACATACTACCAATATCACTACAATGATTTACATGCTCATAAAAAATGGGTTTCACAGATATTGGCATTACAGGGATATTTAAAATCCATCAATCAACCTTACATCATGGTTAGCCTAAATGGAATTGATCAACAGCTTTACAACGGTGCATGGAATAGTGTACAATACCTATGTGATGGGGTCGATACTAACCATTACCCAGGATGGCCGTTTGAGGGAATTTATATGTGGCAAGGAGATTGCCCAAGAGGACCATTAGGACATCCATTGGAGTTGGGACACAAAAGAATAGCAGAAAAAATCAATGAACATATTAGGAATATCGGCTGGCTTCCATGATGCCGCCGCAACAGTAATCAACAACGGTGAAATCTTATATGCCGGGCACTCAGAACGCTACAGCAAGATTAAGAATGACCCCAACCTACACAAGGAAATGCTTCTTGACTTGTCCTGTAACGGGTGGCGTCATATTGATCACATTGCCTACTACGAAACCCCGTGGAAGAAACAGTTACGTCAGTTATATAGTGGGCAAGGTCTAGAGTGGGATAAGTTAACCACACGCCAGGTACTTAAACAACAACTAGGCGGATTCTTTTCTGGCACTCCTGTTAGCACACACAGTCATCATTTAAGTCACGCCGCAGCAGGATTCCAGACTAGCACATTTGATCGAGCCACAGTGGTTGTTATTGATGCTATTGGTGAATGGGACACAATTAGTATATGGGGTGCTCACTACGATAATGGTCGAGCAAAATATCATAGACTATGGGGACAGAGATATCCACACAGTATAGGCCTGTTTTACTCAGCAATGACTCAGCGTGTGGGATTAAAACCCAATGAAGAAGAATACATATTAATGGGCATGGCAGCCTATGGCGAACCTAAAGTTGCTGCACAAATTAAAAATGCATTAATGTCCAATGAGTGGGATATTGAATTTGTACAAAATTTGCACCTGGGTGTAGATGAGGAATTTTTAGCCAAACATCTAGAATACGATATAGCCACATCTAGCCAGGCTTTTTGTGAAAATTTGATATATAATGTTATGCGTCGAGCCAAAGACTTTGGCTGGAGCAGAAATTTGGTTTACATGGGCGGGGTTGCCCTAAACTGTTTAGCTAATCGTAATCTTGGTGATTATTTTGAAAAAATTTGGATCATGCCTAATCCTGGCGATGCTGGTAGTAGTCTTGGTGCCGCTGCACTCGCCTATGGCAAAAGAATTGACTTCAACAACGCATACCTTGGTCACACAATTGGCGGCAACTATCCCGTCAATGCCGTCCTGGATTGTTTACTCCGCGATAAAATCGTTGGAGTTGCTAGTGGACGAGCCGAATTTGGACCTCGTGCCCTTGGGAACCGAAGTCTCCTCGCCGACCCGCGTGGACCAGATATAAAAGACCGTGTCAATGAAATCAAACGTAGACAAAAGTTTAGGCCATTTGCGCCAGTTATCCTGGCTGAGCAAGCTGAGTTATTTTTTGATATGCCCCGCGGCTTCAGTGATAGTCCTTATATGCAGTCAGTCGCACATTGCCGCATGCCTGACGCTTTTCCTGCTATTGTGCATCACGACGGCACTAGCCGAGTACAGACGGTTGCAGCTGATGGCTCAGGCATTAGAGAACTCCTAGAAAAGTGGTATGTAATGACCGGTTGTCCCATGTTGTTAAACACCAGTCTAAATATTCGCGGCGAGCCCATGGTTAATGATCGTGCGGATGCAGATCGCTTTGAGCAACTGTACGGAGTACGTGTATGCTCGTAAAAATTACAGAAAATTTTTATCAACTTACTGATGTGTTTAGTCCAGCTCTTTATCAAAGACTGACATCTAGTTTTGATCAAGACAGATCCACATGGGATCAAATTTCAGATGATAACACAGATGTAAAACGTCAACAGTTGAGTTTATCAGTTAATGAATATCTTGCACAACAGATACATGCAGAATTAAAAAAATATGTTAGAACAGCCGAGCCACGTGTTGGACCGTTATATCAAAATGGTCCACAACTATGGTACGACGACAACGGCTATATCAATACCATACACGATGGAGATGTCAGCCCCAATCATTGTGTTAATATACAAGTTTATCTCAGCGACGGTGCAGAAAATATGGGAACCTGTTGCTATGACGAAGGTGCATGGCACACCGTACCCTATCGAGCAAACACAGGATATATGCTGATAGGTCCTACACGCATACCACACGGCATGCAACATCCAGTCACTAACTACAGAATGAGTTTGTATCAAGGATTTAGAAACACCGAAGTACCATCAGATATTTGGTAAAGGAAAATAAAATGACACAACGTATTTTAATCATGGGCCTGCCGGGTGCGGGTAAAACAACCTTGGCCGGTGCTCTTAAAAAGTATTTGGAACAGCACGGAACAATGAGTATGTATTCTGCCGAACAACTTCCAGTAACCGGGTTTGATGCTAAGGTAACTTGGTTTAATGCCGACGACATTCGCCGCAAGTACAACGACTGGGATTTTAGCAATGAAGGACGTATCCGCCAAAGCCTACGCATGTTTCAGTTCAGCATAGAAGCTGGCGGCGACTATGTGATCTGTGACTTTGTTGCACCCTTGGTGGAGATGCGTAACAACTTCAAAGCTGACTGGACCATCTGGGTAGACACTATCCGCGAAGGTCGTTATGCCGACACCAATGCGGCCTTTGTTGAGCCTGACGTGTATGACTTCCGTGTTACAGAACAAGATGCAGACAAATGGGCTGAGTTTATTGGTCAACACATAATTGACAATCGCCGCCGTCCTACGTTTGATTGGAAGAAGGAAACTGTACAAATGTTGGGACGTTGGCAACCTTGGCATGACGGGCACCGTGCCTTGTTTGATCGACTAATACAGCGTACAGGGCAAGTGGTTATTCAGATACGTGATGTACAGGGCTGGCAAGGATCAAATCCTTTTGAGGTGGCAAAAGTCAAGGCATTTATTAGACGTGACTTAGATCCTATCTATCAAGGGCAATATGAAATACAGGTAGTTCCTAACATTGTACACATTGGTTGGGGCCGCGGAGTAGGATACACCAGCGGGGAAGAAACGTTTGATGAAACAATCACTGACATCAGTGCCACAAAGATTCGTAAAGAGCTGGGATTAAAGTGATTGATAAACCCAAACGGAGTTTAATAAAAACTATTACCTGGCGCATAACCGGTAGTAGTGCTACGTTTGGGATCAGTTATTTGATATCTGGAAATTTTGTTATTGCGGGCAGTATAGCAACTATTCAATTGGTAACAAATACTGTTCTATACTTTATACATGAGCGTGTATGGGATCAAATTAAATGGGGACGGGTAAACCAGTCCTAACGTCTAGTCGGTATGGGGGTATACGCTGAAACGCACGATCTATTGCTGTGATAGAATTTATTAAATGATCCCATTCACGTTTGATAAACGCAGGATCATTGAACAAATTATAGTTATGTTCCAATATAGGTTGCATGTCTAGCAACATGGTCATTTGTTGTTCTGTACTTAATTCGCTAACGGTTTTTATTACCTGTGTGATAGCTTTGATGCGTAGTACAGGATCTTCTATGGTGTCGTAACTTTCGTCCCAGTAATCACCGAATGTACGAAATCCATAGCTACGCAAATATGCCAAGTTATGAGCACAGCCGGCAAGTACAAACGGCATACGTAACACAATGGGTTTAAATATCTTTTCTGTCAAGTGTGTTTTTGTTTGAAAGAAGCAAGTCTCTGTTACTAAAAATACAAAGCTCTTCATTAGCTCTGTCATAGGACTCAGCAGCATACTTTGATTGGGAATGTCTTGTCCAGCAAAGTCTATACGCAACTCTGGTATTTGTTTTATGTTAGCAATAGCTTCTTCGATATATGCAGAGTCAAACTCATATTCAGGAACTCCTCGGCGTAGGTTGTCATCAAATGCTCCATCATCTGGACAATGGTGACTGTAACTCACATAGCCGTGTTCTAGTAAATTGTTTTTGTACAACTCGTTGACTAGCAAACTACGATAGATACGACGATTACTGGTCAGTCGATTAAACGATATATATGTTTTTTCTAATGTACGTTCATGCGGTAGTTGTATTCCTGGAAGCATCTGATGTCCACGGAACCAATCGTGTGCAGCAAATATATGAAAGAAATAATTGATGTGCAAAAATGGAAACTCTTCACAGATACGAGTGGCTTCATCACTGTCACGTTCAGTGGATACTAGAATAAACGGTTTTTGTTCGAGAGCAGTAATGGCTTCAAACACAGGTCGGTTGTATTCAAGGTCCAGGGGCTCTTGATCGTAAAAGATAAACATTGGTCCACGGAACTGTCCTGCACCAATGTCATTTCTTCGAAATTCTAGATTTTCTGGTAGAGTTGATCCAAAAGGGTGTAGGTAAACCACCCTAGGATCTGTTATAATAGTTTGTAGGTGTTGGAATATATTTTCGTAATGACTGGATAAGTTATACATGTTTGATGTTTTTTACTTTGGCGATAAACCGGGCTTGTTTGCTTTTGAACAACCTGCGACTTCTTTGGAAGATGCCGCTAATAAATGTAAGACTACACACTACTGGTATATTTATGGGGGCAATGATTACACAGGCTTCGACTTTGAATACGTGCCAGTACCTTGGGAAACTGATCACTTGCATGTGTGGCCTAGCCAGCATCAACGTAACGGCGAAGTATATCTGGCCAATCGACGCACTCATCAAAATCAACAATGGCACTTTCACACAGAACAAAGTGTTCGACGTCGTCCTGAGCGAGCCCTGTGGCAAGTGCCAGACAACATAGACGATAGCAAGTTTGATTATAGCTGGCATCCAGATCGTACTGAACCTGACTATGAATATCGTTTCCCCACACAATGGCAACGTGAAGGTGGCCCTGTATATCCAGGCACAGCCGGCGTCAAGTACATGACTGATCAACGCATACGTGCCGGTGCCACACAAATATTCTACATGGACTTCTTAAATGGCGGCATAGCACGTCATCAATTTGATTTGTTAAAATTAGATCATCCTGATATCAAGCGAACAAGATATGTGGACAACCATCTCAACGTGTTCAAGCGTATTATGAACATGGCCACTACAGAATATGTATGGATCATTAGTAGCGTATGTGATTATACACAGTTTGACTTTACCTGGCATCCTAGCGAAGCACAGCGAGAAATGATACATTGCTTTCCCACAGGCAATCAACGTCGTGGAGATACATTTTATATACATGTTCCCAGTTTTACCCAACAGATGTTTGAGTTAGAGTTACTGGATTGGTTCAATGTTATCAACTATTGTGACGATCAGCAGGTAGAACGTTTTGGTATGCCAGTGCATCAATACGCAACCGATGACTTGGTAACCGAAATCAAAAACTACAAGTTTGAAACTCCGTACGCTGTGTTCACCAACCAAAAAGATCTGGTGTTACACGATAACCCTTGCTTATGGACCAAGAAAGACCGTGCTGTAGTGCGAATTAGTACCGCAGGTGCTACTGCGATAGTACCTCGAGATATCAAGGAGGATTTGCGTACACAAATCTACGATTATCCCTACATTGAGGACGCGAAACCGAGGTTAAACGACTACCTAGGAGGCCGTGATTGCCTTGACATAGTGTATATCAGCAATGGCGAACCTGACGAAGAAAAATGGTACGATCACTTGTGTTACCAAAGTAACTATCATGCAAAATGGGTACGTGGCATAAACGGACGAACAGCTGCCTATCAAGAAGCTGCTAGACAAAGCTCAACACCTTGGTTCTTTGCTGTGTTTGCTAAACTAGAAGTTTTGGGCAATACTTTTCCTTGGCATACCTGGTTACCCGATTACTTCCAAGAACCCAAACATTATATTTTTAATGCTCGTAATCCTGTAAACGGATTAGAGTATGGACACCAAGGTGTTATTGCTTATAATAAACGATTGGTACTGGAGAATAACACACCAGGCATAGACTTTACCCTGAGTCAACCACACGAGAGTGTTCCTATACTAAGTGGTGTAGCACATTACAATCAGTCACCGTGGATGACTTGGCGAACTGCTTTTCGTGAAGTGATCAAACTACAACATTTTATGGCCACGGCGCCTACTGTAGAAACTGAGCATAGACTTAATGTTTGGCTAACCATTGCCAATGGAGATTTTGCCAATTGGAGTATTTGTGGAGCAAAAGATGCTGTGGTGTATTACACAGAAGTTGGCGGCGACTACGAACGATTAAAATTCAGTTTTGACTGGCAGTGGTTAAGAGAACGTTTTAATTTAAGTAAGCCTCGATAGACTCAACCACAAGTTCTACTTCGGTGTCCGTCATTTCAGGATAGATAGGCAGACTCAATGCTTCTTTGCTGTGTGCTGTGCTACCACGCATGATATCTCTAGCATAATCCACATAGTCCCACCCTACCGCATGTTCAAACAACGGTTGCTCATAGTGTATTTTAGTTTCAATGCCTTTGCTGGCCAACATGCCTTGCATGGCACTACGTGATCCAGTACGAATAACAAACTTGTGCCATGCATGTTCTACATCCTGATTGGGCAACAGCACATCTACCCAGTCAGTCAAGTGCTCTATATAAAAGTCTGCAATTTCTGCACGACGTCGTTGCCACCCATCAAAATATTTTAGCTTGACTAACATTTGAGCACAGTCTGAATCACTCATCTTACTGTTGGTGCCGGCAAAGTCGTGGTTTAATACTTTGCCATTGTCCCTCAGAGCCAAAGCAAATTGATAGATATCATAGTCGTCTGTGAGTATCATTCCACCTGACCCGTAATTGTTTAGATTTTTTGTGGGATCAAAACTCAGTACGCTTACGTCTCCTAGTTTGCCTGATGGAACACCGTTGTAGCTGGCACCAAAACTTTGTGCAGCATCTTCAATTATCTTGACATCTTCGTTGAAAAACTTGGTAACATTTAATAGTTTATTGTAGTCTAACACATTGCCAAACATGTTAACATACATAACAGTATCTATGTGTCCATCTAAGGCATAATCAATTGTTTCTATATCTAGCAAGGCATTGTGATCCACATCACAGTACACAGGTTCGTTGCCGGCCATTAACACAGAGTTAAGTGTGGCAACAAAACTAATGCCGGGAATCATGATCTTTTCTATGCCTTTGCTTCGAGCAGTAGCTAACTGAGCAAACAACAATGCTTGTGTTCCAGAGTTAACTGCCACACTATATTGCCGCATGCATCGTTGAGCCATATGTCGTTCAAACATCTGCGTATACGGGCCATCTAATACTTGCCCGCCACGATACGCACGATCACTGGCATCTAGGATCTCGTCCCGGATATTTTGGTATTGACGGGCTATGCCGTTAAACGGTACGCTGTAGCCACTCATAGTATGTTTGAAAACCTTGTTCTATATCAACTCGCCCATGATAGCCAAAGTCTTGCCCAGCTCGCATATTGCTCAGTGTTCCCCTACTGGGAAATGTGGGATTGGCATCAGCTATTTTAATCCTACCACCACCGGCAATTTCAATAGCCAGTTCAGCAGCTTCTAATAAAGTACGACTCTGGCCCCTAGTAATATTATAAGTACGTCCACTACTGTTAAAACTATTAGCGGCTCTAACAATACCACGCACACAATCATCAACAAAAGTAAAGTCCAATAACTCGTCCGGTCCGTGTACCACAATTTCTTTATTTTGTATTGCAGCAATTAAAAATTTACTTACCACACGATCCTCAACATCAAGTGGACCATACACAGCTGAAGGACGTAGTATAACATGATCCATACCGGCACGTTCACAATGATCTCGTGTTAATGCTTCGCCTGCAAGTTTGAGTATGCCGTAGATGCCTTTTGGACTACATCGCATATCCTCGTAGCCAATCATGTCAAAGTCGCCGTAGACCATGCTACTACTGATATAAACAAATCTACGCACCTTCCATCGTTCGCTGGCACGTAACAAGTTAACAAGCCCACTGGTAAGCACAGCACATCCTTCTTCGGGATTTTGATCTACCACTTTGGCTCTAGGAAAAGCAGCACAATGTATCACAACATCGGGCAAGCACTCTTCAAATACCTGACTTACGTCATGATAGTTTTTTATATCCACACGATGTATGCTGGTAGTTTTAAGTCGAGCCAAACGTTCTGCGTGTAGCGATTTAATTTCTCTTTCAGGGATGACACCATAGTTAGTAAAGTTATCAAGCACACAAACTTCGTGCCCTTGTTTTTCTAGTTTAGCAACTACACCGTGTCCGATAAAACCTGCTCCGCCAGTAACTAATATTTTCATGTTACCTTATTATACAATTCATTTGCAAAAGAGTCATGTGCAATTTGCCCAATATGACCGTGTTTACAAAAACTATATCCTTTGCTTTTTGCCCAATGGTCTAAACTGCCAAACCCGTGATTATTGTGCTTCCAGTAAATTTTTTCAGTTGCATAATCAAATTTGTAAATGTGATCTTTATCTATATTATCGTAGATTACTTGTTGATAGTCGGGTGATGATATTAATTGCTTATACAAAAAAATTTGCAAATAGTTTTTAGCATATTGTTGACACAGTAGTTGTACATTTAACATCATATTGTATGTTCTGTATCGATTATAATCAATTGGATCATAATAAAAATTTTTAAGATATTGTGTGTTTAATTCTTGATGTCTTTTACTAGATTTAACATGAGTCCAACATTTGCCAAATCCAGCGTGTCTATCATTTTGTTGCATTTCCAAATCTAGAGTAAAAAATTCAGTTCTATCAAAGCTAGTATAGGTGAATAATACAAGACTGTTGGGATAAGTTAACAATGCCTCTGGTAACAAACGTAAGCTTCGATCATTACTACCGCCAGGCCATGCAAAATTAATACAAGGTATGTTTAATTTATCAGCTAACTGATTTGAGAAACTTAATTTTTTAATAGAATCCAAGTCTAAAGCATTTTCAATTAGTTCGGCTCCAGCAGTAGTACTATCGCCAAAGGCAAGAACATAACTGTAAGTCATTACACAGCCATTTCTGCTTTAATGCTACTGTGTGATTGGTATCCGTCTAAACGAATATCTGTCATTGTAAATTTTGTAATATCTTTAATGTCTGGGTTAAGCCAGAGAGTTGGCGCAGGTAATGGTTCACGTGTTAATTGTTCTTTTACCTGTTCAACATGATTCAAGTAGATGTGTGCATCGCCGAGAACGTGAACGAACTCACCAACCTGAAGGCCGCACACTTGAGCTATCATGGCCGTTAAGAGGCTGTAGCTTGCGATATTAAATGGTACTCCTAGAAACATGTCGCAACTTCTTTGATACATTTGACAACTTAATTTGCCGTCTTGACTTACATAAAATTGTGCAAACACATGACATGGTGGCAGGGCCATCTGATCTAATTCACCAGGGTTCCATGCAGATATGATATGTCTTCGTCCATGCGGGTCTTGCTTTAATCCTTCAATTAATTCTTGTAGCTGATCAACTTCTTTGATATGCAATAGCCCTTGTCTATTATATATATTTCCAAAATCATCTTTAAATGTTTCAGCTTTGTGTTCTACAGGAGTGCGCCAGCGACGCCATTGTACTCCGTACACGCGACCTAGGTCACCTTCAAACTGGGCCCGGGGTTTCCAGTACGGAGCAAGTGCATTTGGAGTCCAGATAGTTGCTGTACCATCTGCGGTACCGTGTGTAATTTCTGCCAGTCTACGTTCACTACCTGAGCCTTCAATCATCCATAACAGTTCACCCACACAAGCTCGCCATGCTAGTCGTTTAGTAGTTACTGCCGGAAACGATTTACTTAAATCATAACGGTGTTGCAAACCAAACAGGCTGATAGTGCCTACACCGGTGCGGTCGTCTCGAACCTCGCCCTGCTCAAGAACTTGTTGAAGTGCGTCTAGGTATTGTTTCATAAGTGTAATAAGTCTGTTAGGTGTTTATATAGTATTGTATGACCTTCTCTGTTAGGATGCAAGCCATCTGGGTGAAAAATAAGTTCATCCATTATTCTAGTGCTGTCAGATATTACACCAAATTCTTGCCGAACTTGATTGGCAAATTCTACGGTGTATGTGGATAAGTCAATATAGTCAATGCCCCAGGTATACGTTATACCAAACTCTGGATTATCCGTTCCTGGGTGTTCTCGATACTGCCCTGCTAACAAATAAATCCAACTTGGCACAGTGGGCAACAGGTTAGAATACTTGCTAGATATGTTGGTATTTACATTGTAAGTTCCGCCTATGCAATGTACATTGACATTGTATTGTTTAGCCACAGCGTCAAGTTGATTGTAAATGCTATCTTGCTGTTGACGTACCAAATTAATTAACCCACCGGCTGTTTTAATGGTTTTGGTAAACCCGGGCAAGTTACTGGCATCACTGTCACGTTTGAGATTTAGTCCAGCAAGTTCTGGCATAATAAGATCCAACAAGGGATCAGCCATAATAAAAAAAACAACATCGTTGTTGTTATAGTGTTCTTTTAGTTTTTTATCTAGATATGCAATTACACGACTGTGGTAACTGCGAGCTTGACTGGCATCTACCACTGTGTATCCTGCATCTGCAAAATACTGTTTTATACCATCGTGTTGTACCACAGGATTACCAGCAGCCCATTCTCCACGAGCCCAGCTAGATCCTGCAACAAATATTTTAGGTTGTTTTGCGTTTGAAGATTGACTCATAGACCGTAAATGTTGATTGAAAATCTCGACTTACTTGAGCACGTACAGGTTGAAATCCAGTCAAGAACTCTTTTACATATATTCTGGTATCTGCACGATAGGTACCTTTGACGTGTGTCAAGTATATTCTATCAAACAATGGACGAGCAGTTTCTAATAGAACAGATCCACCAATAACAAATATTTTCTTAGTGGGATTTTCACGCTCTAGGTCTAACAGTTTTTGTTCCACATCGCCGCTGAACGGATTTGCATGTGCCACAGGTCTATGGGTGGCAACATACACAGTACGATTGGGTAAGGGCTTGGGCATCTTGGGATCGTCCCAGGTCTTGCGACCCATGACAACTACATGCCCGGTAGTCAAGTTTTTAAAGTGTTGTAAATCTTCAGCGTTATGCGGCCAAGGTAACGTTCCGTTATGGCCCATACCGCCGTTGAAATCAACGGCAAATATAGCATTTATCATAAGTCTTTGAGTAAGTTGTCTGTGAACGGTTGAATTACTTTGGCCACGCTGTCTACGCTTATATGAAAATCGACATCTTTTATGATGTCATCTAAGGCTTCTAGTTTGGCATTGATAATTTTTTCCACTACAGCAGGATCGGCACCTTCGTCAATCATCTCAGCAACGTTGACATCTACACTGGTGCCATCTTTTAAATTAACAGTAATATAACGTAAGACATTAATGGGTACTTGTTCTTTGGTTACTTCTTTTAAGAGCTTTTCCCATTGATCTTTACGGTTTAAGTTAAGCCGCTTGCTTCTTGGTCGGCGTGGCTTTTTTGGCTCTTGTTGTTTTGACATTTTTCGCAGGTGTTAGTGATTGTGCTTCTTCAGTTAAACGCTTGGCTTCGGCTAATAGTTGCTCAGCTTGCTTTTGCATCTGAGCAGCCTGGCTTAATCTTTGTGTGGCCAAATCATCGTCGCTTAGTACACCTTTGAGATAGGCAGCGGCACTATCGGTTGCTTCAATATCAAGATTGGTTCTGCTAATACTGGCGTTGTTAGGCGGCATACCAACTTCACGACCTTCGGTACGACGTTTTTTAGTTTGCAATCCTGCATTGGCATCAATGTCGGCCAACTTCTTAATAGCCTCTTCACCTTTTTCCATTTCGTCTAGAATGCTGTTTAGTTCATCTAAACGTACACTGGATTTCATTGTGGGAGTTATCAACACTTGGCTGGTTGGTACTTTCTTGATAAAACCTTCTTTGTGTAACACTTCGAGAGCATTACGACCATCAGCCATGGTTGTACGGAACAACACATCACTGAATTCTTTGGCGTTTTGACCAATTGGGCTTTCCAATGCTTTCATAACTTCGTCATGAATCATACGTGGAAGTGTTTCGCTGTATGCAAGCAAGGCCATATGATCCTCGTTTGGTACACGGCGCCATAGTAATACTATTCTTTTGTTGTTGTGTTTACCCACATGTTTAATCATTTTAAATTTTCCTTTTATTCAGCAGCTGTTGTGGCTACTGTTTCATCACTGGTTGGTGCAGAAGATGATGATAATGCACCACTGGCTTTAAGAAAAGCAGTAATGCGATCAAATACTCCGCCAACCTGTGTGAATTCTTCGGTACGAAATGCACCACGTGTGCTGGCCAACTGAAGTGCTTGGGCACACAGCATCAAGTCCGATAATTGTAACTGAACTGCGGCTTCGTCGGGCTGTGCTACTTGTTCTTGTTGTGTTGTTTGTTCTTGCATAGATATCTCCGTAAACTATGCATATATTTACGATCTATACAGCCACCGGAAAAATTTTTTAAAGCTCGAAATTGAAGGTGTTGATTTGATCCAGTATCAAGGCAAACATACTGGCTTCTGCGGCTATTTCAAATGCGGCACAGCGATGGCTGTGTACATTGGCATCAGCATCTTTGTAATACTGCTCACCGTAGTAAAACCTGCCAGTTAGGTTGGTCCATATCCAATCTGAAATGGTTTTTTCGGTACATTTTAACTCAAACGTGACCGGGGTAAAGTGCGGTGGGCAGTGATCTAATTCTCTAAGGCCAAATACTGTTAGAGGATTTGCTTCGTTATACTTTAGCATTGGACCGGATAGAGTCTATGGTTTCCTGACTCAATTCTCCTTCAACCAAGGTAAATTTGGCATTGCTTTGATTGGCTTCGGGCAGTACCAATCTATCCTTGAGCAAAGTTTCGGCATCACGTACAAAAGTTTCGGTTACTTGATACTGTTTGGTAAATTGAGCAATCTCTACTGAACGGCTAAGATCGTCTAGACAGTTTTCCAATTTGAGAATACGCAACTGTAGCTCCAATGCCAGCTCACGTGCGGCCTTGGGTTTTAGATCCTTGGGATTTTTAAATTCCATTATTTACACACAGTCCTTTATACTTAACATGCATTGGTTGATTTAAATTTGGTAGCTGTGTTCTTACTGCTTCACAATCTTTTTTAGAGACAAAGTTGATAGTTTGATTGCCTATAAAATCACCACCTGGGCTAAACATAGCAATGATCAATACCCAACTGTATGTCATTCTTCAACTCCAAAATGTTGTTTAATTAATCTTGCTCCAAATTCTTCATCATACGGAAACGGTTGATTTTTCCATTTAATTAGTTCGTTGGCACATTCTTGCACAATCAACTTGGCAAATAGATCCAGACCTTCTTGATCAGGATTGTCTCCTATCCCTGCCTGCTGTTTAAGATCTTGTAAGTTCACTTTACTGCATCCTCGTAGTGAGCATACACACCAAACTCGGGCTTGGCTTCTTTGTTGCCTTTAATAATCCATACAGTATCGCAATACTGCTCTACCTGCTCGGGGCTCCAGCCAAAGAAACAGTAGTCAGTAAACATGATCAATTTCTTGGGTTCGATCTGATTTTCTTCCAACCATGACCAAACACAATGTGGATCTGTGCCGCCACCGCCACCGGGTTGAAAGCTCTCAATGTCAGCAATATTGTCTGATGTGAATATTTCGTGATTGTGTACTTGGGTATCCCAACCCAACACATGGATACGATATTCGTCATAGCTTTCCATGATACCTTTGATTTCACTCAGGAATATTTTAAGATCGTTGTCAGTAATACTACCTGAAGTATCAATGCCAATAACCACGTCAATTTGATTGCCGGGCAACATTCCGGGCATTACAGCATCCATATGCCAGCTTCTGCGGCTGGGACGTTGCCAAGTAAAATCACTCTTGATAGTCGATTCAATCTGCTGGTTGACCAACTCACGCCAGTTAATGACAGGTTCGGTTAGATCCTTGATCATGCGTTTGACACCGCCCGGCAAATTACCTGCACCTGACGCATTGGCGGCATTTAGTACTGCATCTTTGATTTCATCGCGAATGGCTTTCTTTTCTTCTTCGCTCAGGCGTGGGCGACCGTTGCCGGGTTTATCACCATCTTCTCCCTCACCATCAGCACTTTCTCCATCCAAGTGTTCGTCCAATAGACGTTTCATTAGTTCGTCAATATTGATTTTGTCAGCATTCTCATACAAGTCGTCATAGACTTCTTCTGCACTCATGCCCTTGTATTTGCTATCGTAAAGTGCAACGGGAATCTTGTCACCAATTCGTTGCTCTACCAGGTCCCAGTTTACACAATAGTCGTCGGCAATGTTCCACAGTTTTGGATCTCTGTTGCCACGACGTCCCATATGGTCATAAACCGCATGAAGCACTTCGTGTCCGACCAAGAACTCTAATTGCTTTAGGGGAAGGTTGTTGACGAACTCGCTATTGTAGTAAAACTTACGGCCGTCTGTGGCGGCAGTAGGACACCAGTCGTCTGCGTTGATAAGTGTTAGGCGGGTAGCAAGGTTGCCAAAGAATGGAGCACGGAGTAAAAGACCAATACGTGCGGTAACCAGCTTTTCGCGGGCACTAGCATCCGTCTTGGGATCTGTTACTGTTACCACTTTACTTTTTTCTGCTAATGTAGTCATTCTGTTCGCTCCTGTATTATATATATTATACATTTAATTGATTTTTTGGTCAACCTTTTGGTTAGCACGGTTTTGTCGCTGATTAAACACATCTTCCATGTTCTGTACGCTAGAACTAGGCTTGATCAATTGTGGTGCTGTGGGTTGACTAACTGCGACTGTGGCACGTGGTTCAGGTGCTGTGGGGCGGCAAATATCATTGCCGCTGATGCTTCTACTTATCTTGCAGTCTTGATCGCGAACAACACTGATACCATGATCTGCTAGACCTTTACCGGTGGTTTCTACCGAAGCCACACTAGCTAGACCAACTATAAGTAAAGGACCTATGACCATTGTGGCCACCTCAACATAAAATAAGTACGGTCTGCTGGGTCGGGGATATATAACATCATTTGTCCTAGTGCTATCTTATCGTGGCCTAACCAAGTGCCAATGGATTCTTTGTTATCTAACCACCATTTACGATTCATGACTACACAAATCTCTGGAGTATCTAGTTCTGGACAAAAGTCATAGTTCATAAGAATAAGGAGGACTTACAGCGTGTGCCTGCCCCCTGCCTGTGACAGCAACCTTTTACTTACCGCCTGCCGCGATAATGTACTTACCGTAACGCTTATGGAACTCATCAAAGTTCTTGAGCTTGCCCGGTACTAGTGGTAAGTTATAAGTGGTCAACGCAACTCTAGCACCCATAACAACCAATTCAGTGGTAAAGTTATCCATCATAAAGCGGAAGAAGTTATCAGCCATACCATGCCATTGGCTGATCTTTTCCTTGCCTAGTTTGGCATAAGCATCTTGCAATTCATAGCACATGGATACAGTCAAGGAGTACATGGCACTGACTTCTTTGACATCCAGGGTCTTGACCTTACCTGCTAAAATTTCGCTTGGGTTAGGCATCTTGCTGGCAACCTTGCGGTGTGCCATAAACTTAACTGCCAAGCCATCACCAATAGTACCAGCGATCAAGTCTGACAATTCTGCATCTGTGGCATCCTCGTCATGTAAGAATTCACTTACAAAGTGCCATGAACGTGGTGTTGCAAAGGCACGGCTGGCTGAGCGTGGGTTAAAATCCATCAAGTCTTGCTTGGCAAAACCAATGTAACCTACCACGTCCTTGTGCTCACGATTCTGCACAGCCCACTCGTTCCAGCTATCGTAATCAGCACGTACTTCTAAATGTACGAAACGATTGGCCAGGGGCATGGGCATACGGAATGAGACACCTTTGTCCGACTCACGGTTACCTGCAGCCACAATAACCACATTGTCTGGCAAGAAGTAAGTGCCTAAGCGACGATTCAAGATCAGCTGATACGCCGCCGCTTGCACCGCAGGTGCCGCCACGTTCATCTCATCCAAGAATAGTGTAATAACCGGATACTTCTCGGCCATTTCCTTGGTTGGCAATTCAACTGGCTCAGCCCAGTCCATTTTGCCATTGTCTTTGTTATAAAATGGAATACCACGCAAGTCAGTTGGGTCCATTTGACCCAAACGCAAGTCAATCATATGACCGCCCAATTCTTGGGTAAGACCAGCCACAAGCTCTGACTTACCTACTCCGGGAGGACCCCAGATAAAAACAGGACGTTTTACTTTGAATGCACGAAGCAATCTGCTACGGCATTCGTTTGGTGTTACTGTACGGCTTTCACTAATAGTTGTACTCATCACAGGCTCCTAAAAATTACTACAAAATTAACTACTATAGAACTATTATACAATTAAATGATTTTACGGTCTACTAAATTTTCACGATCGCTGTAAATTTTATTACCACGATCACGAATTAAATCAGCCGAACCTTGCGGATCTGCGTCAAACATACCACGAATATCTTCGTCTGAAATACCTTCCGCCACATTCATGGTATAGATTTCATAATGTCTTTGGCTGTTGGCCCTAGCACGAAGCATCAAATGATTGACCATACTGCCCAACCGAACCGGTGGATCTTCATTCTTGAGTGTGGCCCAAGTGGCTTCTTTTTCATAGTCTGTGATATTGATCACAGCCTCAAGCCCCGTGCAGTCCCACGACACAAGAAACAGGTTGCTCATACTTCGGCGATTTCCCAGGCCATGATACGGCGTTCCATTTCAGCATCAAGTACATCACGAATGGCCCGTTCGCCTTCAGTCAATGTGGTCGAGCTCCAAAAAGTATCTAGCAGGGATGATAATTCTTGAGCCGGCATAGTCCGGACCATTGCTTGGTATTCTTCTCGGGTACGATATTTTGACATTTCAATCTCCTGGTTAAAAAGTACTGGTTTTTATTTTGAGTCAAAAACCAGTAAAAAGTGACTGCGTTGTTTCTGGGGTATCAAGGCTCCCCAAGGACCGCACGGCCCCATCACAGCCTTATCTGGAAAGATTCATTACACGACCTTGGAACTCGTTGAAGCTGACTCTCCAAGGCACAAATATTTCATGACCCACACGACTGTCAGGACCGGATTGATTAGTATCGGTGTCAGCACCAAAATGATCACGGGTAACACGGATCTTGTAGGCCTGATAACCTTGCTCGGTACTGTGAGCATCAATCACTTGACCTTCGATAAAACAATCATCACGTCCTGCCATGGGTTTGAAATCATAGCTACGGATGATATCACCATCTACTATTGTTAGTCCAACCATTTTTAGCTCCTTATTAATCACTATACATACATTATACATTTAATGGATTTATGGATCAACCGGAATTTTAAGTACAAAAAACCCCCTAAAAACAGGGGGTTACGGGTGTTGTTTTTCAGCAACAGAAGCTATATATTTTATTAATCTATGCTGTATATATTTGTGGCCGTCTGCATTTGGGTGCCCGCCACGGCACAGCATGTTTCTTTCAGCTCTTAATAAGGTTGCAATTGGTTGCAGATCGTCAACCAAATGAATTGTTTTTAGCAAGGGTTGACACCAAGGCATATTGACCTGTGTATATTTGTGAAAATTAGACCAAAATATTGCTTGGCCACCAAATGATTGTACCATTGAGTTTATTTGATTAATTTCCCATATGGCATAAATTTCTGCCATGGTATCGTTGTAATTGTAACGATAGAAATTTTCTTGACAGCGTGTTTTTTCTGGAGTTGGTGCATCGATGTAATTGGGAAATGCTCTTATAAAGCCGCCAGTTTTTTGAGAGTTGCCCCAATTGGACATTACTACGTCTTCGTTTACTAAACGGCCGCCACCGCCTTCTTGAAAAAATTCTGCTTGATTATTATAAATTAACCAACGGTTAGGTCCAGTGATGCCCACAATCACCAAAGGATTTTTATACACAGGGTTGGTTGAAATCCAATCAAGCCAGTGCCATTTAAGACAAAAATTTGATGCACTTTCTCTAGATAAATTGACACATTCTAGTCCAAGTTGGTTTCCTAATAGCGTATCAAATCTACTGGCCACTCGAGTATCCTCTGACAACTCTGATCCCCAAGACCAACTATCACCAAGTACGACCAAACTGTCAAATTTTTTCATATTATTTCTTACCAATGTATTCATGGCTGTAACAAACCCTATAAGCATCGCGAACAGTGGTTGTACCGCCATAGCCCTTCATCTCACGTGCCGTACCGTCCTTGTTCAAGTAACTGCCCACACGACTCTTCCGATTCATTGATGTAGGGCGCCATAAGTCTGACTTTTCTCTGTGTTCACCAAAGCTGGGATGAGCAGTCTTACTAAAGTATCTTAGACCACGGCTCACATATATTTCAGCAATAGCGTCGCTAAATGCTGTGCCTATACCCATGCCCTGAAACTCGGGTAGGATTACTGTACGATGACCACGCCAGTACGAATGAATATCTCTGTTAGTTGAATGTATTGCGGCATGGAAGCCAATGGGCTTGTCGCCTAACAGTAACACATAGTAATGAGCACTCTTACTAATTTCTGTGTCTAGATAGTGATACTTACTGAAATATCTCCAATAGTCGACACTTGAGCTTTTGATGGTGAGTGCAAGTTCTGGTCTTGTCCCCAGTCGAAAGGGTGACCTCCGATTTTCTAAGACACAGAGATCTGTGTCATATACGTAGTCTGGATCTAACCATTCTACTATGTCTCTATGGCAACTGGCAATGTACAACGGATTGGTACTACCTTGACGATCGTAAAACTTACGAATGCTTAGGGCAAGACTTTTGGCAGTATCACGATCAACAACACTGGTAAACTCGTCAACAATATTGATACCCTGATCTAAGAACAAGGCCATTTCAAATCTATGGTACTCGCCATTACTTAATGTATTAGGTGCTCGGAACCAAGCAGGAATACTACGCAATCCGCAAGCCAGTAACAATTCTTCTCCTCGCTCAGCAGTAGAAAAGTTACTGATAACATCAGCACATGGGCTAATGGTAGGAGCATGAGTATTATTTAAACTGCGTAGGATAGTACTTTTACCTGAGCCTGATGTGCCTACAATTAATACAATACCATCAGTAGGAAGCTCGGGTATCGCTACACTAGCTTCTTTGTAATCTGTAATATCGTATTTCTTTTTAATTTCTTCTAAGTAACTCATATTATTAATGAATGATTTCCGTGAACTTTCCACTCAATGATATCTGTGATTTTATTAGATAAAAATTTATCAGGCCATACAAATAGGTATCCGTTAGTGCAATCAAATCGTTTAACAAAATTAGTACTACCTTTGCTGTAGTCTAATAACTTGTATAATAGTTTGTGATCACGTGCATAGTATGCCGCCGGTTTACCTTTAGTGTTTTTATAGATATCAAAACTAGTAGGGGTTGGGGTATTAAACGGTTGTTCTTCTATGTAGATAGCTTTATATCCTTTATTACGTCCATACAGAAAAAGCAAACTACGCAATTCAGTGCATCCTGCATCTGCGGTAGTTCTATCAGCATAGTCTTTATATTCTTGTATTTGTTCTGTAATAATAGTTTGGCAGTTACCTTGAAAGTTTTCAAGGTCTACACTAGGGCGTCTAACTGGGCTTTCAACCGACTTAGGTACTCGTACAAATAAATTTTCATCTACCTTATAATAATTTTGATCGGCAGATTTTTGTTTAGCACTTGGTTCTCGAGTAAAAATGCCCAGCACATCTCTACATTTAATATCGTATGCTACATGATCTACTTTGACATCTACAATAGTAGTTGAACCACCTTTTTGCTCGGCACCGTCGTAGAATGGTTTAATTCCACAGGCAACAACAATTTCTCCAGTATCGCCATTGGGCACACCATAGGTCCATGCCTGCTGAGTATGCCCGGCTATGTTAGTCGCTATATTTTGTGTTATTAGTGGTATCATATATTCTTAAAGAAATTAAAGTGATCTTCCAATGTCCAGGTTGTCTGATCTATACTAACACCATTATACGTGCAAAATTCTACATTGTCAAATATATCGTAACGCTTGAAGAAATTCCAATAATCGGGACTGGTACTCACTCGTTTATGATCACGCAACAACTGATCGTTTGTTTTACTAATAAAGCAAGTGGGAGTATTCAATGCCTGCGGTGCAGTTAATACGCCTTGTATAAGCATGTCACGAACTTTGGCAGCAGGAATAACATGCTCAAAAATACAGTTCTTTAAGTCTACGCCCACTTGGCTGTAATGAGCACCAATGCCTCCCTCAATCACATATCCGTGGTATCTACGAATCCAATGATCTATACTGTCTCGAATCAACCGAGCAGTTTGCGGAGTATGATTACCTCTATACAGACCAATTAGTCGCTCAAGTTCCGAAACGGTAATGGCTAAACTTTCACAATGAGTGTTTGTACTGCGTTTAACTTTGGTATAGTTTGCTTTGGTAAACTTGTTCAATGATTCTTTAAGCAAGATACGTTTTTCTTTTATAGTCGCCATTTACTCGGCCTTTTCTTTTGTGACACATTGGACATAACTCTTGTAGATTTTCTAATCTATTATCGTGCGGGTCTGTGTTGATATGATCAATTTCTGTCATGCCAACTGCCCAGGGTGCTTTTTTATAATCAATGCAACAGTTAAATCCTAAGTGACCGTCATCATTGCTGCACCGACCGGTCTTAAACGGAGTGACCCCAGGACTGTGCGAATGGCCGCCGTAGCTGGCTTTTTGGCAATGCCCGCAATGTACACGATATCGAACATTGCCGGCGGCGTCTTTATGACTTTCCATAGCTAGTCGTTTGCATCCATGATTAACGCATAACGGTCTCATAATCAACATCCTTTTAATTGATAATAATTATATTATAATAGGAATAATACTTTATGTCAATTAATTGGTTGATTCTATGTTGTCTAAATACAACGCCAGGTCATTGCCGTGTAAGGTCAGCATCATGGCTTCTTCTTCTTCAAACACTATAATTTTCTGACGTTTGAGCAGGTAATACATGCTTCGGAACTGTCGTTCCAATTTCAACAAATGATGATTGGTCAGTTCTTTGGGCAAGGCAAATTCGTAACTTTGTAGTTTGAGCACAGCCTTGACAAATTGTAGGCCGGCAAGACTCAATCTTAGGCTGGTGTCGTCTGTGGGATTCTTCCACCAACGCAGTTGCAGGTCGGTAGTTTGGCCAATGGGAAAGTCAGCCTGTTCAACAAATATTTTTGTCAGTTGACGTTGAGTGTAACGCTTATGGGAAGATTTTGTCGCCGGCACGTAACAGTACCACACTGAACTTGTCAGTCTTGAACAAGGTGTTGAGTTTCTTGCAGAGGTTGATTGCATGTCCGCTATTGCTGAAGCTTACTTTTTTGTACTTGGGACCGGGGTAACTCACTAGAATATTGTGTGTTTTGAGATTGATAGGTTGATTGTCGTAGAACACCGCCCAGATACCTTCAGAGGCCAGCACTTGCTCGCTCTTGTAAGTGGTTTTATTAACGTGGTCCAACAGTACGGTTGGCTTGGGTCTAGACATTTTCAGTTATCCTTGATATACTGTTTATTTATCTCTTAATATACGTATATTATTTAAAACCGCCACCATCCATACTTATACCGGTTTTAACAATGGAATTTTCAGTATTTTTACTCAATCCACTGATGGTGGCCAGCAACTCGTATATTTCGGCATGTAAGTTGCGAGCTTCTTGAGCATTTAGTGTTAGTATTTTACCATTGCTTTGATTCATGGCCCGCACCCGATCATTGAACATGCGTACATGAACAGATACGTTATTGTCCATTGGCTTCTCGCATGGCTTCTATCATGCGGTCTTGAGTTTTGAATGGACCCTGATATTCGTAACGATTTAATGTAATCAATTTTGGACAGTAGGCACGAACCCAGGTTGAACTGAATTTAATAATGTAGTAGCCGGCACAAAAGAAACTTTTTGATTTGGCACCCTTGGTATAGATAGGCAAGTAGCGTTGAACATCTAACACTTCATTGTTGGGCTGAGTATTGGTAGGAAATCCATACACATCATACACATCCAGTTTTTCCTTCTTGGGTTTTTCAGCCTTGACAAATTCGATGTTATATTTTTTACTGATCATCTTGATTGATGGAAACAGTTCTCTTTGCTCATCATGTACATAAGCAAAGCCGCCTTCTTCAATGGCCTGGATGGTGGCAATCTTTTCTCCACCTTCTTCTACAATCCAAAATTTATTTTTTACAACGGGTTTAGCAATAATATCACTCATGGTGACTCCTTAAATAGCTTCTTGTAAGATCCATACCAACCAGATATAGAACGTGTAGTGGGCCAACTGATCGGCTCCCAATTGAATCCAAAACTTTTGTGTGTTGGCATTTCGTGTGCCCCATTTGGCCTTGACGTAATCTACATGATAATGTACAACACTATCCAGTAGACCAAACATTATACCCACCGGTGCATTGTTCACAAATACTGTCACTATGATGCCAGTAAACACGCCATGCATGATGGCATGTTCGATTCCGCCCATAAGGCCATAGGTGCCTTTTTGTTCAACCATGTATTCAAATTGCAATACGAAATCTGCAATCCAATGCTTGACAGCCAGCACAAACAACAATAAAAAAATCATCTTTTGCTAAAAAGATAATTGATATAAGCAATACCAAAACTGATAACAGCACCTACGTAGTCGCCCTGGCCAATGTCAATCATGCCAGCCATGACCAAAAAGCCAATAAGGAACCAGGTAATTTCTTTGTGGTTACGCAAATACCATGATCTAAAATTGTCTAACATACTATTCCTTTTCTGGATAACTGGCTTCTAAAAATCTAGTGTATTGTTCAGCGTATTCTGACATTTTTACTAGATCGTATTTGCCGCAAAACTTTAAAAAATGAGCACCAATCATGGGGCGGTTAAGTGGCACACTATTTCCATCTATGGTGCCACGTATTTTGACTTTGATATCATCGGGCTGTGCAGTTAAATCTACCAACACACGATTGCGTTCGTAGTCGTCTAGCACACGATGTTCGGCACCGTTGTGATCGGTCCAACGCTGTAGCATTAGATTATTCCACGCAAAGCCCTTCGCTGTTTTGTCGTTAAAGGCTTCTTGGAGCCCAACTTTATTTTTACTTCCCACCTTACGCACCCCTGGGTACGCCGAAAAAATATTGTCGGTTGGATCTCCTCGCATACACTTTTCGAAAAGAATCCACTTAGGGTCCGGAATTGTTTTTGGTTCCTTAGTCTTTTTATCTTTGACTGGGGCACCTTTCTTGTCGAAAATACCTTGAATAGTGTGGAGCTCATCTGCGATTCCGTTATATTGATTTACATTTTCTGCCAGCAGTTGATGAAAGTCTGTGTCACTTGACACAATGGTGTGATGATCACGTGGGTGGGCTTGTATCCAACCAGCAATCAAATCATCTGCTTCTAGTTCGGGGTGTTGTAATACTGTGCAATTTGTTTTTGTAGCCAAGAAGTCTTTGAGCGTATCGAAGCTTTCCCAAAACAATGCATCTTCTTCAGCTTCTTTTTCTGTCAGTGCCGCACGAGCCACACTACGATTCTTTTTATAAGGCTCATAATAGTCTTTGCGCCAACTACGACCTTCCAGGCAGAAAATAACATGGTCTGCCTTTTGGTCTCTCCAGCTCTTATTAACACTATTTAGTGTTACTTGAATAGCAAAACCCAGCCTATCCCAAGTATCAGCTTGACGGTGTGCGGCGTGCCTGGCACGGAAGAATGTATTAGCGGTGTCAACAAGTAGATATCTCATGTAGTTATAATAGCATATAATGATTAAGTTGTCAACAGCGTTTGGACATAATTTTGGTATAAAAATTCAGCCCAAGCACGATGTGCCTCTGGACCAAAATGGTATGATCCGGGACGAACCGTTTCGAATCCCCGTTGCTTTAACCAATTGTAGTAAGTGTATTCTGGATTGTATGGGTGTATGTAACTGTTGCCCCATTCAAATTTTAAGGTTTTTGTAAACGGCTCAAAGGTATTGAAAAATATGTGTGGTATCTTGCTCTGGTCAAGATATCTATGCAGTTGGTGTATTTTTTCGTGTGCGTTTCTAACAGCATGATCGTAGTTGATGTTTAAAATATAACCCTGGTATTGATCTTTGATTTCTGCCGGCCAATCTTCACCAACACCACCAGCATTGACTTGCCAATACTGTTGGGTGCCTTCGTGCCACCACTCTTCGCGTTCCCATGTTGACCACCCAATGATGACCAACTCGGGTTTTACAATGTCAAGCGATTCATAAGTGGTACGAACGATTCTGTCGTTGCTACTTGCTGACTCGGCATCACATTGTAGTATGGCACCCAGCATATTGGCCAACTCACAGCCGTAGCTGACACGTAGATTATCTGGATGCGGTTCTCGATCCATGTTCCAGTACAAGCTATCGTCTCGAGCAAACGAATATGTGTTTACTGCTTCTGCACCAGCACTATGACTGTCACCATTTACGTATAAGATCATTTTTTACAATAGTGTTGATATAAGAAATCGGCCCAGGCACGATGTCCGGCTGGACCAAAATGCATGCTGGACAAATTGACTGTTTGATAATTTTGATTTTTTAACCACAAACAATAAGTATAGGATTCCAAATAAGGTTCAACAAAACAGTCATTCCAGTCAACAGGTGAGCCACCCATGTCAGCAATGAATTCAAAACTGTTGAATGTGTTAAAAAACACATGTGGTACGTCTATCTCAAGTAATTCTTGATGGAAATCAAATATCTCTTTGTGCAATGCCACGGCCTTGGCATTGATGGCACTGGGTGTAGAATTATTGATTACCCATTGCTTGTATCTGTCAGCCAACTCTGCAGGAACTGATTTAACACCACCCCCAGTTACTTGATATGCAACACCATTGTGCCACCACTCTTCCCGTTCAATTGGACTCCAGCCAATAACCAAAAGGTCAGGACGATTGTGTTTGAGATATTCGCGGGTGACTCGTAGCGTTCTTGCACTACTGCCACCGGACTCTGCTTCACAAACCAGCTCTGCACCCAAGTGATTGGCCAACTGTTGACTGTAACTGCGTTTAACACATTCAGCTTGCCAGTGTTGACTTCCTTGTGCTGGTTGATACTGCCGAGTGTCGTCGTTGAACTCTGATAGCACTCCATTGCGAACTTGTGCTAATTCTGCACCGGCACTATGGCTATCGCCATTCACATACAGTATCACGATACTTCAGTGCGACCGTCGCCGATATCTCTGCGTTCAATATTGCGTGGACGTGCATCAAAGGGTTGATTGGCTTCCCATTGTTCAAAGTTTTCTGCCACTACATTTTTACATACATCAGCAAACCAACGGTCTACCATGTCTGCATCTGTGTCTGCGGGCTTGTGTTGATAACCAGCACGTACCAGATTGGCAATAAACTTGTCATTCCAGTCTAGCTCAAATGCACCGTTGCCAATGTTGTCGGGATCTAGGTCCACACTAAGAATTGCCACATAAGGTTCACCCTTTTCTGTGGCCAAGTCCTTGGCAGATTTTTTTCGAGTCTTGGGTGCTTCTGGTTTTGTTTCGGGTTTCTTTTTAAAGCGATCAAATATTCCCATTTTTATTCCTTATGTTCTTAATGTAAAAACTTGCTACAAAAAATATTACAAATGATGCCAGTGTTATCACAGTTGGTGTCAGCATATTTAGATTTTTACTCATAAAGTAAAAATAGTTTACAGCATTCATGGCCAGTACTGTGTACAACATGGTTTCTTTACGGACCCATCCCAACAGTATGTTACCAAATGGAGCAAAAAACAACACCACCGGGGCAGCTGCCAACCACATCAAATAAACGTCCGGGTGTACAGCATCCAAAAACAAACCACGATAGGCAATGCCAAACACAGTGATCACAGCCATGAGCACAATGCTGATGTCTGTGCTGATCTTTTCCTTCATGCCGTAGTAGCAGGTCAACGCAATGTAAATCAACATGTCACTGCCTGTGCCGAACATGGCAGAGGCACAACCACCTATGAATGAAAATATTGTAAAAGTAACAAATTGGGAACCTTTGAGTTCGACATCATCCACGGTGCCACGACCACGGCTGATCAAGTAGGCCACAATAAAGGCCAAGGCCAGACTCACAAACAACATCTGTACGGTTTTGAAAGCAACAGCACCGGCCACAGTGGTCATAAGCACAAAACCAATCATGTTCACAGCCGCATAGAACGGTACGTGTCTAAATGTTCGTAGGTCATGCCCTTTGCGTGTCAAGATCCATATGGCCGCTGATACCATGCCAATGCTTTGTATGGCTAGACTAAAGTCTCTAGCCGCAGGCGGGGTGATATTAAAGTACAGGCTCAGAATGGGAAATGCCACAGCACCGCCACCCTCGGGAGTGAAGCCGGCTATGGCTGAACCAAATATCATCATAACCGCATACAGCCAGTGTGTGTCATACAAGGCAAAACCTGGTCCGGTCAAGATCAGGTATAACCAAGTGGTCAATACTGCCACTGCCCACACGGGCCAAATCATCATTTTATTCATTTTGCATCCTGTTCTGTTACTTCTACCCAGGTGTAATCACCCAACCACTTGACCTGGCAAATATATTCATAATCTGCAGGCGCACCTGTGGTCCAATCATTTGGGCCCAAGTGGGTCAATCTAGTGCCTTGTTTGTTGTGTTCGTAAGCCAACCAATAGGTTTGGCCGTGATACACTTGGAACTCGTACTTGGCGGCATGTACCATGTCGGTAATATCTAATCGACGCTTGAGTTCTGCTGCTTGTTTTTGTAATACTGTTACCAATTCTGTAATACGGTCGTATTCCTGTTGAGCATACATACGGGCCACATTGACCATGATGTCTTTTTGCTTTTCAACGGGAATAAGATCAAACTTGGGTCCACCCGCTTCAGTGGGATACGTGCTTACGTTGCGATTAAAAAACGCAACCAAGGTATTGCCAACTGTGACGTCAAAACTCTCTCGTCCGTCGGTGACATTGGATTTTTTTTCAGTCACTGTTGTAGTTGCCAAATTAAGTGTTCCTGGGGAGCATGATATCTGTATTCAAACACAGGTTCACCGGGGCCGACCCAGACTGCTGTGCCACGATATGCATGTTGCAACCAGATTTGACGGTTAGTGAGTTCACATTGTTTCGGCCACCAGACAAATACGTAATCCCAGTCGGCTCGTGCATGAAACTGATCATATCGGTCCATGCCCGGTATGGGAGCCATATTATTTGCCCCAGCCGTTGCCCCAGAGATCCACATGCAAGCGTGGGCTATAGTTGAATCCCAGTTTGCAACAGATGTTGGCAATGTTTAGTTTATTTGATTCGTATGGATCAACTACACCGCCCTGTGGCATCAAGTATACAACTCCTTTGAAGCCATCATGTCTAAAGGCGTCCACAGCACGGACTGCTTCAGTTACATGGTCTTCTGTTTCTACCACAAATTTAAGATAGGTATGTCCGTAAGTTTGATAGATATTGACAATCTTGGGTTTGATAGCATCTTCCCAAGTCTCGCCGCTTGCACTCAGTTTGGCACTGACACTGAATGTAACTTCACGACCAGCTTTGTCACTGGCCCAATCGATCAAATAATCTCTAAAGTCTTCGTGTAGTTCTTGTGTGCCATTGGTTTCAAATGTGATATTTTTTAAGTCTGCCATTCTGGGATGACTCAGCAGTTCTGCATAGGCACGTTGCCAACCTAGCAAAGGTTCACCGCCTGTGATAACCAAGTGTACATCATTGCCATTGTTCTGGGCCCACTGGTTGTTGGGAGTCAAGGTCAACATCTTTTCCACAAGTTCTTCTGTGGTCAGTGTTGGACTTAGATGCTTGTAAGCAGGGTGCCATGACGCATAGCTGTCGCATCCTGTTTCTACCAAGGGCAAGTCCGTAAATGTCTTGTACAGTTCAACCTTTTTAGCAACCTCATCGGCACCTGTTGACTTTTCTCCAGGCTTGCATCCAAAACCTGAACAGGTAAAGTTACAGCCATAGGTTCTAAGGAATACACTGGGTACTCCAACAAAGCGACCTTCGCCTTGTAAACTATAAAATATTTCACTGACTTTAATCTTCATATATTTTCGACCATTGTGTTAATTTTTGACTTTTTCTCACTTGTGCTTCATGTAATTCTGCTTCTGTAAAAATATTGTGTGCCTTGAGTAATTCTACTAGCAATGTAACATCGCCTAGTTCTTGTACCAGGTGTTCACGCTGGGTACCACCATCCTTGTACGTATTGTCAATACCAAAACGGCGAATTTTGCTGATAGCAACAATAACTTCACCGCACTCCTCTTGCAATATGTCCAAGATTTCGTTAACCTTCGTAGATTGCACTATTGGCTCCGTGTTCGGCACATTCTGCTCTGACACAATAGCAACGACCATCGGTCTTTTCTCTAATCAATCGATCGGCAAAATTGAAAGCATGCTCGGCAAACTTCTCTGCACCCACACCATCAAATATTCTGATCTCTACCAGATCCAATGCTTGTAATTCTTCGAACTTGGACAAGTGCGGATCTTGTTGATCCAGAGCCAATTTGTGATCAAAGTGATCTTCTAGCCAGGCTTTTAGTTCTTTGAGACTGCCAAAGTCCACTGCCCAGTTTTTGTTGTCTAGCTGATCACAACCAAATGTGAATGTAAACGCTAGACTGTAGCCATGTAGCAAGTGACAGTGACTATGATCGGCATTGGGCTGTCTAAATACAGCACTCAATCCAATGTTGTGTCCGTAATGTTTTGTTGAGTAATACTTTGCCATTGATTTCTCCTATGTTAATTATAGCATAGGCGGCAGAATTTATCAAGCGGGAATGACGCCAAGACCGCTGTTTTGGGGATATAACTATTTATCTCCACCATTCTTCCCAAGGAAAAACACACCAGATGGGTTCTTCCAGTTTGTTTATTGACATGCCCACATAGTCCACGTCCGTGAACTCGCTGGCTTCGTTATTGATTAATACAGCAAAGCGAACGTTATTACCAAATACATTTTCCCAACGTGAGTTATCGGGTAAGCAACTGCTTTGCCAATCTTTGCGAATCCAGTTTAGTGTAGCGCCGGTATCATTGATATCATCTACTATAAGAATGTTTTTAGCATGCATAGTAAAATCAAACGCACCGTCACCACCCAACCCTCGATACCCGCCTTCAATCCAACCGAATGCATCTTCGGCCATCCATGCATTGCTTTCTGGTCCATGATCGCCGTCACGTAGGCTTACTTTAAGAGCATGCATTGGTACATCCAAGTAATGACTCAGCATCACAGCAGGAACTAGTCCACCGCGAGTTAGACCTACAATATAATCGGGGCGCCAATTATCTGCGTTCACAGCACGGATAATATCGTGTACCCAAGATCGAATTGTTGATTCTTTGTAATATACTTTACTCATTTTACATGATGTCCATATTGATAAAAAATAAATGCAACCAAGATAATTCCAAAAATAACCATAGAGATTAGTTCACCTAATTTCATTTTTCAAACTTCCTTATACGTAAGCTAAGGTCCCGCTCATCTGTTACATGACGATTTTCAAGCTGTGTTACCTTACGTTGCAATCTAGAAATTCTGATGTGTGCATATATCAGTACAGCGACCACAAGAGTAAATGTTAGACCCCAACCAGCAACAATGCCAATCATCCAAGACCATAGGTCGGATACTTCTGTTATAACAGCCTGTAGGCTTTGTGTAATCATGATTTTAATTTGCTCATAGTGATAATTTTACCTAGTTCCCTATCAAAGTCTATTCCGTCTGGAATAATATATAACTCTCCGTTGCTATATTCGCTAGTTAGCATTTGAACAATAGTGCCACCGTTGGCTGGAGTAATCTTGACAGTCATTGTTTGACTACTTTGTGGAGTTGATGGATTAAGCTGAAGGCCGCCCAACCCTGCTCCACCACCGCCTATTGTGTATGTATTTCCCATTGAGTATTCCTGTGGTTTATCTACTGTTAATGTTATTTTGCCTGCACCAAGCCAGTTAAAAAATCCTATGCGCCAACTTTTAGGTATCATGTTTTAGAGGCCAATACAATCTTGCAAATGTGTTCTAATCGCTCTATGTGCTCATAGGCACGCCACGGACTTGTATCAATAGCAACTACTCCATGCCCTTTGATGCCCACAATGTCATAGGCAATGTTACCTTGATCATCTAGGCCTAGCTTTTCAAAACATTTATCTGCAAGCTCTTGACTGATTGGCGGAACATCCGGTACATTGGGTGCTACCCGAGTATATCGATTGAGTTCTGGAAATGCCGCACTCACAGTACTCAAATCAATGCCGGCATGCATGGCCGCAATGCAGTAGGTAGGATGCACATGTACCACTACTCGGACTTCTCCCAAGTGTTGTCCCATCTGTTTCTGTAGACCAAAATGCAAAGGAATCTCTCCACTGGGTCGTAGTTTAGAACTAATATCGGTGTAGGTGTCTTCTTTCCACCCCCAACGTTCTGCTAATAAACCTGTGCCTGGTTCGTTCCAAGTCATTGGAGGTTTAATTATAATTTTCTTAAACTGATCAGGTTGTAGTGTCTGTTTACGCACACCACTAGGAGTGATGTAGAAATGATCGCGGTCGTGATGACGAATACTCACATTGCCATCACGGCTGGTAATCCAATTGCGTTTGTACGCATCTTCTAATACTTCACATATGGTTTCTAACATTGTAGTTATGTTCCTTAACGAGGAGCAAAGTCCTGTTGTAGTTTAATATTGTCCATGAACTCTTTTTTGGTTCCTGGGTCTGTTTGAAAACTACCACGCAACACAGTAGTCTGCGTTAGACTAGAGTGTGCCATAATGCCACGATTCTCACAGCACCCGTGTACCGCTTGGATATACACACCCACGTTTTCTGATTCAGTGGCCCGCATTATTTCTCTTGCGATGTCGTTACATAGTTCTTCTTGAAGTGTGCCACGACGAGCACACCACTGAGCGATCCTAGTATATTTAGACAAGCCAATAAGTTTATTTGCGGCAATGATTCCGATGTAAGCAACACCAGACACAGGCTGATGATGGTGACTGCACATAGAACGCAGTTCGCTACGAACCACAAGCATACCTTCGTATCTATCCGCTGAATCATTTGGAAAAGCTGTTGCATCTGGCGCTGGAGCATATCTGCCCTCCATAATTTCGTTAAAATACATCTTGGCCAAACGACGTGCTGTACCTTTTGAGTTAGGATCATTCTCACGATCAATCAGCAAGGTATCTAACACTCGTTCAAAAGCTTCTGTAGCTTCATCGATTAGTCGTTCTTTATCACCTTCATGCAAGTATTCACTGATGTTGTCACCAGCCCAGAAACGTTTTTTATCACGCTTCATATTAAATCGGATAGCATCGGCTAGATACTTGCCTTCTTCGTAACCTTTATCGCTCATGTGCATTACAGCATCTTCGTATCCGGGATGATACGGTGCTTCATTTACGTATTGTGTAGCTTTGATTGCATCAAATAGTAGATCTTTATTTTTATTTTTATCTTTGTTTTTATCTTTATTTTTGGACATTTATTCTCCGAGTTAGTGTCGTGGATGACTTTGTATTATTGTATAATATTTAGACTGTGAAGTCAATGGGTAATTGTTTTTCGTGCAGGTATTTGGCAAAACATAAACGATTGGTTGCTCCACCACGATTGTATTGTTTCCATTTTTCAGTAGTGTCTATGCCAAAAATAACACAATTACTTGGTTCGACTTCTAATGCTTTGCAAAATTCTTTTTGAGTCTCCAAATACAAATTGGGAATAGTATCACAGTCCCACATTTGTATGAGTTCTAGCCCAACTGCCACGCTCAACCGATTGACATATTGTGTTTTGTTTGTGACCAGTAGTGCGTCATCATCATCGACACGTGTCAATCGCATGCCAATACGCAAATGGGGAACTGGAAATGTCTTGCTCAGACTAAAGGTTATGTCTGTGATACAATCGTGATCAACATCAAAATCAATGCCACTGCAAATACCAAAATATGCACAATCCATCAACACTGGAATACCCAATCTTGTACATTCCGCAAGCATGGCCTTCATTTTTGGATGTTCATTGCCGGTATCACTGAATGGCAAACTGACAACCACTGCATCATTAATGTCCAGTGCTTCATCTTCGATAAATGTACTGGCGCTTCCAAAGTATTGTCTTCCAGCCACTTGATGATACATGTACTCACCTTTGAAATATCTCAAACGACGAGCAGAATTTTTAAGATAAAATTTATCAAATGCTTCGGTGGTTCCTTGAGCAACTGCTGATACGGGAAATTTGTCTAGGCCTGCGATGGTGTTTAGTTTGGTAGCACCAATCCATTGACGATATGCAACAAGAAATTCATCTTGTAACTGTGGTAACCATAAGCTGTCTGCTGATACTTTGATACTATGACGAACAAATTGTTCTCGTTCGTTGCTGGGTACATACTGTGCACCACCGTATGGTAAATTTTTAAGATTTATAAGTGTAGGTTTATTCATTTTGATGTTAACATTATACAGTATTTAGATCTACAAGTCAATACGTGTTGATAATTTTTTATCGAAATATAAATACCATATCAACTAATAAAATCCAATGAAAAGAGCTGTCATTTGTGTACCCAACCCCTGGGACTACATACCACTATATGATAAAAATTATAGCATTATGGTATTGAATCCTGCAGCGCCGGCTGACCGAAACCAATACCTGTTAAACAATTCGGATTGGAGCCTATTGGTCACGGCCGACAACATACAAGAGCGGGATGGTGCTGAGTACCCTGGAGAAAAAGTCTACTGGTATACTTCAGGCACAACTGGCGATAGTAAATTTTACAGTTTTACCGAACAGCAAGTCAATTATGTATGTGGTCAAATAATCAAATCCTATAATCTTACTGCCAATGATCGTTATGTTGGTGTAATGAGCCTATGGCATGCACACGGCCAAATGATGTATTGGATGAGTCGCATGATTGGTATGGAAACAACATTTTTGCCCATTGGACGATTACAAGAAGTATCCAAATACAGTCCTACATTTATTACTGGTATTCCAGATATATTAAAAGCCCTGATGAAACAAAGGTTTGATAGTTTACGATTTGTTCGTAGTGCTAGCTCTGCTTTACCTCCGCAACTGTATTCTGCTATGAAAGAACAGTTTGGTGTGCCTATTGTTGAAAGTTTTGGCATGACAGAATCATGTAGTCACTGTTTGACCAATCCGCTGGATGGAGAACAACGCATAGGTACAGTGGGTTTACCTGATGGAGTAGAAGCACGTATTGAACAAAGTAAACTACTGATACGAGGTCCTAGTGTGGCTAATTCGGATTGGCTCGACACCGGAGATTTGGCCGAACAAGATGAAGCAGGCTATTTTCGAATTCTAGGACGTAGTGTAGATCGTATTAATGTTCGCGGCTACAAATTAGATCCTTTAAGCCTAGAAAACAAACTATATGCTGTGTTTCCTGATCTTAAAGACCTGGCAGTATTTGGCACAGACTCTGTAAAATGTGTATACAGTGGCCCGTACAATAAAACGCAAATTAAAACAGTATTAGTGTCTATGGGGCAATACTGTTATCCAACTGTGCTCAAAGAAGTTGACGAAGTACCTAAGAATGCCGCCGGTAAGGTTTCAAGAACCATGCTTGACAAACTATTCGCTTAGGTGATCTTGTTTTATTTCACGTACTAGGCATTCAAGTCGTTCAGCAATGGCATTTTTAATGGCAATACGTTTGTTGTTGTGATCTCTAATGGCAATGGCACGACGGCCAATTTCTTCTAGTCCTAATTCTTGCTCACGTCCTGTTTTGAGCAGTGATTCCAATTCCCATATTTCGTTGTGTATGCCCACAAGATTTGTATATAGATCTTCAATTTTTTCAATGTCATATGCTATTGCTTGATTCATGTACCAAGTCAGTTCTTCAGCATTGGCACCTCCAGTGCGTTTAAACTTAACGTCAGCAATGGCCAGGCGATCAAATAATTCAATAACAGGAAATGTGATATTCATAGGTATAAGGTCTCTATTTTTTTGGGATTGTCTAAAATGTTTTGTATTTGTATGTTGCTGATATTTGGCCTGCACGGAGCACAAAACTCCACACGGGTTTTATTGTATATGTCATAATGACGTTCATTTAGCCAGCTATCGCGGAAGTCACCCGAGTCCCAATTGGTCAATTCAAATTGTGGATTGCCTTTGCCTTCACAACAGATATAAATTTTTCCATCAGCACAAAACACAGGAAAGTGAAACATCTGGTGACACTTCTTGTAGTTGCGTGGCAATGTTTTATTTTGATTGGCCCAGTAAGGTAGTTTGTACAGTTTGCTATATCGATCTAGTCTAGCAATGGTTGCCTCTGTGATGGGATATGCTTGACTGTCAATGATAACAGGACGGAAGTATATCATACGCCCGCCAAGGCCGGCAACTAACTGAAACAGGTCATTCATTGCTTCTTCTGTGTCATTTAAGGGATTAATCAAACACTTAAAGTCCACATTAACGCCAGCTTCGATCAAGCCACGTGCATTGTCGCATACTTTGGTAAACAAACTTCGAGCAGTTAAACTGCGTCGTATTTGTTCATATAAAGGTTCTGTACCTGCATCAATATCAATACCAATCCAGGCCATCTTGCGTAACTTGTCTACATGAACAGTATCCAGCAGGCTATCTAAGTTACTGCCATTTGTGGTTAAACTGGTCAGGAATCCTAGGTCTAGAGTATGCTCAATAACCTTTTCGTAACTGACCAACACAGTGGGTTCGCCACCACCGGGATAGGTAATAGTGTGTGTTGTGCCATAGCTGTTAGGCGTGTGTGCTCGCCAACCAGCCAACTTGTCTAGTAACTCAATGTATTCTGTGTATTTCTTTTGCACAGGTTTTTCTGCACGGAAGTCGGCAGAGTTGCAATAGTAACAATCTTGATTGCATACATTGGTTAGATCTATGTCTACCTGTGCAGGCAGAATCTTCATGGTGTCTTGATTTCTCATCCAGTGGACAAGTTCTGCGTATTGATACATTGTAGGCCTTGGGAGATTAGACCCGAGTATACCACTTATAAGCTGAGTCTATAATAGTACTTATGTCGCTGTGTTCAGCAGTCCAATTTAACCATTCATTGGCTCGATCCGCTTGTGCTACCAATTCAGCTGGATCTCCCAATCTGGGTGAATTCACAACTGTGCGGAAATCAGGATCGTAATGTTGTTTGACATAGTCGACAATTTCTTGATTGCTAATACCACCGCCGGTACCAAGATTGATCTGTTGAGCACCAACCCATCCGGTGGCCTCTCCTGCTCGATCAGCAGCCATAATATGTGCCTGTGCTAGATCCCATACGTGTATGTAGTCTCTGACACAAGTGCCATCACGTGTTTTGTAATCTGTGCCATTTAGGCCAAATTCTTCTTTACGCAACATGGATTCTAGCACTCGAGCCACAATGTGTGTGGCGTTGGGTTCTTGGCCAAGGTCATAATTAAAAGGCTCAGCACCTGCAGCATTAAAGAATCTAAAACACACACTGGGAACGGCATGAGCTAGGTAATAGTCTTTTAATATGCGTTCACAAGTGGCTTTGGTATTGCCGTACGGGCTGATTGGGTCTATCCTGTGTGTTTCAGGAATTGGTAAACGGTTAGGTTCGCCATACACACTGGCACTTGAACTGAACAAGATCAGTGGTCGCTTGGGTAAATTCTTAACCACATCTAATAATTTAATAAACTTTACCACGTTATTGTCCCAATACTCGCCGGGGTTGGTCATGCTGGGTCCTACCAAGCTGGTGCCAGCACAATGCACAATCACATCAGGTTCAGCGTGTATAAGTACACTCAATGCTCCGTCACTGACAAAGTCTCCGATAAAGTGTCCATCAATATCTTTAAGTGTGTGATCACGTCGGACTCGATCAATTATAGTAACATGATCGCCTTGCTGTTTAAATGCTCGTGCTACATGGCTACCAATGTAACCACAACCACCTGTTACTACAACTTTTCTAGTCATTCTGGAATCCGTACCTTTAATCCACGCCATTGGTCAATTTGTAAATCTCCCCAGCCGTTTTTTTTGGTCCACCCTGCACGATGCACCCACGGCCATGCAGAGCTCATTACTTCGTATTCGCCTTCGTGGACAGGATCTAAATCAAATGGAAACCATTCAGTCTTTAAACTTTCAATGTCATCGGTGGTAAAGGTTGTCATTCTTTTGTTGCCTTGTGTTTGGCTAAAGCATCTGCACTACGCTGTTGGAAATCTACCATTGAGTGATAGCCCATTTGATAGCAAGGACAATGGTTGCCTAAAATCTTACGAGCTAGCCAAATTCTAAATTTTTTGGTCATGGATAAGATCTCCTGTTACGGCATTGACCTTCATACCGGATTCGTTGATATAATAAGGTTGGCACATTTTAGTACCATCCCATCGTTGTCCGCACCAGCACTCGCCTTCTGCATTAATAATGCAAGTGCCTGAACCGCAACAGCGTGGATCAGTCATCATTACGACCACCAAACAACTGCAACAGGCTGATAAAAATATTGATAAAGTTTAGGTATAGGCTAAGTGCGCCTAACACTTCTTCGCGGCCAGTGTCGCTGTCACGTGTTACTATTTGACGAATAGTTTGTGTATCGTATGCAGTTAGTCCTAAGAACACAACGATAGCAATAGCACTGATGACCATTTGCAATACTGTGCTACCAATAAAAATGTTAACAATGCTGGCAATAACGATTGCAATCAAGCCCACAAACATAAATGATCCCACACTGGTCAAATCTTTTTTGGTAAAGTAACCATAAATGCTCATGGTGCCAAACAGTACAGCACCACCCATAAAGGCTGTGACAATACTGCCCATAGAGTAGATGACAAATATTGTGGCAAAGCTCAGACCCATAAGAGCACTAAACGCATACAAGAATAATTGTAGGCCACCCTTACTAAACCGTTCAGACGCAAATGTCATTGCTAAAATACACACTAACGGAGCAAAGATAACAATCCATTTTGTTAGGCCTGTAAAAAAGAATTGAACTAACTCTGGACTAGATCCTACAAAATAACTCACAATCATACTGATAATCACAGCAACACTCATGTGACCATACACACGACCCATTGCTTCATTGATTCCAGCGGCACTACGATATACTGCTGTATTCATAACATTCTCCTTATGTTAAAATGGCCATTTGGCCTTTGTTGCAACGTCCTCGGGCACGGATGCTACAATACGATCCATTGCAACCGCAGGATCCCATTCTTTACAGAATTTTTCTCGGTTGGCACGACCCGCTTTGGTATCAGGATCATAGTCAATCCATGAGAAGTCTGTGCCTTCACAGTTAGGACAATGATCATTATACTCTTCATCAGTGATGCGTTCATCACTCTTGCCAATCCATCCACACTCTTTGTTATCGCAAATGACATTGGGTGGTTCAGGCGGTTGATTGACCCATGAGCTAGTGTCCCAGTTATAGCCCGACCAAGACTCAACACCTGCTTGTGGTTTAAACTTACCGTATTCCCACTCGCCAAACTCCGTACCATCCCAGTACAACGACCCGGTGGTAGTTCCGTAGTGCTTCCATACTGCATTGTAATAACCTGGAATGGTAGGTTTCTGTTTGGCAAATTTAAACGTTTCAGACTTCTCCCAGTCGCTTGGGCTAGTGCCATACTCAGGGTGACCCCAGTCTTTTTCTTCTGGACTATAGGTTTCCCATGTGTTGCTGTCTATCACAACATACATACCAAAGTCACTACTCTTGCCGTCAGTACTGCCGCCCCAGTTGTCAATGTCCTCACCATCGTACTGCACACAGTTGACCAGTTCTTCACCATCAACTTCGTCGTATTGCAAGGTCAGTTTGGTAATATCAAACGGTTCAGTCAATTCAATTTCGCCTTCGAAGAACGTGCCTTTTTCATTGCTGCATCCAACAAATACCACAGTACCAGCAGGCTTGCTACCAATCCATGCTTCATCAAAGCAGGACCATTCTGGACTATCATCGCTTCCGCCGTCACAATCTTCTAGACTACGCTCATAAACAACATTGCCGTTTTCATCTTCGATTTGTAGTGTACCCGCATTACGGCTCACACCGTTGGTATGTGCCATGTCATCGCATTCATACCACGAACCCGGAGTAAATGGCAACATGTCAATGTCAAGACCCATTTCTTCTACACGATCTTCGTCGCCCCAGGCAATGTCCTGTAGATCAACACAGTTTTCTACGCAATAATCGTAAACTTCACGACTAACTGTGCCCATGACTTTTTCGCCACCGTAGCCCCACATACTGATCTTGTATGTGCGTGGTGTAAATTTGAGTACAGCTACCAATTGTTCTGCGGTAATATCTTTGGTTGTCATTTTAATATTTGCTTTCATGAGTATGTTTACGATAATCAGTGCTCATACGACGCCACTGCTCTCCTTTACCTTCTAAAATATCTACAACCCGATCAATACAACCATCTGTCCAGTCACTGATCTTGCCCATGTTAGGACTTGGTGATTGCAACGCACCCCACAACTTGGTCATTGCATCGTCTATTGACCAAGGGACGTATAAGCGTGTATGATCGTTAGCAAAAGTTTCAGGGAAACTGCGATAAGCAGGATAAAGCACATTAGCGCCGAGTGTGTCTGCCTCCGATACTGTGTTGCTGACCCAGTCTTGAAGAGCACAATTGAACAATACACGAGTATTATTAAGCAAAGCATAGTAATCATTTTTTTCCAAGTCCTCATAAACTGTTAGTAAACCACGAGCCTGTAAATCTCTTGTACGAGCCATGTAGCTGTCGTTGTTTGATTTTAGTTTGGCACCTGAAAAGATACAGAACTCTACTGTATTCATTGGAAAATTATCTTTGTACTTGTCATGCCAGGCTTCGATAAAGTCCATGTAAAAGTCTGGTTGCTTTTCTTGATCCCAACGTGCAGCAAATCCCACACGATACCGACGATCCTGAAATGGCTTTAGTTCTCCTGGCACACGGCCACGTACTTCTGCTTTACCAAAGGCCAATCCTGAAATATTATAGATGTTGCCTTCCCATCCGGCCACCTTCATGTGCATGGCCATCTCTTCGTTGCTGGCTAAAATAATATCCGCAAAACTATCCACCATTTTTTCATAAAGTCCCATCCACTTCTGCATACCCCACACATGAACAAAATCATCGGGGTCAATACTTTGTGCAAGGCAACGAACGGCAATGCGAGGACGATGAGCAGAATCGATTTGATCCATAATGTAAGGCAAGCTCTCGATACCGGGTTGAAACATGTCTTCAAAGTAGATAACATCTTCATTGGTAACTTCTCCTTGTTTCATCTTGCGTACAAGATTCATCAACTGACTCATACCAAAGTATGTACGACCATGTGCGTCTAGCACTTGTCCTGTAACAATGGCTTGGTCATTTGAAAGTGTTTCGCCTTCAACAATTTCATAATCAATGCCGCGACGTTCAAATACACTACGATTCCACTCTTGTAGTTGCAAAGTGTATCTTGCTTTGTAGGGCTCCAACCCCATGTACCATAATTTACGCATTTTATAACGCCTCATCAGTCCCTGGGTTTCCAATTTGTATCACGTGGTTTAAACGTGTTACGATCACGCTTGGGAGTACGCCACTGATCCCAAGGCTCGCGACCACGCACCATCTTCATATACTCACCATAAGGAGTGCGTTCGTTGTAAAGATTTTTTTCGTCAAACGGATAACCGTAGTCTCGACAAAAACGCTCATAGCGTTCTAAATCTTCAAAGATGGTTACTACTTCGGGTTTGAAACGAAGATACTTCTTTAGCCATTCTTGGGCCATTTTAATACTCCTTAGATTACAATTGATTGACTTGGACGGGTAAGGTTATAATTGATTAAGCATCCGTTTTCACCGTCCTCGGACACTTCAATTGAGACAGCACGATTTGGATAACGTGCAGCAATTTGTACATACAAGTCGTCGGCGATCATTTCGCAACTCTTATAGTTTAATTCTAATACTCGATCTTGATTAAAGGGACCGGTCCCACTGTAAAGATTCTCGAGCCAGCGTTTGAACTGGATGAACTCAATATCTCTGTCGTTGTGGAAGACATCAATTGACACCCTGAAATGGAAAATATGGCGATGAGGATTAGCAAGAAACGATACATCGTATTCATCTCCTGTTGCTAGTGCCGGATCCGTGCCTGCAGCCGGATAGCAATGAATTCCTTCCTTTTGGAAGGTGACCCAGATCTGGCGATGTGCGGCTGTTTTAATTCTTTCAACTACTTCTCTTTGTTCTTGGTTCATTTTATAACTTCGTCTTGTGTGTACTTCGACCAATCCGTAAATACTTTACGGTCCTTTAAATCATGTAACTGATGACACCATACTCCGGGGTTGGATGCCGCAAAGTCTTTGTCGTCGAGCTTTATTGTAGCATTATATCCTAATAGTTGTAAAGAGGGCAATTTCACCGAAATCATCGGGATAAAGTTGTTGTACTCAATTAAACAACCTTCAACTAGTCCTTCTACACTGGATACGTCCAAATCCAAGGTACACAATATCCCTCGTTGTAAACATCCGGTAATCATACCTTCCCATTCACGCCATGTGTCGCCATCGTTGGTTTTGGGATTAGGAAAACTTTGGTTTGCGCCAAAATAAACGTGTGAGCAGTTGTTATTCTTGGCCGTGTTTAGAATAACATCAGTAGACTGAATACCAACTACAAATAAAGTTTTATGTCCAAATGCCGGGCTATGCTCTACTTCCCGGCCAACAAAGAAATTTACTTGTTCGTGTCCTGCTCTGTTCATTCTGCCTCCAGTGCGTCTAGTTTAGTTTGATCAAATTCTTGTTCTGTTGTTTCTTCTACAATTTCTACATCATCTTCAAAATAAAACAATTTACTAAAATTGGCACTACCGTTAACAGCTTTCTTGCCTTTGAATCCTCTAGTACCAACAATTTCACACCAATACCCGGTATCTCCTTTATACATATCAATGATCTCCATCGATGTTGCTTTATCTGGGGCAGCAAAGATTGCTTCTACGATGTCTTCAAAATATTCACCACCCGGGCCTGAGCTACGCATCATGGCAGGATGAGCACCGGCATCAAATCTACGATTGGCTTCTTGTACCGCTGTCAAATGCATCCATACATTATGACCCATTAACAATGCGTAACTAAAACTATCCCATGACGTTTTGCCTTCTTTGCCATTCTTGTTTACATCGCCTGGTTTGTAGTAGCAAATGTCTTTCATTTTAAACAAGTTACTAAGTGGACTGTCTTCCCAACGTGGATACTTGCCATCCGCTACCACTCCGTCACTCCACTTGCGTGTGTCTGTTGCGTACTTTTTGTCATCTGCACTAGGAGCCATCCTGTATGACCACTTGCCGTTGTCGGGAAACACATTTTCAAAGTATACCTGTCCGTTGGCTGTAGCAAGGAATGGACTAGCACAATCAAAGCTGATAGTGAAACTAGGATTTACATACTTTCTAACGTTTCGTTGTATCACAGTTAACAGTACTGCCCACTCTAGTTTGCTTGTGCCCAAGAAATGCATCCAATCGTGAACACCTTCTTGTAACAAGTTGTCATAACGTAGAGTAACTAAACGTCTGAGAATCAATTCCACGTCACACATGTTTTGTCCACCCATGGCCCATCCGTTAAAGTGTGTGTCTGGATGTTGCACAGGATCACAATAGTGTTTCATGGTTTCGTACCAATCGTCAGCCTCAATGTGGTTGGCGCCTTGTAATACATTTAAAATCTTAACGCCACCGTTCTTGATACCTTTACGATTGTCCATAAAGTAATCATTGTTATATTTGGTAGCATCAACAGCTTCCTGGTGCGTACTAATACCACATTTCTTACCTGCTTCTTTATCTAGTGCAACCCAGGTTGGAATATCAAGGGTCATACCGTAGTCAGCAATGCCGTCAAGCCACGCCAAAACCTGTTCTCGTTTTTTCTGTGCTTTGGGACATCCTGAATTGGCCTTCCAATCGCCTTCCCATAGTCCTTTGGCAATCTGGAATCCACCAGAGTCACCTAGTACTAGTGTGTTTGGGTCGCGATTGCGAACCATGTCCTCGCTCCAGTCCTGCTTGGCGAGATCAAGGTTTGCGTGGCCACCGGAGTAAAGCGACCACTTGTATGGGAACATGCCCTTCTGGTCATTCAACCAGTTGAGTTGTTCCATATCTGTTATGCCCTGTGGGAATCTAGCCGGGTCTACATAAGGACCTGCTACCGGATCACGTTGCTTACCTATGAATGTGGCATAGAAGCCCGAGATGGCCGGAAGGAACACAGCATAGTCTGATTGTTTAGCGGTTAAGTTGTCTTGGCTCATAGTAAAATTGTGTTTGGTTAATAAAATCGTAGTCCTCTTGAAATCTAGCAACTACCTTGGCCTTTAATGTAAAGTCGGCTAGTATTCGTTTTTTTATAAAATTAACTACGACTTGCTGATCATAATGATCCTCAGAAATGTTTGACTCAACTGCGGGCACGTCCAATAACTGTGATATACAAACACTCATATTGTCAACAACAAATTGATCTAATTTAAAATATGTAACAGGTACGCCTGGTAATAGTTGTTCAAGTTGGTTGATATATGCAATCTGTGGTGTAGTATGGTCATCCAGTATCAAGGTTTCAAACAACAGCCGTTCGGATAAATTATTATAATTTTCAACAAAGTGATCACTGCCGTAACCTGGCCCTAATATCCAACTGCTAATATATGTACCAACTCCGCTGACCCAACGATCTACTGGATCTTTTAACACAACCATGGCATGAGTAATTTTGTCACTGTCATCACCCAAGGTATGATAATGCCATCCATTGGCCAGTAGTGTGTTAGACAGGTACGTGCTGGCGTTTTTGGGAATGTTCAAATAAAAGTGTTTTTTATCTGGGCTACGCAATCCACCGCCTGCTAAGTATCCGTGTCTAACTGCTTCTTTCATTACTTGGTTTGTGCTGGCAACATGTAGTGATAAACAGCTAGACCAGAGTCTACAGTAATTTCAGCAACACCATCATCTGAGATCTTGAATGTCTTGTCTCCGGGCAAGCTCAAAATACTGTTAACTACAGCCACTGGCCAGTTCAACTGTTTGCTCAATGAACCTGAGGTTGTAGCAAACGTAAATGACCCTGCGTGACTGCTGGCTTCACCAAAGAAAAACTTTAGTTCGCCATTTTCTGTTTTGCTTGAAAATGTTGTAGCATCTGAGTGTGCCATTGCTTGAAACTTTAGTTTCTGGATGCTCAGTGCTGTGGGTGCTATTTCCACACCCCACTTGACTGGTTTCATCTTAACGTTCTTCAATTGATCGTTAATGACTGCTGTGCTCATAAAGCGATATGAGTTTTTAAAGTCGCCACCCTTGTTTTCAAAATTGATGCTGGAAGGAACATCTGTGCCTTCTGCATCTTTCTGACTTGCTACTGTGATTTTTGCGCCTTCCTTGTATTCAGGAATGTTAAGGATAGTATTAAGTCTATCCAAGTTTGGCATACCAAACACGCCTTGGAATTCGGCAACGGGTGCTTTGAATTCTGCATTCAGCACCACTGTTTTGGTAGCTTGGTCAAAAGCATTAATGGCTGTGCCGTTAGCATCGCCTGTGACCTTAATCATGCTAATAACGCCCAAGCCATAAGTGTGTTGTACAATATCTTTTAAGTGATCAAACATTTTTTATTCTCCGTAAGTGTAGTAATTGTATAGTAGTATTTAGAAAAAGTCAATGGTCTCGTCTTTTTATTTCGCCTAATACCTGATGTGCTTTGACCGTTTCTAATGTGCCAGGTCGTTTGAGTTCAAGCCAGCTGACTGTAGTGCCTTGGCCACGAACGTCTCTGTCATGGTGCACTTCAAAACCTAAACTTTCGCACATGGGTATCAACATGCTTTTTGGCATGTAAGTCATCCAAAAGCCTTCTGCATAACCGGCTGATTCGGTTATGTCACCATTGTTGTAGCTGAACATAAACACACCGCCGGGTCGTAACAGTTCCTTGACTGATTTAAGATATTCTTTTATGGTATCAAGACTGCGATAGTTTAGAAAATTCCAACAAAATACAAATCCAAATTGTCCCTGAGGTAACACATCAAAATTGGTATCTTTGACAAGATATGGTCTTAGTCTGCGTTGATACTCATCTGGAAACTGGCCAGCAGTGGATTGTAAAAAATCTCTGTAGTGATCAGTAACGTACAAAGGATCAGCGGCCACAATGTGTTTGGTCCATTCACCATCTCGACACCCAATTTCCAGTGCTGGATATTTCCAATTGGTATTTAATTGTATGCGATTATGGATTTCTGTTTGTAAAGAATCGGATAACTCCAGCACACGAACTTTTCGTATATTGCTTACTGCTTCTTCTTCTACACGTAATTCTAATTCGTAGTTGTTGGTAAACAAATGAGCTGCCTCTGCCTGTATCTGTTGATTTATTTTATCAATGATAAGATCAAATCGCGATTGACTAAATTGTAAATCCGAATGTAATCTAGCAAAATCTCCGGTCAATTGATTAATTTCAAACTGCACATCTGTCAAGGGCGTTTCGTTAGCAATGGCACTGATGCGATTTTCCAAACTGTTGATACCCAACGTGATATCCTGAGGTGTGTACTCTGTTTTTAACAGTTCTCGAATTCGAACAAGTTCAGTTAATTTTTTCATTATTCAAAACTAAACAAATCATCAAATGTTGTTTTAATATCTGTGCTTTCGGCAATGCGCCACTCTAGTACACCCAACAAGTTTTCTACTTTTTGATCTACAATAGTTGATTCCATTGTGCTGTCGTCGAACGGCAAGTCTTTGAACCATTGCGGAATATGAGTTTCATCAGTGGGATAACCAACTGAAGTATATCCTACTGGATTGTCTTTGAGTTTACACACAATGGTTTTCATGCCATCTACAATGGTTGTAGAGTAGTTGTCGCCATGCATACGCTTTAGGTTGTTCCAGTTCATTGCAGCTCTAACGTGACCGGGCATGTTGGCTTTGCCTAGACGTGCTTCTTCGGCTGCATACTTGGTCAAGTTGTTGACACGTTTGGGAGTACCTTTTTCCCAGGCTGGCCTAGTAGCAAAAATTAATTTAAATTCTTTGACTTTTTCAATCACTGCTTCTCGACCGGCGCCTGTCAGCACATCCATCAACAATTCGCTCAAGAAGTCCTGTACCACCTTGGGTGTATCTGACCGCTTCAAGTCCAAGCCCATAGCCTTCATCTTGCCTGGCTTGCCGTGTGTGTCTAGTCGCACACCTTCCATGTCGAATATTAATACACCATAGCGTTTCTTCTTGATAAACAGGCCTTTTGATGCAATAAGTTCACGACCGGCTGCAATAATACTACCCATCTCTCTTGGACAATGACAAGCACGTTCCATAAACGCAGGGAAACTGGCATTTACACTTTCGGCAATGGTATCATATAACTGTACACAGATTTCTCTGTTCCACTCCATGCGACCCGCGGCTACTTCCTCTTTGATTTGCGGCCAGGCTGAGAAATAGACCGAGTCCGTGTCGCCGTAGATGATGCTCGCCCCCACGTGGTCATACTGGCCGGTAATAGCTTCGTTAACGTGTGCGTCCATGTGCTTGGCAATAATACGGCCCGTAAGCGTCGTACTCTGGCCAATGCGTTGGTCAAAGAAACGGCAACCCGGGTTGAGGATCGCACCGTAAAGTGAGTTAAGGTTGATCTTTTTGACCAGCTGTCTTTTGTCCCAGAACGCTTCATCTTCCTCAGATGTTGCGGTTTTCTTTTTAGCTTGCATTTCCTTACGTTCAGCATACCATCTCTCCAATAAGCCAGGGATAATGCCCTTGACGTTATATTTAAATATTGTGCCGTTGGCACTGAGTGTCCATGGCTGACGACTGTCAAATATCAAGCGCCATACATCTGCGGCACTCATCACATCCGAACCACCACTTTCCCAGTCTACAGTAATCTCTGTGCCCGGCTCCATGTTCATTACCGCTTGATACTCCAAGGTACCAAACATGTTTTCCCATGCATCAGCAAAACTGCTTCCACTGGTCATCTTTTCTTGGATGTAGTGGTCGGTCATTACAGTTCTTAACTGACCAACAACTGTTTCTGGCCCCATGTTAAGAGCACGGATCGCTGACGGGTAGAGACTGTTGAGGTCGATTGCCCCGATGTATTCGTGCATGCCTTTTTTGGGGTAAGCAACGTAGGCACCTGCCGCTTGCGTGTCTCCTTGATCATCTCTACTTCTCCTGTTAGGTACTACTAGCCCACGACTGTGAGCTTCATTGATAATGGCCTGTTCTGTAACTGCCACAGCACCCATGGTGGTTTGTAGCAATACAGTATTATCGTGTGCCAGTTCATTGGCAAGATCTAAAAAGCGTAACTTTTTATCCATCTTGGCAAGAATCATTGTGTCTTGACGATTATAGTCAATAAACTTGGGAAAGTCTTTGTTGTACAGTTGATCCAGGGTACCTTCGTACTGTGTTTTGCGTTCACCCAGTTCGTATTCGGCAATGGCATCTAAACTGTAACTGTGACGTTCTTCATAAGTGTACTTGCGATACAGTTGCATGTAGTCTAGGTGAACACGACCCAACAGGTCAAATGTCAAGTTCTCTGCACCAAATCGTTCAAACACACGTTGCTTGGGCAGTTGTCCCCACAGGCATAACCTACGTGTGTCATCCTTGCTCAGCACTCTGGTGATACGCATGGTAGTGTAGGGAATATCAAAGCCTTCACTGTTCCAACCTGACAGGATATCTGCATCTTCAATCAAGTCAAGGAATGTGTTCAGCATGTCCTCTTCTCGTTCAAACAAGAAGCAGTTGTCGTATTGGTTGCAAATCTCCTGTGCGGTTTCCCACGAATAACTCTTGGGTGGAACCACCAGCGTGACCATCTTGTCCATCCAGTCCATGTAGACTGAAATAGCAGTGATAGCATTAAAGGGATCTTCGGGTTTTGAATAGCCTCTCAGTGGATCAAAGTCCACTTCAATATCAAAAAAGGCTGTTTGTAGTTTGGGCGAGTCTACGCCTAGGTAGTTTTCTTCAAGGCAACGGAAGATGGGATTGATATCACTTTCCCACAAGCGTTTGTTGCCATTGACTCGTTGTTCTTTGTGGAACTCTTTGCCGTTGCGTGTGGCAAAGCGTGTGACAGGTGTGTCAAAGATTGTGCGAAATTTACCTCTGGGATCGTCGTAGTAGAATACATAGTTGGCCGGATACTCTGTGTAAACACGTTCTCCATTCACACGTTCTACCACGTGTATGCGATCTTTGTCGCGATCAAACAATGCATCTATATAACTCATAACTCTCCAATGTGTGTTGCTTTGAGCCAACACTTGCTCTACATGCTGATTAAGTCAGCGACTCTGTATATTATACTATCTTACTTAGCGTTTAGCAAGAGCAATATCAAAAGAAATTGCCCGTCGTGTGCCAACAAACTCTCTTTTTGGAACCGAATGACGCATATGACTGGGCCAAATTAAAAGCATACCTGCCGTGGGATTTATGGTCTGGATTTTGGTATCATTGTGAAATTGTATAGGTCCAGATCCCGCAGGAATTTCTACATAGTAAGTACCGCTGAAGTGGCACTCATCATGCCGGTGCAGAGCATGACACAACTCAGTGGTCATGGCAAACGGCCAGATGCCAATCAGCACCGACCGTTGGGAAAAATCATTGTATTGTTGTTGTAGAAATATGTCGGCGTGTGCATTGATAAAATTTACAAATGCGTGATCCGGCACAGTTTGACACAGTTGATCTATTTGATCAATGTTGTTAGCATTTCTTAAACTGCGTAATTCATTAGTCCAATTTAAATCTGCTGAACCATCAAACCAAGACTGTGCATAGTTTACAAAATCTTGATCTTGATGTTCGTACACCCAATCAGCAAACACTTGATGTAACATTGACCAAACTACATGGTTTTAACAATAAATCTAATCAATCCCACAGCGTCAATGGTGATTAAACAAATGTAATTGGCCAACAATCCAAAACTGCCCCGGGTCCAACAGGTCCATGCACTGGCCAAGCAACCAGCAATAAAAATGCTGTAAAGCGGGATTACTGGTATGTGTGGTACGCTATATGCAAATATAACAGCACTGACTAAACTGCATGCCCAGGCAAACACTTCTGCACAGAATCGTAAAGGCCATTCTGTGTAATCTCGCTTGATATATCCCCAGGTAGCATAGAGCCAGTCGCCGAACGGAAACATTAAAGTGTTTTGCCCACAGTTTCAAGAATTGTGTTCAATTCTTCGTGATCGTTGTTGGTTTCACCTAGTTTGGATTTCTGGGCAATCTTGATAGCTTTCTTTAGGATAGCCGGCTTGATTTCCATTTCTTCTGCAATGGCTTTAACTGTATCATTTAAGCCAGCGTTTAAATCTTCAATTTCTTGTAGCACAGCCATACCTTCGTTGATGATTTGGGTGAGCTTGGCTTTTTGCTCATTGCTAAACATGCGTGTTGACATTTGAATCTCCTAGTTGAAAAACATATTATATACTACTTATTTTGAAAACGCAAGAGCTCTTTTGAAAGTTCTGGTATATAATCTTCCAGTTTATGGCCTCGTGATAAATCCAATTTTGCATTAAATTCTGAAAATTGTTTTAACTTTTCAAAATCACACGCGGGATTACCAGCATAATGCTGATGTAGTTGATCGATGATACTTTTGGTTCCTCGAGAATAATTCACATACGCATTGGTTTTTTTGCACCGCTCTAGAGATTCTAATGCCAATTTGGTATCGGGGTGATTGTAAGCAGATTGCAAATCATCTTTGAATGTGTTGAATTGCAACATCACTGGTATGCCATAAAATTCTTGGTCTTGAAATTCCATTAATTTGTACAGGCTGGTTATGTTATATATAGACACTACAGAAATAAAGGCCACGCTATGACCTTGATCAATCAGAGCATGTGTATTTTTTACAATGCTATCAAACTGTGATGGCCATCGCATATAGTCGTTCACTGCACCAACTCCGTCTAGGCTCACGCTAAATCCCAAGCGTGAAAACTGTTTAAACAGATCCATTAAGGGCTGACTAATTTTTGCAGCATTGGTATTAATCATAAATTCAAAATTTGTTTTTTCTTGTGCTATACACTTTCTTAAAAATTCGTACAATTCAGGCATAACAGTAGGCTCGCCGCCAGCCACATACAGTCGTTCAACAGAATCGATGTTTACTATATCAAATCCTGTGTATTGATTGTAGTCTCCGGTATTTTTTTTAAATCCGGTCATGCCAATGGACTTGAATTCTCGATCAATTAAATGACTATCTCTAGGAACACAAGATCTACATTGTATGTTGCATTTATTACTGGGTCGTATTTCGTAATACACTGGCGACTGAATTTTTTTGAGATCTTCTAGACTGGTAATATTTAATTTTGAAGTCCACTCCAATGTTTCGTGGAATCTTGCACCACGCCCACCATTTTTTTCTATATCGTAACAATAGCCACAATGTTTGGGCAAGGCTTTGCCATCTATCATGCTTTCACGCACCTGTTGATAACTGGGATTATTTTGCCAATCAGAGACTTGGCTGATATCGGCTACTGGTTCGAATGATCTAGAACAAACATGGGTTTTGCCATCTCCCCGAGACACCAAATGTATAAAAGGATAAATGCAAAAACTTTTGTTGGTTTCTAATAGATTTTGAAAAAAGGTCGAGTGTGTTACTGTTTTGGGATTTTGAAAAAGTACAGAATGGTTTGATTCTTTGAGTATATTAATTAAATGCATGGTCTTGGAAAACAACACTGGATGAGACCATGATTCCGATGGCTGATCCAATAACATGACATGATCAAATTGGTCGGATAAAGTAACAATCTCGCCGGGAATTAAATCGGCCACTGTGGTATGATAGTAACCAAACAACTCAATATTGCGAATCTGATCAATTAAACCATGATTTGTAGCACCGGCCTGTTTGGCCAATTCACTTACCATCAGGTCAGTGTTGGCAGAATTGTTGCCCAGGCATAATATTTTTTTGTCAAACATGGAATATATACTTATTGAAATACTCTAATAGAAAAAATAATTGCTCACTTTAAACATACATTCCGGGGCACGACTCCCAAATATGTTAGCCCAGCAGCCGGGCATACACTAGTAACGCATAACGTCCTAAGGTAGTGTATTTGTTTTAATTTTTTACCTGTTCATACATGACAGTATTGGTGTCGCCAAGAGCCCATTTGGGATCTGTTTCCACACTCCAGCGTCGAGTGGATACCCGAAAGTCTGGCTGTTTGAGTTCTCGAGGATTGCTACTGGGTTCTAGTATGATCAATCTGTTGTTGGGCTGTGCGGCAAACTGTCCGTTGTCACACCGGATAAAGTTATAGCTTTTGTGATCTTCTACATCTTCTGAGAAGCCAGTATCAAGTGTGTTAAAGTCTGGATGTGCTGAGTCCACAGTAAACATGTATTCGCCTGACATCCAGGCTCCATTCTTGAGTTTGAACTTGCAACGCATACTTTGTAGTTGTGCTTTTTTGATCACAGTGATATCGTAACTGAGACAGTCCCATAACTGTAGGTAATCCAACGGTAGTGGTTCACCTTCTATGGGCTTCCAACAATAGGCATGCAAGGGTAGTTTGTCATACAAAGCACCATACTGATTGAGATAGCTTTCAATACGGAATGCTTGACCTCTTAAACTTTTAATGCTAACCCACCACACAGGTTCTAATTCACCGTGACCTTGCTCAAAATCATACAAAAACTCTCTACGAACAAAACATTTTACAGCGGGTAAGTTAGCTACTATGTGACTCATTCACAGTTCCAACGACGTCGTGCTTTGCAAATGGCCTTGTCTGGAGTTTTGGCACACGAAATATTGTGCATGTTCATTTGACCCTTGCTACGTGAGCAATAGCTCTTGCGACGCTTTGAGGCTTTGCTACCTCGCTTTAACTTGCTAGGCTTGGTAGTAACTGCTGTTTTTAACTTTGAACCTGGATTTTCTCTACGATAAGCGTTCACAGCCTTTTGGCTCATACCAGCAGTACGATCTTTCTTGTTGGCCTTTTGCCAATCTTCCATTACAGGTGTTGTAGTTGCAAACACATACAATTCATCATCAGTTAGTGATTCTAGGTCTTCCCAGATCACTTCTGCATCTACTGAATTGCGTTCAGCAAGATCGTCAATGTTTGACTCAATAAGATCAAACTCTTCTGCTAACTCTGCTCGCTCGCTGGCACTGACACCTGTGCTAAGTTCTAAAATTCTATCTAATTCATCCATCATATTCTCCACACTTTCGTTTTTTGATTTGTTGCCCCAATTGGCAGCACCTTTCTTACGGCACTGAACCAAGGCACCTGATGCATAAGCACTGGGCCATACTTTATAACGACTTTTGACCTTGTGGTAGCAAGCGTCTTGTTTTTCTGCAATTTGATCTTCAGCAACCATAGCACCGCCACAACCGGGACATTCGCCACGATCAACGTACACTTCTAAACTTTCATTTTTGTTTTTGACACAGTTAGGGTAGCGTTTGCCAAACATGGTCTTCATACCTTCTTTGTGGTAGCCTTTCCAGCAAGCTTCGTCTAGTTCATCTTCTTTGACTCGAGTGGCCACGTTCTTGGCTGCTCCACGACGCTCAGGGTTTGGATCTTCTCTACGCTTTTTGGCCGCGGCACTGGCACGACCTTTTTTGCCCAAACTTTGTGCTTTTGATTGTGGCAAGCATTTGGGTTTGCCTTCACTACTCGATCCTCTAGCACAGTCGCCACGGATCTTGCCATCAGGACCAAATCTTACCCATTTGTCTTTGAACCACTGCTTTAAATTTTCTGTTATAAATTCATCTGCTCTCATTTTTTCTTTCCTGACTTCATATTGGCACACCAATGATACATCTTGGCTCGTTCGCCTGATGCCTTTTTGGCTTTGGCACGGAGACTAGTAACTGATCCGTTACAACTGGCACCTGAACGTTTAACACGACCCGGGCGACTCTTGCCTTTGACCTTGCCATCATGAAAATTTTCGGCCATACCACCGCCATCTCCACCTTCACCGCCAGTGCTGTCCGATGTACCCCACCAAGGATATCCAACATAGTAACCGCCACGAGACTTGCGTTTCTTTTTACGGGCTTCATCTAAGAATGTGTCGGCCAGTCGTTTACACAGCTCACGTAGTTTTTCATTGCGAGTCTCAATGCTGTCATCACCTTCCTGTGTGGGATCTTTGTATCCACAATACACATGTTCAATGCCGTATTCGGCAATTAGGTCTTCACAACTTTCACCCACACGTTCATCCATGGGTCGATTGCATGGACTTAGCGTAGTAACAATTATACATTCTGACGTAACGTTGTCACACCGTTCTAAGGCAGCACGTTCTGCGTGTACTCTACGTCCATCTTCAGCTTGATAGTTGACACCGTATACTAGTTGACCATCTGGACATACCACACATGCACCAACCATGCCGTAAAACTCTGAGTCAGCGGTTTGACCGTCAAGAACTGCCTCGCAACATTTAGCAAGTATCGTATCTAATTCCTCTCTGGGATCGTTAGACGGGGCTGTAAGGATTTCTTGGATTATCATAGCCGTCGTCTTCGGGGTATACTGGATATTCGTTTGGGTTCATTTGTCTTGCCCAAAGTATTCTGGATTGGCACTTGCAAAATCACGCATGACTATGCCAGCATTGGCATTGGCTTCGTTTTCTTCGTCGGTGCCAGTGTCGCCGGAGTTTGCATCCAACTGCCCAGCCAAATTTTGTTTGTGGTGTGTGAGTTCATGTGCTAGAGTACGCAACACATCAATGGGATGACGTCCGGCAGTGACCAGATACAAACAGTTGTTGTCGGCATCGTAGGTGCCAAAGCTGGTGTTCATTGGCTTGTCCAACAATTCTATTTTGGGTAACTGTTTGATATCCAGCTGTTCGGCCACCCAAGGGGCAAACTTGTGAACAAAGTTGTTGACTGTGTGTTCTTTGGATTCATTCTTCTTACGACCCGCACAATGAGCTCGTTGACTAAATCCTTTTGGGCTGGCACAGTTGATAGAGCTTTTGTATTTCCGGCTCCACTTTTCATCTAGGGGTGAAAAAACTTCGTTAATTTTCATTTTGCTGTGGCACGTAGCATCCAACTATGTTTTCTATGAGCATCCATACGTTCCGCAAGGAAGTTTGAGAAACCATGCTCGCCTGCCGCTTCGGCAACATCATAAACTCGTTTCAGTAGTTTGACCATGTTGTCTGAATCTTGTAGTAATTCTTGTACCATGGCTTCGGCTGGAAGTATGCTGGTTTCATCTTCTATGCGGCTCAGCATGTTGAATCTGCTGCTGGAGCCTGGCGCATAGGTTCCCATAGCACGAATTTTTTCAGCAAATGGATCGATAGCACCATACACTTCTTCGTAGATTTTTCCAAATAGATCATGCAGTTGGCTGAAGTCTGGGCCTTCCACGTTCCAATGAAAGTAGTGTGCTTTTAGATAAAAAGTGTATTCGCTGGCAAAGCCAATCTTGGCCGCTTTGATTAATTGTTCCATTATTTTTTCTCAATGCTTTCTTTTAATTCATTTACTAGACTGGCAATTTTTGTATTACGTTCATTCTGTAGTCTAGTCCAGTAGTTGGTAGTTTCGCCAAACTGCTCCAAGTCACGTTTTTCCTTGGCACGTTTTTTAGCGTAATCAGTCTGTGGGTTCCGGGGTTGGCGGCTAACAGGTTTACCAGCATCTACATCACGCTCACGCTGTCTACGCTTTTGGTAATCAGTTTGACCTTCCGCTACACCTTCCGGAATATCTGTGGGGGCAATGGTAATAACACTGGGATCACGTCCGTCGGCCTTGAACTTGGCTCGTAATTTGTTTGCTACGGCTTCTGCGTGATCGTCATTAGAAAAGTCTTTCCATTTTTTACCTTTGATATAAACCGAGTAAGGTGTACGTGGCGTGCCTGTTCTTCGAGAAACCATTGCATCACTCCAGCCTTCGTCTACTTCTTCGTCAGCGTATTTGTTGTATTCAACATCACTCAGGTGCATGCTGTGTTCGCCGTAGTTATACAGGTCGACAATGACGAACTTACCACTTGGACTAAACTCGCTAATCTCGCCGGTCTTGCCTTCGTATTCATTTGGTGCAGTAACAACCACAGGATCACCCACTGTCAAACGTGTTTCTTCAACGCTTTCTTTGGCCCATTGGTCGTGCTCACTGCTCCAGGAGTTTTGACCGTTGTGCCACGAATCTTCTTCCATGGGGAATGTACGTGGATCTGGTAATCTATGACGTTGGTTAGTTGTTTTATCAAGCATGTAGTAATTACCGTCTGGTGCTGTGCTGATTTGGAAACGTTGTTTATAACGACTGGCCCAGTCTTGACGCATCATAGTAACAACATCAGGTTGTTTAGTTTTACTTGCTTTTAGTATTTCAAGAACATCATTGTATGCCTGTAGAACAGACTGATCTTGAGTCATTGGAACTACTTCGCCTTCTTCTAATTCGCCTTGAACTGGATTATTGCTGACCGGAGGAACATTCTCGCCCTTGTTGGTAAGATATTCGTGGATAAACTGTAACAAATATGCAGGATTACTAAACAAGTTCAATACCAATGTTTTTTTGTTTTCTGAGTCAGGCATGTTGGATAGGATGTTCATAACACCTCTAATCTGCTTGCGTTTAATTATGATTGGTCGAACACTACCAGGAGAATCTACATCAACAGTATCATGATTTGCCACATAAGCATTAACAAATTTTTGTAAATTATCTTGTGCCACCTGATTGTTGAACGGTGTTGATTCAATTGTTTCTCTAAGATTTACAACTTTAGGGTCGCCAACCAATGAAAGCAAACTAGAAGCTTTTTGTTGTCTTGCTGTGCCTAGATCTTTTACTTTTCCAGCACCTGTTGTAGGCTTTGGTTCAACTGTGGGTTGATTTGCGGCCCAGGTGGCGGTACCAGCTGGCTCTTGATACTGTGCTAGTTGTTGTGCAGGACTGACTACTCGCCCAGGTGTTGCCAATTGAGATGTCATTTGACCCAGTGCTTTGGATGTGGTAGGCTCAGGAGCGGCTTGTGGTGCAGTAACGGCTTGCGGTGCAGTAACGGCTTGCGGAGTTGGTGCCGGTGCCTTGGCTGTAGTTGCGCCTTGATCTTTGGCCTGTTGATAGTTGGCCAATTGAGATACACTGGCACCTGGACCAGGAGCAGCAACTTTTTTAGCAGGTTGTGCTGTTGTTTGTTTTGCAACCACGTTTGAAACGTCAACCGGTTCGCCTTTGTTAGAGCTGTGTGCAGCTTCAATATCTTGTGCCATCTTGGCTGCTTGTTGTGGTGTCACGTTGGGCATGCTGGCTATCTGAGCATTTAGATCTCTAAAGTCTTTTTCTTTACGACGCATGTCGTTGACCAGATCGTTGATTTGTTGAGTTTGTTGTTGGTTTGTTTTGGTTTGTTGATCAAGAACTTGATCTTGTTTTTGATTCAAGCTGTTTTGTATGTCGATATATCCAAGTGCAGCCTCTTCAGGGCTTTTGGCAGCAGGTACTGCACGATAGGCATTGTCGAGAGCATTTTTAACTCGTGCATCTTGGCTAGTACCGCCTACAAATCTGCCGGCGGCTCTATCTTGTTTTTTCTTTTCAAACAAATCAAATACAAACATTTTTACGTTCCACTTTGCTGATTAACTTTTTTAATTAACGCCGCCAACTGATTTACATCATTTGGCTGACCTTTGGTCACAATATTCTGTACTTCTTGCCCAAGTCCAGCATCAACATTTTTATCCAACTGTGACACAGGATCGTTGACAGGATCTTTCATTAGACTTTGCACAGCCTGTGATCCACTGGGAATATTTACACCAGCACTTTTTAATTTGTTAACACCTTGTTGCACAGTAGCGGTTTGTTTGGCTAGATCAGCTGGTGTAGCCTGTGCGCCAGGGTTCTGTGTTCCGCCTGTGGTCATACCGTATTCTTGTAGACCTTTTTCTTGTTTGGTTTGTTCCCAACGAGCACGTAGTTTATCTGTTAAACTCATTGGTATGCCACATTCAGTTTCTGTACCTTCGTTGGCATCATCCATTGGACCATGTATACCGTCCCAGAATTCGGCCATTTCATCAGCATCGTAGCCCAATTCACTAGTGGTGTAATTGATAAATTGCTCACGACTCATACGATCGGACAAATCCCAAAGCATTTGTTTCACTTGGCCTTCGTTTACACGCTTGAATGATTCAAGAATTTTATAAAAATTATTATCCATTATTTGGCCTTTTTAACCTTGACTGTGCCGCCTGGAGTTTTTTGATTGCTGTAGGACTTTTGACGCTTAATAAGATCTGTAGTAGCCCCGCCTAGCCCTGTAGAGACAGTGGCCACGCTAGACGAACCTGTAGCGCCACCAGATGCATTTTCTTTTAAAGTTTTAATAAATTCAGAGCTTTTCATTGTGTTTTTCCGTGTTAAGTGTATTTATTCTGTTACAGTAAACGTAAGTGTAGAAGGTGCTCCGTCCACTGTGATGTTTTTGACTTGTATCTTGCCGTTGTTGCCTATTTGTTCTATACGCAGTCGATGAACCCCAGGGTTGAGATCAACCACAATGTTTTCTCTTATAAAAACTTCATGTCCGGGCCAACCAAAATCACGTTCTGTTAACAAATGATTGTTGACATATATTCTATAGCTTGGACTAGCTTCACCCCACTGAGCATATACATCGGCGGTTATTAGGTGTTGTTTCATTTGGGATCAAACATCAATTTAACACGTTGTTGCTCAAGATCAGCAATTTTTTGTTTTAATTTGGCCACATAGTCCGCCGGCAACTTTTCTGTAGCAATACGTTCTTTGATAGCATCAATGTCTTGGCCGATATATTTGATGTGTGCTAGAATCATATTTTCAAATTCGCTTTCGCTCAATCTATTGCGGGCCCACACAATATCTTCTTCGGCCAAATTAAAAGCACGTAGACTTTTTTTAATTGCACCTGGTTGTACATCCTTGGTCAAACTTGTACTGTATCGTGGATCGCGAGCTTGCTTTTTACTGGCAACTACACCAACTCCACCAGCATCTTCACTGATAAAACCACTCATGCGAGCAGCCTTTTGAAGCTGGGCAATTCTATCGTTGATTTGATCACGCATGTCTCTCAATGCAGGATTCATTAACTGTTTCTGTAAATAGTCTAGTTTTTGATGGTAATCATTTTTGTCACGTAACGGATTATTGCCAGCACGATTGAAGTTTTCACTTGCTGGTTCAGCTTCTTTAACAGTTTTTAAGCTGTTTACAAAATCATGTAGTTCTTGTTTTTCTTTGGCACTCAACAAACCAGGATTCTTTTTGTAACGATGTGCCAACAGTTTGTAATAACCGTGTTCACTTTTGTTGGTTGTCTGGGTAGGAACAAAATGACTGACTGCTTCTGCAACAGGTTCTTCTTTGGGTACTGTGACTTTTTGTAGTTTGGTTTTGTTGGGTAATGGTGTAGGAGCCACAGCAACGGATGGTAAAAGATTATCATTCATAATCTTTTCTGCTTCGTTTGTGTATTTGCCGTATAAATCTTTGATTATTTGTTGGCGTTGTGTTTTATCGGCTTTACCGTACAAATCTCTAATGCTTGTAGCACCTGTAATGGATTGTCCCAATACTTCAAATGGCTCTACGTCAACGACTTGAATGTATGCGTGTTTGTCTGCACTTTCAATTTGACGTTGATCGTCGGGTAGCGGTTGTAGTTTTGCTGGTGAGCCGTCTTTGTTGGTACCACGGGCAAATAAACTAGGCTTTTCGTCAACATCTTTTTGACTTACAGGGAAGATCATAACAGTATTGCTGAGATCTTGTATGCCCAATGCTTCTGCTGCTACCGCAGGGTTATAATTATTTGATAACTGTAATATGCGATCAGAAGGAATCCCCATCAAATTCATAAAATAAATTCGATCGGATAGTGTAAAAGGGCTTTTTGGGGGGTCTACTTTGCCACTAGTGCCAATATAAACGTTATTACGTCCGTATGTGCTGACTAGGTTATTATAGACTATTGCGTGACCACGATGGAAGGGCTGGAATCTTCCACAAAAAATAACAACAACACGACGTTCTGCTAATTCATTTATAAACATAGTAAGGGCCTCTTACTATATTTATCTTAGATGTTTTCAAGCAACCAAATGTAGAAAGGGCTTTCAAATGTTAAAATCCAAGCACCGTTCCAGCCTAGATCTTGACATTTGTCCAGCACAGGGCGAGCAGGATCGTCCCCAACAAATTGAGTTTTTGTATAGATCAAATTGCCCAAGTTGATGTCATCTATTTCAACTGTACGAATGTTCAACAGCATGTCTTTGACAATCTCTGTTTTATCTTCGTTTTGTACAGTATCAGTCCAGTCCTTGTTTTCTAATCTGATCTTTAAAGTACAAGGACCTTCCTCTACTTCGGCATCAAACTCCACATAAAATGTTTCCCCACTGGGCTCTGTAATAGTACCTGCATTGTATGTTTTATCATTGAATAAAATACTGTACTTGGGTTGTTTTGCCCAGTACGTGCCAGCAAGACCAATTTTAAAATGTAGAGTTTCCGTCATTGATTAGGCGCCGGGAGCTGGTTCCATGGGTTTGATTTCTGGTTTGGCACCTTGTTGAGCCAGTGTATCTTCAATGATACCCATACTACCACGCTTGCCAATAGCAATCTTGTCTAGGTCTCCGGCATACTCATAGTGTCCCACGTGGTTCAACAACACCTTGCTGTGTGCCCAAATCTCGCCACCAATTTTTTGCCAGCGTCTGCAGAACAACCAGTCTTCACTGAGATAGTGTCCACGCTCGTCAATTTCGCAATCAAAAATTGAATACATCATTGGCTCGTACTGCTTGCCTAGACCCACGTCATCCACATACTTGCATTCGGGGTGTGCAGCAATTAACTTTTTGTATACATCACGTTTGAACAACAAGAAACCTGTGCCCATTGTGTCTACTGTAAAGATGTCGCCTTGAATTTTGGTTTCATTTTTCAAATTGATAACATAACTTACAGGTAGGGCCTTCTTAGGATACAAACCACCAATAACTTCTTTATCGTAAGCAATCATACTCAGGATTGATTCTGGTTGGAAACGAATATCGGCATCAATAAACATAAAATGTGTGGCTTCGTTATTGGTCATCATCTTGGCCATCAAGTTGTTTCTAGCACGAGTTACCAGGCTCTCATTGACCATGGTGTCTAGACTCCAATTTAGTCCGGCTTGTCCAGCCAGCAAGGTAAACCGCAAGAAACTAGTCATAGTTGGCTCACTTACCATACCACCGTAACAAGGGATTCCAATATGTAGGTGTACCTTTTTAAAATCAAACGGTGTGCCGGCCTGTTGCTGTGGCTCCGCTTGTTGTTGCTTTTGTTTGGCTGCTGCAGCTTTGATTAAGGCCACAGCATCATCTTGACTAATTTTCTTGTCGCTCATTGATATACTCTCTTTAGGTTAATTGATTAGGCTTTTTGGATTTCAACAAGTGCGCCTGCACCTGCCAATTCTGTTACTACTGCTTCTAAACTTGCAGTCACATCGTCGGTTAAAACAGTGGACTCTGCATCTGTATCTTTTAGTAATTTGGTCACTGTAATCACCACAGTCTCGGTTTGCATTTTTGCCATCACGGGCTCCTTGATAATATGCTATTATTTATTAGACAATACCACCAGCTCGTGATAATTTGAAACTATGCCCGGGCTTATCAAATTAAGGAAAGTGATGGTATTGACATCATTGGAATAAAAATACAAGTTCCAAACATATCCGGTGCTTTTAGACAACATAACTCTGGCACTACTTGATATTTGCACCTGTTCCGGTCCTTGATTTTCCAAATAAGCCAGTAGATTTTGTTTAATTTCAGCAGTATATCTGCCATCTTTTAAGATTATTTTGTACCGGTATCCGTTGTCTTCTTTGCGTATAATAGCACCAGAATTCAACACAGCTTCGGCTGCAGAGTCTATTGGTCCAGAAATTGATCGTACATAATTTTTTTGGTTGCCTAAAAAATGTGTATTGACAAACGTCTGCAATGCTGATTCAGAATCAGCATAAACTTGAATCATGGGTTCTTCTACTCGTAATTTTATTCCCATGCCTCGATCATGCCTGACGTCTTTCAGCATGGTCAAAAACTCAACATCGGCATTTTCTAAGTCTGTGTTGGTTCTACGTCCCCACCAACCGCCGTGATTGATATTCTTTACCACAGTTCGACGATGTTCAAGTGCTGTATCCATTGGTCCCTTGGCATCGATCAAGCGTCCTGCAGGACAGTATACAACTAACTTGTATAGAAATTTGCCGTAAAACTTTTTGGTAGTATGATCTACTGTGATTTTAGGATTGCACTGAATCCAGAATGATGTATCCATCTTTGTCCACTGTTGGTACGTTTGCTGTAAACGTGTCTACTGCTGTAAATTCAAATTTTTCTTCAGTCCAATCTACTTCAATCACAGTATTGGCCGGAATGTTTTCAAACAAGATCTTTTTACTCAAGGGCACTTTGATCAAGTCACTAATCTTACGTCCCAAGGGTCTAGCACCCATTTTGCTGTCGTAGCCAACTTCAACCAAGTGCTCTACTGCTGTTTCTGTAAGGCGTATTTTGATACTTTTCTCACTCAACAACTCATTGACTTCGTTGATAAACTTGGCCACAATCTTCTTGATACTCACTGTGTCTAATTTATTAAACTTGCAAATACCATCTAAACGATTACGGAATTCGGGTTTAAAAAAATCTTTGACTGCCTTGTCATCTTCGGTAGACTTTTGTAATTCACGTCCAAAGCCAATGTTGTTCTTTTCATTGTCTGCGGCACCCAAGTTGCTGGTAAGAATAACAATAGCGTTGCGGGCATCTGCTTTCTTACCATTGCTTGAAGTAATAGTACCTTCGTCCATCAACTGTAGCAAAATATTGGTCACATCTGGGTGAGCTTTTTCTACTTCATCAAACAAGATAATACAGTTGGGATTTTTTTCAATATCGCTGATCAACATACCGCCGCCTAGATTGCTATCATCGTAGCCCACATAGCCTGGAGGAGCACCAATTAACTTGGCCAGTGCATGTTTCTCTTGATACTCACTCATATCGTAGCGTAGCAGTTTCATTCCCATGCCTTCGGCCAACAGTTTGGCAAGTTCTGTCTTGCCTGTACCTGTTGGTCCTAAAAACAAGAAGTTACCAATGGGCTTGTTCATTGCTTTGAGTCCGGCACGGGCAACATAGATCTTTTCTAGCACAGTTTCAACCACTTGATCCTGTCCGTACAGTTTGGATTTGACTGTTTGTTCTAGGTCTACCAGAGTCTTGGTGCTTTCGCTACCAATCTGTTCTGCAGGAATTTTTGTAAACTTACTGATAATGTCCACAATGTGATTTTTACGCACAGTCCAGCTCAACGCATTGATTTTTAATCTAGCAGCAGCAGTATCAATCAGGTCAATGGCTTTGTCTGGTAGCTTTTTATCTGGTTGATAGCGTACACTTAGTTCTACTGCGGCATCAATGGCTTCGTCACTGATACTACCACCGTGGAACTTTTCAAAGTATTCACGCAGGCCACGCAAGATTTCTTTAGCCACTGGGATAGTGGGTTCTTCAATGGTCATTCTGCAGAAACGACGCATCAGAGCACGATCTTTTTCAAAGCTCTGTGTGTATTCTTCCCAGGTTGTTGAGGCAATAACTTTTAGTTGACCTTTGCTCAAGGCCGGTTTGATCATGTTGGCAAAGTCCACTGAGCTGTTACTGCCTGATCCAGCACCACGCATTTGATGTGCTTCGTCAATGAACAAGATACACTTGCCCTTGGCCTGTAGTGCGCCAATAACGTCTTTGAACTTTTCTTCAAACTCGCCGCGGTACTTGGACCCTGCTAGCAAACTGGCAATGTCTAAGTTGTAGACCACATAGTCACGCAAGTACTCAGGCACAAAACCATCATTGATGTTACGTGCTAGTCCTTCAGCAATGGCAGTTTTACCCACACCTGCATCGCCAACCATTAACACATTTGATTTGTTACGCTTGGCAAGTACTTGTGCAATTTCTTCCAGTTCAAACTCACGTCCCACCACAGGATCAATCTTGCCTTCTTTGGCAGCCACGTTCAAGTTTTCACAGTATTCTTTGAGAATTTCATCCGACCGAACATTGGGGCTTACACGACGTCCTTTGGTCTCCACATAGTTTTCGTTATAGAAGTCCACCATGTGTCCTCGATCCATTCCGTACTTGATAAAGAAGTAACTGGCATGGCTGTTTGATTCTGATGAAATGCTCAAAAAGATATCAATGATCTGCACATGATTACGCCCACTAAACAGGACCTGTGTAAATGCACGATTGAACACACGCTCAAGGCTGTGTGTCTTTTTGGGATCTTTGACAGTTTCTGACTCGTTGCCAATGTATGTTTGTTTGCCGAGATATTCTTCAAGATCATTCAATAAAGAATCAACATCAGCACCATAGGCAACCAGTAGATCGTTAAATGGTTTAAAACTGACCAAACCATGTGCCAAGTGTTCTAGGGTTACATATTCGTGATTGTATCTTTTTGCTGTATCGGTTGCGTTGGCAATAACGATTTCAATTTCTGGATTGTGTTGGATCATAAAAATATTTATTGAGGGTTGAGTAAATTGCGTATAATTTCTAGCTGTTGTTCAGATAAATCTTGCGGCACAGTTATTACAACTTCGGCATAAAGGTGACCTCTTAGTTCGGTATTCATTTGGTATAGGCCTTGATTGTGTATTCTAAATCTTGTGTTTGGTTGTGTACCAGCTGGTACAGTTAATTCAAATTCTCGACCATCTAATCCGGTTACTCGTACCTGTCCGCCTGTTATTGCTAGCAAACAGTTTACACTAACTGGGGTGTATAAGTCAACATTATTGACAATAAAGTTTTCTGCTGGGTGTACGTTAAATTGGACATAAAGGTCGCCACGCGGAATGGTATTAAATAGGTTATCTCCCAGCCCGGTGTATTTGATCGTGGTGCCGTTGGTTACACCTCTTGGTATGTTTACTTCTACTGTGCTTCTTTCACCATTGGATGTGGCAACACTGATGGTCTTGGTTTGTGGTTCCAATGTGGCAACCAATGGCACAGGAATTTCTATACGCAGATCTCGGTTGCGACGTTGCTGTTGCCTAAATCCACCAAACGGATCACCAAATCCAAACTGTTTGAATATGGCATCAATGTCCGGATGGTTCATACCGGCAGAAGAAAAGTGCCACTGATTAGCACCATTGCCACTGCGTTGCATATCATATTGTTGACGTTGATTGTTGTCGCTCAGTGTACGATATGCTTGTTCTATTTCTTGGAACTTGTTTTTATCTCCACCTTTGTCGGGATGGTGTTGACTGGCCATCTTGCGGTAAGCACGTTTGATTTCTTCTGCGGTGGCTTTTTCGGTAACCCCTAGTAGTTCGTAATAGGTCATTGTAGTATTATAAATGAAAAAGCCGGCAGAGTCAACTTACCGGCCTTCGAAATAATAAAAAATTATTTGTTAGTTGTTTCTTTTTTTTCTACTTTTTTAGCCTGTTTTTTATCAGCTGGTGCGTCAGGAATTTTGGTTCCTTCAGCTTTTTTGTGTACTTTGATTGTTTTGCAAGATTGCTTGACAGAACCATCTTTGTTTTTGACAGGTTTGTTGTCTTTGCCTACCACATCTGTGCAAACTTCTTTGGTTTTTGGAGCTTCCGCCATTGCTGGCATAGCAAAGGCTGTTGCAATTAGAATACATAATAGTTTTTTCATTTGATTTCCTTTATTGAATGATTATAGCATAGGTTGATCGTCTTGCGGTACAATTTTTTTACCACTTGCTGTGGTACTAAAACTACCGCTGCTACCAAAACTTGGTGTTGGACTTGGGCTACTAAAACTTGGTGTTGGTGCTGGACTTGGGCTACTAAAACTTGGTGCCGGTGTACTTGGTACTGGCATTGTTGCACCCGCCTTGTCGCCCAATTTCTCTTGTGTGCGACCGTACGCAGCAATACCCAACACAGCACCCATGGCAATGTGATACAATCCAGCGCCTTGTAAAGTGATTGGTTGCCACTGTGTTTCAACACGGCCACCGCCAATTACTTGTACCAGGCTCCATAATATTGGAAATGCTACAAAGTCTGCTATACAGGTCAACATGTACGACCAGCCCATCATTGGGCGCCACTTTGAATTCATCCAATCTTCGTTTTTCTTTGCACTTTCGCTTTTGACTTCTGTTGACATACTAGCTCCTTGTTGAACATTTGTGTTCTTATTATAATATTTATACTGTCCGTGCTATTGTTATCAGCCCAGTAATCAGCACATTTAGTTTTTCCTTAAATGCAAGATCCGTCATGTCTTGTAATATAGCCAATTGACGTTGTGCATCAGCCATGATTTCTGCCACTTCTTCGTTGGTCATTTGACCAGCTTTGGCCTGCTCAACAACGCTATTGATGTTGTTGGCAAATTCAGCAAATACTGGATCTCCTGAGTTGACAATTTCTGCCAAATTTGTTTGTATATTATCTAATGTCATCTTGGTCTATTCCCTATCACATGTTGTATTGTTTTGGCACTATTTTCAATGCTTTCAAATTTCAATTTACAAAACATAGGACTTACTGAGCCTTTTGTATATGCAACTCGAAGTCCTTGTGCTATTTTGTTTAGTTCTTTACTGGCATTGATGCCGTTCTTATTGCGAGGTATCTGTTCTTCGTAAAATTCAAACAGTTGAGTTTTGTCTGCAATCAAAACAGCGTTGGTTTCCGACATCAGTTGATTATTGCATTGTTGCTTGTAGTTGTAAGAGTCTGTACGAATCTCAGCAATAATACGATATTCATTGGGATCAAATCCAGTCATCATGTAAGCGTCGTACAACGCACAACCGTTTAATGCTAATACACTTAAAGCAATGAGTATACGTTTCATAATTTCCCCTTATCTTACCCAATACCAAATAACACCTGGATGACCACCATCTTGTATTGTGGCCAACCACGGTGCTGGTTCCCAACCGCCTTGAGTGATCAATGTTCCCCACCAACCGCCACGGAATCCATCTGTGGTCAACCAACCATGATTGATACCAATACCCACCCAAGGCATACGTGCTTCCATGGCATCGTAATGATAATCCCACGTGTTGCCATTGTAGCCAAAACGTGCTAGTTCTGTAATGTTTTTGCGCCAGCCTGGTGTGCCCAACTGCTCATCACCCATGTCAGCACTTTCGTTAGTTTGAGTAAATGAGTATGCTTCGTTGGCAGTCCATGCACCACCTAGTGAAGCGTGTTCACGAGCAGTGATCATAAAATCAAATCCTGAGTCTGCTCGTTTGATCTTGTCAGCCCAACTTAAGATACTGTAGTTTTGTTCAACTGAACGATTGTTGTATGCGGCCAGTTGAGTAGGGCAAGTGGTAGCGTTGCGACTAAACACTTGTTCTTCTGTCCAGTTACTAATAGAATTTTGTACAATCAATGTCCAACCACCACCTAGTGTGGTCATGTCACAATAGACTTGAAACGGATCGCTGTTGTTAATAGCATCATTCTGTATCCAATACAAGCCATCTTCTGAATCTGGATAGTCTTCTTTGATCTGCCAAGCACTAGTGCTATATTCTTCTATGGTCTTGCCAGTGTGTACACCTAGTGCTAGACTACGTGCTTTACGTTCTGCTCGTTCACGTGCCAGGACAGCTATTTCTTCTGCTCTTAGTGCTGTGATCAATCCCGCACGATCTGTAATGCTCAGTGTTTCGTAATAGTTTAATATAGTTTCTTGATTCACAATTTCTTCCTCTAATATTGTTCCTCTATAATCATTTACAGGGGCCGTTATAAGTTTTCCGTCGACTTCAACCCAATTCCATTTGTCAGTAAGTTCTTGGCCGTTCCATACAAATATGGGCATATTGTTTCCTTATTTCACTGAATCAAAAATTGCTCGTTGAGTTTGATACCACTCAATCCAAGCATCTATCTTGACTCGGCATTCATGATATTGTGTGTAGTTGTCTGTAACTACACGAACAACTTCGCTTAGTTTTGTTGTAGCAGGATCAACTTGTTCTAAGCTAGGACAAGCTGTTGTTAATTCTTTGGGAACTTCGGGAAAGTGTCTAGCAACAGGAGTATTCAAACAACCTGTCAATAACACAACGGGAATAATGGTCAACAACAGTTTCATTTATTGACCTTTCGAACATCACGTGCTGACTCGTTTAAGATTTCAACTGCTGCGGGATCCAATTGACATTCAGCATCAATCTTGACTGCGTTCTGCTTTAGCTTGGTTTGCACCACAGCCTTGCTTTCTTGTATGGCCGCATTTTTTTCTTTAACTGCTGTGGATAACTTGGCGTTGGCATCTTTGCTCTTGGCTTCAGACACAGCAATTTTTGCTTCTAGGTCAGCAATTCGATCACGCCATGCATTGTTGGTGGCCTCTCCACCTTTAAAATAAACACCGACGAGCAACAACACAATACCAATTGGTTTTAATAATCTAGCATAAGCATCAAAAAATGGAATCCAACGGCCGACCCAACTGGCGGCTAGGCCAACTGCACCTGCCAACAACATTAGATTAACGATCCAGTGAGTTAGTCCTGCTGGCAACATTGCCCACATTGCAGCAAATTGCCACATGCTATACTTCTAACACATGCAGGGCATGTTCGTAGTGTTTGATACGATCATCTAGGCCAATGGTGCCACCGTTGATGCGTTTGGTTAGTGTAAGGATATCGCCCTTGTCGGCCCACTGGTTGAGATTGTTGCTCTCCCAGAACCAGCATGCTGATTGTACAGCGCCTTCAAAGGTGCCTAAAAATTCAGGAATTTCTTCCACTGGTGTTTCAATACTTTCAGCAAAGGCTGTGTAGTTGTTCTTGCCAGTCAATTGAATAAGACCGCGGCCGCAGTAACGGAATCCATCTCCACTAGCTTCGTCGCCATTGCCCATACGGCTACCATAGACCTTGTTGGCAATCAGTTCTGGTTTGCCAGCATACTGGGCAGCCAGTTCGTCTGTGGGGAAATACTTGGGAAATATCTTGCGTAGGGTCACAGCACGATAATTTAAATTTTCTTTAAGCATTCTAAAACCACCTGACTCGTGAGCACACTGAGCAATAAATGCTGCCACTCGCTGTGGAGTGTCAATTTCATAGTCAGGTAACAGTTGAGATAACGCTTCGTACCAGTGTTCCACATGTGGGTTACCTGGTAATAGTTGTGATAGATGTTGTTGAGTAAAATCAAATTTGAAAGACATAGTTTATAACCTTTTATTTTTTGCTGAACATTCCTAACATTTTGGCTTGAATTGCTTTGGCCCAGAAAGGCTGTGGAAAATTCCAACCTACAAATGCTCCTACTGCTATCCATAATAATGTATCTAACATGTTTGTTCTCCTTGTTATCTAATGATGCCGGCTAAATTTCTCAGACTTTCTGTGAAATCATTCTTTGGCGCACGGGTATCAACATTGAGACCAGCGGCTGTTTTCAATTGATCAATTATTTCTTGACCGTATAGTGATTCGTATTTTTCAGGTGTGCTGGGAATCAAGTTTTGTAGTGATTCTAAACTCAGTTGTGTTTCTTTATGACTCTTGTAATAGCGTACACGCCATTCGTCTGTCTCTTGGTCAGTCAAGTTCATTAAGTCGTCCATCAGGGCCATGACATTGTCAGCCAGTTGCTCATTGCGATCCATTTCAACAAACACAATGTAACTGCCGTCGTCCATTTCGCCTGAGCTGACATCAGCATCAACTACCCAATCGTATCCTTTTTCAATAAAGGCTACTAGATCATTGGCTGGCTCTTTTGAGTCAACTTTAAAACTCAATACAACAATGTCAGCATCGTCGCCAAGTTTGCTTTTGAATTCGTCTACGTGCAGTTCAGGGTGAATTAGTCGAGCCAGATCGTTGGCTTCTAGACCTTCAAATAAGTTATTGTTGATCATTGATCTTATCCTGTTGATCTACGGTATCGTTGTCGGCACCAGTTTCGTATGCCGCATCAATGTCTTCCATGTCGATTGTGCCCGATTCTAGTTCCAGGGCGCCTTGTTGTATATCGCTCATGAGCTTTTTGGGCATGACAATTTCAACCAGCCATATAGGGCTGCGTTTCATTTTGGGCACTCGTGTACCAGGTTTAAAATCGTTGGGAGTTTTGACCTTGTCTGGGTGCTCAAAAAAATCTTTTTTGTAACTTACGTCACATTCGTATTCGGCTAGTCGTGCAGCGCCTTTGGGGTCAGGCATTTTTTTGTAGGGCCACATAAATGTGCAGGTCACAAAGTATTTTTGATAGGTAGGACCTTCTACCAATTCACCCTGTTTCCAATTGGCAAAAGCATACAGATCCAACTCATCAAGCACTCGTTCAAAGTCAAGCAGAGTGCTAACAGCAGAATCTGTTACAAAAATTTCTTTGGTGTTGTCTAGTAGTTCTCTAATATTTGCTGGCATAGTTTAATTATTTATCGAAACTATGAGGTTGAACCATAATACAGTATACTCGTTATCTGGGTATATTATATTACAATGTGTTGAATTTTTCTGTCTTGCCAGAGAGTAATTTCTTCTGATGAGTTTGTCATGTGCCCTTGATTAACAAATGCAGGTTTATGAGCTTGAGAAATACTTGGTCCCAAGTGATAAAATAAACTTTTATTCCATTTGAGTCCCACAGGCATTCCATTTTTATGCATCATTTGATCTAATCCAACTTGTTCCGTCAAGTATTCAAGTCCGGCCAACCAAGTTTGGTGCATGGTTGTATCTTTGTAATTGGTATAAAACCAATGGTCCATTTCATTATAAAAACTATTGGTAGCTTTGCTGGTTTGCCAAGTCAGCGGGTCAAAATCTGGATATATGATAGATTTTACTATGCTTTCGTATGCAGTACGACGATTTGGATTCCATTGCGGATACTTTACCAAGTGTCTAAAACTATCATGCCCGGGCATGTCAAACCAGGCTTTGATCATATGGCTTTGTTTGATTAATAACTCGGGCATATCTGGAGTCCAGAAAAATAACTCATGAGTGATATTGGTATAATCCTCCATGATAGGACTTGGCTGATTAGCAAACACATCTACAAAATATGTATACCAGTTGTTGTTGATTGTGACTACCTTGGGTTTATCTACTCCGTGTAATATGCAGATATTTTTACCCGAGTCGGCTTGTGCTCTGTGTCCTTCTGCAGCAAAAATATTGTGCTTTGCTGAATGCCCGGGCTGAAACCAATCTCTAGTAGAAAATATCCAAGACTCATCTTGTAGTGTTTCCTCCAGCATACTTTCACTATAGTCAAACATAGTTATTTTTATTTTTGGATAATTTGTAGCTATCCATTTTAATAATGGTTTAGCAGCAAATTCATATTCACTTAGAGTATTTTCAGGACGATAGTCGTGCGGATCACTGCACACTCCCTTTTCGCCTGATTTGGGGTAACGAAATACTACTTCATCTAACGGAATATTGTTTAGCACAAAAGCATATAAAACCGTAGCCGAGTCACTGCCACCAGACAGATCTAATCTAACATAATCATATTTTTGTCTAATTTGTTCGGCCCGCAAGCGATAAATTTCTCTCAAATTAGTTTCAGGCTCGCGTGTCCAATCTTGTTTGGCAAATTCTACTGTGTTAAAATGCCAGCTTGTTTTAACTCCTAGTTCGTGAGCTCGTGCGTAAGCCTGCGGCTTAGAATAAAATGTATCTGAGCCTACTCGATAAAAGCCAAGTTTGGGGTTTTGATCAATACCAACGAGATTGTGCATTGTGTTTACTTATGTAAAAAAACAGCAAGGAAGTTAAAACGGCACCAGAAAAATGCGTCGTCTAATACTTATCTATTTTTACAGCTCAAAAACATACAGTTTAAACTTTTGTGCGTACACACCTAAATATCTTTGTAGACAGCACGACACTACCACTTCAAGGAGGCAACTTTGTCCAAAAGGCAACAACGCAGAGCAGAGGCTCTAGTAGTAAATGACCACAACACCAGCAGTTTCAAAGGCAACAACACCGTAAGAATGGACTTGTACCAAAAACAACAACATCGTCCTATTACGTTAGTCCCAAAAAGTTTAATACAAGAAAAATACATTGATTTATTAACCGATCCTGAAAAGCTCATAGTATTTGCTACAGGACCAGCTGGCACGGGTAAAACCATGCTGGCCGTACTGGCTGCTCTAAAAGCATTCAGATCCGGTGAAGTAGACCGTATTGTGGTAACTAGACCCGCAGTTGGGGTCGACGATGAAGAACATGGATTTTTACCCGGGGATCTAAATGAAAAAATGGCTCCTTGGACCCGCCCCATATTTGACATCATTGGCGAGTACTATCGCCAAAGTGAAATTGCACGTATGCTAGATGACAACCAAATAGAGATTTCTCCACTGGCATACATGAGAGGTAGAACATTTAAAAACTCGTGGATTATTGCAGACGAAATGCAAAACGCGACACCAAGTCAGATGAAAATGTTACTCACACGATTAGGCGAAGGTAGTAAAATGATTGTAACTGGTGACACTCGACAAGCGGATCGCCGGGAAGACGATAACGGTCTTCTCAATTTCCAACGGTTAGTAGATGACTACCGCAGTTGTAAATACGTCTCTGGCATAGAGTTTGATCACCGAGACATACAACGCCACCCGGCTGTTCTTGAAATACTTAAAATTTACAGGGAGGTTTGAGTTACAATACGGTAAACTTCTTCCCAGTTTTTAACTGTACGCACATGGTCATGATAGTGATGCATATTATGACCATGTTCCATTAGTAAACTATTAAGACCGAGATTGGCACCTAGTTCGGCATTTTGAATTTTGTCTTCAATCCACCAGCATCCTGTATCTCTGTACGGATATAGTGCGTTATCTTTATCGGCCCCAGTATCCAGACACACAATCTTCTGAAAAGCTGTTTTACCAAATAATTTACGCAGGTTCATTTCTCTAAGTTTGACAGCATTGGGCTCAGTACTGACACTGGTAATACAATGAAACACATATCCATGTTCTTTGTGTAGTTTTTCTACATAGTACATGGCGTCTCGTAAGGGCGGCAAAAATCCGATAGCAGCACTTTCGTTAAACATTTTGATTAGACGCACAGTTTGCTCTCGACTGATACCATAACGCTTGCCAATATCGTAATCTAAGTCACCACCGGCAATTTTTTCAAAGCCGTGTTGTTCCATCCAAATTTCAAACGCATATTCCCAGTTAAGGAGTACACCGTCAGCATCAACTAATATTACACTTTCTTTCATACGACCTTTACATAATTTAATGTTGTAACACAGGCATTGCTACGATATCCATCTCGTTTGTGCGTTTTAACACGCCCTTGTATTTGTCCTGCCTGCACTATTTTCTTTTGTTCTCTAGCCCAATAAAATATTAAATTGCCTTGTGCATCATGTCCGTACACAGCATAACAGTCCATGGTCTTAATATATCTACTGTCAATCAGGGTAAACTCTGTGATAATTTTATCGCCTACTTGTCCGATGTAACGGCTGGCATATTCAAAACGAGCACTAACTTCACGAATGTTATCTTTCTTTTGATAGTCGCTGGCCAATTTTGGTGCCCAGGCCATCAAACCAAAGTCTTTGGCAGTTACGGATGGCTGTGACAGCAGATTGTTTATTTGTCCTAAAAACTTATCGTCACGACTGGACAAGGTCTGCATGATGCCGGTCTGTTGTAGATATTGCACAATGCCTTCAGCATGCTTTCGATCATGATCTGATACTGTCGGTAAGTTGGCACGGTTGCCTTCAAGATACTCACGTATCAGTTGACGATTGGGGGCAATAGTACGACCGTCGTCTGTAGTGATTGCATCACGTTCAACACGATCTTGATTGTGTGTAAATGCGGCTATGGCAGTGGCCAATGTTTCTAAAGTGGGGAATTTTTGCTTCATTTGGGTCGCTTATTATCCATTTTCATACTGTAATTATAGCATAAATGGATTTATTTGTCAACTACCTACAGTCATGTAAATAACAGCATGATTCGATTATATTTGCACGGTGGGCATGCCATGGGTGACACGCTTATAGCCATGTGTTTGTTTAACAGCCTAAACCAACCAATTCATATAACCACAAGTATAGATTCGTGGTACACGACCTGGAAGCGTATTTTTAACATAGGCAACCAAATTCAACTTGAGCCTGTTGCAGGTTCTACCATGTGGCCAAATCCTCCGCACCCAAAACATTTAGAAAGTTTTAAAATATTCAGCAGATATGATCAATTTGAGTATATAACAGCGTTTGGGCAAACTTTGCCTGTTGGTCGTCGGGGTAAACGATCTGCGGCAATATTAATCAATGATGGTAACTATATCAAGGACGACAAATTCTTTAACAACATACAAGGTAGAGATGATCCGTATCCATTTATAAAGTTTCATACCAAAGAAACTTACAATACTATCTTAGATTTAGTACAGTCAGCTGGATATGATCCTATAATCATTGACAGTAGAGATATTTCAGCCGAACATAAAGTTTTTATATTAAATGAACTATGTGATTTTGTTATAGGATACGAAGGCGGTGTATGTCATTTGGCTCACGCATTAAAAATACCTGCTATCATATTGCCTTGGCGCTCTCACCCAGGCAAATACCACGTAACTGATTTTTTACATCTTGATAAACGAACTTATCTAATTAGAAATGAAAAAGAACTCAACTCGTGGACTGTTGCTAATCTCAAAGACTTAGTTAACAATTTACATAACGAAATGGGATATAACAATCAGTGGATGATAACAGATACATTCCCTGATCCCAGAGAATTTGTTGATCATTTTCAAGCTGGGTCTAACGAAAAGTTTGCTATGCAATTGGATTGGGCACTACAATACACCACAAATCCAACCCTAGGCGGATATTAACCTTTTTTAAATCTAGCCACGTATTGATGTAAACTGTTAAGGTAAGCAGTTTGATTGGTCAATTTTGATTCTAAACGGTCTAATCGACCTCGTAGCTCATGATTCTGTTGCTGTAATTGTTCTACTGTAACAGTGGCTTCTTTGAGACGTTTTTCGTGGTTAAGCAAATTGGGACGTGGCGGAGCATTGGGATCCACAGCCCGTTTCTTTTTGACCTTGTACATATCAAGTAAGCTCATATGTAATATTTATCTGCGGGTAAAGAAGGTAATTTTATCGCTACAACTTCAGTATCTTCAAGATAGTGTGCGTGGTAATGTTCGCCTGGTTCACTGACATAGATATCCCCGGGTCCAAATTCTTCTCCGTTGATTATCATGCGACCTTTTGTGATCAATTGTAACTCTGTGATCACTTTGTGATAGTGCGGAGTATCTACTGCACCGGCCGGATTGCCTTGCCAACATACTTCAAATTCTTTTGTGCGTATTACGGCCTTGGGGAAATCTCCTACAAACCAGCCACGGTCACCGCTGTCACTGAGCCGGTACTTCTTCATCTTTGGTTTCTTCTTTGGGGATAAATTGTTCCAAGTAAGGCATATCCAACTGTGCCATTACATTGATCACATACTTGGGATAGGCTTCTAAGAAATACTTGAACAAACCATCAAAGTCTCGCTGTTCAGCGTTGTATCTGTTTTGCACTACAGTTTTTTTACTGAGATTTAGTACTATGCCTGCGTACTGACTATCTTTGCTGGTCAGGCCTTTGGTAAATTCAATGCGTTCGTCGTATTGATAATTGTCAGGATTCTTGTTCCATCCAGCAATCTGTGTTTGCACTCCTGGACGAGGTTTCTGTACATAAAATGCCACTAGGTGTAGGTCTTTAATTTTCATAGTTGTGTAAGTTCAATAAGGGTGGCACTTAAATTAATCTCTGGATCTGAACACATGGTATGATTGACCAGGCCTTTGCGTATGGCCAATATCGCCTCATCTTGTTTGGCTGGATCTTTTGACCACAATTCCAGGTTGTCGTACATCCAACGGAAAATTTCATCCATGTCTTCACCGGCGGCCTGACTACAAATACTCTTACGTGCTTCTGTGATCTTGCCTGCCTTGAACAAGGTAACGGCATCCAGTTTCCAATCTTTGATACCGCGATCGTTTTCGCCTGGAGTTGATAATGTGCCAGTGGTTGAGTTAGCTTGTAGCAAGTTCAGGCACTTGCGTAAGTCTGGATATGTGGCTTTGACATAACTATCTAAAGTATCTAGGTCAAACTCCACACCTTCGGTAACCAATACTGTGGCAGTACGAGCAGTAAACTCCGTGATATCACTTTTGTCAATGTGGAATCCTTGGCAACGACTGTGCAATGCTGGAATAATCTTGTGTGGCAAGTTGCAAGTGAGGATAAAACGTGCTGACTCTTGATATGTTTCCATAAGTCCACGCATGATAGCCTGTGCGTTGTGTGTCAGATAGTCGGCTTCGTCAAGAAGGACCACTTTGAACGCACCAAATGGCATTGTACTAACAAAACCTTCCACTCGGGTTTTAATAAAGTCGACTCCATTATCTCTTGAAGCGTTGATGTGGAGAGTGTCGTAGTCTTCAATTCCGAGTTCATTGATCAATACCTTGGCTAGTGTGGTTTTACCTGTGCCTGGACTACCGCTTAGTAAGATATGCGGAATAGCACCTTCCTTGATCCATGCATCAACCTGTTGACGTTGATTAGCGTCAGTGAACACATAATCACCAACTGTTTTGGGTCTATATTTTTCTGTCCAGAGTTCTTTCATTTATTGCCTTTAAAAAATTTAATTAAATTATAAAACCGTGTTTTGTATGGGCTAGATAGAATTTGATTGACCATACTTGGATGGTGAGGACAACGCCCTTGCATAAAATCACATGCAGGAGTGTATTGTTGTTTGCATAAACTACAACGTGGTGGTTTGCTACTTACCTGTTTTTGAGTATGTCTACTACTCTTTCCTGTTCCCATTGCTCTTCCCCGACAAATTTTGGTAACTGACTGTATTCTTCTTCTAGCCAACATTTTAACATATACAGTTCGTGTTTGCAAGAACTACTTGTCCATCCATCGTTGTACGGCGAACGTATTTCACTCAAACTGGTACGTATGGCAGAGTATGCCGAGTTAATATCTGGTTTGCGAAATCCCATGTCAGCTAGGTATTACCAGCGATCCACATGGTCTTTTAATACAGCACTACTTAGACTGTCATCACTGGGTTCGGAATCTGATACTAGCAAAATGTCGTTAGGATCAATACGACGAATAGTAACTTCGCCTGCGGCATCTTCAATGGTAACACCTCGAGTCCATCGACCGTGGCTTACCAGAATCCATTGCCCAATTTGAATATCCTGTTGCTCAGGTCCGGTGGCATAGACTCTGGCCCAGCGTGGTCGAATACCGGCTGTGCGAGAATCATCGTTCAACAGATAAATTCCGCTGGACAACTGTCGTTCTTTGAAATTCATGTCAGCCACTAACACATGATCATTTAATGCTTTGATTGAAGTTACTTTGATGGGTTTAAACATAATTAGATTCTTGTAGGTCCGTTTGATGTTTTTGGATTTGGCATAGGCTCTTGCTTGACCACAGCAGGTTTTGCCACACTACTGGCCAAGCTACCACGTGCTGCGGGAACCGCAGGTTCTGTGGATTCCACAGGTTCAATTGAAGTTGGTTGTACTAGATTGGTTGCCAGATCATGCAACTCTTTGGCACGATTACTTTCAACCAAAGATTGTTGTTGAGCATACACCGCCGGATCGTTGGGGCTGTATCCGCCGGTGCGTCTAGCAGGCGCAGGATTTACAGCATAAACCTGATCCATCACTTGATTGCGTCCAGCAACAACTTTGCCACCGCCACCAAGTCGGTCTCCACGGGCATTAACTTTCATATTGCCCACAGCATTGACTGTTTCGTTGGCCAGTTTGACCTTGTCCATGTCAATGGTTTTACCGCGAGCTGTTTTGTATACTTTTGTCATTGTGCTTCTCCTATATTCACTATTTATAAACGGCGTAGTTTATTTTAAAAATTCTTCGATCGGAAGATCATAATACAAACTGTTGATTTTGTGTACACCTAATAGATACAAAATGTAACTGGCCACACTTGATCCACGTCCTAATCCCCACACTACCTCATTCTTACGCATGGTATCAACAAAGTATTTCAAGTAACGCAACAGGTTAAACAAGTCACGTTCTTGATACAGCAATAGTTCTTGACCCACTCGTTGCAGTTCTTCTTGGGTGCTACACAAATCTAAAATGTGTTGGGCTATGTCAAGTTCCAAATACTCTGCAGGCATGTGCCATGCGGATTGCTGAACATGATCAAAAAGTTCTTGCGGAACTTCCTCTCTGTAATCCAGTGGCAAATACTTTTTTAACAAAGGAAAATTTAAATGCAACTTCTGTACTGAATGATTGTACGACTCAGGATCTGTGATACTAAAATTTTCAATCCGGAGATCGGGATTGCGATACAGTTCATCCACCAGCTCATCGCCTGTGATAACCAATTGTCCGTAGGCATCAAACTTCATTGAATGTCTATGATGTTTTTAAATTGTTTGGATTGTTTTTCCATGTCCTGCAGCGCCTTGGCATTACGAACTTGTATTTCTGCCTGGTAGTCTTGCATCAGCATCTGTAATTGCTGAACCATGGCTGGTTGTCCAATTTGATAAGCATAGGTAATACGTTTGAGCAAATCTCCGTATTTGTTGTTGAGCTCATCTAAGGTCAATTTAGATAAATCTGGCAATAATGGATGCATAATAAACGACTCCTTGTATAATTATATAGCAATTATCACAAGGAGTCAATGGGTTTTTGGTTCTTTTTGGATTAGAATGTGCTCAACGTGGCTTTCTTCCAGTTGTTTGGTCCTAGGCAAATATACACATTGCCCGAATCAAAACTGATTTGTCCAGCAGCACCACCCGAAGTAGAACTAGTCGGTACAAAGGTGTTGGCTACAAACAAGTTAGCATTGGCCACAATACCTGCGGTATTAATGGTAAGTTTTTTGACTGCTGTGGTTGTTTGTGTATTGGTGGTGTAGAATTCTAAACGACTACCAATATTGGCCACTGTTTGATTTTCATCGGCCAGCATGTCAATACGGGTGGTAGTGATAGTGGGCCAACCACTGTTGACTGCCGCATTGCCGTGATAAGGTGTAGAACCAAAACGTGCTACAATATCTCCACTATTAATTGCAGTAGGAACACTTACATTACCATTATAACGACGACCCACAAAGGCTGCATAGTTGCCCGAGCCTTGTCCGTCTAGGTAAAGACGTGCTGGTGTAGCAGTCTGGCCAGTGATGTGTAACATGACGCCATTGTTTTGAGGTAATAGAATATTGCCTGTACTATCTCCAGTGATTACCACACTACTACGAGAACTGACAGTGGCATCAATAATGGTTAAATTTCCGGTGACTGATGTATTGCCGCGAAGTGTGCTACGGTTACGCATTGGATCAGCAATAAAGTATGTTGATCCGCCGTCGATACTGCTAAAATCAAAAATGTAGTTGCCGTTGGCATCAAATGTGATAGCACTGGCGCTACTAGAGTATCCACTGATATCATTGACACCAATATTGACTGAAGCAGGTAATGTTAATGTTTGTGTGGTATAGTCAGAAATCACAATCCACACACGCACAGCACCGTAACCGCCAGCTGTGCCTACAGAAGGCCAGCCACTTAAAGCCAGGGTCACTGCACCAGCAGCAGTAATCTTTTGAAAATTGCCCACAGTGAAATTTACTGTGGCAGTACCACTGATACTGCCCAGGTCTACTAGAGCCTGTGTCCATGCCTTGAGCTGTGGACGAATAAGTTGTGTACCGGCCATGTCATTGTTGAGAGTTGACCCATCCAATGCCGCAGTTAAAAGAGCTTTGCTCTGCAGATCGCTGATTTCATTGCGAGCAAATGTAAAGTTATTTTTGGTATTGGTAAAGTTGTCACGAAATCCCTGACTGGAGTTGTCCTGTCCGGCTACGGGAAATGTACCGTCGATGTTGGTTGGAACGATTCTTGATGCCATTTATCTTATCCTAATTATTGTATATTTATGAAGCCGTTTACCAGGTGCTTACATTTGCTCGGACCCAGGAATTGGTCGCAATACACACATACAAATGCTGACTGGTCCAGGCTATTTGTCCCACTGTGCCGGAACTGCTGGCACTGGCGGGATAGCTGACGTTGCCCACGTTACCGGTAATGTAAGTAACTTTTGGTGTTAATGCCACATCATCTTGTAATTCAGTAATTTCTTGTCTTGCGGTGTTTAGATTATTTCTAATATTTCTAAAATTATCTCTAAAACCCTGTGTGTCATTGTCTTGCCCGGCTATTGGGTAAGTAATGTCAATGTTGTTTGAGTTTATAGTTGATGCCATTTAAGTAAACACTCCATATTGTGGGAATTTAACATATTTATCTTCACTTCCGGGCTCGTAATATTGATCTCTAAGAGTAAAGAATTTGGTTGTATCATTGTTAAATGTTGTTCTAATTCTCAGCGCCGGATTACTTATAAACACCTTGTAAAATGGTACTGTTTGTCCTGGAGCTAAATCCAAGCTATAGGTTAATATAGCACTTGATAATGTTTTACCAAACAGTATTCGCACACGTTCGTACACAGTGATTTCTTGTACAAATGTCAAATTAACTATACCACCAATGATATTGATACGCCATATTCCACCGCGACGGTTAACAGCTGATGTGCCTTGACTCTTTTCTAAAAATCCAGGTACAATAGTATAGGTATCATATGATCCTGAGTCGTACCCCTCTACTACCGCAGTTTCGGTATTGTCACCAATGTACGAAGCTGAATAATCTACCCATCCGTCGTATGGTCCCGGATCTTCAAATTGTTCTTGTTTGGTAAAGATTATAGTTTCGCCGTCGGCAAAATTATCAACGCCATCAATGCCGCCATTGGCAAGAATATATTCAATGGGTCGACCATTGATTTGATTGTAGGGTATACTAACTGCGTAAGTTACTGAAGCCACAATAGTACCAACGTTGATGTTTTGATCACTATCAAATGTGGTTTCTCTATCTCTAATATATGTTTCTGTGCTGATATTGTAATTGGAACTATAATAATTATCGAGTTGATAACGATCTACTGTAAACTCGATCTGATTAAAATCAAAATTTGATTTACGAATCTTATAAGCAATTTTTTCTCCCTGGCCAGGTTGAGCATAGGCAATCACAACAGCTTTGGTATAGCCCAATGGAATAGTAAAGCCTGTGGCAGTTGTGGCATCAGGTTGATTACTGATCATCCAGGGTGGCAAACTACTCTGATCTTGATATCCAATGATCTCTTCCATTCTACGTGTCATATTTTCTGAACTGTTGGGATAGATAATATCGTATGCGGTTCCGTTTTGGTCAATGTAGGGATTGTCAATGATACCACTTAAATCTGTAGATTGTGCTGGCCCAGAGCCAAGTTCATTTTCGCCTGGATCTACCACCTCTACATAAACAACCTCATATTTGATTCCGTACGCAACGTCTAGTACGTAGGCTACTTTTATATTGCCAAACGTATATGTTTTAGTAAAATGATTTTGTGTCATGGCAGTTTGATATTCTGTCAATTCACTAGGAGTTAGCCCCGGTAAGAACAACATTGTTAAATCTTTTTGTACACCAAAATTTGTATCATTGGGTCTATAAATTGAAGCGTTGTTAAATATATCAGAATCTGAAGTTAATGCGTTATACATTTGTCTTTTGCTGACCGATGGCATGGCTTTTAAATAAAGATTTTCGTATGGTTCGGTGTCTATAACATTTAATTTTAATGTAAATGTTCTGGTACTGGATGCACTTCCATCAACTGTTTCAGCTTTAACCTTAAATGTAGCAGTTCTGTCAACAACTAATAATTCATTATCAAATGTGGTTGTGTGATCATCAATGCTAAAAGATTCAAACGTGGCTCTTCCAGCAATTTCTCCAGTGGACAACAATATCAACCCCTGTGGCAATCTACAGGATACGCCTCTTTCATCAACTAAACTATATGAAATTTCAGAGCCAATTGCACTCACAGCTTCAATACGTAATTCGCTAACAGTACCATTGTCAATGGTACCTAGGTCTAGCGGACTTGTCCAGGTGATAATACTGTTGGGATCTCCAACCACTGGTAAAGTAAAATATGTGGGCCTGCTACAGTATTCAACTTGATAAAAACTAGAATCGGTTACCTTTGCACTCAGCGAAGATGAGTTACCAACCCAAAGACTATTGTCCAACAACGTTACATTTCCTGAGACAGGTGTTACATAAATTGTTGAGGATGAGACATTGGCCAACACAGATAAATTGGCAGCAGGAACGCTGTTGGCAAATCTCTGTGTAACAAATTGTGTAGTATTCACGGTGATACTAGAATTAATTGATAATCTAATATTGCTAACAGTACCGTAACCTACAGTTTTACATACTTCAATACCAAAATCAAATTCTTCGTAGGCCGACGTCTGACTATTAATTTTTCCAAAGATCCATCCTGAATCGCTGTCTAGATTGACACCGGGTAAATTTGATACGGTGGTGCTAACAAAGTCAAAACTACCCGGTAACCCGTTGTTAAAATCATTTCGATTCAGTGGATCAAACGGACTACCATCATAGGTACCTGCGGTATTGACAATACGATATATTAAATTTTCGGTGCCGACATCAAAATCGTATCCGTCAATTTTAGCAGCATAATATGCATCTTGTCTAGCCACAGGTAATATAGTGGAAGTATTACGTATCACAGGAATATACACATTTCCCGAGTCGACTGTTAGATACGTATCATCAATGCTAAGGTCACTGTCGGCGGTATAATTGGGACGACTGACCACATTGATCACATAGGTTTGTAAATCATAGTTTGCGCCATCAAATGCTTGTACAGTAAAAGTGTATGCTATATTTTGACTGAGTTGGTTAAACTGATATGGGCCAGTATCGTATTCTTGTTGTCCCACAGTAACACCATTTTCAATCGATTCACCATCGTAACCACTTGGACCGTATTGTCCAATTAACTCCACAGGCTCTAAATAGCCGGTAATTGCCCCAACGCTGTTGAGGGTCAGTCCCGGGGGTAGTTGACCACTGGTTACAGCCCATTCAATTTCCACAGCTGGATTTAATTGTATTACCTCCAACTGTTGATCAAAGAAATTGCCATCAAAATAACTGCCAAGGAATGTGGTTTCTGGTTCAATAATTGGACCATAAATGTTGGTCACATTTAAACTAAAAGCACGGTCGGTGATACGATTTAAACTATTGGTAGCACGAACAGTAAATCTATAGCTTCGTGACTCATTGACTTTGATAGGATCAAGTATGGTTGGTACACCCTGTAGCAGTCCTGGGCTGTAAATATCTACAATATCTCCTGTTGCAACAGCACCGGTAGTGGCAACGGTCAAAGTAATCGTATTGGTTGCAGTATTGATGTCAGCTACACGAGTACCAGCAGCAATTTTTGTGCCAAACACGTAGTCATTGACACTTATTGTTTGAGTGTTTGATACTTTCATTGTGGTACTGGTAGAAAATTGTGTGGCTGTTATGGTTTTGGTCACACGTTGCGATATAAGTTGCATACCGGGCGGCAACTCTCCCGAAACTAAACTGTAGGTAATACCTAAACCGGCAGAACTCTGGGCTTGCACGGTCAGCGAATAAAAATTGCCATTCGGTACTGTTCCAAGAATACCCTCGGGTGTTGTCCATTGAAAGTCTTGATTGACAGTATTAGTAATAATTATGGTAAATTTGCCATCTAAGACTTGACCATCACTGCTGATCACCCTGACTATAAAATTGTAGTCTAAAGAGATAAAATAATTATTTGATGAAGTAGCATACTGCGGAGTTCCGGAAATAATTCCGTCGGGAGTTAAACTTAAACCAGGCGGCAGATCTCCGCTGATTTTATAATAAGTTAATGTGGCTCCAGTATTGCTGGTATCAGCTACCACTAACTTGGTAGTGGAAGGACTGCCAATTGAAAAATTAGCAATGGATCCTGGTGGTGTCACCCAAGTTAAACTAGTTGCCATGTTAGAGAATTACCGCTGTAATTATTTTTACACCTGGCTCTTGATTATTTTCTAAACTCTTGGCAAATACTGCCAATGGATAGTCTGTGCTTCGACCCACGCTGGTAGCATACCCAGGGTTTTGTCCAGCTGTGACTAACAGATCTCCTTTGGCTACAGGGCCAATAACTTTGAGAGGAATACGTCCACGCAGAGCCACTGGTAAACCTTCTTCCATGGCATTCATCAAATAAGCAGGATCTGTAGAAATAGCACCTGCAACACTGACGTCAGCAAATGTATTGGTTGTTGTAATTTCAGCATCGCCGCCAAAGATCACAACTGTGCCAGGTTCGTACGGGGCGTCGCTGGCGTAACGTTCTGCCAAGTCAGCATACTTGGCCTGCGTACTTACACCAAAGAATGTGTTAAACCATGTGGTGGTACTACCAATGTTGCTGGTAAGGTTGGCACCAGGCATAAAGTTACCGCCAACATATATGTTGCCTTGCACACCCACACCACCAACAACCTGTAGGGCTCCTGTGGTTGTACTGGTACTTGCAGTTGAGTTAGCAACCATAGCACTACCAACCATCAAATTACCATTGCTTGCTTGTGCAAAATCTACTGTGGTTGTTGGTATACTGGTTACACCGTCAAACAATCTCCATCCGCCTGTGGTGGCCTGACGAACAAGTCCTGTAAACACGTTGGCTGCTCTTCTGTATCTGCCAACTGTACCAATATCAAAAGTATTGGCATTGTTGGCGTTGGCCAAGAATATCATTGGATTTTCAACAGTTAATGTTGATGTACTTACGCTTGTTCCTTCGCCACCAAAGGTTAAATTACCAATGATGTTTACGTTACCAGCAACGTTCAAGTTACCTTGTACACCAACACCACCTTGTACACGCAGGGCACCGGTTGTGGTACTGGTACTCGTGGTTGCAATGTAAATTTCTACACCGGCAGGATCTCCCGGTCGATCTTGACCAATGATACGCATACGCTCATTACCGGCACTAAATCCATTTGTGCTGAATACAATGTCGTTTTTGGTACCATTGCCACTGGTACTGAGGTACATGCTACCATTCCCTGTTGTACCAACAGGGGCACTCATAAAAATGTATCCATCAGCAGGACCAGTTACACCAAATGTGGCATCAGCAAAAGTTTCGCTGGTGATACCCATGTCTATCCAACCAGAATCATTGTCGCCATTGCTACTGTAAGCAATCAAGTCGGTACTGGCAGCAGATCCTGGACTATGATTACGCATGGCCAACTGTACAAACGAATTGGTGTTGCCCACAAATATAGCAGATGCATTAGTCAGGCCCGCATAGCCTGGGGAAAAATAATCGTCAATTTCAAGAGTTTTGGCGCCCTCACCTTGATAAATGACGCCTGTGGTAGCAACCAAGTTACCAGTCAAGTACAAGCCATCATTGGTCACAAATCGACCTTGTTCTGTGCCCGACACAAATCCATTGGCGGCAAACACAATGTCACCATACGAGCCGTCGGATGTGGCAAGAACCAAATTACCGCCTGTACCTGCCGGAGCACTTACAAAAATGTAGCCATCTCCAGCACGAGTTATACCAAATGCAGGGTCATTGAATCCTGAACTGGCAATACCCAGGTCAATGTAACCTTGAGTATTAGTACCATTGTTGGCATAAGCAATAAAATCAGTACTGGCACTGGTACCCGAACTGCGGTTAGTCAACGCACTTTGAACAAACGAATTGGCTGACTTGCTAACTGTTAATAAACTGTTGGTTAATCCTGCTGAAGTAACAAAAGCCACTGCGGTTGCATCAGTACTGACTGTCAAATTACCGCCGGTGACATGTATGTTTCCTGCGGAGTTTAATTTTCCAACCACGGCTGTAGTTGTAACTGTGATATTAGGGAATGTGACATTACCAACCAGGCTGGTTGATCCGGTGACATTTAAATTACCGGCAATGGATAAGTTAGTAAGGTTACCAACTGTAGTAATGTTGGGTTGTGCAGCAGTACCGATTGTGCCCACAATGTTGGCACCAGTGTTACCAATTGTGCCAGCATTGATTGTGGCCGCTGTCAATAGTAATGTGGTAGTTTGAGTCTGGAAGATACCAGTGGTTGCCAATAATCCAGTGATTGAACCCGAAGTGGCTTGTAAACTGCTGGTACTTGTTGTGCCTAGCACAGTCAAGTTACCTAAACTACCAACTGTGGTTATGTATGGTTGTACAGCATTTACCACATTGCCGTGAAAATTACCAACATATCCGCCGGCTGTGATATTGCCTGCCACACCAACACCGCCCAATACTACTACAGCGCCGGTATTGGTTGACACAGAAGGAGTAGTAGTTGCAAATATAGTATTACCAGCAAACAAACTACCAGTTCCGTTAAAAATAGGGTAGCCTATGCCACTGACATCGGAAGTATTCAAAACACGATAGCCACGCTGATAGATATTACCAGCTGAATGTATGTCCTGATTGGTGCCAATTCCACCTGCCACAATTAAGGCACCGGTAATGTTGCTGGTTGCCGGAGTGGTGTTACTTAGATACAATGCACCAAATTGTACATTACCATATGCACCATCATAAACAACTGAGTTACCCACAGTAGCAGCATTGTTGGGGGTGAGTTTGTAAACAAAATTATTGGTCAGTGCTTGATAACCAAAGAAAGCATACATGTTACTGCTGAAGTGGTTACTTACGTTGCCAATGATACCAACGTCTTTTTCATCACTGGGTGTGGTATTGGCGTGAACAATTAACAGACCTGCATCACTGGATGTGGTAATCTGTGTGGTTGATATAGTTGCCACAACGTAAAGATTTGCAAACGGTCTGTCCGGACTACCAAGATTGTATGTACCATATGCAGTTGGCACAATATTACCAGCCACATTGATATTTCCATAGACATTGGTGCCATTGACTGCGGCGTTGGTGTATGGACCATTGATGTTGGTTATTACTATGTTACCTACATTGCCTTGAGCAATATTAGCAGTGGTAATTGCAAGTGTACTGAATGCTGGACCGGTAGCATAGTCGCCACCTCCATTGAAAAAACTGGTTATATTGCTGAAGTTTTCGTCAACTTTGAAAAATGCGTTGCGAATACTATCGCCGGTACCGTCGTTAGCGGTGGTACCTTCGTTGATATCTTTAATAGAAGTGGGTTGCCAGGTCAATGCCATATATTAAATCCTTATATAGCATTATTTATCGGATTTGGCTTGAGCTGGGGTTTTGGGGTTTGTGTGTTAAGTTGGGCTAAAACTGCTTCCGCACCCGCAGGTGGTAACTGCTGTGGGGTTTTTGATGGCAAAACTACTGCCGTATTGATCTTCTCGGTAGTCTATTTCTGCACCTTGCAAATAGCCACCACTCATTGAATCTACTAAAACATGTACACCATTGACATCCAACTCCCAATCATCTTCGGCTTGAGCATCGTCTAGGGTAAACCCGTAGCTCATGCCCGAGCAACCGCCGCCTTGTACAAAAACACGCAGTTTTAAACCGGGGTTATTTTCCTCAGCTAGGATGTCTTGTAATTTTGCTACTGCTGATTCAGTTATTGTAATCATAGTCTTCGATTAATGGCGTTCCAGTCCATGATACGCCATATGTTGTCTAGGTATTTTTCTTTGTTGGTACCATAATCCAAGGTCCACGCATGTTCCCACCAATCCACTAGCAGGGCTATGTCTGTGCGTTTTTGATGATTATGTATAGTTTTAATGGTTCCTGATTTAGAAAGATAAATCCAATTTGAGCCTTGCAGTTTCATGGCTTCTTCTTTGAATTTTTTCTTGAAATCTGTAAAGTTTTTGTGATTGCGTTCAATAATACTCAGTATCACACCACTGGGTTTGCGAGTACCGGGACTTGTGAACTGACTAAAATAGATGCTGTGCAAGTAAGCGCCGGCTTCATTAAAACTCTTATCACCTTCGCCTCGATTATAACGGTCAACATACCCTTTGTACAACTTGCCGTAGTGATTGTCTATGGTGGCAGAACTTTTTACGGGAGCCAAAGCAGTACGAGCATAGGGCAATTTTATTTGCTCTAGTTCAATTTTGCTTTTTGCTTCTAATAAGTCTAGGGTTTGTCTCAAGTCCATGCTACTATTTAGCACGATATACCACACGTCCTCGAGTTAAATCGTATGGGCTCATTTCTACGTCTACACGATCGCCTAATAATACTCTGATGTTGTTTTGTCTAAGTCTGCCGCCGATTGTGGCAGTGATTCGGGTTTGCTGTTCGTTATCTAATACAATTCTAAACATGGCATTGGGCAATACTTCGTCCACTACCCCGGACATCTTGATGATATCTTCTTTACTCACGTTGTGTTGATTCTCCTTTATATGCTAGTATTATTTACCTACGCATCCTGGAGATGTCCACAGCTTCTTCATTGCTAAAGATAGGCACGGCGTTGCTTTTGTGCATGGTGCCAATACCTTTGACTTTGGTACCAGTATACACTTTATCTGTACCCTTGGTACAGGCAATCCAGCCGGTATCTACACTATTGATCTTGGGTAGTTCACGACCCGCAGGTATGGTCAGCTTGTATGTGTCGGTTAAATTGCCAGTGGTATTTTTGGCTTTGACTTTGGGGGTATCTTTTGTGGCACCGTGACGTTTGAGAAGATTGTTCCAGGATTCTTGCTGTAGTTCATACTTGCGTTTGGCCTCAGCTGATGCCCATTTTTTAGGGCCACGTTTACGACCAGTGGTACTGAGCCAAGGGCCCTCTAAGTGCATTGTCATATAAAGTATTATACTATATTAGGATTTATCGGACAACCTGGCAGGTTGTGGTTCCCAGTTGTGTTTTGCACAGATGAGATGGTTGGATTTTTCAAAATAGAAGATGTGGTCCGGAAACCGCTTTTTGATAACTGCAACAAGCTCTTCGATAGTACGACCTTGTGCTAGAAACGTGCGATTGTCCTGATCATACCAGTAATAAGTATCGCCCTGTTGCTCAACTTCAACACGATGCACAATTTCATCTAATTTTTTGCGTATCTTGTCTGTTAGTTCAGTGTCAACTTCTCGGAACGCATCCATAACACCTAAAATAATGTTTGCTATAATCCATGTTGCCATGGCCCAAAATAAACTGATGGTCAAACTTTCAAACATGTTTTTAATCCCAAAGTGCTTCAAAATATTTACCAAACAAGCGGAATCCATTGGCCTTGCGATCCTGCCACTTTTTGTGTCCTTCTTGGTCATACTTGGTTTTGCTGACTGAGTTGTTGATGTCATCTATCCAGGCATGTCTACCAGCACGATTACCAATGTCATAGGCCGAATGATCAAAGAACTGACTTTCGGCATCGTCCGCCACCTTTTGCTCAAAGGCCCAGATCATTTCTGCCAGGACCCAGTCCCAGCGTAGGAAGTGATTCGAATCAGTATCCCACTCGTTTTCTTTGGGTTCGGCTGCTGTGCTATGCAAGTGCTCAGGCACATCCTCGTCATCCACAAAAGGTGCACCATGTTTGGTCTCTTGCAGTTGTTGTAACATAGGTAGAATAATGTCACTGAGTGTATGATCCATACTCCAGGTGTCGTAACGATCAATCCGTATGTAGTTGATAGGTGGATGAACAAAGTCCAGCACCAATTGTACAGCACGGCAGATAGGACTGATATATTCTGTAGCACGTTCTACCCAGGCCGGATGTTCCACATAGTCCGCATCTTCAACAATACCACGATTGCGACCACACTTTGACCAAGCAGTCCAAAAGAACACATGCTCTAAGACTGTGTATGGGCTAACCCAGTGGTTACGATAATTGCTTTTATAAATTTTCATTTATTGAATTTTTTTAAATCTTCGCTGAGATTTTTGACTTGCTCTTCGTATTCCAAACGATCCAATAAGAGTTTATACATGGAATAAAATAGTGCAACCATACATAGGCCAGCAAGGGTGTACAGGGTGTACTGATCGCCTACCAAACGATTGTAAAAGGCAAGTGCTAGGCCTATGCTTATTGACATGGCTGTCATTGCAACAATTTGTAAAACTGCTTTGATTTTTAAGTTCATTTTAAGTTCCTTTTCCGGAGTTATCGATTAAATTTATCACTACACTTACATTATACATTAAAAGGATTTATTGGTCAATTGATATTTATTGCCATTTTAGACTAAAAGCAGTGGCATCTTCGGGACGTTCAAATCTAAATGCAAATCCTTGGGTACTTTGCCACCCGTGCAAATGATATCTTCCGCCGGGCTGTTGTTCAACCCAGTTCAGTATGTTCAATGGTTTTCTAAATGTTCTTGGCACCAACATTTCATCCCAGGGTATAACAACTTCAGTCCAGTCTGGTGGCGGCCAACTTGTGTCTTTTATCATTTAAACTTTAAACTAAACAGGGTGGCATCTCGTGCTTCTGTAAAATAAAAAGCAGCAACTTCGTCAAACATAGCACTGACATCCGAAGTATCGACCAACTCCGACCACATCAAACTTAAATTATTTTCTCTACAGTACTTCTTCATAGCCCACATACGAAATGCTGGATCATTGATGTAAACTGCATGACACTGATTCAACGCTTGTTCTGGCGGCCTAGGAAGGGTGTAATTGTTTACGTGCATTATCTATTGATATATTTGATCAATTCCCAGTGTGTTGGCACCAAGTCTAAAACACCACGTGCCATTTCATCGCGATGTTGATACCATAGTTTTGCACGTGGCAATAATGCTTCGTTAATAGGTCTAGTAGGACAATCCGCAAATGCTCGCATGGTAGTAATAGTCTGTGCCCAATCGTACTTGTTATAACGTGTGTGGTCAAAGTCTTTTTCTCTACGATAGATATCGCTAAAATGTCGACCAAACCATCCGTGTACCATGTCCACAGCTTCCTCACGTTTGGTAGCTTGCTCACGCCAGAACTCTGTGTCGCTACGTTCTGTCAAGGCATAGTGTGCCCATAGGAAGTCTCCAGTGATCTTAACTTCTCGGTGCATAAGTCTGCTAATAACTTCGGCATTTTTGTCATCCCATTGATTGTCATGTTTCTTCAATACTGCTACTACTAGCTCATTGATAAGTGTAGTGAAACTGATACTGGTTGCTTCTAGGGGTTCCAGGAAGTTTGAACTTAAGCCACAAGCAATAACGTTGCGGTGTGCTGAACGATCTAAAATACCATTATCAAATTTTAAGGTAACTTTATGATCCCACTCCATCCCTAGATTACGCCAGTAAGCACCTAGCTCTTCAATTGCCTGTTCGGTGGTAGTATAACGTGTATCATAAACATAACCCGAACCCATGTCGTCACGCAAGGGAACACGCCAAGACCAACCGTGCTTGAATGCTGTGGCATGCAGGTTAGGTACGCAGAATTCTTCTTGTTTGCCTTGATAGTTTACACGACCGCCAATGGCATTTTTACAAGGTAGTCGATCTTCGTAACTGACCCATTTGGCCACGGGCCCAATTAGCAATCGTTTAAAACCGGTACAGTCAATGTACAAGTCTGCGGTATGTGTTTCCCCGCTATCGTCCACAATGCCTGTGACTTCTTCACGTTCGTTACGATCAACTCGTACGATATGACGCTCTAGGGCACGAACACCGTTGGGAAAGGCCACCTTGTCTCGAATAGTTTGGCCAACTTTGAATGCGTTGATGTTGTAAGCATAGCCGGGCACACGACTTGAATACTGGTGTCCTGCTAGGTCTCTGTGAGCACGACGATTTTGTACTAGATGATATGTGTCTGATGCGTATTGATAGTAATCCGCTTCTGTGACAATGCCACGCTTGAGCATCTCAATCCAGTAGTCAGCTACTAGTACAGAGTCGTCTTTGGCACAACTAACACGCTTGCCAAATTCGTCTACGCTGTGACTAATACCTTTTTCTGTGATAAAATCACCAAAGCCGTGCCAGCGAGTATCGGTGCCTGTACGCCATCCATCAAAAGTAACTCCGTACTTGAACGTACTACCCGACTCACGCATCCATACATCTTCTTGTAAGCCCATTTTTTCCAAATGATTACGGAACTGTGGTACTGTGGTTTCGCCTACACCAATGATAGGAACTTCTTTACTGTGTATCACAGTGATTTCTATGCCGGGCAGTTGATTCGACAAAAAACCAGCACTGAGCCAGCCCGCGGTTCCGCCGCCTACGACTATGATTTTTTTAACTTTCATCTGAGATCTCTTTAGTTGAACAAGTATTTATCATGACCATTTAAGCGTAAACCAAGTACGTTGTTCTTCATTATCGAAATGTATAACCATGCCGGCACAATGATCTTCTCCACGTGGCAAGTTTTCTTGCATCCATTCTGTGACATCATAATGATTAACATGCCACCAAGCATAGTCTTCGATAATCAACAAGTAATTACCATCTAAGGGTCCACGGGCAGGTATAAATCTGTTTTTACTATCCATTTGTATAGTTCCGTTAAGGAACGTTAGTGTTTCGCCATTGTTCCTGACTTCTATTAAGTTCAATTGCTCGGTGATTTTGGTCACATGTTTTGTCACGGAGATGTAATGTCTTTATAATAGTTGATCATTTCTCTACCCATGATTCGCATCGTGCTCGTGCTGTAGGTTCCCATTCTTCGTAGAATAAATGTGCTGCACCTTGGCTACCATGGTCACCACTATGTTCCATGATGTCACGTATGTCAGGAAAATAGTTTAAGAACGCTTGGCCAAACCTGTAGTCCGGCGATTTAAGTCTGGTCCATGCCAAATGTTTAAGGAACTCATCATATTCAGCGGCGGTAATTTTCAGCACAGTTGCCCCATTTTAATTTGAAGAAGGTGTAATCTTTTTCTTCTAATTTGCCTTGTATGGCCACACGATATCCAAAACTTGCAGGATCGGGATTACACCAAAATGTAGGTTCTCCCACAGTATGATCCATGACCCACCGACCGTGTTCAGTCTGTTGCCACTCGTATATAGGATGTGCCGCATACAAATAAGGATCTTCAACATCGCCCATTCTGAATGTATGAAATACCACATTAACTACCATTGATGTACACCCCCATTAGATCCACTGCTTGTTCTTGTTGATCCCAGCGTTGGCCATTGGTTTTAAGTTGAAACATCATGGCATCGTTGTCAGTATAAAAGTGAAAGTCCATCCAGTCAGCATTGGGATGATAACGCCAAGTTGCATCTCCGGGAAGTCCGTAGGTTTCGCAAGTCCATGCCAACAACTCGTTCCACATAAAGTCTTTGTTGTAGGGATCCGACCAAGGCACTCTAATGGTTATTGTCATTGCCACCTTAGTTTAAAGTGCATGGCTGCTTGTTCGTTGGGAAGAATAAAATCATAACGATAACTAGGAAATTGGCTACGCCAATCCCATGCTTTGGGAAATTGGTTGTCGCACCAACTGATAATTTCATGTACGTTTTTGTTTTTACAATCTAAGGTTACAGTAGTCATACCTTATTATACATTAAAACAATTTACTAGTCAGTTTTTTTGAGTGTTTCCCACATGGCTTTTTGTTCCAAAAACTTTTCTTCGAGTTTGTGATAATGTTTGGCTGCTGCCTTGAGTTCTGCAAACTCCGTTTCAAGTTCGGCGTTTCGGTTGAGCCGACCTGGGATCAATAGCTCTTTCTGCACGGAACGCATGAAATCCTTGAGACTTAGGCCATCAATGACCAAGTCTGTGTCGGTTATTTCAACTTTGGGTTTTTTGGTATAATACGGATCCAATGTGATATTGGTGGCCCAGGTACTGGCGCTTGTGCCTGTGCTATAGGCAGTTCCGCCACCTGTGATAGTTATATTAGAGTAACTGCTACCCGGAAACGCGGTTGAATAGGTGGGACTTAAAGTATATCCCCCAGCTGATATTTGTACCGAATTTTGTTTTTTTGTTCTTGCCATAAAAAATCCCTATACTGTAGTATAAGGCCTTTGTGTCACAAAGTCAACTAGATTAGTTCAATGCCGGCTATTTAGTTTGGGAGATCAAAATATCGGCGAGTTGTCAGTAACCATCCAATTTGATTAAAGTCGTATTCTACTTCTTCTGTCACATAGCTTTCTTCAACAAAGCCAGTAAAGTCTGTACCGGCAAATCCGGTACCTGAGCAGTACCAATCTATGTAACTGTCATCTTCACGTATTTCAGCTACCAAACTGGCCGCATAACGCCAGGTGCAGTCCCAATGTATATTTTTAAGTATGCCCCAAACATCCTGTGGCACATATTCATTGTTGCAAAGTGCGGCATATAAATTTTGGGCATAGATTTCTTGCTGTCGTACTTTGGATATGATCCAATCTGTACTACGGATATCACGCTCAAGATTAAAAACTTTGCGACCCATAAAGTATTTAATGGGCTCATAAAAAAAGCACCGCGAACGGTGCTTTTTTGACAGTTTTGTTACGGTTTATTAAACTAAACCAGCTGCCAATGCTTTGTAACCAGCAGCAACCAAACGACGGCTTGCTTTACCATGACGATATTCAGTTACTTGAACACCGTTGCCTGCCACACGCTTGTTGCCATAGATAGCAAAACCAGCATGACGAATGTCGCTGATTGTAGCGGTTGGGTTCTTGATGGAGAAACGCTTGGCGATTTGGCTCGCTGTCAAAGTTTCACCCTTTAATACTAGTGCGTTAAACAACTTACCTTGTTTTGTTGAAAGATCAAACATGTTAATTTCCTTTAAGTTAAACGCTGTTAATCAACAGCATGAATATATTATGCACTATTTTTTGGCACAATGCAACAACTAATTTTACCAAACCGTTTTATTCGTTTTTATCCCGGCGACGACTTGCACCTGCTCGAGCATTTGCGGCTTCGGCCTGAACATAACCACGTATAAAATCACGGCGTTGTGCCTTGTCGGTTATTGTTGCGGCCACTCGTTTTACTGATTTTGATACTTTTACTGCACGTGGATCATATGCCATTTTAATTTCCTTTGAGATTGTCTAATACCAACTGTTTACTGCGTTCTACATCTTCCAGCATCATTGCCAACAACATTCTGGATCCTAAGATATTAATTGTTTCAAGTATAACATCATTGCCCACCGCTGTCAAATGGCAATAATCTGGACCCACAGTTGACTGATAAAAGTATTTTGGGTCTTGCAATACTTCTTTGATACTGCCAATCAACAGTTTTTCTATGTCTTGTGTTTTCATTTATTAGGTCCTGGGTACAATTACTGGATGCCATCCTAGCTGGGCAAGGTCGTTGCGTATTTCATCGGTTATTTCTTCTTCGGGTACAAATCCTCTGGCCTTAAAGTGTGTCTGGGCTTCTTCTTCAGTTTCATCATCGAGGGCACTAAATCCGCCCATGCCCGAACAATAGTAGTCCATGTAATCTTCTCCACAGGCTCTGAGATTGGCTACTATACCGCCAGCACTACGCCAACTGCACGACCAGTATTCATCTCGAAGTACAGGCCATATTTCGGCTCGTTGCCATTGCGTATTACACATGGCAGCATATAAATTTTGAGCATAGGAGTTACTGGCACGGACTTTGTCTTTGAACCACTGACAGTCCTGCATGTCACGACTCATGTCAAATTCATTGCTTCTCGGCATCAAGTATTCTGATCTCTCGTACGTTGGCAGTTTTGAAGGCACGCCATTCTGCCTTGTCCAGGCACCATGCGGTAATGGTTTCAGGTTTGTATAGTCGAGTTTCGTGCAACTTTTCAGCGTCACGCTTGGGCATGGCTTCTTTACGCAAAGTACAAGGCATGGTGCGGACTGTGCCGTCCTTCTTGACAAATGTTACTTCGCAATCGTGCTCGTACAGCAAGTGAGTGATCTCACGTTCACGGTCTCTGATATCTAAATCTTCTACTACAGCATTTTCGTACACAATATGATATGTCATTTTTTCTCTTTTCTTCTCAGTGTCCAAGTTCCATCCTTGTTGTCAATCCACTCAATAGTGTCACCTTCTGCCCAGCCAAGTTCTTTACAAGCTTCGCCAATGTCCAGTAACATTTCACCTGGATGATCAGGATCTTCTACTATGGTTGTGATCCAACTGAGTCTTGTCATTTAACATTTTCCTTCTCTATACCAGAGTTGATCCATTGCTGTAAGGGATCATAGTCTAGCGTGGCCCAGTCTGTGGCGCTAGGCATGATTTCCATTCGGGCTCCTTGGCCGGGCATCCGGTCAATGAAACCTTGTAGCACCGTGCCACCATATCCATTGGTGCCATAGGATTCCTTATGGCAACTGTACACAGATCCTGAGTAGCCTTTAAACTCCCAGCGGTTGTCAACAAGTGTGGCTTGAGTTATACCTGAGTTCATCTGCCAACTGTCTGATCCAGTATAACCACCGTGCCAACAAGCAAACACTTTGTACAAGTGTTCTTTGGCGGTGACAATTTTTACAACGACCCAACGGTCCGGCGAATACTCACTCATCGTGTTCTTCCTTAAAATTAAAGTATTCGGATATTTCTAGTAGAACTGCATCCGCTATCTGTTGCTTAATACTGTCGGGCGTAGGAGTGTCACTGTGCTTGTATGCACGAGCCATACCAAAAGTTACGCCACGCTCAACACAATCAACCAATACTGTATATTCTTTGACTTGCATCAGACCTCCAAATACTGTAATTTAAACCAATCAGCACTAGCCTCATGCCCAATATAGCCTCTAGGGTTACATACTACCCTAGTTTCACCAATCCAATAGTTAAAGTTATAATGCGTATGGCCATGTAACCATAACTTGATCTGTGGACGAGCTTCAATAAAATCATCCAATCCGCTACGGAATGCGGCATTTAACAAGTTACCTTTGTACATTTCAGCCACACTCAACTCACTGGGACAATGATGTCCTACCACAATATAGCTACCAGGTTCTCTGGTAACAATGTTGATATAATCCAACATTTTCTGATGATCTGCTACACTATCTTCCGGAGTCCAACGTGCTGGCTCTTCCTTGCTCTTATAGCCAATATTGATCATGGCGCCTGTTGCGTCTTTGCTGTACTGACCACCGTTCTTGCCGTCACCAGTCCATAAGGGATTTCGTTCGTAGACGGGAACTTGTCTAACAACCATTCTATTGCTGTTGAGTACTTCGCAGAAGTCGTTCATTGCTGACTGAGCATAGCTCATTGCAGTTCCGTCTTCTCGGTTCATGTCAGTCCATAAGGTACCACCAACAAAGGTATGTCCTTGATGCGTCCATGTTTCTTTTTCAAGAATGTGTAGGTTACCGTAGTCTAGATGTTCCCGAAGAATATTATAAGTATGAGCAACGTCGCCTGAGTAGTGTTCGTGATTGCCCATGATATACACCACTTGAGGGAACTCTCGACACACATGATCAAAAAACTGCCTGTATTCCTTGGCTAGGTGTTGCACATAGGTAGGGCCACCATCAACAAAATGTTTGGCCACGCAGATATCGCCAGCAAGAACTAACACATCGGCACCTTCAGTATTATCCAAGGTAATGGGGCCAAATTCTAAATGTATATCACTGCCTAATGCTATTTTCAATTTTATAGTTTCTCTCCGGGCTCAAACCCTCTGAATCCCTTGAATCTGGGAAATCTTAAACTGTACGATCCATCTTGATTTTGCGTAACAGCGTCAGCACGAACTTCAACAACACGGCCATTGAGCTGATCACGATGAGTCCACAACTGATCACGGTCACTGTCTGTAAGTCCTGACCCGACATTGGTCCTAATAAGTTTACCATCATCTTCTCCTTCTACTATTATAGCACCTAACTTGCCCGCATTGCGACCAGTTCCTTCTTCAACTCCAATCACAGTCAAACTGACTTCGATATAAGGTTTTTGTTTGAGCCAAGAGGTACTGCGTTTACACTCATATCCTGCCGTGGGTTCTTTGATCATGATACCTTCGTAACCACCAGCAATGGCTCGTTGATTGATGGATTGGAACAAAATACGACCCGGTTCGGTATCTAAATCCACAAGTTCATATCCCAAAATAGCCACGTTAGGCATATGGTCCGCAATAGGAGCATACCAAGCACGTAACGAATTGCTACGATCCACTTGTGGCACTGAGCTGATGCCAGTCTGGAAATCTTTTAATGTTAAAATATCAAATAAGTGTAACACCGCATCCGACGCTTCTACATCACTTTTACGATGCACTTGACGCATCAGGTCTTGGAATGAGCTCGACATTACTTCGCCATCAAACACCATCGGCTCACGTAACAGTCGGGCATGTTTAGCGAACTGACGCTTGATATGCTCAAAGTTTACCAGCTCTTTGCCATTACGACTATACTGATCAACATTCCCAGTTGGATAGACAATAGTAATAACACGCACTCCATCCAACTTAACTTCCACCAGCTTGGATCCTGACACTTTGCTTTCATGATTAGCACCATCGTGAGCAAGTTGGCAACTAAAAACAGGTACAATATACTTTCCATATTTCTTTCCCACTACAGAGTTAACGGTTTTTTCTGAGACACCACAACGTAAATCCTTGATCAAAATTCTTCTATACCAATGATTCCATTCAGCTTCGGTTGCATTCAAACGCATATAATTGACTGCGGTGATGGCCGCATTGCCGGTAAGCTCTCTGCGTGACAACTGTCCGGCTGTGGCCCAAAATGTTTCTGGTTTTAAGCCTCGGCCATCCCCAGACTTTTCTTCTACCTTGCGTATGCCAAAGGTGATCATGGCGTCCAAAGCCCACTGAGCACCTTTAAAAAACTCATCGTTGCCGGCCGCAGCTTCACGCTCAACCACGCTTTCTTTGAACAAGCGACTGTTGTCGCTTTCAAGTTCTTGTACAACTTGCCAGGGTTTAAGCATGTTTCTTTACCTCGTGTGGTGTAAGACCGGTTTCTTCTACACCTTCTTTGTACCAGGTGGTAACTTCGTCTTCGTTTTCAGCTTCGTATTCGGCCATACATTCACTGATACCAAAGGCACTATCTAAATCTGGCGGCAACTGCTGTTGCACATCACCCGAATCCATGTTAGACAGATCATAATAGTCGTCCGCACCATCTTCAAAAATACCAGCAAAGGCACAGCCAGGTTCGTAGTAGGTTGCGTAAACTGTAAAGCCAAGATCCATGAACTTTTCGTAGGCCGCAACAGGTGGGCTCCATGCTGAGTCAAAGTACACAATCAGTTCGTTGTCGTCCCAGGCCTGAACGCCTTGCCCGTCACCAATGTCCCACTTGGTGCCCCATTCGTTTACACAAAAGTCGTACCAATCGGTGTATCCATATTGTGCTCGAAGTTCCTCGGCCGTACCATCACGGTTGGGACTAGTAGTATCTTTAAGTCCTGCAGGTACAGGGATAAATTCTTCCAGCAACCGACCCTCCACAAAGGCCGCTTTGGCACGAACAATCATTTCCGGATCTGCGTGAGTTAATGTTAGAGTATTGCCGCACCAATTAGGCATTTTGGCTCCTTTGATATTTGAATTCTCTTTTCAACCAATACTTGTACTGCTGAAAATACTGTTCTTGTGTATAACGCATTTCGCCATACTCTGTGCGTTCATCACAATTACGCAACCACAACTCGTGCAACCATCTGCGGAAATCTGTGGTCTTGGACATTATGCTGTCTCCAGGCTTAAAACTTCGTGCAAGGGTTGAAAATTGTTTCGACCATTTTTGCTCACATACCAAACACCGTGATCATACAGGTAGTAAAACTGTACACCAGATCCATCATAGTAATCTATAAAGTCTGCTTCTGTGGCAAAAGATCTAAAATCTACATTGTCTTCACCGCGATCACGACTGTAAAAAGTACATTGTCGAGCAATCCACTCATCAATGTATTCGCTACGGTCATTGAATGGATGTTTTTCGCCAATGTCGGCGCCTATACAACTCATATCGCCCTGAGCAATCAACCCATTGACCTTGACCGAATCTTGATAGTAGGTGTGCAGGGCACGACCCAGGTATTCGACGTAACCGTCATAGTGGCAATAGATTGCTTTGATTCTGTCACCGTGTTTGATACCAATTGCTGAACGTGTGGCCATTACACTTGCTCCTCTACAGATTTAACATGTTTACATTCACCGCGGAATGTAAATCCAGGACAACTACATTTTAACATATTATCTATTTTCTGGACAACATAAGTATCGCCTTTACTGCCTATAAATTCCCACTTTTCTGATTTTACTTCGTCCAAATCAATTTCGCCCAACTCTCGAACTTCTTGAAAAGTTCTACGACGTGCATCAAATCGATAAGGTTTTTTGAATACTGTTACATCTTCGGTACCTTGTTTGATGTAACCGTACATCTTGCTTTTATCTGTGGTTAGCAAATAAACGTGATTGGGCGTAGGACTTGCCCAATCTGGCGTGGTTTCTCGAAAAAACTTCATTAGTCTAAACGACTACCAGCATAGGCTGTGAAACCATATCGCTCAAAAACCTTTGCAGCCGCTTCGGCACCGGCTTCAAGAGTGTCGATATTTTGCACACCCATGTCAGCCGGATTCCAAATCTGGAATGATCCTGTGTAGCTTTTACGAACACCGGCTTCTTTGAAAGCACGACCCAATCGGGTATTGCCTTTGATACCACAAATGTCAACCCAGGCAAAACCACAACTGAACTGATCCCGACCGCCCAGCTTTTCTTGGAAGAATCGATCAGCGGCAATGCGAGCTTCTGTTTTGGCTTCTGCAACAATGGCAACAATTTGATCTTTAGTGTAGTTCAATTTTGGCTCCTTATTAATCACTATACAAACATTATACATTAAATGGATTTATGGCACAACCAGAATTTTTGGGTACAAAAAACCCCCTGTTACGGGGGTTTTAAGGTGTTGTTTTTATGCGACAGATTTACTTTTCACATAAGAATGTTGTAAAGCACCAACTGGCATCAATGATTTGTATGTTTTTAAAGCCAATTTGTTCCAGGGATTCCAAGTACCATTTATTATCGTTTATGTGCATGATTCCTTCTACGGCCTGTTCTTTGGCACGAATATCTTCCCACGAAACTCCTTGTTGGTGTTTCCACTGGTGATACAATCTAATTGCACGAGGATTTAAACTGGTTTTATCACTAAGCACAAGAAAACCTCCCGGGCTTAAATTTTGATGTATATTATACAAATACTCAATTTTATCTTTGATAAAATGCAAGGTCCAGTTGCACAATACTATGTCAAATATTTTGTTTGGGAATCTATCGCTGTGTATGTATTCAGCCAAGGCACGATCACAATGTTGTAACATGGCATGACTGGACTCAACACCTGTCAAATTGTCAAATCCTTGAGAGTGTAGCCTGCGTATTGTTTCGCCGGTGGCACAACCCACATCAACTATTCTGGCCGATGGTGTTAGTTGCCGACATATATCAATGCATTTATCAATGACTGCGTCGTAGTTGGGAATATGTTGTCTGGCGTGATCCACAAATGTTTCAGCAACATGTTGATCAAATGTCCAGCTACCAGTTTTTGTATTCATAGTTGGTTTTTGCAGGATCCAAGTAGCCGTCGGCAAATTCAAATACCGTTCTTTTATCTACTACACTTCTTGTTACATAACGAGGGCAATAGCTTGGTGTATCGAGACTGTAAACATCTGGTAGCTTTTCTATACACACATCATTGAACAACAAATCCGTGTGCCAACCTAGATAACCAAAAACATTAGCAAGTCCCAACATTGATAGTCGTACACCGTCGAAGTTATAACTGCCACCGTTTTCTCCAGCAGTACCGGTTTTGGTTGCTATTTGTGCTAGGCTTGTGGTTTTGCACAGAGTATATAATGCATCATTGTCTAAGGTTGGGAAAAGATCTTTAAACGCATTGTAGGGATGAAAACACTCAATTATGACTTCGTTGCTGATTTTTGTAATACGATTCAACACATGCTGATAATCAAACAAACAATGTAGTACTCCCACCATGATCACTATGTCAAATTTTTCTGTACAATTAGTTAGATATTCTTCAACTCCACTGGCCACTATGTTCCATTGAGTTGGCGAATAATGTTTGCCTAGTGCAGAGCGGCTAGTTTCTACAAACTTGGTCTGTAATTCAACTCCGGTGTAATGACTGGCTCCGCGATCCAGTGCCCAAGCACCAGTGGCACCGCAACAGGATCCCAGATCTAGTATACGTTTGCCTGCAAGGTCAGTTTTATGAAAAAACAACTTGTGCCGGGTTGACATGAGCTCGGCTGAGACTGTGTACTGCCAATGCATTGGACGATTGATTCTAGGATCATTGATTATAAAGTCGGGTTTGTCAACAAAAGTATTGATCATAATTTATTTGTCGCCAAGCGAAATGTTTCTTTAGACCTGTAAGCAGATACAAAAGTAATTGCACCAAACAGCATCATGATGATACAAACAGCATAGTTGCTACCCCAGTATCCAACTGCCCAGGCGGCCAACACAGGAACTATGCCACCGGTTACAGCGGCTCCAAGTTGGAAACTCAAACTACTGCCTATGCTTCGTACACTAGGAGGAAATATCTCTGGCAGGTATGATGATAAAACAGCAAACATTGTGGTACTACCAATACATTGTCCTATTATCATTGCTGTGGCAATCATTGCAAACTCGCCGGTGCCAACCAAATAAAATAATGGAAACGGCATGATCATTGTAAAAACAGATCCAAAGAAAAATATTGGACGTCGTCCTATTAGATCTGACACGTAACCCACTATCACGGTCCACACAATACTGACAGCATTGGCCATCATTACAATTTGTAACAGATCTTTTTTTGGTATATTAAAATTGTTTACAGCATAGCCGACAATGAAACCTGTGACTATGAAAAACCAAACACTTTCTGTTATTTTAAGTCCGATACCTTTGAACAAGGTTGTTGGATATTTTGTAAATAGCTCGTTAATGGGATTTGTGGGAGGTGTTAGTTTTAAAAACACCGGAGTTTCTAAAATTTGATGTCTAAGAACTGTGCCAATAATCACCAAGACTGCACTCAACAGAAACGGGATTCTCCACCCCCAGGCAAGAAACTCTTGTTCGCTCAACATCAAATTCAGCACAGCAAATATACCCGATGCCATTAACATTCCCATAGGCAGTCCTGTTTGTACAAAACTACAATAAAAACCACGACGGTTGTCGGGTGCATGTTCTTGTACTATAACACTGGCTCCTCCCCACTCGCCGCCAATGCCAATACCTTGTATAATTCTTAGCAAGATCAAAATAACAGGTGCCCATATTCCAATAGCATCATATGTAGGCAACACACCAATTATAAAAGTACTGATGCCCATAAGCAACATGGTAGTGGTCAACATGCGTTTTCGACCAAACCTGTCGCCTATCATGCCATAGATGATACCACCCAATGGTCGTGCTACAATGCCCACCGCATAGGCCAGCATTGACACTACCAGGGCCAGAGCTGGATCAATGTTTGGAAAAAACAATTTATTAAAAACAAGAACACTGGCCAAGCCAAAGATAACAAAATCATACCATTCAAATACTGTGCCAATTGTACTGGCGGCAATGGTTGTCAGTGACGTTTTTTTCATGTGTGTTTGTATGGAAATATTAGAGCCCCCGAAGGGGCTCTGGTGATTTCTGTTACGAGGTATTTCCTACCCTAGGCGGCTGTTAGGCTGCCAATGCGAACTGTTCGTCGTTTGCGTTTACGTTATTTACTTTTTAGGACTATCTGTGTCCTGTTTCCTTCTCTTCTAGCTCACCATGTCGAAACCGGTCGGGCCCATCAAAAAAAGACTAGGACTAATCCTATTAGAACAAATGCACCAAGCAATACAGCTTCATGATCCATGCTAATCTCCTTTTGGTGGACCCGGGGAGAATCGAACTCCCGTCCACAGCGCCTTCAATTTGAAGGAATTACAACAATATTAATATTATATACTTATTAAACTTATGTGTCAACCTTGGATTTAGTTCGCCATTTTGCCAATTCAGTTTCAAACTTTTGTTCCAAATCTGCAGTAACAACAGCTTGATCAACCTGTTGCCGCAATTCGTTGGCAAAGGTTTCCAACTGGCTAATATCACCCATGTACTTGAACTTATCTGTGACATGTCTGGTATCGTAAGCATCCATAATTATGTGATATCGATCTTGTTCCGAATCATTGCGAATCTGATGCCACACATTTACCCAGACCATGTAGGCCGTACCGGGTTCCATGTATAAGGTTTCTCCTTCGGCAGTAAAAGTACACTCAGGATTGGTGATCAGGGGTATGTGTATACGTGCCATGTATTGGTTTTCACCACAATCTCTGTGTACTAGGCTTTTGCTACCAGCTTTTAAACAGGTTACTCTGGCTCGTCTAGGTGTCAAGCCGAATGCCTCTATTTGATCAATCACCTCGGCAATCTCACCGCAATAGCCCTGTGTGGGCTTTTTGTACTCTAAAGAATGTGCAATATTAAAGTATTTTAAGGTAGTGTAATTGTTAGCATCCTTGGGAAAGAATACTTCTTCAATAGTGGTGCCTTCTTCGTTTTGAAAAAATTCCCAGCCGTCTTGCCAGTCTCCGGTTTGACTCTGCAGACTCCATCCACCAAAACCCTTGTAGGCATCGGTTTCATATTCCTCGCCCTGTATAACAGCTTGTCCCAGACTGAACACATGTTGTTGCACATCGGTCACCAGGCGGTCATGATCATATTTGATAAAGTCTAATTTTTCATAGAATGACATTGTACATCCTTATAGTGTATTTTTAAATGCTTGAGCAGTACTTTTATCAAATGTGCCCATGTTGCTGGTTACAGATACCCTAACTTGGTCAGACTGATTGGGTTCGACCATGTGTAATACAAACCCTGGGAAAAATACCAGTTTGCTTTCGACTGGTTTAATTCTGTTAAACTTGGTACCATTGACACCATCGTTGCCTGAATCCCAGTCGCAACCGTTGCGAGGATCTATCAGTAACAAATCCCCACAGTTGTCGGGAGCCTTGACATAGTAGGTCATTGCAATCTTAGGGCTACCATGTCCGTGTATGGGAATACCTTCACCTGTCTTGTGATAATTTAACCAACCACGGGCGTGCCAGAATTCAAAGTCTTTGACAGTTGGTGCTATGTAATCGTATGTTTGTGATTTGACTACTTTGATAGTGTATTTTTTTAGTTCTTGTACTCGTGGCGTGTCACAGTTCCAGATATTAGAGTTGCCCACATCCGATTCGGGATCACAGTACTGCCCAAGCTCGTCCAGCAGTTCGTTGTTGAACTGTTGGTCAAAGTCGGTTTGAATTTCCCACACTGGGGTCACCCACATGTCTGTTTTAGTTATTTTCATTTTTGTTTGAATTGAACCAAGTCAAATCGATTTAAAAGTTGTAGATAAAAGAATCCTAGATCGAATTCATTTTTATTTATAGCCATGTTATACAGCCTGCTATCTTTATGATGATTGTTGTGTAGCTCTTCGCCCACACACAATATGCCAACAGGAACAACATTACGAGTAAAGTCGCCAAGATCAAAGTTCCTGCCGCCAATGCTATGCCCAAATACTGTTATTGTTGTTATTATTAAAAAATTCACAGCAAACAAATGGACGATCCACGCAATGATACCCAACCAACCAAACAACACAATGTTTATTACCAATAACAATACAACTCCCAATCTTGGGTGTCGATCAATAACGGTGTTGGTGGCAGTCTCGGCACCGTATCGCTGATACTCCGAATCGGACACAGTTATTTTGTAGGATCTAAAGAAGCTTGGAACCAGACAAGATCTCAGCAATGACCAAAAACCAAATCTCGGACTGTGAGGATCATTGTATGTGTCTGAGAATTCATGATGCTTTCTATGTTGTACCACAAACTCTCTAGTGACCACATCAAACAACATCCAATACATGACTTTCATGACCATTTCTGTTCTTGGAGTCATACGATACTGTCTGTGTATCACATACCGATGCATGTACAACGAAGCCACTGCACAGCCCAGGTGAATTGTTGCAATGGTATAGATCAACATTAACATAGATTCAAAATTTCTAAAACTTGATCATATTCTAACTGGTTGGTAGAGACTTGCAAAAATTTTCTTGGTGTAGGCTCTGTACAGGCAACTCCGTGAATATTTTTACCATTTAAAATGTACACATCGCCGGGTTGGGCAACAAAACTATCCACAGGCTCTAGTTCTTCTATACGATACGCATGACCATCGCCGTGATCTGCATAGGTAAATCGTGCTGAGTTGTCATTGCTTCTGTAAAACGTAGTTTGGTAGTCACCTGTTTCTATGTAGAAGTTGATGTTGACTCGATCAACAATGTCTGTGTGTGGCGGCACATTTGTTTCTACGCTGACAAAACTTGTATAAAAATGCTTTCCGTGATGGCCAAGACCAGCTATGAAATTGTCTACGTAGCGTGAAGATACGTTGGAGTATTGTATTCGGCGACCTGCAGAGTCTAACTCAAATTCTATTTTCTTATCTAGAATTTTAAAATCAATATTGGCTGCTACAGCAAGTTTTTTAAACAGAGAATGCGCCATATTGCTGTAAAGATTCGTATACTGTTTCATAAGAAAGATCGGTGGTAAACGACAGGGCTTCTCTGTAATTGGTTTTACTGAGTCCTTCTACGCTGTGTATCTTGCGAATATTTAACAGGTATATGTCGTGTTTGCGGGCTACGAATTCATCCTCTAACATTAGATTATCAAGTTTGTAACTGCACTGGCACTCTCCAGCACAGAACTTTTCTACTGTACACCCTACACACGTGACTGGTTTGGGTTTGGTAAATTCCTCAGACTTTACACTAAAGAACTTGGTTGGGCATTTATTGTCAGACAGATATATGTTTATTCTACAACCTATCTCTAAATCCACATGTGGATGAGCATTGTCGCCAATAAATGTCATGTAGCTTAGATTAAAACTCTGCTTCAAGTGGTCTGGCAATAGTATATTTCTGCTCAAGTTGGTGCGGTAGTATCTAGTCCATCCACCGCCGCAAACGTGTTGTTCGCCTAGGTTTTCAAAATTGTTGTACAGGCTTGGACTAATACTATCTAACTTAGTATAGTACCGATTCATAGCTGTTTTTGGAATTCCAGCATGGGTGTGACATCTAAGCCTTCAACTGCCACTTGATCTACAGGCTCGGGTATATTGCGTGCCTTAGCCCACTCTCGATATTGAGCCACAATGTAGCTTGGACTAAAGTCAATACCATCATGTGGATTTTTGAGTGCATCATAAAATTCGTTACCATACATGATATAATTCATTAAAGGATCACCGGGTAGCAAAAACACTTTGTCTAATATGACAGGATATCGATAACACATCTCAAAGAAGCTGTCTTGTTCATCCTTGGTGAGATTGAACACAATACCGCCAACTTCAGTGTCTAAAAAATACTTGACATATCGGTTGTAATCTTCAGCATCAAAATCTACTGGTTGCTTGCCTACAATAATATCGCTCATAAATCCTTAATCCTTAGCATACTGTTTATAAAACTTTTCAACACTAACTGATCCTTGCTGTCTTTGGTAAGGTCATGTTTAAAATCTGTAGTCAGGTTTACTCTACATCTCCCCAGATTCATCTTGACTCCGTGTAGCACATACGATGGCAAAAATATCATGTCGCCATTTTTAGGGGTTATTGTTTTAATTTCTGTTCGGTGCTCGCCAACTCTGCCGGTATCAACATAGTAAAACTCACCGCCAACATCTGGTCCTTGTATGTAATAACTACAAGCTATAGACGAATCGGGGTGTGCATGAAGTTCGATTCGTTCTCCGGCTGTGTTTACATTAAGCCAAGCACCCGATACAACAAACCGGGCTTCTTGCGTGTCTGGCATGTATTGATTGACAACATTGGTGATTACCTCAGTCTTAAAGTCAATTAATTCTTGCATACAGGGACGATCATAATCTAATAGGGATTCTTTCCCTGAGGATTCGTCAAACGTACTAGCAATCTCGTACATTTCTTTCAACAACTCTTTATTAAACGTTTCTGTAAACGGAGTTTTTTGGTGCCACACCGGACATTCCCATAATGATTGTTTCACACTACTGGAAAAAATACTTTCATCAATGACCGTGGTCATTTTATTGTCCTTTGTCTTAGTTTGTCAAAACTAAAACTTTTAAAAAACAAATGAGTTCGAGCACCTACCAAAGAAGTGTAGTAACTCAAGTAAAACAAAGCCCACATTGTGTATAATGTTGGTAAGCGATGGCGACGTGACTTTTTACCAACACGTGGTAAGCTATCGACAAATCGGCAAATAGGTTTACCTATTTCCATTAGAATACGTCCTTGGACGTTGTCTTCGGGCAACGCACCCATCAAGTAGGCCATATGCTCTGACCATGGTGTGCCGATCTTGATAGCCATGTCTGTGATAGCGGCCTTTTGTGCCTCACTACGACGGTCAGCATCCAAGATCCAGGGCATGTAGTTGGGACCTTTGCCGTCCATCCAAGCAGTAACAATACGTGCCCAGCGAACATAACCGCGATATACTCTACGGTCTTTCTTACGCAACCACTGACCGTATGCTTGGTCAGCTGCCCAAATATTTTGATCCATTAGGCCAAAGTCGTATAACTTGGCGCAGATAATTTTACTACAGTTACAGGCACAGTTACACGCATAACTTGTGTTTGCACTGGTACAGTTATATGTACAGGCACAGTTACAGTTATTCTGCAACCAGGCCTGACTGTCACAATTGCCACAATTAATCGTGCCAGTTATGACACAATTAGTACATTGAATATTGCCGCAGTTGCAATTTGCTGTGCAGTTGCCGTTGGCACAGTTGGCACCGTCGGCAGTATTTTGAAAATAGTTTTTGTTGTAAAAAGCAGTCATGCTAGGTGTGGCCGGGCGTTGATCACTACGAATTAATCCATTGAGGAAATTTAAACTTGTGGAGAAAGTGGCGGCCTGCCCAATTTTGGCGCTGACGTCGCTGATTGCAATTTGTCCTGATGCTGGTAGTGTCATAGTAAATTCACTTTATTGAGTATTTATGACTGATTCTACACGACTTTGCCCATACACTTCAACACCTTCAATTTCTCCAACTACTTCACTGACAATTTTGATAGGTATAATGCGTTTCTTTTCAGTTTCTGTGTGCTGGTATATGGTACCAAATATGTCTTGACGTTCCAAAGGCAATTCATCTTGTTTGATCAAGGTGGGAATATAACCCGTTATTTTTTCTATGGCCAAGGCAAACAGGGCCACATTGTCTGAATAGGAGTTGGCGCAACTGACATCCCAAAACTCTTTGTCCAGGAACATGCAGGCACCTTTACAGAGATGCAACACAGGGCACTTGGGGCATTCGGCACGATTCGACCAATGTGTACTTGTCTTGATGGCCACGTTGTCATAGTCATCTAAATTACCACCCAAGTGGCTTTCACCGTTTTTGCCAGTTTCAAGACTGCTGACGTTTTGACAAGTCATCACATTACCACGTAGGTCAATGGCCAAGGTGTTTTCATTGTCCATGCCACATTTTTGTCCCAGATACTTGGAATCAGCATGACTCAACACGCTTTGTGTAAAGCCATCAATTTTGTCCAACTGCATCTTGAATCCAATTTGCCCTTGTGTGCTAAAGATATCAGCAAAGGCTGTACGTCTAAATTCAAAATGTTGCTGTTTGGTTTGCAGGCTGTTTTGCATGCCATCCGCATCATAGCTGTCTACGATTCCGCCCTCGCCTAGGACTACATTGGGATCTCCAGTGAAATCCACAAACCAATCATAGATCCGTTTACGACTGATGTTTTGAGCATTCAGCATGGGATTAAAACTAAAGCCCTTTTTGAGTCGACTCATTTGACGATAAAATCCCAGGATCTGTTTTTTCTTTTCAGGATCTGCAAAAGGATCGGGTCCACGCACATGTTGTCCCGGACCGTCGTGACTGATGCTCACAACAAAGTTCAGCTTCATAAGCCAGTCAATGATTTCCTCATTGAGTATGCTGCCATTGGTGATCACACTGAACTGTGGCTTGCGTTTCCAATGGGAAAATTTTTCCAGAATAGCTTCAGCCAAGGGTTTGAATGTTTTCCAATATACAAATGGCTCTCCGCCCCAAAACTCTACTTTGAGTCCCTTTTGTTCATCAAACTCTAACACTTTGAATTTTTCTAAAAAAAGATCAATGTCTTTCTTTGAAGTTTCCGGAGCACGTTCCACAAACTTTTGACTACAGTAATCGCAACTATAGTTACAACTGAGTCCCATTTGGATCTTCAATAACTGTATTGCACGGCTTTTCTTCAAGGGTCGGTTGCGATCGAAAGGAACAAATGGTGTCTGATTTTGTTCCTGTATTTGCGGGTACTCAAATACTGTACCATCTTCACTTTTTAAAGTGTTGGTTTCGTTGTCATAATAAAAGATTTTTTTGTCTGAGGCGTTACGCTCAGCGTGGATTTCGAATAACATAGACTTCCTTGGGTTGTAACACTATTTATTATGCCCTGGGTTGGGCCAGGAAAGTTATTCCGTCCAGTCTTTGATGGAAATTAACAGATAAATTATAAGAGCCGAAATAACGGCAAATGCCAATAGTCCCATGTCAGTTATAACCTTTTACATTCTTACCGTCAATACGGGAATTGCCTCGTGCCACCGCATTTTGTAATTGTGAGTTACGATCACGTTCGGGTGGCAAAGGGCCACAACCTAACCTTGCCCATTCGTCCTCGGAATAGTAAAATTGGTCTACGGGTTTTTTAGATTGTTCCATAATGATATTTATTATTAATAAGTGCTTGAGTACCAATTTATGCGTCGGATGCTTTCCGGCAATAGCGTCTGGTTAGTTATGTCAGGACCTGTTCCACGCCAGTTAGGCCCGTATAGTCAACACGTCTGCTGACGATACCCATGTTTCCATCTCAAACACTTATCAATAATAACGGGACTTATACGCTTCACAGCGAGTGCCCGTTGATTATTATACTGCTTCTTTGGCTGTTGCACGAGCCTTGATAGCTTCAAGACTTGGCTTGACTTTACCAGCTTTGGCACTTACTGTACCATTGTACTTGGCATCAGCAGCATCAATTGCGGCACGATAGTCGCCATTGGCATACAATTCTGTGGTCTTTAAGAAAGTGACCAACTCTGGCTTGGACATTGCCTTAGGCAATTCCATAAGATTGATATCACTATCAGTCTTGGCCAAGATCTTGATACGAGTCATGTCACCGGCAAAACGCACCTTATACTGACCTTTAGTTTTAGAAACACCACCAACTTTGAACAATTTATCCATTTTAAAACTCCATCTTTAAGTTAAAAAAATACTACAATTTATGCTGGACACACTCCAACATATTTCATATTATAGGTTAATTCGAATTACAAGTCAACCATAATATGAAATTCCTTTTACCAAAATTACTTGGTAGAATCCAATTTGGTACCAGACATCTTGTCTCGGGTCCATTCTGCGGACTTTTGGATGTCGCTACCAATACCGGCCACAGTACCGCAAGCGGTCAGCATGCCAACCAGGACAACAATAGCAACGGTTTTCATTTGGCCAACTCCTGGCTTTGAGTCTTAACGGTCTGCACACCTTTGTCTAAAATGTTAGCAATACCACTGAAACCCACAGTAGCCAAAATCAAACCAAAAATGGTACCTAAAATAAATGATTTCATGATGCATACTCCTCGGGATTGATTAAATCTGCTTCTAGCACCGCATCTTGGTAAGTGTTGCCACCCAACAAAATGTTCTGCCCATTAGCATAGCAGGCCATATAAGATCCGCTAACAGGATCGTAATCTACTTCAATTAAAAAATTATCCACGCAAGTTCCACCATATCAAAAAAGTTGCAATTAGACCAAAACCACCCACAGCCATCAGGACCAGGCCAATGTCAATAATTATCATACTGACTCCAACATGTTGGCCGGCACACGATATAGACCCACAGCGGTACGAACTGTGATATTCTTGATGCCTACTTTTTCCACGGTACCGACATAAAATTGACCATTTCGGTTGCTGGTAAACTTGACCATGGCACCTCGGTTAAACGAACGAATCTTCGTTTTGGCAAGCTGACTGCGAGCAAATGTCATAGCCGTTTGTATAGTATCTAGTTCGGCGTTGGTAAAACGACCTGAAACAATAGCGGTACGAATATCTACGATGTCAATCATACAGTCTCCAATTTTAAATATTGAACTTTCAGTTGTTTAAGATTGCTATCAGTGGCACACAACCTAGCACCACAATCTTGGCCATATACTACATCAATCCAAGGAACAACTTTATCAGCAGCATTTTTGGCCAAAACAATGTTTTTAATTGTACCGCTTAACTTGCCTGCGGCACTGACCCAGGTAATTTGAGTTCCAATTTCTAGCTTCATTTTTGCTCCTTGTTTATCACTATAACTACTATTATAGATTAAATGTCTTTTTGGGTCAACCGTTTTTAGATTATATCAAAGGCATATTCGCCTTGAATTGGGCCATTTATTAACACCTTGCCCACACCAAAATCTCGGCTCAAACGGTGAAAAACCTTGCGGGCTTCTGCTTCATCACAGGCCACAAACAAGCAACCATTGGTAAAACCAGCGGCATTGTCCTTTTTTAACACTTTTTGAACTGTATCTAAAACACGGCTTTCTAAACCCATTTTCTACTCCTTGTTTATCACTATAAATACTATTATAGATTAAATGGATTTTTTGGACAACCAAAAAGTGTTGTTTTTTCACAACAGATCGACTGTTAGCGTTTGACGCATAAATACAATATCACAAGGAATTTACCCATGGCAATCGTAGAAACAAAAATTGTTAGTAGACCCAATACCAGTATTCCATTTTTCAATGAAACTGATAATGCAGAACTGGTGTCTTTCAAAGCGGCAACAGGTCCATATACTTTTACGACCAATACTGAATCCTATCAACGAAGTACTAATGTATCGGGGTCAATTATTATTGAACGTACTCTTTCTACAGATTTGTTGACTCAAACAAATAAAGTAACTTTTGATTCAATGTCTACTTGGTCAACCACCGACACTTGCATTGGTGTTGCACTTGACAAAGAATACTTTGCCTACGCCGAAGCTAACGGATTAACTCACCCAACTGGTCAATACACATTAACTGGAATTTCTTCTGCATTTAGCTGTACCACAACTTATACATTTGATTCCAACATCGCCGATAGTTTCTTTGATATTTTTACAAGTTCTATAGAGGCGTCAGACAAATTAGTAAGTTTTACTAACACTGGAACACAACTGATTGCTGTTCATACCTATACCAATGCTGCCGATTTCACCGAAAATCACTGGAGAGATAGTAATTTTGTTGCGTATCTCAACGAAAACGAAATTACAAGAACTATCGCATACGCAATGATTTAAAATTCAATGTAAATAAAAACAATAATATATCAAAGAAAAACCCGCCTAGTGCGGGTTTTGTGTTTTATACAGGTACCCAGGCTTTTATATTACTACGTCCCAGCAATTCTGCTGCAGCCCAGGCTCTGTGATTACCATCTAATATATAGCCATTGGCATCTATCACAATGGGATTACGATCCACATTGTGTTGACTGTGTTCACCGGCATGGCGGGGATCTACAAACATAGCACGATTGTAGGGATCATCAGTTTTGGTATCTTGTTCTTCATCGTCATATTCTTGATCAGGTATGCGTAAACTGTTTAATGGTACAGTACGCAATTGGTACCGTGGATATTGTTTGATTAGTTTTTCTAAAAAGCCACCACCCTGTTGATCCTCTGGGTGTATATCTTTGACATATTGCCACACCTGTTCGCTAGATACAGCTTGAGACTCAGTGACAAATTCTTGGGCTCTCATCGGGCACTGGCTACGAAACGTAGATCTCTACTGATGGTGGCCAACTCTTTTTTGCCCTGTGGTCCAGCTTTATGAACTGTGTCTCGATCCACATAGGTGTCGGGTTCATCGGCTGGGGTTGGTTTTACATTCACTGGCCTGTCGGTGTTAGTATCAAAGCCGTGTATGTTTATGCTACGACCATAGCGACGCTGTAGTTCTTGCCAAACACGTTGTCCACCTTCACTTTGTTTTTTGTCGCTGACCAAGGTAATACCAAGTCGTAAAATTAAAAATGCGTACAAGTCTGCGGCACGGTAAGTATTCTTGGGACCAGAGTATGTGCCCATTACCACAAAGCTATCTTGATTTTCAGAGTAGGAACGACCAGTAGTGGCCAACTGACTAATGCGTGTTTCAGGATTGTACACATAGTATGTTGTTGTCCCGCGATCTTTCCAACTCCATAACTCATGTCCGCCGGGCATTTTACTAACAAAGTCTGTTAGGTAGTCGGCTTCTTGACCTTTAGGAATCGGCTTTCCATCGTTGGGCATGACATCCAAGTGTTGACGTTTGCTTTTGGCCACAGTGGGTACAGCAGTAATCTCATTGAGATTGTTGATTAGTTCATAAACAGTAGAACCTGCATACTCAGAAACATCAACACTATATCCCCATGATGCGGCATAACGCCGAACTAGTCGACTATACAATTTAGCCCGGCTCTGATTGTTGTCATTGTCGTCTTTGGCAGCACTGAAACGCACACGCTCTGGATTTTCTTTTTTAATAAACTCTTGAATAGCTGTTAGTACCGTAGCAAATACTCGTTGGGCATCGCCTTCACCGGTGAGTTCTAAACTGTTATTGCGCCAAAATTCTATTTGCCATTCATCATCCATGCCTCCTGGGCCTCCCGACTCCAAGTTAAACATAATACTTAAATTGGTGCCGTCATCTAACTTTGCCAAGGCATCGTATGAGCCAAATTCGCCTTCTTCCCATGTGATTGGGTAAGGCTGGTTAAATGTTTCCATTACATTAGATTCAAATAGGTCAGCAATAAACATTATGCACTCATCTTGGGTCGTACACCGAACAGATTAGGATTTTCTGCGCCAATGTCACGCAACCACTCTTGTGCTTCTTCTCGAGCGGTTGGTTGATCTTCTGCACTAAATTCTTGTACCACATGCCCTGACTCTCGTTCGTAAATTTGCCAGATAGGTTCGCCTGTGCCATCTACTTCTTGCACAGGATCGCCAGCACGGTATTCTATATAGGCTCCGTCGGTGCCAGTCAATTCATCAACATAACGCTTTGAATTGCGGGCTATATCATTGCTGTTGTTGCCACGCCCATCGTCTCCGGTGATGTATCCGTAGACACGATTATTGCCACCACGTACTTCATAGTAGTCACCCGTTGCAGGACGTTGTGTTTGGAATCCAGCTGGTGGTCCACCAAAGTTTTGTGCCACATCCATATCTGTGTCTTGCACATTGTTATTTCTAGCCCTGGCACGTTCTGCACTGGCCTCAGTGGGTACGCTACGCATACGTATTTGATCAGCCGGCAAATCATCGTAACGACGTTGCACGTCAGCAAGAACAGCATTGGCCTGCATCATATTGATGTCATCTACTGTGTCAAGCACTCGGCCAGTTCCAGAATAATAAAATTCCCATTTGCGTTTTACGTTGGCCACTGCTGGATCCATATTGTCTGGTACAGCAGGTTCTTCTGCAGGAATCTCCTCAATAGCCAGGCGCCCTTGTGGTAACTTGTTATCACGTTCAAACTTACGCATAGTCTGTACCAAGCTACTCTTACGACCTTCTTGTTCGTAGTGTACTTCGCCAGTCTTGGTATCGTAAATTTTCCAGTTTTTAATTGGCTCTGCTGGCGCAGATTTAATATTCTTTGCCAACTTCTCACGTGGACTCAATGGCTTCTCTGGTGCTTCTGGATCTGCTGGACGTAAGTTAAACCCAATACCTTGATCAGCATATTTGTCGTATACACTATCAGCGGCTGCACCTTTGGTTTCAAACCCATTCAAGATTTCCAATGTTTCTCCGGTGTTAACATTGTATACTTCCCAGTCACCAGTCTTTGACTGCATTGGTAATATTTTATAGGCTTTCAAGAAGTCTTCCATACTACTACCCGGTTGTAGTTTTTGTTTGGCTTTTTCTATTGCTTCTGATTTAGTGTATCCGTGATACTCGTGACCAGGTACAGCAACACCATTGTATGCGTTCCAGAACTTCCAGTCGCCTTTGGGCTCTTTTTCCAACTGTTTTTCTGCCCAACTCTTTTTAAGATCCGTACTTGAAATTTCGCCGGCAGCAAAACGACTGAACAAATCCAACGCAGGATCACCTTCAGGTGGGCTGATTAACTTGTACAACTTCTTGTAGTACTCTTTGCGTTCTGCTGCCGGACTGGCCGCCACAGTCATGGCCTTGGCATAACGCATCAATGTATTCTTTAGTTTGTCAATGTCTTCAAAGTAGTTTGATCCACCAGCTGAGCGGAACTCAATATATTTGGCACCACGTTCTAGGTGTGGTCTAGTGCTGTCGTTGCCACCTTGTGGATTGATACTGGTGTATTTGCCAAATCCGTGATTGTTGATTTCTAGAGCCTTTTGGGCTAGTTCAAGCAGGTTGTGTTTCATCAACTCCATTGCACCGCCAACAGCTTCTTTATTGCCCTTGACACGGCCACGTATTTTCTTAATAGCAGCTTCGCAGAAGCGATTACCACTACGACCAAACTCACGCAACACATATTCGTCACCCAAGAACAGGGCCAGTTTAACATAGTCAACTTGTCCACCTGTGACAGGTAAACTAACACCCATATGGAAACCAGTTGAGCTATTACTGTAAGCACCGTTTGATTCAGCCCAGGTAAAGAAGTTTTCCATTTGGCGTAGGCATTCTTCTAGTGGCATAGGAGGACTAACAATCTCCACAGGCATGTTATCTGAATCGTCTGCATCCAAACTCATGTCTGGTTCAAAAATCCAAGTCTCATCATCACGTGTGGCAGAGTGATAGTTATTCGACACCTTGGTCTTGACTCCCAACGCACTTTCCAAACTATCAGCCAATTGTTCGGCATTTTCCTGATTGAAGCCGCCTTCACTGCTCTGACCGGTATAAGTCATTACTGGCCACATCAGCTGAAATTCGCTGGCTATGTCACTCATCCAACGCAAACCAACATCACTGAAGAAACCGCTGTCATCGTCCACATAAAAATCATCGCGGAACTCATCCAGTGCTTGATCGTAGTACCCGTCTTGATCCTTGACACTTTGTTCAACATCTTCTTCAAGTATTTCTTCTGCACCTTCTACTGCTTCAACGTAAAGAGCATAGTCGGGATTTTGTTTCATGTACGCAGCCGCTTCAGAGCTGGTTTCAAATTTGGGAGCCTCGTCGCCAACTGCTTGTATACGATCAGCTTCTCTATCGTCCATGTCCATGCCCTCAACCAGGTAGTCATGCACACGTTCTATCATTGGACGTTCATCCAACCATATTTTACGAACTAAATCATCGGCTTCATTGCGGAAAGCCTGATACATTTGGTCGTCTGACCATTCCATGTATTTTTCATCTAGACCATCTTGTAGGTTGTCTAGATCACGACCATAGGCAGCATAACCATATTCGTCGTTGCTAAAAAAGTCTATGACCTGTTGTATGCTGTAGGCACGCTCGTCGGCATCGTAATCGGGTTCTGGATCTTCATCGTACTCGCCTTCGCCACCCAGCCCAGTAAATACCAGTTCTGCTTCAAAACCAGCACGTATACCTTCGGCTTCGGGACTGGCGGCAAAAGCACGAAGACTGCCTGGGCTCATGCGTAGTTCGTCTAGTTGTTGTTCAGAAAGCAGTTCTTTATATCGCATAATCAGTCATAAAAATAGGGTAATTTGTAGTTACCCTATTATTTATCTTGACAGTAACAGGTCAGGTATCAGTTACACCAGCTCTGTTTAGCGTCGCCGTAGTATTCACGGGCAAAGCCGTTACGAATCAATTCGGCACGTAAGCTAACACCATCCAGGATCATGTCGCCTAACACACGGCCGCCAAACTTGTCCCAGCTATACAGGATAACTTGATGCTTTTTGGTTGATTTCACAGCTTTCTTAGTAAACTCTGAGGCAGCTTCACCACGAGCCTTTTCGCTGTCGCATTGACCACGGAATCCTTTTTCTGGAGTGTCAACTCCGTAGATTCTAACAGCAAGTTCGGGCTTGAGTGGAGCAGGTAGGAATGGTGCGGCGATTACAATAGTATCACCGTCACTGACGCGAACAATTTGTGCGTCATAGGTCACACCTGTGGGTGCTTTTTGTGCAAGGGCTAGTGCAGGCACCAGCAATAATAAGGCTAGAATGTGTTTCATTGAAAATCTCCTGTTGTGGAGTATTTAGCCGTAGATCTCTTGATACAACAATTGGCTTTTTTGTAAGAATGTGTGATAGATATTGCGTTGATTAATGCCAACTTCAGAAGCAATGGTGGCCCAACTTGGAGGATTTAATTTTACTTTTACTTCGCTGTCACCCATTATGTTACGTGGCAGGAGTCCGTGTTTTTGACACAGGTGTTGTATGGGTTTGTTATGACCCAAACAATGCATAAACAAGTCTGTGTAGCCACGATTGCGAGCCCACACAATAGCTTCTTGTAACATCGTGTTGGCAATGCCTTCACCACGATAATCTCGATGAACAATTATGCCAAATTCCACTTCCGAGTCACTCATTTTGGCAATGTGTAATGTGCCCAACCACTCTGTGCAATTTTGTGCTACTAGAATTTCGTGTTGATTTGATTGCACTTCTATGCGGTCTATTAGACTTTCAATCAGTCCTGGGCCAGTGGTTACACCAAAATACAGCTGACGTGTTTCCTCGTCTTGGCTTTTTAACCAATCACCATACTGATAGTGATGTTTAGATGAGAGAAACTCTGTGACAAACATGTTACTTGTAAGCGGATTTGGCTCGCTCAATTTGTCCGTTACGTGCTAAATGTGCTGAATGGCTAGCTTGAGCTATGTCCATAAGTACAGACCAGATAAATTTTAATACTTTCATATTGCTCTCCAATGTTCTCAGTGTTTATACTGATATAATTATTTATTGCAGGGCAACAATGATTATACTATTTGTTTATCGTTTTTCAATCACTTGGTCTGCCAGGCCGTACTCAACTGCTTGCTGGGCACTCAAGAATGTGTCAAACTTCATGTCGCCAAACAGTTCGTCGTAGGTTTTTCCTGCGGTATTGTGTCGGACATACAGTTCAGTTAGACGCTCATTTAACCGCTGGCTTTCTTCAAAGCTACGTTTGGCATCTTCAAACTGTAGTTCTTGTACGTGTACACTACCACGTGTGCCGGGAGTGCCCGAACTAACACGATGAATCATTGTGCGTGATTCTGGTAGGACTATTCGTTTGCCTCGGGCTCCTGATTGGGCAAGAAAACTGCCCATGGAGCAAGCCTGGCCCAGTACAATAGTGCTAACGTCGGGTTTGATAAACTGCATTGTATCGTAGATAGCCAAACCTGCTGTAACGCTACCGCCGGGGCTATTAATGTAGAATAATATGTCTGCATTGGGATCTTCGCTTTCTAAAAATAACATTTGTGCTACTATTAAACTTGCACTATGCTCGTTGACATCTGTGTCCAGCATCACAATGCGATCCTTGAGCAAACGACTGTAAATGTCGTAAGCACGTTCACCATTGCTTGTTTTTTCTAATACTGTTGGCACAAAATTTGGCATAATATTTCCTATGTAAATGATACTGATTTAATGTACTGCCTTGTTTCTAATTCCTTAAATGGTACTGGGTCTACAATGTCTGCCACTGCTATAGCACCCGGCCGATAGCATGATTGCCACTCTCCAAAAAATGCTCGCTGACTTCTGTAGTATGCATCTATTATAGCACGTTTTTCTTGTGCTTGCTTGGGAGTTTGCTCATAAAATCTTACCACAAAATCTGCCGAGTAATGTCTAAATGGTTGAAAAGCTCCAGGTTTGATATATTGGTCATTGTCAAATGCTAGGTCTTCTAGGGTCTTTCCAATCTCTGCGTAGTTCAAAAACACAGTACCGGCACTCCAGGTGTATTGTACCAAATCATAATCCGCTGGGTCAAGAACGTCAGTTTTGGGCAAACCGTACCAAGTGACCACATGCCTAGGACTAGCACCACGGGCAACACTTTCGCAACGATGCACACACAGGTTTAGGTCCGCTAAGGCAAGTTGAACACTTTCGGGAAGCTCTAACCAATTGACGTCATCTTGTTGATCTAATAACCCGTGATGTATTTCAAAAATATTGTGTAGGTAGTTGAGCGTATCCTGATCGTTGATGTCCAACAGGTTGCGATTGATAATTTGTCGGTGCAAGTTGATCACTGTGATGTTGTGATTGATACGATCTAGTGCATCCTCGACCTGATATTCATAACTACCAAAACCATAAAAGCGTTGGGGATCATCTATTGAGTATTGTTGTTTGGCTAGTAATACTTTTTGAACCCAGCGTTGTGCTACAGCGGTAGGTCGTATGCAGTATAACACTACAACGGAGTCATGCAGGTCAGTAGGGTCAGCATATTCAATATGCAACTTGGTAAACATAGGATTATTATAACAGAAAACTACAGATTAGTCTAGCACTTGTACCAGTTTTGGTGTTTGAACCAACGCTTCATACCATATGATGTTTTTAATCGAAGGCCATAGTAGTCAAAACGTTCGCGGTGTGCAAAGAAGCTGGGTCCGTGAGCCCCAGACTCTGGCATTTTGCCATCATATTCTTCCCAACGTGTGATGTCCCACTGATATTGATGCACCATTTCATGTGCTAGAGTTTGTACAAACCAGGCTGGACAAAACCATTTATCCATCAATTTGATTGTGGTATAACTACCTGTATCTTGTAGATCGTTTTCCCACTCACAGAAACCCCAGGTTTGCCTGCGGCTACCTTGTGTGATCATTGGACGTCTTAGTCGGTTGTCAAAAAGATAACGATTACAGATATTATATACGTAGTTAATATCCGTATAGCTAGGACGGAACTGCATACGTCGTTGATACGTAATGCTGGGAAGCTCAGCTTCCATAATTGCTCTGATGGGATTGGGTCTAGCCATGAAAATGCCCTCGCTAAGGTATTTATAACGTACCTCACGAGAGCATTAACTACCACTTTATTACATCATTAACGGCTTAGTTAATGGTAACTTGTCCTACTACAGCACCAGGCTTTTTGATAGCTTCTGCACGACGAGCTTTATACTCTTCGTTTTCCACTGGCAACAAGTTTAAGGTACTGGTACTACCGTCAGGTCGGACCACACTAACTTCTTGGCCTTTTTGTGTTGCAGGTTCAGCCTTGGAATTACCAGTAATTTCGTCTAGTTCTCGAAAAGCTTCTTTGGCGCCACGAGCCGATTCTTTGGCAGTTTTCATGGTATTGGCCGCACCAATTGGGAGAGCTACTAGAACATAGGTACGGATACGATTGCCGTCAGCCACGTGTTTCATTTCCACAGTTTCTACACCTGTGATGTCAATGTCCGGGCAAATACTACGGATGGCCATTTCACTCATTTCGGTAGTAGTGGTACCATTGTCTTGTGTAAACACCTTGGTCTGGCTACGCACCTTGCCGCCGGCACTGGTACAAATCTTGGCATAGGCGATGGCCTTGGCTTTCATATCTGCCATAGCAAAGTCGCCCGACGTTGCTGTTGCACTTTCGTACACAGCATTGGCACTTTTGGGCAATTTGGTCATCCACTCAGGTGCTTGGCTGATTGCATTGGATTGTTGACCTGCGGTTGGACCTGTAGGGTACAAGTCTGCACGAGTCTGGTGCTTGGTAGATCCGCAGGCACTAAGCAAACCTGTTACTGCTACAACAATTAAAAGCTTCTTCATTTTATACCTTTCGGTTTGGTTACTATAACAACATTATACAATTACGGTTAATATTTGTCAAGTACCAACCACTTTGAATTCTTGGCTGTGGTTGCTTGGCACATGACGCCTTGATAAATGATTAGGTTTTGGTCCAGGCTGGTGCGTTCAATAAATTTACGACACCGAGCCTGTTTCCAAACAAAATACGGTTGTTTTCTTTCCAAAGGATGGCTGTGTAAGTCTGCTTCGCTTTCCCAAATTAATTCTCCCTTACGCACTGGACGCACTCGAATGTCTGGTAAATCACTGCAAACCAATTGATGATCTGCACCAACTGTGGCTGGAGCAACTTCTTCCAGGGCCACACCACGTTTGATATCCAAGGCTTGGCCACAGGCTTCTGTTTCAGTTCGTGCCACAGCCGTACCTTCTACCGTGGTCCAGGCATCGCCAATGTGTAGTCTATATCTAGCCACACATTTTTGTCCTTTGGCATCTGGTGTCGTCAACGTCTGTATGTCAGTGGGTACACCATTGATTTTTTGTTGCGTTATCTTGATGTTACTGCGTTGGTAGCAATCAGCCATAGCGGTTGATGCGGCCAAACACAAGGTCAAAGTTATTGCCAGTTTCATTTGTTACTGAACCTTGTGGGGTTATGGCAACCAATACGCAAATTCCATATCAGTATGCGAGCTGTGGCATTGTACACTCTATCTGGCTCATTTAATTTGGTTGGATCCGCATTAAGCAAACCTTTAAGGCGTAATTGTGTTTCAATAAACTGAATATTGCGATCCAACTGTGGGCAATCTGCATTGGTGTAACGCAAGGAATCCAATTGGGCATAAGTAAGTGCCTGGCTGGACCTATGGCCAGTTGCACAACCAATCAACGATACCGCAACCAACAGGACAGCCGCTAGTTTCACACCCGGGCCTGTTTGATCAACCCAGAAATATGATGCCTTACAATTTTGTGCTTGATTAGATCTGCCACAGTTAAAAACGGCCACTCAATGATAAACGGACATCCGTTTTTCCAACGGCTGTTTAACAAAAAATCTTGGTACACACGCAGGTCTTCGGCACTGGCAGGATCAAATGTTCGTTTGTGCCATGCATGATGGCTGAGTTTAAAATTGTTTCGATCTAGTTTCATAATATTATTATTATATGATAATTTAAATTGTTAGTCAATTGGGTCCAAGTCATATTCTTGGTTGGCAATGGCCTGTACCTGCTCCATGGTCACATAGTCTTTGAAGTAGATATAAGTTTCTTCTACTGAACGGCCTCGGGCCAACCATTCAATGATTTCGATATGGATATCTTTGAAAAATCCCATGTTATGCTCCGTAATAGATAGCGTCTTGATCGGCAGACTGTTCAGCCTGTTCCAACATATCAATGTCTGATTCTTCTACTACCCAACCTTGTCTACGCAATTCAGCACGACCCTCAGGTGTGGTTTTCATATGATCCATTTCATCATGTATGTAGGTGATCTGCTGTTTCAGCCACTCTGCATCACGCCATTCTTCGGGAGTAGCAAAACGAGGACGGAAACCATAATAGTCTTTATGAAAGTCACTGAAGTAACTTTGTAAATCATCAACTGTCAACGTATCTAAATGGTTCTGGCTCATTGTTACTCCTTTTTATTAACTATACAACTATTATACATTAATGGTATTTTTGGGTCAACCGGGCAGGTTAGTGCCCGCTGACTTACATGCTCCAGTATGATTCGGAAGCAGGACTGCAATAATGCGGAGTATCATAACGCTCGGTGAATTCCCGACCACCCATAAGATTTTTCTTGGTCACAAAGGTTTCGTGGACTTCTGCAATAAAGCCGCGAGCTTTAAATCCTCCAACCACGCTGTTGATATAATCTTGGGTTACTGGATCAAAGTCACGTTTTTCAACCAAACGACGACCCGCTTTAACACGGCGATCAGCTTTATAAATTTCTACTGTGTATGCTGTGAGTTTGCTCATTGCTTGCTCCTTATTAATCACTATACATACATTATACATTTAATGGATTTATGGATCAACCAAAATTTTGGCCGTAAAAAAACCCCATTTTTCAGGGGTTTTAGGGTGTTGTATTACTACAACAGATTACTTGGTGGCTGTAAACTTTTCAAAAGCCTTGGTAAAATCAACAGATTTTGTGCTTTCTACTACTTGCTTGGCCAACTCTAAATTGGTGTCGTAAACAGTCTTGGTAAAATCGGCATAAGAATCCACTAGAGTTTCTAGGTTTGCACGAATGGCTTTGTCTTCAACCAATGTCAAAGGTTGCTTACTTGCTGTTACTACTTGGTCTACTACTGATTTGAAATTAAACATTTTATTTTCCTTTTAAGCGAAATGTTATTACAAGACCCAAACCGTTCGGCATCTTGTGTGCTACTACTTTATTTAGCAATTATATATTGCATTGCAACAAAATGCAACCTTTTTGGGCAAAAATATTGTTGTCATAAAACACCTACTAAATAATACTATCCATCAATTAAGGAGATCTAAAAATGGAATTAATCATCGTTTTAGTATTGGCATTAGGAATCATATACATTGCTTTTGCCTCATTCGCCAAAAAAGCCGACGTCAACAAAGACGGACATGTTAGTCAAGCTGAAGCACAGGCTGTTGTTGAAGAAGTAAAAGCCGAAGTAAAAGCCGAAGTTAAAAAAGTTGCAACCAAAGCTAAAACTACAGCAACCCGAGCCAAGACTGCTGTTAAAAAAGCAACTACAACTGCTAAAAAATAATTGGTAGCAACTCAGGATGTTGGGATTTATTTCCCAGAGCGTTCTAATCCTATTTTTAGGTTTCATTTTAAAGAACTAGGCGGTCGCCCAGCTGATGATTGGAGTTACTATAACGATGTAGATCGTTTTATTGAGTCCAAGCACAGCAGGCGAGTTGCTTGTTTTCAGGTCCCGTACCCCTACGGTGATCCGAACTATCCAAAAAACAATATTATTGACCAAGAAATAGCCGATATCTACAATCATGTAGATATGATAATTCTCCTTGGCAGTGAGTTACACGCATCCACAGTGGACTTTATACGTCGTCATGACTTACCTAAGATGCGTTGGTTCCTGTGTGGGCGATTGACTCCTCCATTGAACAACGGCCGTACATACACATTCCTAGACTGGTTTACAACCACAGTACATTTTTATAAACATGTGCGTCCCACAACCTTATATCAATTGAATCCCTACGAACCTAAACCCCTGATGTTTGATGCCTTGCTTGGTCGCTTAAAGCGGCATCGCAGTCGTGCGTATGATTTCATACACGAACAAGGTCTGGCAGACAAGGGCATAGTAACTTATATAAACACTCATGACATTGACTTTCAAAAAACAACTGATAAAGAGTGGATATGGGAAGACAAAGGATTAGCCGAACAAGAGACTGTTCAATGGACTGTGGAGCCTGTCAAGTATTATGGGCACACTATGAGTTTGAGTCAGGTCATGCCATTGAATATCTATAATCAAACAGCATACAGTCTAGTATGCGAAACCAACTGTGACAATGACTGTGTGTTCTTTACAGAAAAAACAGTTAAACCAATCTTGGCACGTAGATTATTTGTCATGGTTGCTAATAGATACAGCTTGGCCATGTTGCGTGATCTAGGATTTCAAACATTTGATACCATCATTGACGAAAGTTATGACGAAATAGAACACTATCCCACACGTCAATATGCAGCATTAGAACAACTAAAGTGGTTATGCAAACAGCCACAAGAACAGATCCTGGCCCAATGTAGAGACATTGTAGATCATAATTATAATGTAATGATGGGACGTGACTGGTATCGAGAATTCAGTGGCACACTGGCCCACGTGTTGTTTGACTAATCAATAAATCCAAAATTAGCCCAGCGGGCGCCGCCTAGACTTACCCAACCCAATGGTCCGCCAATGGTGGGGCTTGAATTAAACACAATAGCACCGTGCGGTGCATCATAGTTTGGTGGCACACTGGCACTGGACAATACCACGGCACCTACGCTAATACGATCAACTGCGGCACTTCCGTCGGGTAATAGTGTCAGGTTGTTTTTGCCGTTGGTACCGATAATTAGTTTTTGATTTCTTGGAGTTTCAAATATTGCCACATTGGTTTCACGTTTACTGAATCCAAATTCAATTTCTTGATCCCAGATGCTGAGTGCATGTGCCGGTTCAACTGTGTTAATACCCACACGTTTGTTGGTGGTATATAAGGTTTGACTTAACAAACTTTCGCCGCCTACACGAAGTTCTGCTAGAGTACCCACACGTTGTAGATTACTGAACGTGATGTTGTTGGAAAGATTGCCGCCGTTGACAATTTCGGTGCCGTTTAGTGTGATCTTGTTAAGGTCCAGACCGTTGTCACGTATCTGTTTGAATACCAAATCACTGAAACCACTAAACACATCATGATTGAGTCCGTTTTTGACTTCTAGGGACACAGAATCTACTAGACTGACAAACATAGCAGAATCTCTCGGTACCGTACCGGTCACAACTAAATCTCCTTCAATTGTTGTGGTGCCCTTGACTGTTAGGTCTTGGGTTAACAAATTGTTTTCTATCACAGTTACATCATCAAATATGCTCAATTGGCAAGCAGTGGCTTTGTCGTCAATACCAGTACTGCCAAAACTTTTAATAATGCCGCCGGTGATATTTTCCCCAGACACACGTAATGTGCTGACATCAACTGCAATGCCCGGAACACTAGCGTCGGGAAAAGAAAATCTATTGGATTGTATAGCAGTTATCAACGAAGCTTGGCACAACTCTTGAAAATTAATAGCATTGACTTGTTGTTGAATTGTGTCGTTGACTATTTGTATGGATTTATTTTGAACTTGTGTGGCCAAATTTGTAGCCAGATCATTGACTCTGACAGTCAGTTCTGATTGTATAGTTTTTGCATCGATTGGCAAACGACTCAGACGCTCATCAATTTTTTGACTGAGACGTTCAGCCAACATGGTGTTGGTGTCAATGGCCGCTAGTACTTCAGCAATTTTAGATTCAACAGCGGCCGCAGCTTGCTGTTGGACTTTTGTTGTTATTTCTGTTACTAGATTTTGTACTATTTGATTTACGTGTTGGTCAATATCCATTTTTACTCGAATTGTATGCTAACTACATGCTCGTAGTTCTTTTTGATTAGACTCTTGTACATCAGGTTTTTATGCACGAGGAAATTCACGGCTCCTGCGTCCATACTAAACTTTGCTAACTGTTTAAAAAACATAGTGCGACGATCAAATATACCGTATGTTTTTAAACTGCTTTCTTCGATTTCGTAAATCATGGTGTCCCATCTTGTACGATCTTTCAGATCCCAGTTGTGATTTTCTAAAAAAATTCTAGTGTCTTTGCCATTTCTAACTGCCACTGGTTGACTAAATTCACGATCTTTGTAGTCTTGGTTTTTATAATCACGTATAGTACTTACCACAAATGCTGTGGCCAAATTACAAATTTTAGCTATTTTATCTTGCTGGGCTTGATCGCTGTCAGCAAAGGTGAAATACTCATCCATTGCTACAACACATTGAAATTGTTTTTGATATTTTGATAAATCTGCAGAATCAATGTAATTAAATTTTACATTGTGTGTTTTAAGAAACGCCTGTGCTGTGTCACTAATTTCTGTAACTGCAATAGTTTTGGCTCGACAACTTAAAATAGCAGGATTGAATCCAACAAACAAAATCGTGGTCGGTTCAAGATTTTCAGTACGATAAACCCCGTCAAGAATCTCCTGCTTACGTGCAACCACATCGTCAAAGCGGGGATTAAAAATCAAAGCGGAAAGAACCGCGTCTGTGTAGTCTGAAAAAGTCATACTACTATTTATTGCTAGAACGCAATAAATCTAATGTCACACAATGAAATCCTCCACCCAAAGTGCGACTATGACGCAGTTCTAAGGGAATAACTGTGAATCGATGACTTTCTAATGTTTTAATAAGTTCTACTTGGTGTCGATCTACTATGACTGTGCTGGGATCTACAACCAACATGTTCATTGCAATCCATTTGCTGGCATACGGGTACTTGTAAAAGTCTTGTGCTACCACATCGTGTACCCAGATCTTTTCCCAACTTTGCAAACATTTGGGAACTGTGGCTTCTGAGACACGACTGGCATTTAGCATAACAAGTCCTTCACGCAGGGGAACAATAGTACTGTCAATATGCACACCAGAGTAGAAGTTAACTAGTTCTATAGTAACCGCAGGAAATTGATCACACAACCATTCATATGCTCGTCTATTTCCACTGTCGCTTTCAAGGTATAACCAGGTATCATTTAGTCTACACACATTGGCTGCATCAAACACCATGCCCGCATCTCTAGGCATTACTCTAATGTCGTGGCTTTTGTGTGTTACTTCTTCTAAACAAATAATCTCTTGATCACGGCACGGATACATCATAGCAGGATCAACAATGGTGCTACCATAGATTAACAATCTATCTCTGGGACAATAGTTATACATGCCTCCTGTTACAGGATAGTTGCGTGGACTAGGTCTAATAACGTGTATACCAAGACGATGTAGTGTAAGGGCTAGTTCGTTAAGATCTTCGTTGGCTTCGTTGACAATATGGTCTGGCACTGGTCCGCTGGGAACCGGTGTTTCTTTCCAGGTTGTTTTTTCTGCTTCTCTAGAAAACACTGGATCTTGACTGGGCCAGTTTGCGTACTTTGCACTACCCACTACTACTGAACGAATTGGATCCCATTCATTGTAGCTTGATATCATTTATGACCTGTTATTTGAAGTGTGTATCTAGGAGTTAACCCCATATTTGCAGCCATGTGCGGTAAATTATAACACCACTCTGCCACAGCGCCTGCCTTCCAACCGGTGTAGGCTATATTGTTACCTTCAAAGTAATGGCCACTGGCCCAATCTTCAAGAAAAACAATGGCTCTATGTATTGTGTGTTCTTGTCCTTGTAAATTAAAAACGCTTATATATTTTTTATAGTGGTCTTGATGTACTGGCATTATTGTACCAGTGCTCATACAATAATATGCTGTACCAATATCTTTCCATCCCATGCTTTCGTAAAATTTTATAAATTTATGATTCCAGCTTGGTTGGGGATGACGCATGTCGCACAGTCCGCCGTTGATTTTGGGAGAGTAGCCTTGACTTAACCACAGTGGTGTGGCTGCGGGATCATTATACGGCTCGTCAAGATAGTTGAGATGTTTATACTCATCATCCCAAAATACGTCAATATTATAGTTTATAATCATTGATGTCTTGTGTTGCCGTAGTGTATAACACAAATTTCTTTGTTGTCTGTGGTATATTTGCGCCATGGATCAATAACAATACTACCACTGAGTATTTCAGAATACAGTGGTTGTCTATCGGTAACACCGGCATAGCCATACGTTACCTGTTGGTTATGTGCCAGCAACACGCAACCCACAACACTGGCCGGTACTGTCGCTGGATCGGTTAACGGATCAATATAATAAGGGTCTATACCCATTTGTTTCAAATAGCTACCTACCAACAAACTATAACTGCCTTCTAGGTAAGCCACACCGGGTTTATAGGCCTTGCCGTGGATGTAAACGGGAAGTCCTGTACGGTTATCATAAATGTAACGTGCCATATTCTTGGCTTGAATCTCACGTGCTTTCATGATGGTATCAAAAATATCATATCCTAGATCCAAGTTTTCTGCAAGGTAACGCAAGGCAATGTTATCTCTAGGATGACATGGCCCTGCATCTCCCATTCCTGCTGTCATGTACTTGGGTCCCATAATCCGCATGGTTGAATTGGCCAATGCATCAGTGACTACATCCACATTGATGTTGCCTTGTTTGACAGCTACGTCTTGGATCATGTTTACCAGGCCAATCTTTGCCGAGATGAATGTATTATAAAATACCTTGATACATTCAGCCTCGTCCCACGTGCCCACTACGTAACGTGGATTGTTCTCCATTAATGTATTATAGAAGTCGGTCAATAAGCGAGCATCGCCTGTCTCGCTACCATCTTCAGTGCCAATGATAACCATCTCTGGGTTAACCATGTCCCACTCTACTGATCCCATTGCGATTAAGTATGGGTTATAAATGAAACGTGCCTTGGTAATGTTTGTCTTCAGTTCTCTACGTGTAGTGCCGGGAAGAACTGTGGAGATAAGAACTACTAACTGCTCAGGTGTTGCAAATTCATTTACTTGACGTAATACATCATTGACTACAGTATAATCAAAGTCTTTGTTCTTTAAATGAGTAATTGGTTGATCGCCACCGTAGATGGGATCATGCGGAGTTTGGACAGCAATAAAGATCAACTCTTTGCCTTCCACTGCCTGTTGCAAAGTGGATGCAATAGTTATTTTGTCGCTTTTTACCGGATAAATATCATAACCAGTGACATCGTGTTTGCTTGCCATAGTTTCAGCACAAGCCATTCCTAATTTTCCACAACCTATAAAGCCTACGTTCATTTAATGTTTTCCTTAGACAAATTTTACAACATTCTTCATAACAACTTGATCAACCAATTTGGGAATAGTCGAAGCGTATACTTTTACCCATTTGGAACGTATCAGCACAGAACTATTTTACACGATTCGTCGGCATCAATAACACAAGATTTTGATTATCAGAATAGTCAATTTACCCGAACCTGGGTACACGCATATTTCTTTGATCAGGAACCGTATTACGAATATACTCTTCCAATTATTAAAAAATCATTTTTAGTTAATGAAAATAGTTTTCACGGAGTTGCCCGACTTAATATACTTGCTAACAGTGAAAAATCTGAATTAAAAAATAATTTTGTTAAAGCTAATCGCTTATACGATTGGTATTATTTCTTTCACGGTTTCGCAGCATTAGATTGGTACAGAGATTTTCAATATTTTGAACCTGAATCATTTGATCGATTTGATAAAGTATTTATATGTTATAATCATTTGACGTCAAAATATCGTTCCTATCGATTACATCTCGTTAGCAATCTAATAGAACAGGATTTGATCAAACACGGGCAGGTCAGTCTATTTCATTCGGGCTGGAAAGAAACCATTGAAGATTCAGACAATTCGTTAGATAATCGTGCTAGAGTAAAAATATATCAAACATTAAAAAATGTAGTAGAACCATTGACTATAGATACCGATGCACCAACAGGAGAAATGAGTGCAAAAGTTAACTTTAAGGATTTAACTGGTGCCCTGTTCCATGTGGTTACAGAGACTGTTTATTTCCAAGATAAACTACACTTAACAGAAAAAGTGTTTAAACCTATTGTGGCAAAACGTCCATTCTTTTTGGTGGCCGCGCCAGGTAACTTGGCCTATTTAAAGAGTTACGGATTTCGCACATTTGATCGATGGATAGACGAAAGTTACGATGAAGAAACAGATCATTATGTACGCATAGAAAAAATTACATTTGAGCTTGCCAAACTGTGTGCTATGTCTCCGGCGTTGCTTAGACAAATGCACCAAGAAATGCAAGAAACATTAGAATACAACTTCACGCACTTTTATACCACATTCAAAGACTTGATTGTGGATGAGTTAGTGGATAACTTCGAACATATATTATGCCGCATTAACAATGGTAGGCACCCAAACAATCATAGCAGATATCATACTCGCTTTGAATTAACTCCTAAATATTTGACAGAAGTAAAAACTCGCCTCAAACAATAAATACTTGTACATAGATCAACTCAAGTTGACGTTCAAGGAGCTAGTATGAATGAAGCATTTAAGATCATCGGAGATCTGGGTTTTCCAATTGCTGCCGCACTCGCTGGTGGCTACTTTGTATATCTCACAATCAAACTGTTATTAGCTGGCGTATTGTCCTCTATCAAAGGTATGGCCGGCATTATCACAGCCTTAGACAATCGTGTAAAAACCATGAATCATGATGTTATCCGTATAGACACTATTGTATCTAATGCATTAGGATTAAAGCCTGATACAGATCGTATTGCTCGTGCCGACGGCAAAAATGACGCCAGGAGAGATTAATGAAATATTACGACTACGATTGGGACTTAGAACCTAATAGAATATTATTAGATGCCGAGCTCAACATTGACAAGTTGGGATGGCGCAACGGCGATTATTTTCAAGTCAAAAACATCAATGGTCGTGCTATGCTGGTCAAAGTTGATCCATTGGAAAAATTTCTAAGAGACGGAGTCGACAATGAATAAATGGCAACAATGGTATGACAACTTGTCTCCATCAACAAAAGAATATTTAAAAGGTCGGGCTATTTGGACTGATATGGATTTAGCCAAATTTGCATTTATAGCATTTATAGCAGGCGTTATTGTGGGAGTGATAGCATAATGGATATTGTATCATTAATCAACAAATATGGCTTTCCCATTGTTATGGCAGTTGGCATGGGTTACATCATCAAATATGTTTGGGAATGGGCCACAAAAGAAGTCAAACCAGTTATATCAGACGCCAATACTGTGCTTATTGCTCTTATTGACCGCATACGTATGCTGGACAACGATCTAATTCGGTTGAATCAAAAGGTCAATACTGTGTTACACCTACGCGGTAAAACCATAGAGTACGAGCGTGTAGAAGCTGAAAAAGCCATCAATAAAATAGAAAAAACATCCGACGACAAAGAAGCCACTGGCGGTAACGGATAGCATAAGTATTAGATGGGCTTATTAATATACATTCTGGTGATGACTCACATCACCATTGCTTGCGTTACTCTATATCTACATAGAAGTCAAGCACACCGCGGTGTCACATTTGATTCTCGTGTAGAACATTTCATGCGATTCTGGTTGTGGTTAACCACGGGCATGGTCACAAAACAATGGGTAGCTACACATCGCAAACATCATAGATTCACTGACGCAGAGGGCGACCCGCATAGCCCACACGTATTTGGCATTTGGCAGGTATTTCTTTGTGGTGCTTTTTATTATGCTGATGCTGCCAAAGATAAACAAATGGTTGAATCTTATGGGGCGGGTACACCCAATGACTGGGTTGAACGGAATATCTACACAAGATTTAACTTTGTGGGCATAATCCTAATGTTCTTTATAAACTCGATGATATTTGGTTGGGCTTGGGGTTGGTTACCTTGGCTATGGCAGATGATTTGGATCCCCTTATGGGCTGCTGGTGTTGTCAACGGCTTTGGGCATTGGTGGGGATATCGCAACACACAGACCAAAGATTACAGTACTAACATTGTGCCTTGGGCGTTTTTCATCGGCGGCGAAGAACTACACAACAATCATCACGCAGATCCAGCCAGTGCAAAACTCAGTGTAAAAAAGTGGGAATGGGACTTGGGCTGGACTTATATTAAACTGTTACATCGATTTGGTCTTGTCACTGTCAAAAATCCTCAAATCGACAACATGGCGGCCAAGCAAGTTTAAAAACTCCGCTGGCGACTCAGCCTTTGGTGCACAATATCCGCAAGCACAACGATCTTTTACACAACGTATAACAGGCATGCCTGCGGCAAACTGTTGTCGAACTGTGTCAATAATCTCTCGATAGTTGTTGATGGTGCCAAGAGGCTCAACTCGTCCTGTAGTACTTGTTTTACAATCTTTGTTGGTATAGACCTGTCCAGTAAGCTGTTCTACAAATAAAAAGTACCAGTTTACACTACACGACCAATCACGAAATCCTTGTCTAGGAACAAACGTAATGGCTTCTCGTAAGTTTCCATTGGTGCTTAACTTTCGTCCGCCGCAACAGGCACGTCCTTGCTCCAACATGTTCTTGTTAGAGTCAAACTCAGACTTACTTACCCAAAACATTTTCATGTAGTCAAGTTGTGTATTGTTGTACTTCCATTCTTTGTCTGCAGGTGTGTCTACTACTTTGGCCAGATAATTGATGCTGTGTTCTTTACAAAATTCAATAGCACGTTCACTATCTTTCCAGCGTGTGTTATGCATCATGATGATTGCTTTGGTGGGCTTGTTGGCTTGTTTTAGTGCGAGCAAATTGTTAAAATATAATTTTTGTTGTTTGAGTAATCCCTCTGCATGATAACTCATTGAAAAGTAATCTACCAGGGGAACAATCTTTCCAAATTGATTTTCCCCCACTACCCCATTGGTTGTGCAGGTAACGGTTAAGTACCATTGGTCGGCATAGGGTCGGTATTTGATTCTAACCTGTTCTAGTATTTGAACAATGTCTGGGTGAAATAGGCTTTCACCGCCATACACATTTAAAATAACTTTACGTTGATTAGGCTTGATGTGTTGCATATACTCGCTAACGTACTCAAACATAAAGTCTATGCTTTGTAAACATTCAGCTAGGGGCGGGTGTTCTGTGGTGTTGTCATGTTCTGTTGGACCACAATACGTGCAATCGAGATTACAGCGTTTGGTAATTTCCCAGTCTAATAAAAAACTAGGAGTATTAGTGGGATCCAGTGCAAAGGATATAGAACATACGTCAGACATAAATTAATTATAACAGAAACGGATTAAAAAGTCAATTGGGCTTGCAAAGGTTAGAGTTTCTAATTCCGTTTAAACTAACAGATTGAGTCCATTTTTCAATCTCACCCATCTTGCCAGGTAGTTGGTAAGGCAAGGCCCATAGTTGCATAAAATTCCACATGCAAGTTTCAATATACCAGTTTACAAAATTATTTACTGGTAGCCACAAAATACCCATTCCACGTTTTGGGTCTACCTTGTTCCAGTCGGTCTGCCATTGCATCATAATATTTCTCCATATCAGGTGCAGCGTTTTTGCACTCAGGAATCATCTTCAACGCTTTTGACCAACTACCACCGTAGTAATTGTTTAAAAATTCTTTGTGTTCATCTGTGGGTTCATGTATGGCAAATATACGCACAGGTTCTGTTTTACCTTTGACTGCAATATTATCCAACTCCCACAGTGAAAAGCGACCTTCAACTAACCGAGCCGTGTTTTCACTAATGATCATTAGTACGCCGTAGCCTTTGGTTTGACTTTCTAAACGTGCGGCTAGACTAACTGGATCGCCCAAGACATCGTAACCAAACTTGCTTTCAGCACCAATGTTGCCCACAACAATCTCGCCAGTGTTGACACCAGCACCCATACCAACAGGTGGCTTGCCCAACACAGCAAGTTCATCATTGAATACTTTGACTGCTTCAATCATTTCTAGTGCAGTTTGTACAGCACGATAAGCATGATCTGGGTCGTCTAATGGAGCACCGTGTATGTGTAAACTGGCATCTCCAATAAACTTGATCAGTGTGCCGTCATTCTTCAAGATAGGACGACTTAGTGCAGTCATATAACTGTTCATTACTTTTGTAAAATCTTCAACGCCTGCTTCACCATAGCTTTCGCCCAGTGCCGTAAAGTTACGCATGTCTGTCATGACCACACTCAACATCTTCTTTTCTCCACCTAGTTTGATCAGTTCAGGATGTTGTTGTAGTCGTTCTACTATAGTAGGATTGACATAACTTCCAAACTGTTTCTTTATCTGTTGCTTTTGCAAGAATTCGCTGACAAACTTAACTCCGTAAGCGTGGAGGGACACAAGAACAACTGCGCCAACAAAGGCAGTGACATCAAATAGATAGGCATAATAGAGATAACCATAATGAGCACCAACAAGCGCCGCACCCGCAATAACAACAACCGAACCCAATCCAACATATATCCACCTCGTTAAAAATAGTAATAGTACACCTGCAATGACCATAGCCATGATTTCTGCACCATCTGCCCAATCAGGACGTGTAATAGCAGGACGATTTTGATTGGCAATTACTGTGCCTATCACAGCTGCTTGTAAATCTTGTGGTAACATTTCACCCAGACTAGTTGCTACCGGATTGCTCAATCCCTGAGCACTTACACCTACTATGACAATCTCTCCGTCAAAGTCTTGGGGCAAGTCCATTAAACTGTACCGTTCTGGCGTCAAGCTCCAGTCAATCCATATACGACTCAGACTGTCTGTGGTAATGGCTCCAAATTTGGGAATACGCATTTTCTCAACGCCTGACTCATTTATCTTGACCTGGAATGTTGTGTCGCCTGCGGCCACACGCATTACTTCCATTGCTAGACTGGGATATAGTCGACCTTGGCTATCGGCTACCATTGGCATACGACGCACAACACCATCAACTTCTGGAAGTGTGTTTACCAAGCCCACACCAACGGCGGCATTTTCAATTGCCGGTGCGTTAGCAATAATACCAGGATACACAATAAACGGTCTCTCAAAAGGACCAATTACAACCGATCCGGGAACCCGTGGAGTATTGCGTGACACAGTTGATCCAATGTTGGGAAGTACTGTTGGAAATTGTTTTAATGCTTGTACATACGCAGAGTCTTGCCCCATACGGTCTTTGTCTGGAGTAAGAACGTTAAACACAACAAGCCCGGCATTGCGTTTATAAAGGTCTCGAATAATAGCACCGTACACATCGCGAGAAAAAGGAAATTGCCCATATCGTTCTAGGGATTTTTCGTCTATGTTTACTACACTAACTCCAATTGTTTCTGGTGCCTTGCTGGTAACCAGAGTGTCAAAGTAACGTAGTCTTACACTTTCAACAAACACAGGATCTGCAACACGCAAGCCCACGATGATTGTTAGGGTTAATAGAGCAGTCCAGGGACTGGTTAAGATTTTTTTGAACATCAAGTATTTATTACTGCTAGATTGTCCTTAAAGATACTCCAACACTCTTGCCAAGTCCAACGTTGACTGGATTTTTTAACTTGTTGACGATCAAGAGTCAAACACTTTTTGACTGCCACAGTTAAATCTTGTTCCATGTGGCCGTTTACACCAGTTTCAATGATGTCCACAGGTCCTTGTACAGGAAATGCCGCAACAGGAGTGCCCTGCGCCATGGCTTCAATAATGACTAGGCCAAAAGTATCTGCTCGGCTTGGAAATACAAACACATCAGCATCGTGATAATAATCAACCAATTCTTGCCCAGATTTATATCCAACAAACTTGGCATTGGGCAATAACTCCCGGGCCTGCGGCATAAATGGGCCATCCCCAACAATGACCAATGTGTAGTCATCTTGCAACTTGGATAATTCTGCCAGGCCTTTTTCAGCACTGACACGTCCTACATTAAGCAACACGGGCCGTGTACGTTCACAACGTTTTTGGCTTGGTGTTAGATCTCTACGCACACCGCGGGTCCAAACAACTAGATTAGAAAATCCACGGCCGGATAATTCTTGCTCAATGGTTCGTGTAGTAACCAACACACGATGACTGTTCTTGTGAAACCAACGCAAGTACCAGTAAGTTAGACTTTTTGGTACACAGTACATGGTACGCAGGAATTCAGGAAAGTCTGTGTGATAACTGGTATTGTAGGGTATATGATTGCGTTCACACCACCAACGAGCAAACAGGCCTACTGGCCCTTCCGTAGCGATGTGTATATAATCTGGCTGTATCGCTTTAATTTTCTTACTGATACCGTGCGGCCAGCACAAGCGAACTTCAGGATAACCAGGGCAAGCAAAATTAGGGAACTGCCCGGGATGACAATAAACAACACTATACCCATCACGCCTAGCATGATCTTCCAGGTTTGTGAAAGTTGTGACCACGCCGTTGATTTGATCTGGGACATTGTCTGTTATGATTAAGATTGTTTTTGACATCGTGTACTTACCTTGAAACTATCAAACTTGAGCCAGTATTGAACTGTGCTTTGGGCTCGTAAGCATTCGGATTCGGTAGCAAACTCAATTGTTACTCGTCCGGGTATGTCTTGCGGGTTATTGGTGTGAACTGCCAACAGTATCAGTATCCACATCGTCGTGTGTCTTTGTCCAAGTTACTATTTCCCACTTACCGTCATGATGCTCAACCAAGGCAGTCATTGATTCTACCCAGTCGCCATCATTCATATATATGACGCCATCTATAGTTTTTATCTCTGCATGATGTATGTGTCCACAGATCACACCATCAAAGCCACGCTTCTTGCAGTAGGTTGCTAGATTAATTTCAAATTGAAACATAAAGTCCGCGGCTTTTTTAACACGATGTTTAAGATACTTGCTTAACGACCAGTAGCCAAAGCCTAGTTTGTGTCTGATCCAGTTGAATCTGCTGTTCCAATCCAATACTAGATCGTACAGTTTATCACCTAAGAAACTTAACCAAGGTGCTAACCTGGTAATACCATCAAACAGGTCTCCGTGGGTGACCAAATATGTTTTGCCATCTACCCCGATGTGTTCTGTTTGATTTGTTATTTCAACACGTCCAAATCCCATGCCGTAAGGTATGAGTGGTCTCAGGAACTCATCGTGGTTGCCAGCCACATAGATCACTCGAGTACCACGTTTAGCGTGTCCTAATATTCGTCTGATTGCATTGGTGTGGCTTTGTTTCCATCGCCATTTGTTTTGTTGAATCTTCCAGGCGTCGATGATGTCGCCCACTAGGTAAAGTGTTTCACAGGTGTTGTGTTTGAGAAAGTTGTTGAGTTGTTCGGCTTTGCAATCTCTAGTGCCAAAGTGTATGTCACTAATAAAAATTGAGCGATAAGTTTTGGCTGTCATAACCATATTTATCGCTCAAGGTGTTGCAAAGATATTACAGAATTGTTACTGGTTACGGGTTCCAGTGACACCCCATCTTTGTGTCCGCTAAGATTATTTAAGTCTTAGAATATTACATTTGTATTACATCTTAGAATCTAACCATTAAAGTTAAATTAACCAAGTTAGTTGATACAGTAGGATTGATCTGACGTTGACCAGTAACAGCAACTACGCTGTACTTGTTTACATCATATGCCAAACTCACTGCAGCTGTTTTAAACTGATCAGTTGTGGCTGACAATTCAGTTGCTGCTGTAAAGTCGTCTAGTTTGGCTTCGTAACGCAGGCCACCTTCACCGTAACGATAACTGGTATTTTCACTGCCTACTACACGATAACTTTGAATACTACCGGCTTCGGTATAACCACCAACTTGTTGACGACCAACAGCACCACCCACAAACGGACGAAAGCCTGCATAATCTGGACTGTACAATCTAACACTGGTCCACAAGTCACTGCCTGTGGTTGAGTGACTGTTGTTGAAGTCAATGCCACGAATAGTACGATTGGATTTGATATCGTTTTGTGCATAACCAATATTGTTGACCAACTTGGCACCTTCAATATCCAATACGCTGAACAAACCAAAGTGTGTTTTGTCCTGACCGGTTGTGCTGTCAACCCCATTTAATGTTGTGTTGACTTTGTTAAACTGTGCACCAACAGCCCAATCACGATCAACATTAACTTCTACACCTACACCGTATAAACGACTTGTGGCATTGTATCCGTTTTGACCAGCAGTTTTAGCACTACCACCATTGATGTACATACGACCATTTTCTGTACGAATACCATCTGCACGGAAAGCGTTCATGTCCAGTGAGCGACCAAGACCTTTGTTTAAGGTGTTCAATACTGCTTGTTGATCAATGCGTCCTGAAAAACTGTCGTTGGCAATGCTGGTATCTACATTGTTGCTTAGTGTTGTTGCTGTTGTTGCGTCACTATCACTGGTTGTTGTTGTGCCGTCACTCCAGGTACTTGTAGTTCTTACAAGTGTTGTAACATCACGACGCATTGGTGTTGTTACACTGGTTGTGGTTTCACGAGCAATGGTTTGCTTGCCTGTGGCTTCTGTGGCCACGTGGTGTGCAATACTGCCGGTAATCACAGGCAATACGGTATTTACTGCGGTTACATCACTAACTGTGATGGTTGCTGTAGTCGTACCTGTTACAGTAGGTGCACTTGAACCACCTGTGCTTGCTGAATCAGTTGCTGACCCAACGTCTACTAATGTGCCGCCACCTGGAACTGTACCAGGTGTGCCGCCGCCTGCGCCGCCGGCCACTGCCGATTCGGCTGCACCAAACGCACTTGGTCCAAAGATATAAGCATAACGGAAGTTTACAATGTCTCCAATGCTGACGCCGCCCATGTAAAAACCTAAGCCAATGGTATCGTCACCGTTGCCGTATGTGTTGTCAGTATAGGTGCCGTAGCCTGCTGTACCGTTGGCATAGTATGCTTTGGGATCTGTTGACCATCCTGCAATACCGGCTTTGACGTTGGACTGTGCCGAGTACAGGCCTAATGCATAACGACTCACTGTGGCTTCAGAGAACACCACGTTGTTACGACTGATAGCACCGTAGCCTAGCACGTTGTCGGTTGCCGAACTGTCACCTGCGGCTGCTACTGCATCTGGGTCAATGAATCGACCAAACCATAACTTAGGCATGGCAATGTATGCTTCAATGCGTGTGTCAATATCAATGTACTTTTGACCACTTGGCAAACTGTAAGTATGCTGTAGTGCAAACTGTGAGTTAGAGCCGGCCCATACTGCACTACTGCTTGATGGTGATCCGACCCAGGCTCCAGTTAGGTTACGAATACCAGTGTTATTGTTTGTATATGTATTAATTAATGTACCGGCTGAGTCCTCAATACGTACCGTAAAGCCTTCAAAAGGACTTCCAGGTGTTAGGTAATCGTATGCTGTGTTCCAGGTGCTGGAACCTGCGTTGTTGTACAACAGGCCAGGGCTGGTGTTGCCACCAGAACCCAATGTGCCTGTTGTTTCATTGACACCTGCTTTAATATATTCGTTTTGTAATACAGAGTTCTGAGCCAGAGCGGCCGAAGTCGCAAAGGCTATTGCTATAGCCACAACTATTTTTTTAAACTTCATTGTCGAGATCCTTTTTATTATTTTTCTTGATCTCGATACTCATACATCATTGATCCCGTACTGGGTATTCAGTAAATCTCAAACTTACAAAATTATTTATTGGGTTTTTGTTGTCGATTCTGTGGTATTAGATCGAACCAGTGGTGGCGACATGTTAGCATGTACTTGATGATATCGCCTTGTTTGGAAAGTATTTGGGCACCATGTTTGCATTCGGGTACAATACATATTGGCGGTATATTCAACGGAATCATGATTTAGTTTTGTGTGATAGTCAATGTGCTGGTACTACCTTTGTTTACGTCCTGTATGATGGTCTGACCATTTTGTATCAGCGTAAAGGTAACATTCTTAGTAGTGTCAAATGTGGCAGTGGCATTGTGTGTGCCTGCTTTGTATAGGGTTACCTTGCTGGCATCGTCGTTGAAATAATACAGTAGCCCTAGAGTTTTATTAGCACTATATCCCGGCAACACTGGTATGTCCAATTCATCACCGAGTAATGATGCGTTCTGTCTGTCCAATTCATTCAATGCGTTGTAAGCCAATAGGTCAGCATCAAGGTCGTTTCTATCTAGCTCTCTAAAATTGTCCAATTTGTTTTCATCCAATTTTGTAAATTTCAATAGGTCAACGTCTAGGGCATTAAAGTCCAATATACTTTTTTCTTTTTTGGTAGTGCCAGCAGTAGTATCGTCTTGTACTTCCTGAGGCTTGCTGATGATCAACATGTTGTTGATGTTGGCTTGATCCAGTTTGACTATGGCAGGTTGGCTTGGCGGTGTGTTCAGGGACGACACCAAGGTGGCTTGATAAGGCACATCCAGCAACACAACACCTGCCAAATTGCCAACTTCAATTGCTCCAGTTACACAGCCCTTGCTGTCACAACTGGGCAACAGTATAACTAGACTACGACCCAGTTCGTCCACTGTCATGGAAAAGTCAGTGCCTCGTACCGCAATGGTTGCTGTGGGGGTTTTTATTGCTACCTGTTGTGGATTGTTTTTGGCTATTTGTCCGCTGGCATAGCGAGCAGTACCCATGGCCATGTTTAGAGCCAATTTACCAGTGCCTTTCTTTGCGTCATATACGAAGTCATCTATGATCAGTTTGCTGTGTTCTGTGAGTTTGACTGTGGTCTTGTCGTCAAAAGTCAGTTCTGCTTTTGCTCGAGCAGTACTGACTGTGTCGTTCATTTCCACACCGGTGTTTACACTTGAAGATATACTCTTCCGGTCACGCAGAATCTCAGTTGGTCCTGTTTGTTCAGTAACTTTGCCTACAGCAGCAAAGCTGTTAATCGGACTGAGTAACGATAACGTTGTTATTAGAACCGTTGCTGGTAATAATCGCATTCTTGGTCAGTGCTCCGCTTTGTGTCAGTGTTACAGCATTGGCAATACTGTTGGTTCCGCTACCAGAAACTGTGATCTCCCCTGAATGTTGACCCGCACCACTTGCGGCATGTGTTACATTGTTCCAGTTACCGTTGATAGCGATCTTACTTTGTACAGCACCACCACTCAACATCTGTACTGTGTTGTTATTGTTGCCTGTGATTTCTGATCTGATAACGCTGGCATTACAACTGGAACTCAATGCTGTGCCGCATCCAATGGTCTGTGTATTGCTACTACCATCTGCTGACACAACCACTGTGGCGCCAGTACCATTGCTTTCATTGTTAATAATGATACTGGCAATGTTACCAGCACCAATTTGATTAACAGTTACATCGTTGAAATCACCACGAATCAATGCCGTGTCATTGTCGTTGCCAGTTCCGCCCACGTTACCGTTGACCATGTTACCAGCACCTGTCTGTGTAATTGAAACTGATGAGTTATCACCAATCTGTTCTATGTATACATCGTTAGCCCACGTTCCCGATGACAGCATTGCTGATGTCATCAGTATCGCAAGTAATTTTCTACCTAGCTTACTTGTTTTCATTTTTATTAAATTAGGTTTAGCCTAATTTGCTCCTTGGTCAGTGACCTTTAATTTTTATTTTTGTCCCCCAGCCCCGATTTCTCTGGTGGTACTTCTTGTACTGCATCCATTTTAATCCAACCGCCTCTTCCTTCTACATCTACCACTCGAATCCAACCCTCGCTTACAGGTTGGACAACATTTACTACTGTGCCTTTCTTGAACTGCCAAGTTTTTTGACTTTTATCGTTTGGTTCTTTGTAAATGAATTCGGCTTCTTTCAATCTACTTTGTCCAAACAATGTTTTAGGTTCTGCTTTCTTTTCTTCTACCGTTGTTTCTACCACAGGAGCAGAAACCTTAGGTTGCGGTTGAACCACAACTTCTTTCTTAGGTTCTACCTTGACTTCTTCTTTCGCTGGCACCTGGACTGTTTTCTTATATCTCCAAATGCCTTTCTTTTCGCCTTCAACGATCATGTCGTAAACTGCCTGTTCAATGGCCACCCGTACCGCATAAGTAGTAGGCTCATTCAAGGCCATGCCATTTTCTAATTCCAAGGCCTTGGTGCCTGCGTCTACAAAACGTAGCACACCCACGTTGTGTTGTGTACTAAAAATAGTCTTGCTTACAGCATTGGTTATCAATACTTCACCCGAATTGACACTGATTAATCTTAAGCTAATTACAATTTCGTCTACGCGATACTGTTGGCTACCTCCAATACCTAAAAATCTAGCACCATTACCACCTGATCTAATATTGCTGTCATAGCCAATGATGCCACCTTCTATCATCACTCCTGCCACTGTCATGGGCTTGAGTGGTCTGGCATCCTTGCCTTCGTAAACTTCTCGTTGGTTACGTATTAGCTGACGTTCTTTAATTAGATTATCTAGTCCCACACGCTCAACTACTTTGAACCAATTCTTTGAGTCCTGCAGACTTTTGATTAGGAACACTTCAGCACCCTGGGTAACTGCCTTGCTGAATACTGCTATTCTATCATTGGCCTTCATCTGACCTGTTTTGTCTGTAAATCCGTAGACAGCAATAGTAATGGCTGGTCCATCCAATTCTGGTATTTTACTGATTAAACTTTCTCTAGGTTGTAGAGCCACTGGGTCTTCCTTGCCTGCTTCCATGTGAACATGGGCACAGCCAGACAATGTTAATAAAATCAATGATAATAAAATTCTTTTCATTAAAATGCAAAGCTCGCTATAGGTACAGTGATCTCAGTTCGGCCACCCGTGGCTTCAATAATAGTTAAAGTTACATCGGTGCCAGTTTTAACCCAACTGATAGTGCTACCCTGAAAGTTCATAGTTCCACTATCGCCGCCACCTTCGGAAAACATTTGATCTGCCAGTTGTTTGGATAATTGTGCGTAGATACGTGCTTCTACGTTGACCAAGAATTTTGCCAAGTTGGTGTTTTTGGCCGCAGTTTCTGCTTTGGCTATGGCAGCAAGTTGTTCTGCTTTGATCTCTTTTTTCTTGGCTTCTTCTAACTGATGAATAGTAAGAACGTGCTGGCTAAATCCATTGCCTGGTATAAAGGCCGGACTTTGAAAGTTGTGTACCAGCTCAGCGGATGCTGTTGACATAGATACCATGATCAGTGCTACAGATACGCTGGCATAGGATGCGATAACCTGTTTTTTGATGCCCATAATGCTACCTCTTTTTATTATTATTATCGGTAGTAAAGTCGTTAGACTTTAGCTCCTATTAGTATTTAATAGGATCTAGAACAAATTATAAGTGGGTTTAAAACGGAAGTATAGGACCCAAGCAGTACATATTGCTAGTGTTCATTTTGTACCCGAGCCTGAGTTTATTGTTGAAAAATTCACAAAATCTTGCGTCAACGTTGTGTATATATTGATTGATTGCCCATTGCCAAGAGTCAACGTATCTAGGATTGTGTTGTCGTATCCACATTTCGCTTTGCCATATTTCTGCACCAATGGGTTTTCCTACTTGAAAAGTATCAAGATTGTAATCAGGATAACACACATGAACATAACTTTTTCTATTAAAATTGTCTAGCTCGTCTGTTAGTAAAGGATTTTTTTCATAATAACGTTTCATATCGTGGGCTTGCATAACTGGAATCTCAGGAAGATCGGGACTCCAGTAAAATGCTTCAACATGTCTTGCAGGGTCTTGATCAGTTCCGCCAAATCTATCTACAAAATATGCGTACATATTATTGTTTTCTGTACAATACTGTATTTTGTCAAACCCGTATACAACTGCTATACGTTTCCCGGATTCTGCGGCAGCAACTTCTGCTGGGCTTTTACGACTAAATCTATAAAAGGTTCCCAAGGTCAGGTAATGCCCGCCGTGTCTAAGATTGTTGTCATCAACATCGTGTTCATACTCGGTTGAGTAATCATCAATATGAATATATGTTTTTGGATATTTTTTTTCAATTTCTTTTAATACTGGATATGCAGCAAAGTCGTACTCGCTAAAAAGATTACTTTCTCGATGATCTAAATTATTTGCTGTTTTATATTTTTGTTCAGCTGAATTTGCCCACCTGCTAAACACTTCATCGACATGAAGACCGTTTGATAAAAAGCTATTTAACACAGTCCAGGAGTCTGCACCGCCAGAGAAATGCACAACAATGTAATCGTATTTGTCACGTATTTGTTGTGCTCTTTTTTGATATAATTCTTTTAATGTGCCGGTTGGACGTTTTGTCCAATCTATAGAACCATATGTTTTGTCATGAAAATTCCAATGCACATCTTGTCCAGTGCGTGTTGCTTCTATCAACGCATCTGTTTTATTTAAATACTGCTTTGATCCAGTTTCGTAAATACCGTATGCATAACTAGAATTAGGAATTATCTGTTGCATTGGTTATTTTATCCAGTATGGTTTGATAGAAACTATCCAGTTCGCCGGCAAACGACCCAACAAGGTTTGGTGCTATGTCCTGACACAGTTGATAATTCTTTTCATTGAGTGCTGTTATAAAGGCTTGATGCAATTCTTTAAGATTTTCTAAACGTGCAATGTCTGGAAATACTCGTTCAGCTGGAACTACACAATAAGCGGTAATGGTTTGATCACCAACTGGGAATGTTTCTAATTCCAACACAGTTTGATTGGTACGTAAACTTTCTGCTGCTTCTTGATTCCAAATAATTTGCATTATGCTTTTTCCATTGCTTTAGCGTAGGTACGCTTTTCTAATTTAAGTGCATGGTAAATCGCTTGTACACCTTGAGCCTGGCTAACGCAATCTTCTAAGGCATTGTGCAAGCCAGCTTTGCCTTTTTCTCTAGGATCGCCGTGTACACCAAATAGGGTACGGCTATCACGTATTTGCCAAAACTGCCACGGAGTTGGCCAGCCACATTGTCTATAGATATTTTCTAGTATAACAATATCGAATGCAGGACCTTGGCACCAGATGTTTTCCGCACCGACTGTGAATCGGTTTAACTGTCGGTACATGCTGTCTAGGCTAACACGGTTACCTTCTCCCAAGGCTTCCTCGCGGACGTCTTCTGCTTGATTTGACCACCATGCAAGTGTATCTTCCTGCACTTCACGACCCAGGGCTAACTGTTCATCTACGTCTATGCGTAGGTATAAACTGTCACCAAACGCATCAGGAGTAAAAGGATCAAACTTGACAGCACCCAAAGTGAGAATAGCACAATCTGGGCGTGTTCCTAGGCTTTCTAAATCTAACATTATATCCATGTTAGTATTATACTACATTAAGATTTTTTTGTCAATAATTTCAATGATTCGGCTTCTACCACACGGCTACGCAAGCCCGAACTGGAGAATGAATGGTCACGTCCATTGAAGATTGGTTGTATGTTGCGACGCTGACCTTCGTGCTTACCAGTATACTCTTTGTCTTGGTATTCGACGCCAAGCACTCGAATATCCAAAGGTAGTATCAGTAACAAGTCCACTAGATCTTGCTCAGTTTGATAAACAACCACTTCGTCCACATAACGGCAAGCAGCCAATTGAATTTGACGTTCCACAATACTTTGTACAGGTTTGTTTTTGGTATCGGGTCTGTCAATGGTAGGATCTGTTTGCAGGCCAGCAATCAAGTAATCGCAATGATTCTTGGCTTCGGCCAACATGGCAATGTGACCGGCATGCAACATATCAAATGTTGAAAATGTAATGCCAATCTTCTTGCCATCGTCTTTGAGTTTACGAATGTGATTGAATATCATCTGTCTTGTTCAATTTTGACTTGTAAGGGAAATCCATTGTTACGAGCAAGTAACGTAACTTCAATGCCTTTTTGTTCGGCCATTTCGTAGGGCAATACTGCCACCACAGCCGAACCTTCTTCATGCACTTTCATGGTCAACGATTGTGCAGCACCCTCGTCATAGTTGAATATGACCTTGAGTGTTTCTACTACAAATTCCTGCGTGGTCTGTTCATCGTTTATGTAGATCACACGGAACTGCGGTGGCTCACTGATATTGAGTTTGGGTTCAATACGGGTACGAACTACCGACTGGGTTTTGGTTTTTGACATTGTTTCGCTCATGATTATTTTAATAAGGGGAATAAGTTGCCTTCCCCTTATTATACACACCTATTACTTATTTTGCAAATGTAATGGCAATTTTTTTAGGCTTTTGTTCTTCAGGAACAATATGCTCTAAAGCAATGGCCAAGATACCGTTTTTGATTGTGGCACCTTTGACTTCGGTGTTGTCGGCCAAACGGAATGTGCGTTCAAAATTACGAGTTGATAATCCCTTGTGCAGATATTCAATCTCTTCGTTTTTGGCAGCTTGTTCGCCACGCACAGTTAATACGCTGTCCTTTAGTTCAACATCAATTTCGCTTTCGGCAAAACCAGCCACTGCGATTTCAATCACATGGTGTTGGTCATCTAGGCGAATAACATTGTGTGGAGGATAGTTATCGCTTTTGCTGTTGGCAAAGCCGCGATTTAATTCATTGAACAAACTGTCAAAGCCAACAGTATGGCGATGAATTTGATTAACGAATGTGGGTAAATCAAGTGTGTGAAGTGTAATATTTGTCATTTGTTTTCTCCTTAATTAAGCAAGTATGACTTTAATGTAGACCCCACCTGGGCATCTACATAAGTATTTATACAGGATTTTTCACTGATTGTCAAATGTATCCTTATAATTTATTCAACCCAAAAAAACAAATATTACCCATAGTTGTCAATGGCTACGGATTACCCGGTGATGACCAACGACCTGTAATTGTGGAACAAATTGCCGCGAATCCCAGTGCTGAATTAATCATATTTGATAAAAGTCTTGGGCCAGAAGATAACGAATTAGAATATTTGGATTGGATAGCAGAGTTAAATTTACAACAGGAGTTTATTGTTGCAACATCAAACTATCGCTATCATTTCGATAAACATCCTAAAATTGTACATTTGCCCAGATACTATGCCAGCATGTTGCGAGATCCAAACAATCAACGGCCTGACATTACAACTCTTAGACCATATCCGATAAGTTGTTTGACCAAAAATCCTTGGACTCACAAAACATTAAATTTTGTGGCCATGAGCAAACAGCCATGGTTTGATCAAGTACAAAAAAGTTTTGGGTGGATCTATCCAGAGTTATCTGAACAGTATGATTATCTCAGCACAGACGTTTTAAATAAAGTTACTGCACAAGACGCTGACTATTTGCGTTCAATTTATCCGCTTAGACTAAGTGTAGCAGATGACATGGACAAATTTGAAAGCAACGCCTGCCCCACTTATCAAACCTGTTACATAGATTACTTGCCTGAAAGTCGTACTGAAAATACGTTTGTTAGTGAAAAAACATGGAAGCCCATATTCTCTGGACAACTGTTTTTAATCTTGGGATCTGTGGGAACTGTTGAATATCTTAGAGCAATTGGTGTAGATGTGTTTGATGACATCGTCGATCATGCATACGATCAAGAACCCGATTTAGAAACGAAGATTGCTATGTTAATGACTGCAATTACCAATTTGTTAGCACAGGATTTAGATCAGATTTGGCTGGACACATTGCACCGCCGTCAAAAAAATCTGGACCTTGTGTATAGCCCAGACTTTCAACAACAGATGTTTGCTGATATTGCTAGTAGAGTTTCTTAGGAAGCGATTCGCTAGCTAGTTTTTTGCGCCAACGGTTCTTGGCTGCTGCTTTAGCTTTTTTACGTCGTGTAGTGGGTTTTTCGTAGGTTTCACGCTCTTTGAGATCACGAAGCAGGCCGGATTCCAGCACTTTCTTCTTGAATTTACGTAGAGCTTTTTCTACAGGTTCACCTTCACGCAATGTGACTGTGTTGCCTCTACAAACGATTGGACCGCCTTTGGGTTGATATGCCATAGTGTTATTTATTGAAATAGTCTTCGGGGTTAGTTAATTCTTGATCTGGGCCAAACTTGATGGTCGGGCATAATACAGGTACTTCTGAGTCTACTGCTTGTAAAATGGTTTCTGCACGTTGTACTGCTTGGCCTAACCAATACACATCTCGCATATCTGTATGATAAAAGTAAACATTATATGCACGATCACTGTTTCTGCAAGCATCGGCACACAATTTGATTTGGTCTTCAGTGGCGTTAACTACCAGTACTGTTTCGATTAGGTCGGGCGGGGTAATAAAGTTACTATGCATTTTTCCTTAGATATTCAGCAATTTGTTCACGTTCTACGTCTGTCAGTGTATCAGCGTCGTATCTGTTGGCTTCAATTTCTTCAATCAAATGACGGATGTACGCTTCTTCATAAGCATACACGTCTGTAGAGTTTTTGTCAACCTCTATCCATTTCTTTTCGTTGAACTTGTATAACCGATTTGGCAAGTAGTCGGTTCTCAAGTAAACATCACCTTTTTGTGGGTTTGCAGGGAAATCATTACCAAATCCTGTGCTGGCGGCTTTGCCCAATTGTAGTGAGTTGTCTGCTTGTATGGGTGCAGAATACATAGCACCGCGATTCTGTCCGGGTGCGGCTTCGGCGGCACGAGGATTTGGTGTATCAACGGCCACTGGCTCGGATACAAGTTCAGGCTCTTCTTTGGCCACAACTAGATCTTCCATAAACGGATCTGGTTCTTTTTCGTCTTCAACTTGAGGCTGTATATAAGGAGTGCTTACCAAACCAGTGGGCGAAATGCCAGTGCCTTTGAATGGTTTGTAATCTTCATCATCCGGTGTGTTTTCTACAACTAGACTGCCTTCGGTATAGTCTGCTCGACTATCCTCAGCGGCTTCGGCCAACATGGCATTTACGTCATTGATGTCGGTGTATTCTTCTCGGGGTTCGGCAGTATTGAATGCTGGACCAGTCTGCACCCAAGTACCATCGGGTAACTTTACACCTTCAAAGTCCGGTGTGTCGTCTTTGACAAAGCGACGTCGAATCTTTTCTGTGAATTGACCAAACACGGTTGGCTTTGCATCCGTGGCGACAACAGGTTCTTCTGTATCTTCGCCACGTGCCCAGCGAATACTTTGTTGTGCGGCCAAGATCAGCACAAGTGCAAGTGGATCAAATACTGCCACAATCATGATGATGACCCAGACCACTGCATGCTCCAACAGGTTGGCATCAGGATTGTCACCATAGATCAGTTTGGCAATATACTTGATAGGACCCACTTCGGCTTCGACTTTGCGTACTTCGGCAGCAATCGGAGCACGTAGATCATTTAGTCGTACAATTTCGGTCTGTGCCCGGGCTATTTCATTTTGCAAGTTGGTGCGTTCACGTGCTTGACTGCGACGTATGGCAGTGGCTTTGTCTGCACCGGTTTCAGACGTTGAACGTGACATTGTTTGATCAACTGCGGCATCCATTTGTTGTAGGGCACGGCGAGCCGAATCGATATTGTCTCGCTGGATTTTTATTTTTTCATCGTAAATGGCAATCTTGCCCAGCACATCGCCAGACACTAGATTTTGATCATTGTGTGCTTTGGATAGGAAACCAAAGATGCCCATGCTGGTAATAAACATTAGTAATATTACAGCAGGCAGCAGATACAGTTTAAATGTAAGGCTAGCTCTTTCCCAATTGTTCTTTAACCAAACAGCGGCAGTGACTTTGCCAACTTCTAGTACTCCGCCCATGATCAGGATTGGAATTACTGCACCCGAAAAGATTGCTGCAAGGCCGGTGATGCTGTAGTAGGCACCTACAACTTCGATCAGTAATGCAACAAATAGGGTGAAGTAACCAAATATCATAGTGTAATATTTAAGAGTTCTAACTCAGTAATAATACTACAATAAATGGTGTGTGTCAAGGATTTTGGTGATTTAACTCTTATATAACATATACTGTGCTGGCGAATACATCATCAAGCGTAAACTGCCGAAGCATAGATGTTGGCGGTGTCACCGTCAAGACTGTAATAGGTGATTATTGCTGTGGTTTGTTGAGTAACTGTGAGTGTGGAATCACCCTGCATGTTTACACTACTAATACCTGCGGTAATAATGTCAGTATCGCCAGCAGAGGTATTGGTGGCAATAAGTGTGATTACTCTACCAGCAACAATATTGCTGAATGCCACTGTAAATGCATCAGAAAAAGTACATTTGACAAGGTCATCTGTGGTAACATCTAATGTCAACGTGGTGCCAGTTACGTTGCCTGCATTACGAATTGAGTGAGTGACTTTTCCGGTATAGTTGGTAGCTGTTATATTACCAGCTGAAATGTTGCCAGTGGCTGTGGTTAAGTAAGCGGCTGTGTTGGCATTGGCATTTGTAGTAATATTTGTGATCTGTGTTTGCTGTGTTGCGGCATTACTGAACAATGTTGCGATGTTTGTGGTTGCTGTACCAAGATTGGCGCCGATAGTCTGTAGGCTGGAATTGATATTGGTAAACTGACCTGTTGCGGCTGTGATTGTTCCAGTGGCAGCAGTAACGTTGCCTGCTGAGACATTGCCGGTGACTGCCAAACTGGTCAGTGTACCAACACTGGTGATTGCACTTTGTGTGCCTGTGGTAACAGTTGCGGCTGTTATGGCTGAAGTTGCTTGACCTGCCAACGTGGCGGTAATAGTGTTGGCCTGGAAGTTGCCTGACGCATCACGACTCACAACAGTACTGGCAGTGGCATTGGGAGTGGCATTGATACCGATCACAACAGCACCAGTTGTGGGACCAACCTGCATGTGTAGGTTTCCACTCACCGATGAGATTGGACTGGTACCTTGTACGTAGTTCCAAACATTGGCACCGTAAGTGACAGTATCACCTGGGGCATAAACAACATTGCCTGCGCCTAGGTTGCGGTCACCGCCTACTATAACAATATACTGCTGGCCTGTAACACCTGTGCCATTGCTGAGTGCAGGAGTGTTAGTAAACGCATTCCAGCCACCTTGGAAAGTAATAGCGCCACTCAAACTGCTGGGGATTTGTTCAGTGGTCAATCGACCATCCACGCCCAAGGTGGCTACACCCTGTGACACGCCCTTTTGTGTGAGTGGGATACCAGCTGTGGTCTGTATGGTGCTGTCTGTGCTGAATTGAATACCATTGGCAACCAAGCCCACCGAGTTCACGCTGGCCACCAACTGTGATGTTATACTGCCCGCAGGTGTGGTCCAGAAGTTGATCTTTGAACCTTTGGCCGAGTCTGTGAAGTTTTCCAATGCAACTGATTCTATGCGTGTGCCGCCGGCACCCCAGGTTGTGGTACCGTAACCGTTGCTACTTAAACGACTCAGTATATCATTCTGTTTAATCGCCGCAGGACTGGCGATGTTGCCACGGGCAGAATAACTGGCCCACACTGAGTAGGCATTGTCTCCGCCCACCTCGCCTGAACTGCCATAACTTCGTTGAACTATGCGACTGTTCTTGTTGGGACGACCAGTTGTCTGCATCACAGTATCGGGGAATATGGTAAGAGGTTCTATGGTTCCCGATGCATTGAAACTGACCATGGCCTGTGTGGCGCCGAACGTGGTGTTGTCAAACTGTGCTTTGCGTTTGACATAGAAAAAGCCGGTGTCGTTGGTAGCACCAATTGAGATGTCTAGATTGTTGGTGGCACTGGTCAGGGTGGTGTCCACAATGGTCAAGTTACCTACTCGTAGATTTTGTACACCGTTGAGAAAGAGTGTGCCTGAATTGGCTGTGATGTTGATGTTTTGATCTGTGGTTTGATCTGCCAGGTAAAGGCCTCGATAGCCCATGTACACGTTGCCAAGGCGTCGGTTGGGAGTGCCAATGTCAACACCGTTGTCCACTGCTGGAATGATGTTGTGAACTTGTGCTCCAGGCAGATAAGGAACTGTTTGTGGAGTGGAATAACCTGCGCCATCAAAGTAAATGCCGCCGTCGCCCAGGTGCAGGTGTTCCCAGCGTAGTAGTTCTGTGCCCAAGCCGTGTACATTGTCCACATCAGGCACAATGCTGGCTGCTGTGACCAAATTGGCATCAACGCTAATGGGTTGTCCACCAGCGGTAACACCATCACTCAGGCGCAAGGCACCGGTCAGTTCGTTATAAAAGAGACGACCTTTTTCACCCACGTAGGTGCTGAGGTTGCCTTCAAATCTACTACTCCAAACTTTGTGTACTTTGGCCACAGTTAATCCTTAACCTTCAAAAGGTTCGTCGTCGGCCGCTTCTGCTGTGGCTACAATATTGATACCCGATAATTTTTTCATTGTGTCCAATGGATCTTCATTGTCGGCGCCGTGTCCAGTTAGATCACCATCTTCTCCACCTTGATCATAGATGCTGTCTACATTGACTGCTTTCTTGAGCAATTCCAATTTGGCTTGCAATGGCGGAACAAATGTGCCTGCTTCGGTATTGTCTGTGTTATCAACTTCTACTGAATGTAATTGTGCTGATTGATCTTGATGTGGTACTTGATCTGCTACAGATTGTGCTGGGCCAGAGTCTTGACCATCGATCATATCTGCCAATTTACGTAGTATTTCGCTTGCTTTCATAATATATCCTGTTTGTGTATTTATTAAACTTTGATGCCAATAAAGATGTGACTTTGTCTACCTGCTGCCCAAGTATTAGCATTAGTAGATCCGTATCCGGTGTTGATTGCTGTGCGAACTGCGGCGTTTAATGCTGATGCATCGTATGTTACCAATACCGCAATGCGGCCACTGGACACACTGGTCAGTGCCGACGACAATGCTGTTAAATTGGCAGGGCTAATGTATGTATCATATTGGGTGGCTGCTGTAACAACATCACCATATGAGTCTAATACTACCAAGTTGTGGCCACGGCCATATGGGTTTGGTGCATCACCTTGACGTAGTACTTCAATATCGTTGACAACTACTCTAGCAGGTTGAAAACTGGGAACATCATAGGTTGATGATTCTGCGTAAATCTTGTTGCCACTCACATACTGTGTGGTTGATATTGCTGTAGTTGTGCCAAAGGCTTCGTAGAATGTAAATGCAGATTGTGTAGCAATCCACGGACGACCCAAGGTTAGTGCACCTGTGTTTGGGTTGTTAATTATGGCATTGTTGTTGTATTGTGTTGGTAGTTGTGATAGATCATATGTTGCTCTGGCATTACTTCGTGCGGCTCTATCTGTTGCAGCCAGGTCTAGTTTGGCTTTTTGGCGTAGTTCTTTGGTTGCGAGTGTTGATATTCCGTTTGCGGCCATATGTTTACTTATCGGTTAAAAGCCAGCGGCTTTGAGTCTTAGAGCCAATTGATCCAGGGCACTACCAACTGTGCTCACATTCGATGTCCAGTTTTGATAGTTGGCCATGGTGTAACTCACATTGGTCAATACTGTTAAACTACGTGCTGTTATGTTACCCACATTGGCATTGCCTGAAGTGTAGTTAAATTCAATAAACTTGTTGTCAAAGGTATCATCGTTTTTGTAGATACCAAAGTGCGTGTGTGCGCCTGTGCCGCGATTGTCTGTACCTGTGCTGGCAGCGTCCCACCAAGCATAACCTAGTATAGTACTGCCACGCTGTGTGCCAGTGTTGTTTCTAAAGTCAATGCTGATGTTACCGGTGTTGTCTCCGGTGCCAGGGCTACCATCACCGATGTGCAACCAGTAACCTGGATTGGTATTGTTGATACCTGTGTAATCTTGTATAGCTATTTCACCCGAACCGGCTGAGTTTAAGATAATACCCGATCCTGTTCCGCCTGCGGTACCAATGGTGGTATCACTGAATGTTAGGTTACCTGCTGTGGTAAATGATGAGCTGTAGTTTGTACCATTGGCCCAGAATACGCCACTTGACGTTATGATATTGCCCAGGTTGGCCACACCAAATGCGTCAACTGTGCGTATGTTGCCCACAATGGCTTCAGCATAAATCAATGAGGTGTTGGAAGTTAAGTTACCAGCTTCCATCAACGGACTTTGTACACTAATTCCTGCCAGAATAAAACTTGCAGATTGAATGTTACCGCCAACAAATAATTCTTTCCACTGCTTGCTGGTACTGCCAATACTGTAGGCATTGCTGGTTACCGGAATCAAATTACCCACAACAGCATTAAGATTCGACACAGGCGAATATGTTAAGTTACCATAAGTTTGATACGAACCTAGATTAGCATTGATTGTGTTGATACCAGCGGTATGATTGTCAAGAGTGGCATTGGCGTATATTTGGAATGCACTAAGGCCGGTTTGAAGTCCAAGTATTGAATTTGCCTGTCCAACAGCATTGGAATTGGCAAACGCACGATATATATTACCACTAATGGCATTTTGTGTAATGTTGGCCAACAAAAAATCCAATTGGTCAGCTTGACTAGCTGCATTAGCAAACAAAGTTATAATGTTGGCGGTAGTGACACCAAGATTGGAATTGATAGTGCTGATCTGCACAGCCTGTGTCACAGCATTGGCTGTCCACGCTGTGGTTACAGAATCCACATAGCTCTTCATACCGGTGTTGGCAGTAACAATGGCCGCATTGGATGCTGTGATGTTGGCACGTAGGTTGTTTGTTTCTGTTACACCAGTAGAAATGTTTGTGGTGGCCAATCCCAGGTTGGCATCTAATGCACGTATTTGTGTGGCCTGAACAGCATCGTTGGCCTGTAAAGCACCAACTGGTGCCAAATTGGCCTGCAAGCTGGCCACATTACTTTGCAAACTGACAATGTTGTTAGTTGCTGTGCCAAGGTTGGCATTGATAGCATTGATCTGACTGCCCTGTGTAGCCGAGTTGGCTGCCAAAGATTGTAATTCAGCTACCTGAACTTGTGCATTACTTAACAAGGAAGCAATGGTCACTTGTTGTGCTACAGTATTGGCCACAAGTGTATTCAAGGTATCTGCTTGACTAGCGGCATTTACAGTTAATACTGCCAAAGACAGTGATTGTGTGGCCGCATTGGCCTGCAACAAAGTCAAGTCGGTCCATTGAACAGCCGCATTGGCTATCAAGGTTGAGATATTTGTAGTGGCTGTGCCCAGGTTGGCATCCAATGTTGCTATTCTAGCATTGGCCGCTGTGACTCTGTTGGTGTTGGTTGCTATATCACTGGCTTGTGTGGCCGCATTGGCCAACAGGGTTGAGATATTTGTAGTGGCTGTGCCCAGGTTGGCATTGAAAGCTATGTTGGCAGAAACCAAACTGGTTACACTGGTATTAACACCGCCCAAATTTGCTTCAATATTTTGTATGCGTAGATTAGCAGCAGTGACGTTGGCATTGGTTTGAGCCACATTGGCATTGACTGATGCCAACACATTACCAGAAACAATTAATGCATTGGCAATACTGGCAATGTTACTGGATAAATTTGCACTGACCTGAGCATAAACATTGGCAGTGATATTGCTGGTAGTTGTTGCGTATAGAGTGTTGGCGTAAACATTGGCCGCATTGGTTTGAGCAATAACGTTGGCCAGGCTGGCTGCACCCAAAATATCATTGGTATACAAGGTAACGTTGCCAGTACGCCCAGCCACGGTTCTTACTGGTGCGTTGACAGTGATATTGGCATTACCCGAGGTAATGTTAGCAAAATTTAAGTTGATTATTTCGAATGCATGACGTAACGTATCACCTGTTAGATCATTTGGGGCAGCACCTAAATAGACGTTTGCAAAAGCTGGCATGAGTTTAACCTTATTATTGTATATTTATGGCCAAACAAAAAAGCCCGCATAAAGCGGGCTTGGTTAAACTGTGTACTAGTATTTATAAACCCAACTGTTTTGCACGTTCATATACCTGAGCACTGGCTAAGTTTTTGCCTTTTGATTCGCATTGTATGTCAAATTGGTCCCAAAATGTCAGAGCCCAGTCTGTAGTTGCTTGATTCCAGTAAAAGTCACTATGAGCTCGCATCTTTTGTTTCTTGTAGCCCGACTCTAACAGCACAGCATGGTCCGGTGCAGAATCCGCAGGATGATCTACCAGCACATCTTCTCTGCTGACACTATAATGCATGGCCGGACGTACACCACGCCAGCTATCAATTATGCCCTTAACTCTATCATCGGTGGGTTGTATATATTCACCTGTACGTATCCAGTGGTGGTGTATGTCAAGAACCAATGCACAGTCCTGGGCAAGCTCGAGGCTTGAGTCAACACCCCATGAGTTTTCGTCGTTTTCGATAGTGATACAGTTTCTTGCTTCAGGCGACAGTCGTTTAAGTGCGTCGCGAATACCGGCGGGACCTCGTTTACCCGAGATGTGGACATTGATCTTGAAGTCTTGAAACGTCCGACCGTATCCCATCCATCTGACCATATCTGCATGATATTCAAACTCCTGTATACTTCGTTCCACAATGCCCGGATTCTCACTTGCCAGCACACAAAACTGACCGGGGTGAAAGCTGAGTCGTACATCCAGTCTACGTGCTGTTTCACCAATGGGTGCAAAAATCCGTTCCAAATGATCCTGTATTGCTCTATCTTGCCACCAGTCGATCCAATCCTTTTCAGTATAGCCCTGTAGCATTTCACTACCTAATCGTACCATTCTGCGTTCGGGCGGTAGTGTGGCCACACGTTCTATCAATTTAACTGCGGCTGCGGCATTGTGATTCATAATGTCCCACTGACGTTGTTCAGCTTCAGCAGGATGTTCACGCAACCAACGCATGGTGGTACTACGTCCGTTAAGATCCCGATCCGTTGCATTGACCTTCATGCCGCCACATTCGCTGGGGTCATTGAGCCATTTGCAACAGAAACCTATGCGTTTGAGTTTAGTGGACGCTTGGATTTTCAATCTCCCAGTAAGTTGCACCACGCTGTTCTGCGGCCACAATAGCCGCTTCAAATCCTTCGTCCATGTCATGGCTACGCAGATCTATGACCTGATCTAACACTTGCAACATGGCAACACCGGCTTCGTGGTTTTCTGTATCAAGTAGACCTTCACCTATGTCAATCAGTTTGTCTACCACAGCATCTAGTTCTTCCATGCTAAGGTCTTTGACATCAATGCTATTGTCTAGCACACCTTTGATTATAGTTTTGGTATTTCTCATAGTTTCATGATCCTGTCCAGTTCTACCCGTGCTTCTTGGTAACCGCTGGCTTCCACTGCGGCGTCCAGGTAAGTTTCTTGTAGTGTATGTAAACTATTTACAAAATCTGGAATATCTTTTTTAGCAATAGTATAACGTATATTGAACAAAGGTTGTGGGTTATTTTTTTCCATTATTAGAGTCCTTTTCTACAAATTCAAATATATTGGCATGTGCTTTTTTATACTCAGCTTCGGAAATGGGTTTACCATTTTCTATATACCAAATCTTGCCATCTTTGTCCTTGACTGTATATACATAATCACGTTCTGCGTCACCTGGGCAGAAATTTTCTCTGCAATGCAAATAGCCAAATACTGCATGTAGGCCAATATAGGACACAGCAAAAATAACCAGTATATAATTACGATACACGTTAACCTTGAACAAACACTTCTACAGTTTGAACGTGGCCAACAAATTGTTCAAACGTCATGGTATCGTAGGGACTGTGGCAGTAAAACGCTTCTGGCATTTTGACACGAATACCATGCTTGTAGCATTCGTGGTAAGTCTTGATGTTATCTTCTTCAACATCATCCCAGGGACGATATTCATAACTCAGGTAGCTGTATAAACTATGCATGACTATTCCTTAATCAAAGTAAACATTAAAAGCCCGGGCATTCGATTTGAGAGTGCTACGATGTCTACGATGTGGGCCGCGATACACTATGCGAAAACGATATCCCAACTGACGTAATCCACGTCGAACTGTTTCTAACTGACTGATCGGAATCATACGCATTTCAGGATTTGCTTGCACAGTCATATACACATCATTAAAGCCGGCAATAAACGATTGGGTACGAAGTTCTTGTGGAACGTGTGGCATCTTAGTTGGCCTCGTATGCCACTTTGAGCTTCTTCATAAACTCGGCACGGATTTTGGCCGCCTGTTTGGGAGTGTATGGAGCATCATCTGCACCAACCGATGTAGAGCCAATGATAAGACGTGGCTTGGTAACTTTGACTGTACGTGGCTTGGCTGGCTTCTTGGGTGCTTTAAACGGATTGTCGTCGTTTGCAACGGAAACCAATAAGGCTTCAATATCTGCACGGCCATTGGCAAAATTACGGCTCAACAGTTCTTTGGCGGCCTGTGATTTGGTCGCACAATTGACGTTGACCATTTCCACGTCTGTGTCACCCAGTTTGCCCAACTGTTGGAAACGAGCTGGACTGGCAGCAGTACGGAACTTTAGTTCACCTGCTACACGGCTAACACCTGCGAAATAAATTTGTTTGCTCATTTTTGCTCCTTATTAGTTACTATACAAGTATTATACTATTTTGGGAATTATTGGTCTACCATTTTTTGGGGGTGTTTTTGTGTGCGTTTATAGCGGGTTTTGAGCTCCACACGCTGGGGGCGGAACGGGGTGTCGCGAAAAAACAACACATTGTGAATGCGTGTTTTTCTTGGAGTTTGTTGCTGATTCTTCATAATATAGTAATTATACAATATTACAAATTTTAGGTCAACTAGTGCAGGGTATTGGACAGTTGGTCCGGATCTGTATAGCCCAATATTGCAAATATTTTGGCCAATTTTTCTGGAACTTCAAACGGCATATTGTCGGGTAAAAACACACTTTTCAATTCGCCATTGGGTCCAAGTATAATACCATAGTCATCGTCTTCGATTTCTGTGTCATATAAACCATCTTCGATTGCTAATTCTTCTGATAACTTAGTCATGATAGCTCCAGTCGTTTAATATACTTATTTGTTTGTTTTTCTAGTTTTAGCATAACTTTACGATCTCGTCTAAAGTATCGGTTATACATGCGATATACTTTTGTTAGAACCATGTGCTGTTTATAAACTACCATTTCACTAGCAACATTAAAAGCATGAGCTTGTATTTCATCTTCGCATCCTAGATAATCTTGCATGGTTTCGTCATATCTAGAATTAAGTCGGTCCCTGTATCCATGTCCGTGTTTAAATCCACGACGTCGACAATAATACTGATGCAAGTATTCATGTGTGATGACATCTGCCAAATGAAAGCTCATTGCTGCCCAGTCGTAGTTTTTAAATGTCACTTGGCGACAACGTGGACTAAAGTTTAGGGTGATATAAACACAGGGTTCACCTTGACTGTCCTCGTGTGGGCGATATTCGCCCAGGATGGTAAAATTCTTGCTGGTTAGATCTGGATCACGTACACAGGTAAATCGTAATTGTGGGTCACAAAACTGCATGCGAATCAGATGTGTGAATTGTTTGGGCGTAAAAGTCCGACCGCGATGTTTAACGGCCAAGGACTTTAAACGCTCAAGAGCTAGAAAAAACATTTATTTGAATAGGATCAAAGCCATTATGGTTGCTTGCACGATAAATCCAGCACCAATGGTAATAATATTGAACATGTCTTTGAGAATAACAGCACGTCCAAACAGCAATACCAATCCAGCCCACATAAACAATACTATGTCAATGGGCGGAGTACGGTCACTCAATCCAGTCAAGAGTGCCAACAAGGTCGGAATAGTAGCACAATGAATTACTATGGGTGCTAACCAACCCAGAGTGTCAGCACTGAGCTGACCAAAGTGTTGACTAAAAAATTTACTTATAGCAGGTTTAAAGTTGTTGATATCAAATTTCATCAGTTTTCTCTATAAAAAATATGACGACCAATTTTGGCCACCTGTGGTTTACCCCAACGTGGGTTTACATAATCAGCATGATAATACATGGCATCCTTCATGCTGGGCAAACGAAAGTTTTCCAAAAGGACTTTTTTGGCCACTTCTTCGCTTTCACGATAGTGTGCCGCATAAATGGGCTTGACTCGACTGACACCATCGCAGGTCCAACTGAATTGGCAAACAACTTTTTCATAGATTATATTTTTTTGATATACTACACTACACACATCACGACCAAAGCGACCTCGACTATCTTCCAGTCGATTCATGGTGACCTGGGCCACGGCCACTTTGCCTTCAAATGGTTCTGTTGCAGCTTCGTGATAAATGTTACGAGTCATGCATTCCAGTTGCTTGGTTCGTTCGGTGGCACTTACAAATCCCTGACGATAAACTTCGTTGTTTACTTTGAGAGTTTGTAATTTAGTATCAGTCACTGCAACAACCACAGCAACCAAAACCATAAAGCAAATTAAACGCATTGATGTTTTTACTAGTTGAACAACATCAAGGTGTTTAATCTTATCCAAAATTGCGATCATAAAATTCCTCCTTTTTTGGACTTCGTAGTTCTATTTAAGTATCGAAAACAATAGTAATAATACTATATAAGTGACGCAAAGTCAAGGTAAGTATTGCCCAACGGCAAAAAACGTAGTTAAAACCCTACTTATTCTGGGATAAGTATGTAGTTAATGGTGTGTTTTGAGCCTGACTTTGGTAGATTTTGAGTCTGGGATCGGGATTGTTGTAGATATTTACACCCACTCCATTTAGGGCACGAGTGTTAAGAGTTTCAGCGACCACAGCCCTGATTGAGTCGCCGGCAGCATCATTGGTTGTGATATTGGCAAAAAACTGATATCCTTCTGCTTGAGTTTTATCACTGGCTGTCTGTCCAATGGTTTCAGCAAAGCTCAACAGTCCCAGGGTGGTGCCTGCAACAAATGCCACGCCGGCACGATTCAAATTGGCTACTTCGATTGGTATGCGACTCAGCATCAGATACCAGCCAGAATTACAAACTGCTACTGAATCAACGTTGGGCAACGAGCTCAAAGCAGAATTCACTGCAGCCACATTTGATGTAATAATAGAAAATGGTAACAACAAACCGGGGTCCGGTGGTACACCATCGCCCGCAGGAGGATCAGGTGGTACCGCTGAGTCAGGTATTTCGCTGGCCAGATATGCATTGTAGGCATTGCTGTAATCAACAATGGCTTGATTTAGGTTGGCCAAGGGTGCGACAATGTTCACAGCCAAAGCGTCATAATTAGAATTTATAGCATAAAATCTATTGGTGTAGGGATCTCCAGCACAGGCTCCCAAGTAATCAATCATCACAGGATTGCCCAGTGGACCCGATCCAGTGCCAAACGTATTGGTCAATGTTGTAATAGTGTTGTTGTACAATATGTTGGTATTGGCACCGGTGGGCAAGTATGATAAAGTTGGAGTTTCTAAAGTTAGCAAAAATGCACTCATTTCTGCCCAAGTCCTAAATCTAGCTTGACCAAGTTTTTTTCCAATGTACTGACCAAACTCTGCAAATGTATATATTCCCAGATTGTTTAATGCGGTATACAAGTCTGCTGATGTGACTTTTTTAAGATCAAGATAATCTGCCAATGTTAATAATTGGTCAGAACTACTTATGCTGGTTGTTATACCGGTTGCTGTGACCACTGCGGCCAAATTACCGCCAGTCACGGTTTTATAAATATTCAACACTACAGTGGGACTATTACCAGTGACAGCTTCTGTTATTACTGTTTCTTTAAGAGTTGGAAATTCTATTTCACCCGCAAACGAGGAAATTGTGGTCATTACTTCTTCTTGTACAATGGTGGTTTTAACAGCCGGCACGTCGGGCAGGTTGGTAATATCTAAACCCACCGCAGTCAATTGATCTGACAACGCATTTAGATAACCCAAATTTTGATTCAATATGTTTTGACCAAACACATAAGGATCACCAATCTGTGTAATGTTGTTGATGTCATACATAGTGCCCCAATTGGCTACAACATTGGCAATGAGTCTAGCATTGGTACCAATTCCATTGGTCACTAAATCAACAGGACTAGCAAAGCCTACACCCGTTTGGTTGTAAGTTTTAGCTGTCAACATTGCGATAGAACTTACAGTATCAAATGTTTGTTGTAGGTATCCTTGACTGCGTTGATATATGTTGGCAAATCCTGAATAACCTGAAGCAAATGGCAATTCAGCTTGTTTTTTAACAATGCCACTGACGCCGGTGAGTGTGCAGTTGTTGATCACATTGCCATTGAAAGATGAGCTGAACACATTGCCAGTGGTGGTATAAATTTTGCCTAGGTGTGATATAAAACTGCCAGTTGGTACTGCAAGATTGACTGTCCATGCTGTGATAGTGGCACTACTGACAGCAGTTATGTTTCCAGGATATAGATCTAGTAGAAAATGACCTGACGTGATTGTATTACCAATGGTATTTAATTCTGCAATGATGTTAGCAGTTTGACTGGGTGATATGCCTGAGCTGACATAACAGTTGGCAAATGATGCCAGTGCTGGTTTGGCACGGTAGGTTGCTATGTTGGCCAGCAAGGCTGGGCTGGTACCAAGTCCTGTACTGTTAAAAATGCTACTGGTAGCATTTAATGCGACTGCGGTGGCCATGCGTTAAGTACCTACGTATACGTTAGGTATACCTTCGGTGACAAAATGTTGACCACACGAACAGGCAGCGCCAAGCATGGCAACAGGTTTGCCTTCTACTATAATATTAGGGATACTGTCTGCTACAAAGGCTTCAGCACATTCGGGATTAAACCCAGGTGCTTTAGGATTGTCGGGATTGCCGTGGTAAGTAACCTGTGATCCAAATGTGGCCACAGGTAATCCGTTTGGGCCTACTCTTACAGTAGAGGCTCCAATGGCTATAACCCCGGGCGGTGGTGGGAATCCGTTGACACTTGCCGGAATTCCTACACAAGCAATTGGTACTGGCATTTAAGTTATAATCCCACCTTTGGTAACTGGCTGAATACCTGTGGTAGTTTGGATATAGTGTGCTTCTAACTTATCTACTACCGGACTATGCATAATTACATGAGTTTTGTTCAGCGTTATATTAGTATTTATATCCGCAGAAAACAGGCTTTGCATGAGTCCCAAACCCTGTGGACTAGGTACCACGGTGCAGGGTTTGCTGACCACAAATGCTGTGTCAGTTTCTTCTACTAATTTGGCAATGGTTTCGTCGCCATTGACCAGTTTGAAACACACGATACTACCGGTGTCGTATCCTTTTTGAATTAACATATTAACCTTTTAATTGATTGAAAAACTCTTCGTTTTGTTTTTTTAAACCTTGAAATCCGCCCTCTACCAACAGTTTACCATCCTGATAAATTTGCGGAACTGTGCGATGTCCTTCGCCCAAAACAAATTCACGTGCTTCTGAATCTTCGTCGATTTTTACTTCTTCAAACGCAACACCTTTTAACTGTAATAAGTTTTTTGCTTGAACGCAATACGGGCAGTTGTTTTTGGAATATACTGTTATCATTTTTATTGTCCTGTTGTTATAGTATTTTATCGTTTTTTAGCTGGGCAATAAATTTATCAATCCAATAATTGTAGCCTTCGCCATTGGGGTGAAATCCGTCATCACTGATTAGATTCAGTCGAGAACAGGTCTCAAACATGCCCAACCGATCTTCCAATATCCAGTTGCCGAAATCAATTTGATCAACTAATTTTTCTAAACTGGGAAAGCGTTGTGTGCCATATTCGCAGGTGTGTTGAGCCATTGTTGTGGGATCTGCAACAAACTGATTTAGCATACAGGTGTGATATGAGGTTATGCCAAGACTTTTCAAATAGCCCTGTGTTTTTATAATTTCCAGTATGCTGTTGTAGTACAACTGTTCATGATCCACAAAGGTGTGGTAGTTCTTAAACAACATGTTGGCAAAGCTATGGTCATGATGATCCCACCCACCTGCTCCGCCAGTGCAAATATAGTATTTGTCAAACAGGAATTTTTGTGCAGACCAGGTTTTAAATAACTCTTTATTGTCGGCACTTATGCATACGTCATATCTTGACAGGCCAGTCCAGGACACATAAACAACATCAAATTTTTCTCGACCAGTGGCCACAACAACAGAGTCGGCAATGTACTTGTTGCCAACTGCATACTGGGCCAGGTTGGTGATTATGGCACCCGGTATGTGTTTTTTAATCAGGGGAGTTAAATCTTCAGCAAAACTACATCCACTAACCAAAACCTTCACAGGCTAAATCCTTTAAAGGTATTTTGGTCTACGTCTTGTTTTGTGCCACCAATCACATAAGTGGTAATTTCTGTTTCTTGTGGAGCAACCTGTACATCTGATCCGGCAATCCATTTCATAGTCCACGGCAGGGGATTACTTGCACCTGGCTTCATACCACAATCCAGACTCACTGCGGTCATACGCTTGCAGGTCAACCAATCAATGTACTGTGCCAATAACACTTCATTGAGTCCAATCATACTTCCGTCTTTGAACAAGTACTTGGCCCAGGCTTTTTCTTGCGCCGCAGCTGCCAAGAACATTTTCTCACACTCGGCTTTGGTTTCCACTTTGAGTAAAGCATAGTCAGGATCATCTGTAGGCAATAATTTAAGAAGTGTTTGTGTACTACCTAAATGAATATTTTCATCGCGAGCAATAAGTTTGATAATCTTGGCATTGCCTTCCATCTTCTTTAGTTCAGCAAATGCCCATGAGCAGGCAAACGAGACATAGAAGCGAATACCTTCTAGGGCGTTTACGCTGTTGAGGCACAGCCATAGTTTCTTTTTAAGTTGATACATGTCAACTTCAATTGTTTTACCATTAACGGTATGAGTTCCTAGCCCCAGCATACGGTACCAACCGCTGGCTTCAATTAAATCATCGTAATATTTGCTGATATCTTTGGCGCAGGAAACAATTTCATCCAACTCCATTAGCTCATCAAAGATCACGCTGGGATCACTATATATGTTACGAATGATGTGCGTGTAGCTACGTGAATGAATAGTTTCGTTAAATGCCCAAGTCTCAATCCAGGTTTCTAGTTCAGGGATGGTGGCGAGAGGAAGGAAAGCTAGATTAGGAGAGCGTCCTTGTACAGAGTCTAACAAAATTTGACGTTTTAAATTACTTGTAAAGATATGTTGTTCAAAGTCTGTTAGATCTTTAAAGTCCTTTGCATCGTGCATGACATCAATCTCTTCTGGGCGCCAAAAGAATCCCAACTGTTTATCTGTGAGTTTGTCAAACTGTCGATACTTCAGCACATCATAACGCTGTACAGCTGGTGTACCATTGGTATCAAGAAAAGCCAATGATTTGGTATGATCTGTTTTTTTAATATTAAATACGCTCATTGTGTTTTTTCCTTAGATTACGCAACTATCACATTCTACTTCATCGTCGGCCGAGTCAGCCAGCGGTGAATTTAATTTGTCTACATCAATCTCGCCTTGTCCATCATTGGTATTAAAATAATACAACTGTTTGGTGCCATACTTGTAGCACATGATTAGGTGTTGTAGCATTTCACTCATTGGAATCTTTTCATCTGCGTAAAAGCGAGGATTGTAACTGGTATTGACACTGATACCCTGATCAATGTACTTTTGCAGTACAGCACAAAGTTTCAAATATCCTTCTGGGCTCTTTTGGTCCCATAGCAATTCATATTTATTTTTTAAGCGACGATACTCGGGAACAACTTGTTTGAGTACACCATCTTTACTCTGCTTGATACTGACATAACTGCGTGGGGGCTCAATACCATTTGTAGCGTTGCTGATTTGAGCACTTGTCTCTGCTGGCATTAGAGCCATTAGGGTAGCATTACGCTGACCAGTGGCTTTGATTTGTTCACGTAGTTTTGTCCAAGGCATACGTTCTTGGTGCGGTACCAATTCATCAATCTCTGCTTTACGTGTGTCAATGGGAAGAATACCTTTGGCAGATTTTAAATCGTGTGTTCGTGTGCAGGCACCTTGTTCAACGGCGAGATCAGCTGAGGCTTTTAAAAGATAGTAACTCCAGGCCTCAGCGTACTCGTCTACTAGTGTTAGTGCTTGTGGATCTGAATAACTTACATCGTTCTTTGCCAAGAAATAAGCAAAGTTAATAATACCTACTCCAAGCGGACGAAACTCTTTGGTAGCTATCTCTGCTGCTTTGACAGGGTAATTCTGATAGCTCAATAGTGCATCTAATCCGCGTACAGCCAGTTCACAAGGCTTCTGGAAGTCATGTGGGCTTTTTACATTGCCCCAATTGATTGCACTTAGGGTGCATAGTGCAATCCTACCATCCTCGTCGTTGACATCCTTAAGTGGAACTGTTGGTAAATCAATTTCACAACAAAGGTTTGACATCTTAACGGGTGCTACTTTTTCATCAAATGGACTGTGCGTGTTGGCATGGTCCACATTTTGCAAATAGATACGACCGGTATCTTTGCGTTCCTGCATAAAACGGGCAAACAAATCTGCGGCTTTGAACGTTTTTTTACGCAACTTGGTATTGCGTTCAGCACGTTCATACAGCTCTTTGAAACGGTCCTGGTCTGCAAAGAAAGCTTCGTACATTTCAGGCACGTCGTGGGGGCTAAAACAGGTAATATCGCCACCTGTGATAAGTCTTTCGTACATTAACTTGTTGAATTGGACACCATAATCCATGTGACGTACACGATTATCCTCGGTGCCTTTGTTGTTCTTCAGCACAATAAGGTCTTCAATTTCCAAATGCCACAATGGATAGTACAGGGTGGCTGCACCGTTACGCACACCACCTTGGCTACAACTGCGTGTGGCACTTTGAAATAGTTTGTAGAATGGAACTACACCTGTGTGGTATGCATCGCCCGATCGGATAGGACTTCCCAATGCACGGATGCGGCCTGCACCGATACCGATGCCTGCTTTTTGTGAAACATATTTAACAATACTACTGGTAGTAGCATTAATACTATCAAGACTGTCGTCTGTTTCAATGAGCACACAGCTCGAAAATTGTTTTTGTGGAGTACGTACCCCAGCCATAACAGGGGTAGGAAGGCTAATATCGCCAAGGCTAATTGCATCATAATAATCCTTTACCCAACGTAAGCGGGTTTCTTTGGGGTATGATTGAAACAATGTGGCTGCAATCAGCATGTAAGCCATTTGCGGTGTTTCAAAAATTTCTTTGGTTACGCGATTTTGTACTAGATATTTGCCACGGAATTGTTCCATAGCAACATAGGTAAAGTTTTCATCACGATCATGGTGAATATAAGTGTCTAAGGTGTTCCATTCATTTTGTGTGTAGGCTTCCAACAGGCCACGATCGTAGAATCCTGTTTCCACATTGCGTGTAACTTGTTCGTACAACGGCCATGGTTTATAGCTGTTGTAAATCTGTTTACGTAGGTGGTAATTGATCAATCGACCAGCTACATATTGATAATTGGGAGTTTCCTCACTGATCAAATCAGCAGCACTTTTAATTAATGTTTCTTGTATATCGCTGGTTTTGATTCCGTTGTAAAACTGTATGTGACTTTTTATTTCTACTTCACTTGCACTAACGCCTGTAATGCCTTCGGTGGCCCAAAATACTACTTTATGCAACTTTTCTAAATCGAGGACTTCTTTATGTCCTTCTCTTTTTGTTACTTGAATTGATGTCATTGACGCCTCTTAATAAGATTCTAATTGTAATTCTTTTTCACTAAACTGTTTAATTAATTTTAAATTTTTGTCGAACTGTGTGTTATTTACTACCTCGCCGTCAATCATATTAAGGATATATTTTCCCTGAGCAAACCAAGCTAAATTATATTCATACCCTGTGCTTGGATCTTTATAAATTCTAAACTCAATATCAGTGTGCATTCTATGGCCAGTTAATGCTATAGTATAGACTATTCCTAAACATTTTGCAACATCGCAATAGACATTTTCCAAAATTAATGTCCACGGATCAGGCCAAGTTTCTGGTTCAGCAAAGTCCAGATTGTAAGGAACAAAAGGTGCCCCATACCAAAACTCTGCAGTTTGGTCTAGTGCGTGTTTTAATGGTAACGACTCGATAGACGTTCGAAATTCACGCCAGGCCTTCAATCGGTCCTCTGGCTGTAGTTGAAACATTGTTTATATAAATTGTTTAATATTGTATTTCAAAGTAGATGTTGATCCAATAGCACAGGTCATTACGCCACCAGTATTGGCCCAGAGGTTTGCACCAATGCTGACAGCTGGCTCACTGTACTCATCATCAAACGAACATACACCGCCACTGCGGTTGTACTTAATTGTGCCAATTCTGTAATTTGTGCCGCTGGTGATTTCATAATCAATTCGGCCAGCACCATTGGCCAGGGTTGTAACGGCATTGGTTCCATTGGACATTGGTACACGAATAGTATCAAAATAATTGCTGCGTGTTATTACTCCACTAACTGCATCAGCAATGTTGATAGATCCGGTACTAGCACCTCGAAGAGTACTACTTGAAACTTCAATATTTGAGGAAGAACCTGTGACACTTACATTATACGTGCCACCAACAAAACCTACACCGTCAAATGTCACGTTGGTTGCACTTACTAACAATGCAGCTGGCACGCTAGTGGATGTTGTGGCCAAGCCCAAATCACGAATTGTAATATTGCCCGGGGCTGTTGCTCCACCTGCGCCTATGTCACCGGCAACTTGAAACAAACTATCGCAGGTCTGTATAACTCCAACGTTGCTGGTAATGATGCTGTTATTTTTTCCGTCACCAACTAAAGTACAGTTTGGTGGTATCACCAGATTGCTGGTAATTCTGTAGTTACCGGCCGGGAATCGAATTGTTCTGCGAATAGAATTGTATGTGGTACTTAACGAACTGATGTAAACTTGTCTGATAGCACGATCAATTGCGGCTGTGTCGTTGGTAGTACCATCTCCCACAGCTCCAAAATCTCTAACACTTATGGATTCGTCTAGAACATTTTGTAAAGTTCTAACTATGGGGGATAATGCTGAAGCACCAGTGACACTGGTGTAACCTGCTTCTGTACCTTTGAATGTGTAACTGGAAATTAGTCCAATGAAGTCAGTGTATTCAGTTAAGATTTCTGTTACACCTTCGGTTGGCGCTCCTTCTTCTAAAGTACCGTTACCGATGTATAATCTGCGTTCGTCAAGGCTCCAACCCAACTCGGCACTGGCCAAATTAGGTAGGTCTTGTTGTAAGCCTCTGCGATGCTGAATTCTGCTGATTTGAACAATTGCCATTTACATTAATCCTGAAATATAATGTATTTAGTTTGCGAGATAATACTGCTCGACTCGTTTGTTCCATTCTGTGCAGTAATGATCAAATTCTGAGCCTTCAAGTATGAATTCTTGATAAACAGGGGTGTCAAACACGCCAGGTTCTAGCTCTTTTGGTTGCTGACACATAAGGATTACACCTTTTTTGATGTTGGTTCCGTACATGTTATTGTGGGCTTGTGCATAGGCTGCCAATTGCACAAAATAGTCGCCAATGTATTCACGTTTTTTAAGTTTGTTGGTTTGTTTGTAATCCATGATAGCAGGTGCATTGTTGTGTACACCCACGCTGTCAGTGGTACCGGCATATAACCCACTATAATAAACAGGCACTTCAACCCCCCATACTTCGTTTACCTTGGCAAATCCTTCAAGGATAACCTGTGCGGCCATGAACCACGAAGGTTGTGCAAACGGATTGCCTGGCAGGTCTTTCATTTCTCCGGTTAGAACGTAGTGTTCCAAGTAACTGTGCATACGTGTGCCTCGATTGGCAGCTTCTGTAGTAATTTGTTGAGCACGTTGTTCGCCCACAGCTTTACGCCAATTGGCTAGTGCGGCTTTGGATTCTGCAGATTTGGTCTTGTCTAGGATTGTTGTAACACTAGGCACCTTGCTACCGTCAGGCAAACAGTAATGTCGCTTGCCGTCAATTGTTTCTCTATCACATGGTGTGTAATTGTATTTTTCTATCAACATTATATTCTAAATGATTCGCCGCATCCACAGCGATCCTTTTCTAAAGGGTTATTGAATTCAAAGCCTTCGTTCAAGCCTTGACGTACATAGTCTATTTCTAAATTGTCTACAATTGGTAAATCTCGATTGTCTACCACAACACTAAATCCATCGTGTCTAAAGCTGGTAGATCCTGGCCAAGTTTCATCTACATATTCTAGCACATAAGCAAGTCCACTACATCCAGTGGTTCTTACGCCCACACGAATGCCGATTCCCGAGCCACGTTTAGCCAGGTTCTCTTGTATCTTTTTACTTGCTGTGCTTGTTACGGTAATCATTTACAGCCGCTTTGATTGCATCTTCGGCCAAGATGCTACAGTGGATTTTGACCGGCGGAAGGGCAAGTTCTTCTGCAATCTGAGAATTTTTAATTTCCATTGCGGCATCAAGCGTTTTGCCTTTGACCCATTCCGTAACAAGACTCGAACTGGCAATGGCAGATCCACATCCGTACGTTTTGAACTTAGCGTCCTGAATAATCCCATCTTTGACCTTTATTTGTAGCTTCATTACATCACCGCAGGCCGGAGCACCAACCATACCTGTGCCTACGGTATCATCTACGTCCATTTTGCCCACGTTGCGTGGATTTTCATAATGATCGATTACTTTGTCTGAATATGCCATAGATACACTCCTTACGCTATTATAACGTATTTAATTGGGTTTGTCAAATATTATTTCTTAGCGGCTCGTTTGGCCATACTGCTAACTACTCGGGCCGGATCGCCGGGTGCGGCTACTTCAGCACCAAGGGGGTCAGAATTATCAAGTTCAGATTCTGGTGGAGCCAAGTACACATACTTGACAGCACTATGGTCGTCATCTTTGATATCTTTGATTAGGGCTTTGATAGAATCATTGTGCTGATATGCTGCATCTAATGCTGCAAAATTAAATGCTTCGTTACCAGGAATGTTTCTTACTTGATTGATGATTGTGTCAACTTTGACACGTGGAGTTACTGCGTTACTTTGTTCAGCTTCGTTGCGTAGCCATTCTAAGGCAGTGATTAAAGCAGAATCACCACGTGACTCTGCTTCATCTTCAATTACTTCGTCTACTAGTTCCATAGACTCAAGGATAATATCCCGAATACGCATTAACGACGCTCGCGGCCTAGTTCTTCTTCGCCACCAACTGCTGCATCTGTGGCGTCAAAACCATCAGCTTCAGGAGCGGCACCTAAGTCAGCATCTAGATCGCTGTCCATGCCACCTTCGGGAGGCATACCACCAGCAAGTCCTTGATCCATGCCCATGTCCATTGGAGCAGCAACTTGCTCGCCACTTAGTGTACGAACTGCTGTGTCTGAACTTTCACGTGCTGTACTTAGTGCTTGATACAAGTCTGCCAACATTGGGCTGACACCTGTTTTAAATGCTTCAGCTTGTTCGCTACCAATTTGATCACGGATAGTGTCAATTAGGGCAGGTACTTGTTCGTTCTGAATCTTAGAGATTTTCTCCAACATATCTTGTACTGAGTCAACAATGTCTTTGGCGGCTAGAACAGCTTCGCTACGACCTAGTTCACTTTCAAACAGTCCTTGCTCAGAATTCATCCACTTGTCTAGGCCTTCTTTGACCAGCATAAGTTCCATGTATTTGGCATTCTTTTCGGCAGTATGACTACCAAAAGATTTTTTAATTTGTGTGATGTTTTCACCAAGAGCTTTTGCTAAACGCTGTGCTTTAGCATAAGTCAAATTATCATAATCAACTGAAAAACCAAAACGGCTTTCCATGACTTTGTTAATCTTTTGTGGTGTTACTTCGGTTCGCATTTCAGAAAGTCTCATGATGTATTATTCCCATATCTTGTAGTATTTAGCCGTCTTGTGCATTTTTAATATTTTGTCCCGGGCAAGAGTTAGCCTGTTTTCTGCCACTTCTAATCTGGGTAACCTGGTATCTACTGTTGCATAGTCTTTACGTTGCCTTGCTTTTTCTATGGTATTACGCAGGGCCAACATGTCTGTATAATTTTTATTTATTTCTCTATCCCAGAACAGCAATTCATCTGCTTGATAGTACTTGTTCTTGATAGTGTAAATTGTGTATAAGATTGCTGAAATTTTGCTTTCAAATCTGTGTACAAATTCCCTGTTGTGATCCAGCACATCGCAGGTTCGGTTGGGATTTACATGCAGATGATACAAGCCTATACGATACCCGTTGTTGACTGGTATACAAACAGGAGTTTTTTCTTCTACATGTATTTTGCCCAGTTCACGCTCAGTCCACTGCTTAATATAGTCAGTAGCGGCGTTGGTTAACTTGCGAATTTCGTGGGTTGCGGGTTTAACGGATTTTTTTCGTGTATGTGATTTGGCCATTTTCTTGACGGCGCAACAGGATGTCCTGTGTCGTTAATTGATTAGCAATTTCTTGCTCACGCTCATTCAGCGTGTTCTTGTTTATTTTAGATTCATGCTGGAATCTGCCTAGCAAATCGGCTTGCTCGTTGGTAATACCGATTTGTATATTATTCAGTAATTCTACAATTTTCATTTGAGTATTAGATGTACGATCAATCCAAGTAGGGCTGTGAGTACTATACCAAACACACTGACGCCGATGGTAATGATAGTTTTATTACCTTCCCCACCTACTCGTCCCAGACTGTCTTTGATGTCCACAATGTGGCCTTCTAAACTGTCCATACGCTTATCTAAATTTTCTAGTTTAAATTCCAAGTTAGAGTATCTTTCTGCACAAAGTTCTACGTGTGCCTCAAGACTCTTCTTTTCAATATCAGTGGTGGACATCTATACTTCTCGCTTTCATGTAGCGACGCTTTTTCTTGAGCCTGTATGTGCCTTAATAATGAGCCTTAATGGTGCCGTAGCATCTAGTATATTTATTCAATTGTGACTTGTTTAATGTATATATTTTTAATAGTGCCGTAGGGATAAAAAATCGGCAACATAAAACGGGCAGTTTCATTCAATCCAGTCACAATGGGCACTTGTTCAAGATCTTTTAGTAAACCGCCAAGTGGATCATTTGGCAAGTCGTAAACTCCTTCGCGTTCCACAGTCCACGACCAGGTCCATATTTTTTGAGAGCCTGTATAAAAGTCTCCAAATTCGGCAATGCCAATGTCTTCAAACATTGAAGTTGAAGGTTCCTGTATGTTCTGTGGTTGTGTACGCAGGCCAATACATTGTAGTAGTGTTTCCCAGTTGCGTTGTTGATTACGTTCTGCGTTGTCGGGATCCTGGCTACGGATAACACCGGTGGCAGTGACGTCTACTAGTGTGAATCCTTGGAAGAGATATATGTTTGATGACATGATAAACATATTTATCGGCCACAAAAAAAGCACCGATTAAAGTGCTTCTTTTGTTTATAGTAGTTAAACTATTAGGCTAGTTTGAAACCACCGGAACTAGTTACAGTAACTTGAGCTGCACCACCATAAACGTTACCTGCACCACCAATGTTACCACTGGCTTGTAGGATTGTTTGTAGTTCAGCTGCAGTCATAGCACTACGTTCAGCTAGAATACTAACTTGTTGTGCGCCACTTGTACCAGCATCAATTTGATACATAACTGGTTGAGCATTACTACTCAATGTACGGATAATTGTTTCTACTGCACCGCCTGTACCTAGCTCAGCTGCTAAGTTTGCTGTACCAGCAATGAATGAAACTTTGAAACATGTAACCGGTGCATTCAAACCAGTGTTGATGATTTGTGCGTTTGCGTTTAGTGTACCATAAGTACCAACGTTGCGAACTTGTTGTGCATCACCTGCACGACGTGTAAAAATTGCCATTTTAAATCTCCTTAATATATTTGCGTGTTACGCATAACAATATTTATGCCGGCCACAAAAAAAGCGTACTGGGTACGCTTTTTTGTTTATAGTTGTTAAACTATTAGGCTAGCTTGATACCACCAGTACTTGTAACAGCTGCACTAGAGCAGTTAACTGTACTAAATGCACCAATATTAGAACCTAGAGCACGGATTGCGTTTTGCAATGATGTGTCATCTACCCAGCTTGAACGCTCAACAATAACGCTCAACTGTGATTGAGCAGCTGCGTCAACTTGATAAGCAACAATAGTTGCATTAGCAGAAATTGTAGCAAGAATTGTCTCAACAGCACCTGCTGTACCGTTTGTGCCACGACCTAGTTCAGCGGCCAAGTTACTTGTTGCACCTAGTGTGCCAATTTTGTAAGCAGCGATTGGTGAGTTTAGACCAACGTTGATGATTGCAGCGTTAGCTTGAATACTTTGTGCGCCAACGTTCTTAACTGCTTCTGATGTACCTTTGAATCTTGTTTGGATTGCCATTTTTAAATCTCCTTAATTTATTTGCGAATCACGCATACATTTATTTATACAAGTTGATGTTATTTGTTGAAATGACTTTGTCTAAACCCCGTGCTGACCAGCTTATAAGGGCCTTGTGTGGGACTATTAAATACAAACCCTTCCCCTCCAGCACCGCCTGGGGTAGACATAGCTATGTTTTTAACCTGCTGTGTAAATACTCGATCTAGGTAGTCTTTTAGTTGATAAATGCTGTTATAAATCATTTTAAGAGCGTTCCAGCCCTGGGTGTTTCTGTATAAAATACCGCCTTGATTGTCACCTATTAGTTTTTTATAGTTAGCAGGATCGTTTTGTTTTAGCCACTCGTCTACTGATAGATCGGTCTGGCGTGTTATTTTTTGATTGAAATACTGTTCTAGTTTTGCCCGAGCGGATTTAGTGCCCAATTGATTTAAAAAAGTATCTACTAGATTTCCGTATTGACTGAGAATTGTTTCTGCATTTTTGTACAGTTGCGTGAGCTGTCTATCATAGGTGCCTAGTCCAAATTGATTATCTATATTTGGTCCCAACAAGGCCACGTTGCCAGAGCCTTCCAGTCCTTCACCGTTCCAGGGTTTTTCATTCATGCTGTGTACAAATATCACTGCATTTTTACCTGCCAGTGCCTGACCTGCTTTGCTGTTGACCGGTATCGCATATTGTGCTGTGGGCCCACTCAAAACATAATTTCCTTTTACGGGATTGGACAAAGTAAAATAGTCGCCTTTAAAAGTCACTGGCTGTGTGCCAACACTTTGTTCTAAGCTAGTCCATATGATTTCAAGTTTTTTATATAAATCTGGACGTTGGGTTCCAGACTTTTTATTTGTATCGTATGCAATCCAGTCTTGTACACTATGAGCCAATATGCCTTTTGGATACATGTACTTGTCTGAACAAAAGAACTGTCCTCGAGCGTCGCGGCCAAAGAATAGTGCTACTTCGCCGTCCCACTTGATTGTTACTTGTTCTGGGTTGGTGATAATTTCTTTGAGAGTGTCAACTGCTCGTTTGGCTTCGGCACTACTGGTAAAGATAGCATTTTCAGGATGGGGTATTCTGGGATTGTCCGCAGTACCTTCAAATAAGAAATCAACAAAATCTAATCTCATAGGTTGTGTCCCATAGTTCTAAACCATGCGGCACTTCCTGGAGTGACATCCTCGGGCAGGGTCAGCTGACCTTTGGCCTGATCTTGTTTGGCCTGTGCCAGTTTGCCTTCACGATCGGGATCGCCTTTGAGTGCCGCTAATACTGTGGCAACAGAATTTAAGTCTGCGGCGTGAGCTCCGGGATTTAGCAACAGTTTGGCAGCCGCTTCACGATTGTCTGCAACCACTGTGTTGTCATCACGTCGCATGACCACACCGCCAAATGCATCCACTTTTAAACCTAGAAACTTGCCAATGCTGTTCAATAGCATAAACAAATGGGCACCTTTGAAATTGGGATCTGTATACATGCCACGTGGGCCATGCTGATGCCAGTCGGCAACCTTTTTAGCATTGGGTATGACCATTAGGTCAACCTGACCAAAGCGTTGTTTGCCATCACGTTGAGCTGTATAAGGAACATCAACGTGAACATTGCGTCCTTTAATTTTTGCATCGTAGCCTTTGGCTTGAAAATACTGTGCTAGAGATTTTTTTCCTTGCACAGCGTCTTCAGCACCAAAGTTTTTTAATGTAGCCTTCTCATCCAAGAATAGATCAATGTCGCCGGACTCTACTTTGTATCCAGCCGAACCGATATCAGCAATGGCTTTTAATCCACTGGGAAGTTCTCTTGTGACAGTACCGACCACTGTAGGCACATCTTCTTTGGCCACAGGTTCTGTGTTGTCAAATACGTTGCCACCTTCGTAAAGATACAACATTTACTGGGCTCCGGTTCGTGCAGGATTGGTTCTAAAAACTTGTGCAGAAGGGGTAGCAGGTTGTACTACAGGGGCATTGTGTTTTTGCGGAGCATTTAACCCAAGTTCAATGCCATCTCTAGCAGTGGCCTGTGTCAACAACTTGGCTGTAACAGCATCTACTCCTGCTTGTACAGTTTTGGTTGTAGGGTTATAGAAAACCCACTGGTCTTGATTGTTTACAGTAAAATATATATTTTTAAAATTATAAATCAACGGATCCCGACTGTACAATTTATATTGTTGTACCATTTGAGATGGCCCTGTTGGTTCTACAACTTTGCCAGTTCGCCAATCAATTGCCGGTTGGTTGGCAGTTTTTCTGGCTTGATCAATTTGAGCGATCATTTGCTGATCTTGCGATGTTAGTGCAGGACCGCCTCCTTGAAAAAAAGCAACAGCTTTCTTTAAAAGTCCAGTGGTGGCCATAGTAAGATCTGTATCTTTCTGTTGGCTGTTGGCCTGGGTACGAGCTGCTGAACGCTGGGTAAACCAATCGTATGCACTTTCTTGAATTACATCTTTAATCTTCACGTTTTATTTTCCTAACACCGCGTTTGAATTTGTCTGGCTCTTGGGTGCGGATACTGTTGATCAGTCTACGTTCTAGCTCTGCAGCCGATTCGGGCTCATAGTTTTCACGTATGTAATTGATCAAGTTTATAGCACCGGCGATCACATTAGAGGCACGACTTTCCACAAGATTCTCACGATCTTTGTGTACCAACATGGTGTCTAATTCGTCAAGTATGCTACGTGCTCGCTTTTGCAAGATATGCTCCAGTAATGTAGTATTTATGTGTTGAAATATTTAAAACGATATGTTAATTTTTGTAAATACTATCTATGAACGATTATTTCTGTGTATTACCATTTTTTGGCTACGAATTTCAAACCAAAGGCAAAGGCACACATTGTTGTTTGCTACCTAAAGATTATAACATAGATTCTCTAAGAAATGACATTTTATCCAAACAAAAATCTCCATTTTGTTCAGCCTGTTGGAAACTAGAAGATGCCGGGCTAATCAGTGATCGCAAACTTAAAAATTCCGCATTGGATTTTTACCTAGACAAAGATATCAAATTTATTGAACAGCAAGTTCGTGACGGGCAGTATCAGCCCATTATGATCAAAAACAGTACCAGCAATACCTGCAACAGTACCTGTGTCACTTGTGGTTCTGGTCCATCTAGTGCCTGGGCGCCGTTAGAGAAAAAAATTGGATTAGTTCCTGCTGTGTCGGAATCAATGACCCAAGAACAAATTGATGACAATTTAGATTATAAAAATTTAGTAATGCTTAATTTGGTTGGTGGCGAACCCCTGTACGAAAAACTGAATTTTTACATACTAGAAAAACTACTGGAACATGGCAATACCAATTGTTTTATTGCTGTCACCACCAATGGATCTGTTGCTCTAAATGCAAATCAAAAATCTATATTTGCACAATTTAAAAATCTCAACTTTAATTTGAGTATTGACGGAGTTGGTCCGGTATTCGAATATATGCGGTACCCACTCAAATGGGACAAGCTATTAGAGAATTTAGATTTTTTTAGAACCATTACCAAAAACATCAGCGTTAGCTATACCACTAGTAATCTAAATGTTATGTATCATCATGACACAATTGAATGGTTCAATCAAAATAATTTGAATTATCATTTCAATCCAGTGATTAACCCAGGACATTTTAGGCCAGCTGCATTACCTCGAGCAGTCAAAGATAAACTTGTTAGCAAATATGGTCTTACCAAGGATTTAGAATTTCTATTAGGTACCGTACACACTGAGCAAGATGACGCAGATTTTAAAAAACTATTAGAAATAGTTCACATACAAGATTCTGTAAAAGACATCAGCATACACGATTATCTTCCTGAATTTTGTCAACTGGCATCTATTCCCTAGACTTAAGGCCAGCAATCATTTGCTTTAATTTATTGCTTTCTACACTGGAGCCCGGAGGTGGTGCAGTATCTTTTTCTAGGTTCCATCCTTCTTTGACCACTGGATTAAGTGTGGTTGTGGGTTTGAGTTGATTTAGGATATTGGCCGCAGGTCTAAATTGCCCATGCGAGCTTTCTTGCCCTTCTTCACCCGGATCTGTAATACGCATAGTTTCAATATTGTACTCCAGGTCAATCTTCATACCAACACCTGTACTACTACGACTTTTCATACACTGGATTTGATATCGTCCACGTTCTTTCATAGCACGACTTGTAAAAATACCAAACACGTTGTCTGCTGTGTTGATCTTACTGATACCACCAGCAATATGACTGTGGTCAAATTCTATTTCTTCTACTGCACTACGATTCAACTGCGAAGCTGTCACAAACAACACATTGAGTTCTTGCGATAAATTACGCAGTTCTTCTGCCACATATTTGTCTTTGATAAACTGATCATTGGGATTGACTTTGACACTGACTGGCATTACCAAATCCAAGTAGTCGACCATGACAAAGTCTACTTTGTTGTTGGTTTGTATTTGATATTCTTTGATAAAGCTACGGATGTCATTTACGTTGCTTTGTGCTGGTAATGCTTTAATACGATACTTGCCAGACTTCTTGCCCACCATCTTGACTTTGAGTTCTGTGGTTTCAATGTCTTTGCGAATGTCTTTTGTACCTGTACTAGTCAACATGGCATCTGTTCTTAGGGCCACAAGTTCTTCACTCAGTTCTAAACTCACATATACACCCGACAGTCCCGCTTGTAACCAACTGAGTGCTATGTTCATCATAACCAAACTCTTGCCTGATCCTGAACCACCAGCAAAAATGTTTAGTTCGCCACGACTCATACCGCCGTACAAGATCTTGTCCATAGTTGGCCAGCCTGTACTCACCTGTCCGCCTGAGTTGTAATACCGGTCAATACGTGCTTTGGGATCAGCAAAGTAATCTGTACCCAAGTCTTTGGTCAATGATATTTGTACTGCGTCTTTGATCAGTTTTTCTACAGGATCGTAGTCGCCTTCTTCCAATAAGTCAGCGGCTTTGAGAATGGCTCTGCTCAGTTCTTCCTTGCGGCTGAAGCCTTCAAACTCCTGCATAAACCATTCTTGATGTCCATCAATGGCTGTGGGAATAGGTTTAAGCTCTATGCCAGTTACTGCCTTGATCTGTTCGTATGTGGGAAGTGTTTTATATTCGGCCGAGTGCGTGGCAATAAACTTGGCCACATCTCGTAAACTTCTATCAAAGTTTTCTGGGTTATAAATGTTTTGCACCCGCACATAACTCTGTGCGTCCTGCATCATCATTTCTAAAAATAGTTTTTGTATTTCAGGTGTATAGTCTGTCATAGTTAATTATATATTTTCTTTTTGCGTAGTTCAATTTTTAATCGGTTCGATTGTCTAGCTTCTAATATTGTTTTAATCACAAACAATTTACCAAATGCCGCTACTGCACTGGCAACGTCTTTGTGTGTTTCTTGCCATACAGGAAAACTCACAGTCCATCCATATTCTACCGCTGTGTCAACTAACCGAGCACCTGCCCGATCTGCATCAGGCACCACAATGACTTCACGTCCCAAACTGTCAATGATGTCGGCCTGAGTCTCGTGACACTCATTACCAAGTATTGCAACACCATCAATGGCCATGGCATCAAACGGCCCTTCGACCACTATAACAAAACGGGCATCCTTCGGCTGTCGATCCACATTGAACACATAGTTGGGTTCGTGACTGTTGTGATACTTGGGCTTGACCGTCTCGTCAAATGTTCTAGCTGTGTAGCCAATGATTTGATTCCGCCAAGTAAACGGCACAATCACACGACGATTCAAATTGTACTGTGTTTCTGGAGTCCAATAAAATTCATACCGTCTTAAATCTATCTTGCGTGTGGCCGAGTATAGTACAGCATTGTGAAATTCCTTGGGCACATTTTTATCATCATTTAAAGTATAAAAATTACTCAATGCGTGAAATGATTGTGCTTCTTCTGGCAAGGGCCGAGCTTTGAAATTGATTTCTTCTTGCTCTGCTGCTTCTATCAATGTTTCTGGAGCTACCAGTTCACGTATGCGGATAGCATCTATAACTAGGCGTTTTACTGTGCCTTCGTCTGCACCCAACCACGATAACAGTTTACGAAACTTGTAGGTCAAGTGCCGACCGGGAACATAACTGGCTTTGAAGTTGCAATTGAAACAGTGATAGCTGACACCGCCATCGGCATTCATGACCAGTCCACCGCGACCACGTGTGTCTACTGACTCGCCATTGTGTGAGCAACATACTCCGTTGAAACTGATCCAACCCGAACTGGAGTTGGTTTTACGTTTGTGCGGTAATATTTGGACGACTGCGTCGCGAATAGAGTTCAACATTCCTGCTAGTATAGCAGAATTTTTGGGCTAGGTCAAATTTTACGGCAATGCCAGTGCTGAATATTGTGTCTTAACTGTGGTATAGTTATCTGCTATTTCGGTTGTGGTTAATGCACGGTTGTACACACGAACTTGGTAAAAGGTAGTTGCCGAAAAGTCTGTTGGTGTTGGTCCGCCACCGTTGACGTGTCTTGCTCCAAAGAATATACCTGCAGAGCTGGCTGTGGCAACACCCATTGCACCGCTGGCCACCGGAGTTGCGTCACCATTTTTGTATAATTTTACAGTTGTGCCATCATAGGTAAAATCCCAAGCTGTGTTGTTGCCTTGAATGGCCGCTTGTGTTGTTGACCAGGTAACGCTACTGGACGGTCTGCCAAAGACCAATGATGAGGTTGACGGTTGGTACGCAAGATATCCAGTGCTGGACCAGGCTTCGTTGCCCCACATTACAGCCCAGTACTGTGGTTGTGTTAGACTGGTTTTAGAGACAATGCTCATGGTCCAAGCACCGCCCAAGTTGAAATTGCTGGGTGCGTAGATGTATTTGCTTGATGCTGTTGTGATGCCGCCCGAACTATACACAGGAGAGCCACTCAGTGTTCCTGCACGTCCATTGCCTGACAAATCAGTTATGTTTGTGCCTGTGCCCGGATAACTTGAGCTGTTGCCTATATCCCAGAACATTTGTAAACCTGAGGTCACATAGGTGGATTCAACTGGGCTAACAATGGTGATACCACCAGTTAGTGTAATTCCTGATCCGATTGTTATTCCTGGCATTATACTCCAAACCTTGCTCTGTCTGCTGCAAAATTCTCTGAAACTTGTTCAACTGATAAAGCCGTGTTGTAAAGTTGAGCTATTGCTATGTTGCCGGTGAAAAATCTACTACCAAATTCTTCTTGACCAATTTTTATATCATCTATAGTAGTGCTGGTATGACTGACAGTATTGGTGGCAGAAGTGATTCCACTAGATTGACACAGATATGCTGTTGCTGCTGTGCTGGTAACAGAAACAGCAATCATACACCATGTCAAATCTGGTACAGTTAATCCACTATTCCAAGTGTAGGTATTGACAGCATTGTTCCAAACATATCCAAGTTGGTCGGATGAATAAAACTGCATTCCAGTAACACTTGTTCCTCTAGAAGACAAAATGCCATCATATGTACCTTGACTTCCGTTTCGTCTTATCCATGCTACAAATGTTGCTGCCGTGGCCGTAACAGAACCCGAACATTGAACAAAATCATCAGTTCCATCAAACACAATAGATCCGCCATTTGTGGCGCTATAAGTTGGTCCATTGGTCAATGTGCCATTACGGCCATTGCCACTCAAATCGGTCCATGTGGTTCCCGAACCTGAATAACTGGCGGACCGGCCTGCATCCAAGTATAATTGCAATCCTGCTGTTATCACAGACAATTCTCGAGTTATCGTTATGCCGTTGCCAATTTGAATTCCGCCGCCTATGTCCATAATGTTAATATCCAAATCTTAGAATGGTTTGGTGGCACTCTGTGTTACTGTGCCGTTGTTTGTGACAGTTTGCGTACCTGAGGTGTCTGTGGTCACAGCCGCACCCAACATCAAATACTTACTATTAGCCAGGCCAGTCAATGGTGCTACTGGTGCTGTGACTGTGCTACTGGTGCTGTTGTAAACTGCTGTGCCCACTGTGGCTCTAAAGTTGGTAATAAAGCCAGGCCAATAGCCGCCATAAAATTTGCCTATGTTGTTGCACACGCCTGAGTAATTGAGCGTGTTGACCTGTGTGCCACCGCTGATACTGGAGCCGCCTGTGCAACTGGTAGCACGACTACAAGTTACAACGGCACTGGTATTGACAAAGGTGCCTATCCACATGGTTTCTCTTTGATCGCTGTTGCGATTCAGTATGATGTAGTGCCACTTGTTGACCTGCAAAGTACTGGTGGGAAAAGTATAAGTTCTGACACCAAGACCACCATATGCGTCTAGTGTGAATGACTGTGCATCATTGGTGAATAGGCTTAGGGCACCTGAGGCGCCACTGGGGTGCTGTGGCGCAACCAACGCTCTAGTAGAGGTATAGTTGGCATTGTTGTAGAACCAACCTTCTATGGTGTAAGCCCCTGTGCTCAATGCAAAGCCTGGACTCAAACTGAGAAATTGACTAGTTCCGTTGAACTGGAGGCTACCAGCCAGGGCGGTGTAATTTACAGTTGTTAGAGCCACAGGAGATTTATAAACTCTTTGTGCCGGTTGATGTATTGCACTAAATCGACCTAATTTCATAGGTTACCCATAATTGCTTTGTTGACCCAACACACGATAAGCACCACCGCCCAAGTGTATCAAACTAAAACTTACAATATCTGTGTTACTTGCTGTGCCTACTCCAGCAACAGCTCCAACCCATCGAACAGTTTGATTAACACCATTGACTTGTACGTTGGCAATACGATATGCTGTGGCACCTTGGTCAACAATGATAGTAGCACCAGAGACTGTGCTTGCGATAGCGTTGACATTGGTAAAGTTTGCTGTTACGTTGGCTGTCAATGCGGCATAAAATGTGGTGCCAAGATTAAAGTTACAAGTCAAGTTACCACCTGTGTTGCTTATGTTGCCATATGTTTCGTAGTAGGCACTTTGCTGTACCACATTGCCAGCAACTGAAAGATTACCAGCAATGCTGATAGTGTTGCCGTATGTGATTTCTTTTGATATGGTGTTGTAGAACATAACCTGAGCCACATTGGCCACATCATTTCTGACAGGTGCCACAGTGAATGTGTTGGCTGTGGTTGCATTTAGATTAGCACCAGTTGCGTTCAATATAATTGAGCTGTTGGGTTGATT